GGTCTGGTTCCGGCTCCTGCGAAGGGTGATCAGGCTAAGTTCCTGAAGGCTGATGGTACCTGGGGTACTCCTGAGAATACCACCTACGAGGAAGCTACTACCTCTACTCCCGGCCTGATGTCCACTGCGGACAAGACCAAGTTGAATGGTATCGAGACTGGAGCCAATAAGACTACAGTGGATATTTCTCTGTCTACTTCCAGCAAGAACCCTGTCCGTAACTCTGTCGTTACCAACGCTCTGAATGGAAAAGCTTCGGTTTCTCACACTCACAACTATGCTACAACTTCTACGGCTGGTTTCATGTCTGGCGCTGACAAGACTTTGCTGAATAGCCTCAGCAATTCTGTCGTCGTAGACACATCTTGGGGATCTTCTGTCCCTGATATTCCCTAAGTAAGCTTCTTTCCTATATAAAATAAAAAAGATGGGTATATCCAAGAATCTATCCTTTCTCTAGATCTTGGATATACCCATTTATTTCTCTTATTTGATTAATTTCTTTTCTGCGTATTTATTAATCACAGGAATTAAAGAACCAGAATCCTACCACCTCATCCTTCAGAGGTAACATGTCTTCATTCACTCTACCATTGATGCGGTCAATGTAGAGATTGTATCGAGGATCCATGGTACGAGCAAATCTCTTATTGAGATCTTTCCCGATGACTCTGAACATGTTGAGCTGGTCGCCATCAAAGTCTGCGGCCATTGTCCGAATCACGCGGGTATTCAAACGCATCGTCTTGTTATTGATATTGGGAATCACATCATGCACTTTGACATACATAAAGGAACCGAAGTTAATCGCTTAACATTCGAATCTTTTAATTAGCTGACTATATCATACACCTGATCTCACTATAGGTGCCCTCGCACTTCGGAAGCATTACTCCCTACTTTACTCGCTTCATCTCTTTTATAAGAGACTTATCTTCAAGAAGATTACAGATCTTCTATATAGCTTTCGATAGTCGATGAACCTTATCTTTCTTTTATATAAAATACAAGAAAGACCTTGGCTGCTGATTCCTTCAGATATTATAACCGTCTGAGTATTCCAGCAATTCACGAGGGATTCCTCTCAAAGAACGCCAATGAGAGGCACAAGGATATTACTATCCAAGCCGAGCATAACTTTCAGTCCACTCGGGTTACGGTTGATGATGATTCCAATATCATCCTTATTATGAGCTATGATATACTTCATGATCCCATAAAAGACAGGATCGAAGAAACGAGTTGCTCTATACCAAGCTTGCTGAGCTTCCTCAACAGTGCAAGATTTCAATTTTGCATAGAGATTTGTCAGCTCATAACGGAAAAGCTCCATCGCATCGAGATAGCAAATGTCAACTTCATTGCTCCGAAGCTCGCCAGATGAAGCACTGACGATGTTCCTTGTCGAAAAATTATCGATGCTACGTCATTTTTTAGTCTTTCTTAATAAGAAGACTAAAATCTCTTCGTAGTTTTGTGCTTAGACTATATCATTACTTCATATATCCCATAGGGACATAAACGGTTGATGCCTTTCAACCTCGTACTCCCCGCTTCCCTTTAATAGAATTACACTTGGTTACATCTCACCAAGATACTAACCACGTCCATCTTTATGAATCATGGCGGTACTCTACTCAGTTACTCTCCTAAAGATTGCTCTTATAGGATACCCTTTCGATAGTCGTTGAACTTTGGTCAAACTTCATATTCTTTCTATCATAATGAAGCTTATATTTTGACCCTTAGCTGCTGATTGTCAAATAAGATCCGACAAGAAATTTGTGTATGTATGGGACAAATATAGATCTTATTGATTTTCCAGGCAGTTCAAGGAGTTTAATGTCGGCATAACATTTTTGTCCACCGACCGGCAATAATCCTGGAGGCAATGGTTCCTTTCTTACCATTGAGGATATTAAAAAGCTCATCAAAGAGCTGAAGAATTTCTTTGTGAATGCTACAGAGGTATCTGTCTACTGTCACCAATTTGACATCATCGAGATTTTTGATATCTCCCATCTCGTTGATCTCATTGGTAAGACGAATGATGGCAGAATAGATGGTATTGATACGGAATTTAATTAACTTCCGATCTTTTTCACCAGGAGTCTCAGAACGAAGGGTTGCTGTAATGACAGGGATACAAGAGGTGAATACCTTATCCTTATCATGAAGGAGCTCTTCAAACAGCTTTCTCTTTCCGGGTTTCTTGGCCATGTAGAATTTGATCACCTCTTCAAAGTGATCGACAAACCATTGAGTGCCCTTATAGACGAAAGGATGTTTCTTTCTCAGCTCGGCTTCTTTCTCTCTGAGAATGACAGCATGTTCGTCCGATTCATCCTGGTCAAAATCTCTCGACAGAATTCTCGTAAGCACTTTCTCACCATCAGCGGTTCCGAGTGCTTCCGAGAGTTTCATGGCATAGATGGGAGACATGACCTTGAAGCAATTCAGGATAATCCATCCAGTCTTCTTCATGTCCACAGGGACATAGGTGACTGGAGTTCCACACTTAGGACAGATCTCTCCTTCATACATCATCCCGATCATGTAACCACATTGACATCGATACCTCTCAGCAAAAGACAATTCATCCGAGAAATCCGTTCCGAAGAATGGAGACTGGAGACCGTCTTCTACCTTTTCGGATTTGTGAAAGGACTCTGTCGATTGAAGGCGAATACCTCGACCTATGGCGAGATCATAGTCGCATTCATTGTCCAGGTCCAATTTCACAACTCTGGCATTTTTGATTTTGGTACCATTATAGGACATAAACGTTTCCTCCTTTATCCAGGCTTCCGTATTAAGTTTTGCATTATAGCCTTAGACAAGCATAATGATATACAAAATAAAAGATTACAATGCAAAGAAGAAGCCATGAATTAGTTGTAATGTATCATAGAGACTTCGAATTTATATTTAGGAATTAACACCCACACATTCCAATTAACATCCGTTACAACCAAAACTTCCGCCAAAAGGAGAAAGGATGAAATCCGAATGACTCTATATGAATGGAGAGAAAGAATCTACCAAGAAGTCAATGATAAAGTCGAGCATAACACAAATAAGAACTTCTTTACAAGATTCTATAGCCTCGGAAAATGGGCTCAGAAATTTGAGTCTGCCGATAAAAAGAAGGAGTTTTTGCAGAATCAATTCCTTCTTACTGATATCCGTAAGATGAAGAGACTCATTGAAGAATCTTCTGATCATATCGAGTATCTCAATGCGCAACGATACAAGCATGAGGAATCCTATAAGAATCTCATCACACTTCTTCAGAGTGACAATTCTACCACTCTCGATAAACAGAGAGCTGTTAAGAAATACCAGGCAGAGATCGTCAATATCTGTCTGGAGTATTATATTTTTACCTTCCTTTCTGCTATGCTGATGGCGGCTAGATATCCTGAGAAATATTCTACAAATCCAACAAAGGTGGAATCCGTAGATCCATTATCTTCCAGGATCTATGGATTCTTTTATTTTCGTAAGGGTCATTCTTCCAATATCAGCATAGCAATATCTGTATCAAAGTTATTCGATGCATTTGAGACTCATGAAGATGAGAATCTGAATCACAAGATCATGTATTACATCAAATTCTATCATGAGCCTATCTGGGAGATGTTTGATTCTGAATGGAAGACCAAGATGGTCAGACTCTCTGAATTGATTCCAGATAATCTCTATCCTAAGAAGTTAAAGAATAGCTATGCTGATCTATTCTTGACTGTGGTGGATAAGCAATATCCCTATCTGGATACAGAGTATCATGGTCCTTCCCATAAGGATCATCCTATGGAGATCTTTATGAGAAGGAATAAGGTAGAAGATCGAGTTACCATGCTCTTTATGGTATTGAAATCAAAAGGAAAAGATGGATATGTAGGAGATTACATTCGTGGTATTCTTCTTGAGCTTAAGAATAATATGAAAACCATTGATGGGAATACTGCAAAGATTCCTTCCTATATTCAGCTTCTCTATCAAACTTGTGTCTCTGAATGCTCCAGTAGTAGATCTACCAATCTAATGGATGCCTTCAATGACTGCTTTGATATCAATACCTATGTGAGAGAACCATGGTCTCCTCTCTTCAATCTCAATGGATGCTATGAAGAGCTCATCAAATTTAACATTGAGCATGAGGTCAGCTTCAATAAAGAAGGATCTATCTTTGGTAGACTTGCCTGTAGAAATCCAGGACCTGCTATTCTTGGATATAAGACCAAAGCAGATCTCATGGACTATCTGATGTCTAAAGGAATGGTCATTGAGAATGCTTCCATCTATTATATGGTAGCCATTGAGCAACACAATATGATTCTCTTGAATTGGCTCTGCAAAAATGTAGATCCCTCCACCGATGATAATTTCCCCATTCGGTGTGCTATGTATGAGACAAGTCGGTCTATGTGTTATGCCATCATGGATGCCTATACAGACAAAGAGGATTGTATTGCAGCTATCAAGGAGATTGCCAATCTTTCTTGTGGAGATAGCGGTCAGATCGACTTTGCCAAATCTCTCTTGAAGGAGATGCATATAGAAGCTCCTATGAGTGCAACCAAAAAGGATCCTGCAGTCAAGAGACACCAGAAAGATCATACAAATGTATCGAATTCTAAGAAGAAATCCTCTAAAGATACAGAGGTTGAAATCCAAAGAAAACGAAAGGAAATAAAATGAGAAAATATACCCAGGAAGATTCAATGATACTACTTGAATCTTCCTGGGTATTTTATTTCTTTAATCGTCTTCCTCTTCTTTTTCCATCTGATATTTATCAGACAGCAGAGCATTCAGAATTTCTTCCTGTGTGGTTTCTGTCACCACAGGACATTTTTCGGCTCTACTAAAGGTAGCAGCTTCGTCTGCATATTCCTCCACATTGAAGGGAGCCACATAGAGAGAAAAGAAGAACTCCGGAAGCTTACCACCATCTTTGAGATCAAAGCTGATTCTGTCGGTAATAATGCGAACCTCATATCCAGCCTCTTTAAGTTTCTCAATCGCAATCGAGATACTCTTAGCAAGATCTTCCGGTCCTTTGAGTTCATTCTCCTTATTATAGATAGCTTTATTGGCAATCTCTACACTACCGGTGATACCAGCACATCCAATTCTGGAATAATCAAAGGTCGGTGTCTCTCCGAGTCGATTGATCTTCATGATCATGTTGGTATAAGCTTTTGTAAAGATTGAGTTGACACTCTGAATGATCACATCTTCGAACTTGTAATTCTTCCAGGCATTCTCAACGGTCTCTTTCAGAAATTCCTTCTTAATACATTCTACCATTGGTACACACTCCTTTGTAAATTGAAATTGAATGGGTATTTCTTTATATATTATTTTGATATGAGATATTCATTCACACATCTTAAGGAGGTCATTATATGGATGAAATGAGCAAAACGATCATGGATATTCAGGAGTATTTCGATAATGAAACGCAACGTCATGTATCGGAAGAGGGAGCTCTTGCTATTGATCGTTACACAGGCACCATAGACTTTGCTGTCAGAGTCTATGAGTATGGAAGGATGCATGTCAGTGATGATCCTGCATCCTATCTGAATTATACGAAAATCGCCATGGATAATCTGATGGAATTCCTCTCTGTCAATTATCCCAAGATCACAAATCCGAAATATAAATCGGAGATCGATATCCATGTCCAGAAGTTTCTTACCTATATGGCGATCGAACTCCACAGCTTCATCAAGAAGTATTATGATACCTGGCAAAAGACGTATCCCTACGTCTTTAGAAACTTCGCCAAGGTTCATGAGAAAGGTCTCTTTGCATTCTATCCCATTCATACATCCTATGATTGGAATACAAAGAGAATGGATCCCTCTACCGACAAGAATAGAGAAGGATTTAACAAGTATCCGAAGCTCTATTATGATAGCGTCGCTCACCATAACGAGCCTGGTGTAGATCTTCGGTATTTCTACGAAGTGAAGAAGTTCTTCCCTGGTGCTGGTATGATCAAAGATGGTGCTCCTATTGAGGATTGCATCGATCTTCCTCTGGTGGAAGAAGACTTTGATCTATCGGAATACTTCCGGAGCCATGTATCGGAATGGAAGGAAGACTATCTGAAGAAATCTCAGTCTTTTGAGAATCCGAATTATTTCACTCTTCCAACCTTTGCAAGATGCATTCCCAATGCACGAGTGGATGAAGTTGGTCAGGATGCTGACTATGATCTGGTCGTCAATACCAGCAATCAGATCATGAGATATTCTGCAGTTATTTCCTATCCTCGTCCCAGTCAGTTTTCTTATTCGGAGGAGATCTCCAAATATACTCTGAAGAAACGTCCTTCCTTTGGGAATGCTACATTCTTTCAGGTACCTTATCCGGAGATTCTTGCTGTGGATGAGTTTGTCCATAACATTCCCAACACGATTCTCTTCATCAGTAAGAATGATGGATCCACCCTTCCGGATGATTCCATCTTCAAGAATCTCATTGACAAGATGAAGGAAAAGTCTGTGGAGAATAAGGTCAATACCAATCTGACATATACAAATTGGTATGATAGTCTGATCAGCAGTTATCCGAATAAATCCAGACTCTTTGAGACTCCCGGAGTTCCTTGGAGATTTCTCTTCCATCCTCTGGAGAATCTTCAGAAGAAAAAGATCCGGACTGTCTTCATTTCTCTCTATCGTCTTGGAGAGAATCGGTATCTCGTTGAAAGACTCGAAGATCTTGTCCGAAAGGGAGTCTTCGTATATGCTTATATCGAACCCACTGCTCGTGGAGATGAGAAGGCAAATCAGAAGATTATCAAGGAATTGAAAGAAGCTGGTGTTCATGTCAAGCACTCCTGCCATGGATTGAAAGTTCACATGAAAGCTTGGCAGATCATCTATGATGACAATTCTCTTCTTTCGATGATCTCCACAGGGAACTTCAATACCAAGACGATGGGTCAGTATGTGGATCTTCATTATATCACCACGGAAGAAAAGATCAATCTGGAGCTTCTATATCTCTTTAAAATTCTCTTTAGTGGAGGAGATTTCAAATCTGGATATGACTGGTGGATGGATTTCAACAATCGGAGTCTCTTCATCACTCCCATCTCTGCCAAAGGAAAACTCAAAGAATCCATGAGAGTTGCCGTTAGTGACGATAAGGATATCTTCCTGAAGTGCAATAACTTCACAGATCCTTCTTTCCTGGATAGCTTTGTGATTCCAAACTATTCTGGAAATGCTCGATTCATGATTCGTACTTCCATTGTCTTCTCTCCTGTATCCAAGAATATGGAGGCAAGATCCAAGGTATCCAAATATCTTGAGCATAGTCGTCTCTATATGATCGGAGATGAAGTCTTTATCTCCTCTGCAGATCTCATGAAGAGAAACATGAAGAGGAGATTGGAGATTCTCCTGAAGCTTCCTCTCGGGAAGCACACCAATGTATATCAGAGATTCAATATCTTTGATAATATGGTGGATATCGGAGAAGGTGTTCCCATTGATGAATATATCAACAAGATTTGGGATAGCTGCAACTATCAGTTGGATAAACTGTCTCTGAAATGGAGGGTTCGTAGATAATGAAGTATGAAGTGCAATTTCATATAGGATTCAATGGATTCACTTCCAATAGCACTCTGAGTCCTGACTTCTCCGATATGGGTAAAATTCTCAATGATCTTCAATGTATCATCAAAGGATTGGAAATAGGATTCAACTCTGTAGAGATTGGAAGTGAAAGAAGAGCTCTTAATATTCAGAAGAAGATGATCGAAACAGCAATCCCTGTTATCCGCACTCGGATTCATCAGGTAATTCCAAAATCTTCTTTTGATGTCACATTTAAGATTCAGGATGCATCCATGAAGGATTTGGAGACTCAGGTCTTTCATGGAATATTCTTAATCACACTCAGAAATCCGGAGGAATAACCCTATGAGTATCTTTGGTCATACCATTGACGGACTTGCCAATGGACTTATCGCAACCAGTCCGAATCGAAAGATGGAAGGAAGCGCTTCTACTTCCGATGTAGTACGTTCGAATGAAACCCTCGGAGAGAAACTCCACAAGATCGCCAAAGAGAAGACCAGTATCTATGAGAACTATGATCTCATCATGGACAAGATCATCAAGAAACTCACTGAGAAACTGGAGTATTATGCTTCCACTGGTGCCTTCAGCGTCGTGATTGATACCGAGACCGTCATCTCTTATGGATTGGACGGTAACGATGTGAAACTTTCGGATGAGTTCCGGAAGTATTTCTTTGACAACCTCCAGAAATGGGGAGACAGTAACGACATCCAGGTCAATGTCGTCAAGGTTGACTCTTTGTATCCCGAATCTCTCACCTTCTGCTGGTAATCCAGAATCTCTCTATAACAGATAAAAAGATAGGCTTGCAATATAGCCTATCTTTTTTATTTCTCTTCCTATCAAAAACTTCATCCAAATGAAAAAAAAACAATTTCATAGCCTTACTTTGTTATACAGATCCTTCCTATGAGACTATATACTTTATACAAGAAAGAGTGACTAGAGAATGTCTAGTAAGTTTCGTATCCTTCAACAGAACGATGGAACTACTGTATTCCCCATCACTAGAGCAGAAGGAATCTACTTCAAAGACAATACCACTTTTGATAAACTTAGCTTCTTTCCAGTGGGAGCTATCTACATCTCCACACAAGATGCATCTCCATCCCAATTATTCGGGGGAGTATGGGAAAAGATAGAGGGAGTATTTCTTCTTGGTAGTAGCTCATCCTATACCAATGGATCTATTGGAGGAGAAGCAACTCACACATTATCTTTAGAGGAGATTCCCTCTCATAGTCATGAATACACTCATCTTAAAATTGGAAGTTATGGAGGAGGCGATGCCACTAGCCTTCTCGGTGATAGACTCAATTCCGAGACCACACAGACTGGTTCTGTTGGATCCTCATCTCCACATAATAATATGCCTCCCTATCTATCGGTTAATATGTGGAAACGAATTGAGTGAAAATCATAAGCATAGAATATCAGAGATTACATTCAATCTCTGATATTCTATGCTTTATTTCTTTTATCGATTCGAAATGTCTTTGTATAAAGTCTATATATTATTTAGGTATCCTAGGATAATAAATCAATACAGACTTGATTAAAAGCATTAGCACCATTCATCTATCCTTCTGACACAAGGAATGGATGAATGGTGCTTTTAGGGGAATGATCGAAGGAGGACTCATTATGAAGTCACTTCGAACTCCATACGATGTAGTCATGTTTCTACATGATGTAGATATTCAGAAGGAGCATCGTAATAACACAGAGGCCTATAAGGTATGGAATGCCGCAAGATATCTCATACCAAATTCTCCCGATCAGAATTATATGATTGGCACCCACCAAGAATATATTATCTGCTCGTGGAAGAATAAGCCGTGGTTTAGAGAACTCATGCTCTGGCATCCAGGGTTACGAGATCTGTATTACAGCTTCATCCAGTCATTGGATAACCCTTTGACAAACTAAGACTAAATCGTTTAATCTTTAAGTTTCTATCCTAGGATAAAAATATGGAGAGGATCCTATTGGGGATTTATATGGGTCCTCTCTTTTTATAAACTAATGCACTATAATTATTTATATTTCATGCCACCTTACTATGTCGTGAACATCTGGAAGAGAGTGACTTAAAGGGATAAGGCTCAAAAACACGGGTATAAGAATTTGACACTCTCACTATAGAAAGAGGTGCATATTTCTTATGCCCATTTTGTATTCGATGGGGTCTACATCCTCATCATGCACCTATGGTAATGTCATCAAAGCGTTGGAGCAGGAATTGCTCCGATACTTTCCTAAGGATTACTTTAACTATATTCACGTTTCTTCTCAGTTGGTATTCCGAGAGGAAGCGCATCAGGCATTCTTCACGGATGCAGAGTTAAAGAAAAGAGAAAAACCTCTCTTCTTACTCAGACCTTCGTTTGAGAATAATAAGGATATTCCGTTTACGGATACCATGTTGACTTCGAATGTCTATGCCAATAGCAATGCCATCTCAGTCAAGTCTGTCTATCCTCTGATTAAAGATCAGAAGAATCGGATCATCATTGGATTCAGAATGAATCGAGATGCCATTCCATTTGAGTGTAACATTCGAACTCAGACATTGGTGGATCAGTTGGATGTCTATAAGATGATGCAGAATAATATGCAATGGGGAGGTCCTTACCAGAGATCCTTTGCCTTGGAATCGGTCATACCCTATGAGTTGATTCACTATATGGCGAGTATGAATGGTTTTGATCTTACAAAACCTGAGCATATTCCCCTTATGATGCATTATCTTCAGAGTCATTCTTCCTATCCAATCACCTATAAGATTCGGAATTCCACCTCTCAACCGGAATTCTTTATGTATTATCGAGTCCCTGCCATGATTACCCTAGAAGATCTCAATATTGACCAGGGTAGTAAGAAAGGAATGGTCGATGATACCTATGAAATCTCTTTCAGTATCCGGTGTGAATTCAATCTGCCTGGTGTATTTCTCATGTATGGAAATGAGATGACTCCACATAAGTTTAATATCCAGATTCGATCGGATGTCAGTGAGAATACAACCTCCTATATTCCGATCTATACTATGGATAGACTCTTCGAAGATAATAACATGCTTCTGAATGGATATAAGATGTATACCACAACCATCTTCCAGACAGAAGCGGAGAATTATCATCTAGATGATACACTGGATCTTCATTGTGTCATTCATCCCCAGTATATCCAAGTCATTCGTAAGTATGATACCTCGGATATCCCCAGCGATATTCTTTTCCGAGTATTGGTATTTGCAGGTCAGGATAAACTGGAAGAAGGTAAAGACTTTACTGTCGATTGGAGTCTCATGAGATTGACAGTGCACAACTCTGATCCTGAGCTTACCTATCGCATTATCGTCTATGCCAATATGGATAAACTCAATGACGAAATGGTGGACATCCAGAATATGGAATCTTCTGAGAAATCCTATGCGGATCTCTTTAAGAAGAAAGACTCTGTGAATTAAAAGATCCTTATTATCCCTAGAATATTTCAATTCGATTAATGAAATATTCTAGGGATTTCTCTGTATATTATTTACATGGAAGCATACCATGAGGTATATGGAGAAAGGATATTCATATGTGAATAAGAAATTCGTTGAGGAGGGTCACATACGGAACTAATTAGACACAATACCGGTACTAAGCATAGGCCAATCTATATACGAAAGATCAATTCCAAAGATCCTTCCTATATACTCTGCGTCTACTCAAGAGGAATTACCAGAGATGGAGTCTATCGAGACTATTGGAAAAGTATTCAGGCAATCTCTGCTGAGTCTATCAAAGAATCCAAAGAGAGACTGAGGAGACTCAAGGTAGTGAGAACGACAGATATTCATAGAAAGAAGATAGATTATCTGAGATTTACCAGAGGATATGAAGGAAATACCTCTTACTTCTATCTCAATGGTAAAAAGATCAATCCTCTGGAACTTCCTCTCATCGTAGAGAGAATCTATGAGAGAAGAACTCTCCGACATCAATTTGGGAAATTCTCCCAATTGGATGAAGATGCCATTTTTACCATATTGGATGACAGAATCCTGTATATAGAATTTCCTACTCAATTGGATCCCAGTATACAGAAGTATGGGACTCCCAAGTTTATTTTAAAGACTACCAATGTACCTACAATGGTATCTTCCTCTTCCGTCAAGAGAAGAAACGCAATCTACAAGGTAGGTGTGAGAAAACGATGATCATTGAGCAGTATCATATCCAGTATGAGAAGTCTACCAATCCAGAGAAGAGAATATTACTCATAGATGGAAAAGATCGGAATCATATTCTACGAGTATTCTCTGTCAAAGAGATTCGGGATGCAGATAAATATGTAAGAGACTATGACAGAAATTCCGATAATTATAATTTCAAACTATTTCTAAGGAATCATTCTGTCTATCCTGCGATCTATCTTGATAAAGATCGTACCATCCAATACAAATTCTTTGGTAGATTCTTAGAGCCTATTGCAGCTCCTTCTATCTTCAAATTTCTATTGGATCATCACATCGCCTATAGAGATACCAGAGACATCTATATCTATTGGAATAAAGGTCTCAATATCTACAAGATCTGTTTATCACCAAAATCTTAATCATCGATTCGAATATACCTAAGAAAGAAGACGGGTATATTCGAATCGAAAACTACTTCAAAAATTTATGTATATTATTATAGTATGAAAGTGATAGAATGTCTTCCAGACGCTAGGCTTATCGGTCGTCACCATCACCAACTATGGGTTCAGACGAGATACCGAATGGATAGGGTAAGACCCATCTCACTATGAGATGAGGCACTGATAAGATATGTTGGTCGTCACTTTCTGTGGGTCTAAGACTACGAAGTCATCCACTGGAGAAAAGATCGGATACCGAAAATTCGATTCTCATGAGTCCATCTCCTGGATGACCTAGAGTGAGTGTGAAGCGTAACTTCATACGTAGGCCCACTCTTTTTTGTTTAAAAACAGACGACTAAGATAGCTATGATTTCCTTATAGCGCTATTTATACTCCATAAGAAGGAGGAAATACCTAAATGACCAAAGCTGGCTTTGAAGCATTGAAAGGCGAATACGCCGATCAGTGCTGCTTGATCGGTTTGGATAATGGTCGTGCCCTCTTCGTTGGGTATGGCGAGTATCTTGTGAAAAATATTAAGACCGGCAAGATTCGTCGGACTTATGACATGGAAGATATCAAGACGGATAACGATGGTACTGCCTTGGAAGAGCTGGTGGATGAGAATCCCACTTCTCCGATCACGATGGATGACATCACTGTCACCACTAAGGGAGGAGAAGACTTCCTCGAAGTGCATTACTATCACCAGGCTGACCAGGGAGTTCGTGAGTATGAACTGATCTCCTTTATTCCTCTGGATCAGATTCAATCTTTCGTCGTATGTCCCACAAAGACAGAAGACGGTAAGAGAATTCTTCCGAATCGTCATTCATTGAATCATTGATGTATAAGGGGTGACTATAAAGATGGCTAACTATCGCACTCAATATAGCGGACCCGAAATCGATGAAGCGATCGGTAAAGCACTCGCTTTTAATCCGGATAGCATTGGTTGTATCAAACTGGAGAGTGTCGTCAACTCTCCGTATGATATCAACACCTGTGTCGAACCCGGATCTTATCAGGCCGATTACATCACGAATGGTCCTGTTGGTATTGGAGATATTTCTCCGATCAACTTCGATGTCTACAAATCATCTTCTGGATCCAATGTGGTTCTGACGCAGGTCGTCAAGCTCTCCAGCTCTACTGCCACTCGTACTTCGAAGGATGGTGGTTCTAACTGGACTGACTGGGTGATCGCAACAGAGCCTGCTTTTTTGGAAACTACCGGTGATTTGACAGAGGGTGTCTGCCTTCTGTATAAAATTACTTCTTCCTCAGCTGTGGTAGCCGACAAAGCTCAGTTTACTCTGAAGCTTCATGCTCCCTCTGGTGATAAGGCCAAACTGTCTGTCAATGGATCTCAAGGCTATGACATTGTCAATAGCATGGGCAATCCTATCTCAAAAGGTGACTACATTGCAGGTTCGTATATCGATCTGTATTTCAGTGGTCAGCCTTCTGGTGATGACGTTGGTAAGTTCTTTGCCATTGGTGGAGGTGGTATGTCTTCTACGGATCGAGAGGACTTTGAAGATATCAAAGACCACTTCAATCCTTCAGACAACTATGACCACACTGGTGAAGGAACCATCTGGCATGATCTGGACTCTCCGTCGATTGATGGAGATCGTCTGGTTGCCACACGCAACTACTCAACTACTGCAGCTACTCCGAGACGAATGGTTGCGATCAATGCGACCATCTCTCAGGGTAATGCTCTGGCAGCTCTGAATCCCAACATGGCAGTTCTCACTGATAGTGGTGGACTTCTGACCACTGCCAATGGTGTTGCTTCCAAATACATCACTGCTCTGAGTGCCCTGAATAGTGCCCAGAATATGGGTAAGATTCTGGCCTCTTCTTCCAGTGATGGTACCATTGTCTCCACGGGTGTGGATGCCTCCAAATTGGCTCCTCTTGCCAACATTAAGACTGGACCTACTATGCTGGGTGTTGACAGCAATGGCAACCTCTATGACACTGGTCTGTCTCCCTCTGATGTTGGTCAGACTGCCTCTCTGGATCCCAATGTGGCGATCATCACAAATGGAAACGGTAAGCTGACTGCTGGTGGTTCTTCTGTTGCGATCACAGCTCTTACCTCTCTGCATGGTAAATCTTCTGCCTATTCCAAGGTCATGGTGACTAATGGATCTGGTAATGCTTCTACTTCAACCATCACCTCTGCTCAGTTGGCTCTGATGATCATGTGTGATGAGGGTGAGAGAGTTCTGGTAACGGATCTTCCTAAGCTTTCTTAATTCTGACAATCTTATGGCTGAGAACGGTCAAATAAAAGCCGTTCTCAGCTTTAATTTTAACTGGTAAAGGAGGTGAAACGATGCCTCTGTACAGTCTGGCTCATATGAGAGACCAGAAAGAAAAGAATCGAAAGCGAAGAATGCGCGTCTCTGACCTAGAGCATACTGATTCGGATATTATCACATTGAACCATGACGGGATACATGTTGAGACGACCTTGGATGAGACCATCATCTGGGATCAGATCAAGATGCAGATCGCTGGTACGATGGATTGTACGAATAATCCTCCATTCCCTCAAGCACATGGAGGATATACCTATGTCATCACAGCTCCTGGTATGTTTGGTACCTATGAAGTAGAGCAGGGTGATATGATGCTCGCTCTGTCTGATACAGAAGAGAGCAGAGACGAACGATATGAAAAACTATGGTTTCATTTCTCTAGATCGGGAGGAGGTGGAAGTATGGCAAATATCCCGGTAGCTACAAATACTACCCTCGGTGGTATTTTGGCTGGGGAAGACATTCTTGTCAATTCAGATGGCCATGTCCAGGTTGTTGATGACAGTCACAATCACACGACTGCGACCATTACTGGATTGGATGAAATCTTGAGTGGTAAGGCGAACTCGACCCATACACACCGAGTCGCTGATCTTACAGATTTCAATGAAGTCCTGAATAATGAGCTCTCTACCTTTGAGGAATCTTTCAGGACTCCTATGACAGGTGCATCGGCTTCAGTTCCTGGTACCATTGGTATGACTCCTAGACCTTTGGCTGGAGATCAGAATAAATTCCTTCGTGGTGATGGTACTTGGGCCTATCCAGATGTCAATACAGCTCTGGGAGATTTGGGTGTTACTGCAACCGCTGCTGAATTGAATTACAGCACTGGATTGACTGGTAATATCCAGAATCAGATCAATGATCTCTATGACAATCTGGAGCTCAAAGCCAATGTTTCTCATACACATCAGTATGCTGCTTCTGCATCGGTGGGTGGCCCTGCTTCTTCTGCAGAGAAAGTCAATCATATTCTTCATATTCTTACCAATGGTAAGAATGAAGTTCTGTTTGATGGATCTGCAGCTGCTACAGTGGACATCACTCCTGCAGGAATTGGAGCTGCTCCTACTCAGCATGGTAATCACGTTCCGAATTATTCCTCTGCAAATGACAATCAGGTTCTCATGGTAGTTGGTGGACAGCTGGCATGGGGAGCTGGTGGTACATCTGAGGATGATCCTGTGCAGTATTCTGTCTTTACCGGCACAGATGGATCAGGAGATGGATCGGTTGGTCTGGTTCCTGGTCCTATGAGATCGGATGCTGGTAAATTCCTTTGTGCTTCTGGTACCTGGGAGAAGGTAAATGCTTCTCTTAGTGATATGGGAGTTACCGCATCCACAGACGAATTGAATTACGTCAAGGGAGTCACTTCTTCTATTCAGACTCAGCTGGATGGAAAAGCTCCTACATCTCATACTCACAACTACGCTGCTTCTTCTACAGCAGGTGGCAATGCCATTGCTGCGGAGAAGCTTGTAAATTCCTTGGGTATCAAGCTCGGGTCCAATGGTCAACTTACATCCTTTGATGGATCTTCTGCTCAGAATGTCATTGTGACACCTGAAGCCATTGGTGCTGCACCCACATCTCATGGTAACCATGTTGCTTCCTATAGTGATGCCAATAATGGTCAAGTCTATAAGGTAGTCAATGGAACTCCTCAGTGGGCTCCTGAGACTGGGAATAACCTGGATGGATCTGCCACTAAGGACCATCTCTTGGTCTTCAGTGACAATACTGGAAAGTATAAGGATTCTGGTAAGACGATTGCTACATCTATGAGTAGTGAGCCTTCTTCCAATGTGATCCTGACAGAATCTGGTATTGCTGCCTATGTCGAATCTCTTCTCTCTCAGTATGCGAGAAAGAACGCTGTGACAATGGCTTCTTATAGTGTCACTTCTGGTGGAGACATGATGATCTTCACTCATGGAGTTACCATTAAGAAAATCACTGTCAGAGTGACAAGTGACATTACTGCATCTGGGTTTACCATTACCAGAGGAGATACTACCATCTATACCGAAACCAATAGCAATATGATGAGTGGTAGTATCTTTGAGCATCCTGCTTATCTGCATCTGGATGCTCCTGTTGATCCTCTGCATATCAACTTTAATGATTACGAAGGTGGAGAAGCCACTGTATACCTCGAGTATGCATACGATTCTTATCAGAATCTGGAGACTGGAGAGTCTGATCTCTTCATGATCTCTAAGAATCTCTATAACGAGTCTATGATTCTTCATTCCTTCTTGGCCAATGGATTCATTCGTACCATTACGATCAATCCTACGGTCACATACAATACTGGTATTACTCTGACTCTCAAGGCTGGAGAATATATCATGTATAACCAAGAGGTTACTCTCACCAAGGATACTCCTCTGCAATTGGATTTCTATTATCCCATTACAGCGACTTCAGAATCTCCCGTGGATCTCACTATGGAATTGAGTGGATACACAGAGGGATCTGCTAAAGTCTATCTGGAGTATGCGGATGAAGTGACCACCACCTCTGTCGTATCCAACCTGAATGCAACTGCTTCTCAGCTGAATCAGGATAGTGATCGACTGAATGAGGTCCTTAATTCCATGACGGTATGATATAAAAATCACACTTTAAAGCTCTTTATCAAGCATGAATGGCCCGTATTTTTTAGGCAAAAACATGTTGATAAAGAGCTTTTCCGATGCTATGTGGATGTCTGTAATAAGATTTCCACATAGCAATAGCTACATTATCTAGCTAATGGAGGACTAATTCAGTATGGTCATGAACAATCTGGACGGTACCACGAAGACGGAAATGTCTTTTGGTACCAAAAATAAAAATGTCCATGCTACTATCAAGTTTGATGCAGATTCTTTCCGCGTTCTTAACAAGGATGGATCCACTGCATCATTGCATGTAGCACAGGGCACCGACGCAGATTCTGCAGTAACCATGAATTACTTGGAGAATCAGCTGACTCGGATTGAAAGCCAGCAGGACAAGATCACTTCGTCTGATGAAAACAACATGGTTCATTACAATGACGAAAGTGGTACCCTGGGTGTCAACAACATCACGGCTGACCGGATTGTTGGGCTTCAGAAAAACCGTGTTGTGATCACCGATGAGAATGCTCAGGTGACCACTAGCGCTGTTGCTAGAGCCCAGCTTCTGAAACTGCCCAATGTTCCTGATGACACCAATGCTGAGCTGGAGAAAAAGGCCGATGTGGATCACTCTCACCTGATTGCTGATGTCGAAGGTTTGCAGGATGCTTTGGATTCTAAAGCTCTCTCCGAGCATACTCATACCGTCGACGATATCAGTGGTCTGGATACCCTGAGTGTCCGCAACGCCGAACACGCTGAGGAAGCTGACTCTGCGAAGACGGATGCCAATGGCACCCCGATCGGCAAGTACGTCCGCAATGTGACTATCTCGGATAACAAGATTACGGTTACCAAGGGTAACGGTAATATTGTGACCACAGAGTATATTCACAATCTGGTTCCGGCAACGGACACTGAGGATGGTAAAGCTGGTCTGGTTCCGGCTCCTTGTCGCGCAGATGCAGGTAAGTTCCTGAGTGCTACTGGCACTTGGGAGAAGCCTGCTGTTTCTCTTGCTGATGCCGGAGTTACTCTGACTGCTGAGGAAATCAACGGAATTCCCGAGGATATCGCCGCTGTGGATGCCCGGGTCGATGAAGCTGATCAGAATCTCGAGACCGCGAAAACGGATCTGGAGGGGAAGATCGATGCTCAGGGATCCGAAATGCATACCGCTATGGGCGATCTCTCTACAAAAGTCGATACTGCTGTCAAAGATCTGAATACGAAGCTTGAGGGTAAGGCGAATGCCGAGCATACTCATGGCTTCGATGACGTCACTGGTCTGAAGCAAATGACCGATAATCTCGTCATGTCTGATCAGGAGATCAAAGCATCGATCGAAGAATTGGAGACTACGGTTGCGGGTAAAGCCGAAGCCGTTCACACCCATGAAATCGCCGATGTCACTGGTCTTCAGGATGCTCTTGATGAGAAGGCGTTGGCTGACCATGATCACACCATTGATCAGATCTCTGACATTGCGAATGCCAATGTGGCCAAAGCGGATGTTGCCGTGAAGGACTCCACTGGCAAAAATATTTCTAATTATGTCTATCGCATCTCTGCGGATGGTACTACCCTCACTGTGACCAAGGGCAATGGTACTTCTATCAATGTCCCCATCAGTGCGGAAGGTACTTATTCTGAATTCGAAGGTGCGACTGACAGCGAAAATGGTACCTTTGGTCTGGTTCCGGCTCCCAAGGCTGGTGATCAGAATAAGGTTCTGTCTGGTGCTGGCACCTGGGTTGATGCACCTCCTGCTGACCTGGAAGCTGCCGGCATTACAGCCACTGCGGAAGAACTGAACTACATGACTGGAGTTACCTCTGGTGTGCAGGCTCAGTTGGATGCTAAGGCTGCTGCTGTTCATACACATGAAGCGTCTGAAATCACTGATTTCGATGCTGCTGTCCAGAGTGCTGTTGCTGATGATCTGGCTGGTAAAGCCAATACTAAGCACACGCATGAGATGGATGATGTCACCGGTTTGACAGATGCCCTGGGTGCTAAGGCGGATGCCGAGCATACCCATAAGGCTGCTGACATTACCGATCTGACCGATACTCTGTCTTCTGCTGTGGTCGGTGAAGCTGGTAAGGCCACTTCTGACAAAAACGGCAAAGACATCACGACCTATGTGGCGGATGTCACCTCGGACAATACCAAGATCACTGTGACCAAGGGTGATGGATCTTCTAGTGAGATTCAGTTCCCTCAGGGAACTGTGTATGATGCCTTTACTGGTGCTTCTGCGGAAGGTGCTGGTGAAGAAGGACTGGTTCCTGCTCCTGCGCAGGGCGATCAGGACAAGTTCCTGAAAGCCGATGGCACTTGGGCGGTTCCTGTCGACAATGACACGACTTACGACGTGGCGACTAGCGAGATCGCTGGTCTTGTGAAAGCTTCGTCTGAGATCCAGGTTGACGGAGAAGGCGTGATGACGGTTTCGTCTATCCCGCAGTCGAAGGTTACCAACCTGGAGAATACCTTTGCCACCATGTCTCAGGCTTCTAACAAGTTTGAGATTACCGATGGCCTGTTCGAAGACACTCGCGTCTCTTATCGTGATGAAGAGATTCGTGTCATGTATTCTACCCTGACTCCCTGGGCTCCCCAGGATGGGGCAGAGGATCCGAATACTGTGACCATGGCTCTTCGTGCTTATGCTCCTGCGGATGCTACGGATTACCGTATCGCCCTGAAAGATGAGATCACGGAAGGCGAAGTGACTGCGTTTGGTGATCCGGATTCTCTGGGACGCAACTATGTTGAGACCAGACTGCCGGTTGCCACCTACGATGCTGGTGACTCTGCTTGGACCTATCTCGGTTCTTCTTCTACCGCTGGCAAGTATGTCGGTTGGTATGTGACCGTGGAATGGTACAATGCTGGAAATAAGATCATCGGATCGGAAACGATTCGTGTGAATCTTGCCACTGAGAGCACCTTCAATTCCAATATCCCCGGTTATATGAGTGACTATGCCAAGAGCTCGGATGTGACCACAGCCCTTGATGGTAAGGCAGATACTGAGCATACGCATGAAGCTGTCGACATCACTGATCTGCAGGGTCTCCTGGATGCTAAGGCGAATGTCACTCATACTCATGCTACTTCTGATGTGACCGGTCTGGATACTGCTCTTGCGGGTAAAGCCGCTAGTGTCCATACTCACGCAATTGCGGATGTCACTGATCTGGAAACTACTCTGGCTGGTAAGGTCGATACCGAGGATCTGACGGAAGCTACCGTTAAGGCTGCTTCTCAGGATACCAATGGTAAACCCATCACCGAGTATGTTGCTGGTGTGACTCTGCAGGGTAATACTCTGAAGATTGCGAAGGGTGACTCTAGCACTTCCGATGTGGAGCTGCCTGCTGGTACCGTCTATAAAGACTTCACTGGTGCTTCTGCTGAGGGAGCTGGTGAAGCTGGACTGGTTCCTGCTCCTGCGCAGGGTGATCAGGACAAGTTCCTGAAAGCCGATGGCACTTGGGGCACTCCGGTCGATACCAATACCACCTACGATGTCGCCACTTCTGAAACTGCTGGTCTCGTGAAATCCTCTTCTGAGATCGCGGTGGATGGTGAAGGTGTGATGACTGTCGCCGGGATTGCTCAGGAGAAAGTCACTGGTCTCACAGCGGCTCTTTCTGGCAAGGCTGACGCTGCGCATACCCATACTTTGAAAGACATCCCTGAAATCACTCTGGATGCTGAGCAGATCAACGGTCTGCCTGCTGCTATTGCTGCTAAGGCTGATGTTGATCATACCCATGACATTGCTGACATTACTGATCTCAACACCGCAAAGGTTGCTGAGGCTGCTAAGGTCACGAATGCTATGACTGTCACCTTCAATGGTGATAACACTCCAGAGAATGTTACCACTTTCGATGGCTCTGCTGCTGCGACCTTGGATATCACCCTGGCCAAAGTGGGAGCCGCTGCCGCTACTCATACTCATGAGATGGATTCCGTAAACGGGCTGTCTGATGCTCTGAGTGGAAAGGCGAGCACTATTCATAGTCATGCAATTAGTGATGTCACCGATCTGCAGACGACTCTTGATGGGAAGGCTGCTAGTGAGCATACTCACGAGATCGCTGATGTGACTGGTTTGCAGGATGCTCTGGATATCAAACTGGAATCTGATGATCTGCCTGGTATTGCCACTGGTGACACCACTGGTATTGTCAAAGGATCTTCTGAGATCAGTGTTGGTGAAGACGGAGCGCTCACTGTTGCTTCGATCGCTCAGGATAAGGTCAGTGGACTGACGGAAGTTCTGGCTTCTAAGGTGGATTCTGATTCTTTGGCTGATGCTACGGTTGGCAATGCCACCAAGGCTACTCAGGATAAGAATGGTAAGGATATCACTCAGTATGTCTCTGATGTTACCCAGGCGAATTCGAAGATCACGATTACCAAGGGTGATGGATCTTCTAGTGAGATCGATCTGCCTAAGGAAACCGTGTATTCCAACTTTACCGGTACTACCGGTACTGGCGATGGAAAAGCTGGTCTGGTTCCCGCTCCTGTGAGTGCCGATGTGGACAAGTTCCTGAAGTCGGATGGGACCTGGGCTACTGTTACCTTGGATGATACCTCGGTTGACATCGCTACTTCTGATAAGGCTGGCATTGTGAAGCCTGGTGCCGAATTCACGGTTGCTCCGGAAGATGGTGCCATGAGCATTGCTAGTATCGAGCAGTCTAAGGTCACTGGCCTCGTTGATGCTCTGGGTGCGAAGGCTGATGTTACTCATACCCATGAGATCGCTAATGTCAATGGTCTGCAGGATGCGCTCGATGCGAAACTGACAGCCTCTACTCTCCCGATTGCTACGACTGACAATACTGGTGTCGTGAAGGCATCTGCCGAGATCTCGGTTGGTGTCGATGGTACCATGACAGTTGATAGCATTGCTCAGAGCAAAGTCGCCGATCTGGAGACTACTCTGGCAGGTAAGGCAGCCACTGAGCATACTCATAAGGCTGCGGATATCACTGATCTGAACTCTGCTGTGGTTGCAGAGGCTGGTAAGACCACCAACGCTTTGAGCGTTACTTTCAACGGCGGTACGCAGGCTGAGAATAACGTGACATTCGATGGTTCGGCTGCCCAGACTCTGGACATCACTCTGGCGAAGATTGGTGCCGCTGCTGCTGAGCACACTCATGAAACTGCCGATGTGACTGGTTTGGATACTGCCCTGGCTGGTAAAGCCAATAGTGTCCATACTCATGAAATGGCTAGTGTTACTGGCTTGAGCGCTGCTCTCGAAGCGAAGGCTGATTCTGAGCATACTCATACGGTATCTCAGATCACCGACATTGCGAGTGCGACTGTCGCTGCTGCTGGTAAGGCTACCAATGACAAGAATGACAAAGACATCACGACCTATGTTGCTGATGTGACCTTCGCTGAGAATAAGATCACTGTGAAGAAGGGTGATGACTCTTCTTCTGAGATTGAGCTGCCTAAGGGTACCGTGTATTCAAACTTCACTGGGGCGTCTTCGGATGCTGCTGGTGGTGCTGGTCTGGTTCCCGCTCCTGCTCAGGGTGATCAGGATAAATTCCTGAAGGCCGACGGTACATGGGCGGTTGTCAAAGCTGGATCTGATGTTGCGGTTGCGACTGAAGAAACAGCTGGTATCGTTAAAGCTTCTTCTGAAATCGCTGTGGCTGGCGATGGTGCGATGAGCATCACTGCTGTGTCGCAGGATAAAGTGACTGGTTTGACCGACGCTCTGGGCGGTAAAGCTGCTAGTGTGCATACCCATGCCATTAGTGACGTTACCGATCTCCAGACTACACTGGATAACAAGCTGGAAGCCTCCGATCTGGTGGTTGCCACTGATTCCACTCCGGGTCTGGTGAAAGCGTCTACCGAAGTCACTGTTGGTGTGGATGGTGCTCTGGGTATTGGTACCATTGAGCAGGCGAAGGTCAATGGACTGACTGCCGCTCTTGGTGCTAAGGCTGATACTGAGCATACCCACACAGTCTCTGATATTACCGATCTGAATCTGTCTGCTGCTTCTGTGGCGGAAGCTGCTAAAGCTACGACAGATAAGAATGAAAAGGACATCACCACGTATGTGGCCGATGTCAAAAAGTCCGAAGATAACAAGAAGATTGTCATCACTAAAGGTGATAGCTCTTCGACAGAGATCGAACTGCCGGAAGCTGCTACCTATAGTGCATTTACTGGCGCTTCTGCGGAGGGTGCTGGTAGTGATGGTCTGGTTCCGGGACCCGCTATTGGTGATCAGGACAAGTTCCTGAAAGCCGATGGTACATGGGCTGTGCCGGTGGATACCAACACTACGTATGCTCCTGCTACAACAGAGGTAGCTGGTATCGTCAGAGCATCTACCGAAATTACGGTGGATGGTGAAGGAATCATGACGGTAAGTTCGCTGGCTCAGAGTAAGGTGGAAGGGCTGACTGACGCTCTGAGTGGAAAGGCGAACGCAACACATAGTCACACCGCAAGTGACATTTCTGATCTTTCCGAAGCCACAGTGAAGGCTGCGACTCAGGATACCAGTGGAAACGCTTTGACATCTTATGTCAAGAGCCTCTCGGTGTCTGGTTCTAAGCTGACTGTGACCAAGGGTGACGAAACTTCGGATGAACTCGATCTGCCTTCTGGTGGAACGGGTGTGAGCGATCCGTTTACTGGCACCGATGGATCTAATCCTGGTAAAGTTGGTCTGGTTCCGGCTCCTGCTGCTGCAGATGCCAACAAGTTCCTGGCCTCGGATGGTACCTGGAAAATCATTCAGGGTGCTGGTGGAGAGGTCTCCATCAAGTATACGTCTCAGGTTCCGACTACCGCTGCGGTGGGAGGAATTAATGAAGGATACGTTCCGCCTTCTAGCGGCATTGATATTCTCGATCTGATCTATAAGCTGCTGCATCCGTATGTAGCTCCCGAACTGACCGCTACTATGCTTCCGCGTAATGGTGGTACTGTCGGTATTGCTACTACGCAGAATATTACCGGCGTTCGCGTGAATCTGTCGAATGCTCATGGAAACAAGATCATGTCCTATCAGGTCTATGATGTTGATTCTGACTTTGACAGCCATACGGCGCTGGGTGAGCTGTATAGTGAGGATTATGAGAATGGATTTGCGGAAGGTGCGCAGACAGTGACTCTAAATTCTCCGTATCGGATGACTCAGGCCAGTAACCATAAGTATCTGACCGTTAGAGCCATGGATCTGGATGGTAATGAGTCTATTGTCAAGACTGCTTCCTTCAACTTCGTAGAGACTTATTACTGGGGCACCGCTCCTGGTGAGACAGTGATTGACGAAACCTTTGTGAATGGTGATGATGACAAGACAACGCAGGCTTCCGCTAAGGGAACCAAGGTTGTTTCTGTCAACAATCCAACCACGCAGTTCGTCTACTTCTGCGCTCCCAAGTCCTACGGTGAAATCAAATCCGTGAAGGACCAGAACCAGCTCGATAACACCTCCGAATTTACAAAGAATAAGACAGAGGTTACGATCAATGGTCGTGACTATTATGTCTACCATAATGATCCCTTCATGGGCGAAATGACGTTTACCTTCTCTTATTAATCAATTATAAGGGAAAGTGAGGGAACTTCGCCATGGCACTGCAACTGTCAGGCATCTCGGTCGCGGCAGGGTTTGCCCTCAAAGGTACAAAACCTCTCGATGCTCGAGAAATTCTCGACACACTTTCTGACCGGGATGAACTGGTTACTTCAGGCATTTGCCCTGAGGGCCTTCGTGTCTATGTCAAGGAAACCAAGAAGCTCTATCTCTACAATGGAGCATCTTGGACTGTCGTAGGCGCTGGAGACCTTATGCAGGGCGCTACATCTGAAAAAGATGGTGTTGCAGGTCTCGTTCCTGCACCGAAGAAAGAAAATGTGAATATGTTCCTCCGTGGTGACGGTACTTGGGCTATGCCCACCGTCGAAGGTGGTGGAATCGGATCTCTCGAAGATCTCGGTATCACTGCTACTTCTGAGGAATTGAATTATATGAGTGGGGTCACCTCCTCTGTACAGACTCAGATCAACTCTCTGTCAACTGACAAAGTGGATGTGGATCGTACATGGGGTGGGGAAACTACCGCTCTTCCGAGTTTCGAATAAGTCTCAGTTTATAAAATCCAAATATATTGGGGGATATGAATCACGGCTTACTATATTCGCCAACTGAAAGACAATCAGGGCAACATTATCCTTCCTGCTTCTCGTGCGGAAGGTATCTTCTTCTCCGATAACACCAAGTTGAGCTCGATTATGTCTGCCACCAGCGGTGTCGTCAATAAGGCTATGGGTGATAAGAATGGCAAGGATATTGCTACTTATCTGGCCGATGCCTCTATTGATGATCACAAGCTGACTCTGACCAAGGGTGATGGCACTCCTGTGGAGATCAACATCCCCGATCAGGATACCACCTACGAGGAAGCTACTACCTCTACTGCTGGTTTGATGTCCGCTGCGGACAAGACCAAGCTGGATGGTCTGGATGCTGCTCTGGCCAATAAGGCTGACAAGACCCACCAGCATGTGATGGCTGACATCACTGACCTGAAGGCCATGACCGGCGCTTCTGCCGAGGCTGAAGGTGCTACTGGTCTGGTTCCGGCTCCCGCTCTGGGCGATCAGGACAAGTTCCTGACCGGTGCTGGTACCTGGTCTTCTGTCACCCCGGCTACCTTCGGTGTCACTGCCTCTGCTACTGAGCTGAACTACATGACCGGAGTTACCTCTGGCGTGCAGGCTCAGTTGGATGCTAAGGCGGCTGCTGATCACACCCACGAGATCGCCAATGTCAATGGTCTGCAGACTGCTCTGGATGCGAAGGTTGACAAGACTGCGATCCCGACTGTCATGCTGACTGTCGACGAGTCTTGGGGTGGCGAGTCCACTGCACTGCCTGATTTCAATGAATAAGAGGAATCCACCTCATTCATTCATCATTCATCGAAGTACCCTATAATCTCTAACTAATAAAGACTGACATGGAAGCCACAAATTCCATGTCAGTCTTTTTCTAGAGCTTTTGAATAAGTGAGGGCCCAAATGGGTACTGTCTTCTCCACTGATAATCCCCATTTAGATCTTCAATAAATAAAATGAAAGGAATCGATTGTTATGGCAACTTATATTCGTCAGTTGACGGATAATGCAGGCAATAATATTCTGCCCGCAACTCGTGCTGAAGGCGTTTATTTCCATGATAATACCACTCTTGATTCCATCATGTCTTCTCAGGCTGGCGTTGTCGCCAAGGCTCTTGGTGACAAGAACGGTAAAGATATCACCGGCTATGTCACCAACCTGACCTCTAAGGGAACTGTGGTTACCTTCACCAAGGGTGATGGTTCTAAGGGTACCTTCAATACTCAGGATACCACCTACGAGGAAGCTACTGGCTCTAAAGCTGGCCTGATGAGTGCGGAGGATAAGGCGAAGTTGGACGGCATTGCTCCTAATGCTAACAACTACACTCACCCGTCTCATACTGCTGCCGCAGCGGGTCTGTATAAGGTTACCGTTGATGCGCTGGGCCATGTGACTGCCACTACCCCGGTTGCTAAGTCTGACATCACCGGTCTGGGCATTCCTGCTCAGGATACAACCTACAATGCCTTCAAGGGTGCTTCTGCTTCTGCTGCTGGTGGAACCGGTCTGGTTCCGGCTCCTGCGAAGGGTGATCAGGCTAAGTTTCTGAAGGCTGATGGTACTTGGGGTACTCCTGAGAACACCACCTACGAGGAAGCTACTACCTCTACTGCCGGCCTGATGTCTTCGGCCGACAAGACCAAGTTGAATGGTATCGAGGCTGGTGCTAACAAGTACACTCACCCGAGCTACACTTCTAAGGCTTCTGGCCTGTATAAAATCACTGTGGATGCCACTGGTCATGTCTCTGCGGCTGCTGCTGTGGAGAAGAGTGACATCACTGCTCTGGGAATTCCTGGTCAGGATACCACCTATCAGAAGGCAACTCAGTCCACTGATGGTCTGATGTCTGCTGCTGATAAGACCAAGCTGGACAACATCCCGACTTCTGTCCTGGGATATGCTTCCAATTGGGGTGCTGATGCCGACGACCTGCCTGCTCGTCCTATCGCCTAATCTATATTCCAAATTCTTTATGAGAGATAGACTTTCTACATTCTAGAGAGTCTATCTCTCTTTTATTTTATCAATTCCGATACCATCCACTAAGAATCCTATTACTAAGGAGGAAATCAACTATGGGAAAATTGATCGTATTCGAGGGATTGGATGGATCTGGTAAAGCGACACAAACGATGCTCTTTCACAACTTTCTCAATAGCCTCGGAATTCAACACAAGATCATTTCCTTCCCAGATTATAATTCTCCTTCATCTGCTCTTCTCAAGATGTATCTCCATGGAGATTTCGGCACCGCTGATGAGGTAAACCCGTATATTGCCTCTTCCTTCTATACTGCCGATCGTTACTATGGATACAAGAAGAAGGAATGGAGAGAATTCTATGAGAATGGAGGTACCTTAATCTCGGATCGATATTCTACCTCCAATTTCATCCACCAGGGGGCTAAATTCCACATGAGTCAACCTGAATTGGATACCTTCCTGGATTGGTTGGATGATTTCGAATACAATAAGTGCGGATTACCCAGACCTGATAAAGTCATCTATCTCAAGATTCATCCTCAGATCTCCGAAAAGAATCTCCTGAAAAGATACCAAGGAGATACTTCCAAGATGGACATTCATGAGAGAGACAAATCCTATATGGAGATCTGTCATGCTACTGCCAACTATGTCGCCGATAAATACAATTGGGATATCGTTCCTTGTAGTATCATGACAGAAGAAGGAGATTGTGTCATGAGAGACATGAATGAAATCCATACTCAGATCATCGAAATGATCGATGTAGACAAGCCTCATTAAAATGGCAAAATAAAAATTATTTCGTATATCATTTATAGGTAAATGAGAGTAACTTTCTAAAGATAGAGGAACCTTAGACGTAAAATTCTTTATTTTAATGGAAGAATTTTCGCTTTCATTTACAGAAAGGAGAAAACTGCAATGGCAGATTTCAATGAACGGAAGGGAAAACCCTTCAATGGAAAGAACACTCGGAAGAACATCCAGTTCATTCACGAAACAAGAGGAAAACTGGACAAAGCTGAGAAAGGTCAGCAATGCGAATGTCTTCATCGGGCATTCGGTCATCCTACCTTGATTCCTCTGAATGATGGAAGCAGTGATGGAGGATCCAAATTCCGGTGCTCTCTCTGCAACAAGATCGTATCGATCTCTCGAATCGATCAGGATACCTTCAACAAGGCATTTGCTACGATCGATCAACAGTGTGACTGCGCCAAGATTCTGGCTCGTGATCCTGACAGTGTAGCTGTCCAGGCGATTGTCCAGTATCAGAAAGATTCTCTCCGGATCAAGAATGTCCTGGAGAAGATCATGCAGGCCAATAACAACTCCAAGAATCGTCCCCGTCGTGAGGGCAATTCGAACGTCACCATTAGTTGGTAAAATCAATTTATATACATCCATACTGAATCTCGTGATTAACTCGAGAAATCATGAGGTCGATACGTCTAAGGAATCTGTGGTATACGTCTGTGGCGTATACCACATTTTTTCTTCTCATTAGAATGATCGAAAATAAGTTTATATATCATTTTTATGTCCGTACACTCATACGGGGTATATAACAAGATATTAGTTTCCATAAGAAATAAATCTATATGGAGGTATACTTTGTGAAATCTGAAGTAAAGCAAAATGTAATCAAAGATGATGAGTATGTATACTACAAGGATGAGTATGACCAGGTCAGAAAGTTCATTGGTATGTACATCTCCTACCGTGGAACCAAAGCCGCACTTCATCTCTTCAAGGAAATCTTTAATAATGCCTTGGATGAATGTGTGAGCAAGAATTCTCCGGCAGATCAGATTGATATCTACTTTGATGAGTCCACACTCCGCATTATTATTGAAGACAATGGTCGTGGTATTCCCTTTGAGAAACTCAGAGAAGTATGTACTAAGAAACATACCACGACCAAGGAAGGAAGAAAATTCAATGTAGAATCCGCCGGTGAGAATGGTGTAGGTCTGAAGGTGACTGCTGCTCTCTCCGACTACTATCAGGTTACTTCCTATCGTGGGAAGGAATATAAGACATTGACGGTGACAAAAGGAAAGGACATCGTCGAGTCCAAACCTATGAAGAATAAGAAGGAAAAGACTGGATTGAGAGTCGAGTTTATTCCTTCTGAAGAATATCTGGGTAAGATTCATCTCACTGCGGATGACATCTGTGAATGGCTCCGTTGCATGAGCTATATCTGCCCGGAAGGAATTACCATGAAGCTGGTATCCAAGAGAAAGAAATCGGATGTCATTCTGTCTCGCACCTATAAGGCAGAGGGATTGGCTGAGGATGTCCGGTATCTTGGCAATGATCTGGAGTTTGCTCCTATGACAGTGGGATTTGACCAGATCTCGGAAGAAGATCCCATGAGAGAGTTTGCCATTCAGATGTCTTTCTCGTATGATCTGACTCTGGATGGAGAGACAATCGATTCCTACTGTAACTATGTCCATACCATCGAGAATGGTACACATGTCGATGGATGTGAATCCGCTCTGTGCAGCTTCTTTGTCAAGACTGCGCAGAGATTAGACCCCAAATCCAAATATCCTGTTACTTTCGAAGATTGTAAGAAGGGGCTCATTCTGGTCGTCAACTGCAAAGCGGCCAGACCGAATTTCTCTGGTCAGGTAAAAGAGAGAGTCGGTAATGAATATATGCAGACAGACTCTCGGAAGCAGATGCAGAAAGCGTTGGATACCTACTTCGTATCCAATCAAGCCACCCTCAAGAAAATCATCGACTATCTGAGAAAGATGGCAAAGATTCGTCTGGCTTCCCATTCTATGAAAGGACTGGATGGCAAGAAGACACAGACTTGGGCAGACGAAAGAGAAGTTCCCACCTATATCGGTCTCTCTGACAGAAATACCAAAGGGTATACAGAACTCTTCATCTGTGAGGGTGATTCTGCAGGTCGTCATGTCGCCAATATGGTTGACCACAGATATCAGGCTGTCTATCTTCTCCGTGGTGTCATTCCGAATGCGTTCGGGGTCTCTACCGAGAAAGCGATGAAGAATGATGTCCTTCGGAATCTCGTCAAGATTCTCGGATGTGGTATTGGAAAAGATTTCAATATCTCCAATCTGAGGTTTGACAAGATTATCATTCTCTCAGATGAAGATATTGATGGCCATAACATCACATCTCTTCTCTGTGCTTTCTTTGCAATTCATCTCCCTCAGATTATCATTGAAGAGAGACTGTATAAAGCGGTACCTCCTCTCTATCTTCTGAAGGATAACAAGAAGAATTCCTTTATTAAGGGAAATAAATATATCTTCGACAAGCATCAATACAATGACATCTATGATAGAGCCGTTGCTGACAATGTCGAGATCACTCTCCTTCCGGATAAGGGAGAACCGATTCCTCTTAGTAAGAAGGAAGCTTATGGCTGGATGAGAACCAACCTTCAATATCTCTATTATCTCGAGAATATGGTGAAGAAATCGGCAGCTCCTCTGTATATCGTAGAGGTTGTATGCTGGGAGTATCTCGCCTCAGAAGGAGATAGCAAGAAATTCAAGAAGCTCATCGAGAAGGTATTCCCCGAATGCAAGTTTGATATTGCTGAGCACAGTCTTCGTGGTGCCTATAACAAAGAAGACATCACCCTCATTGTGGACAATATCTTCTTGAAGAATGCCGAGAGACTTCTTGAGATTATGAGAGAGAATCCCTCGTTGATTGTGTCATTCAAGAATCGATCCAATAAAGAATCGGATCCTATGAAGGTGACCGTCGGTCAATTCCTCTCGATTGTCTCTTCCAAGTATAGTCCGGACATTGACCAGCGCTTTAAAGGGTTGGGCGAGATGGATGGCGAACTTCTGTTTGTCTCCACTCTGAATCCTGCGATTCGGAAGCTGTATAAGATCACCATGCATTCTGCAGATCGTGCCATTGAGCAGATCTCCAATCTCCATGGAAAAGAGAATGCAGACTTCCGGAAGAATCTTGTCTATCAAGGCAGATACACCATTGAAGATATTGACAACTGATACAAGGAGAGTATTCCTGCTATGGCAAAGAAAGAAAAGAAAGAAAAACCAGCAACCGGTCTCTGGGATAAAATCACAGATTCCGATTTTCAGCAGGAAGGCAATATCGATGATGTGGATGTAGGTGATTACAACACCGGCACCATGGGTCTCTTTGCCTTCAATGTAAACTGTGCAAGACAGTTGCCTGCACTCGAGGATTCCCTCATTCCTGTGCAGAGAAGAATCTTGTGGGTCGCTTATCTCATGAAGGCCTATAAGAATAACAAAGTCAAGTCTGCCTCTCTCATTGGCCAGACTTTGAATTATCATCCGCATGGCAATGCATCCATCTACATGTCCATGGTCAATATGGCTCAGCCTTTCAAGAAGGGTGCTCCTATCATGAGAGGCTATGGCAACTTCGGTTCCATCTGTGATCCGAATACGGTGGGCGCTGATCGTTACACGGAGGCTTCGATTTCTGACTATGGATACGAGTGCTTTTTCTCCGAATTTGATCCTGATTGCATTGAGATGCAACCAAACGCAACCAGATCTGCCGATGAGCCAGTCTATCTACCATCCAAATTCCCCAACATTCTCATCGAAGGAGTGTCTGGGCTTGGATATGGATTCAACTCATCCATACCGCCTTACAACATCAATGATGTCCTTGAGGTTACGAAAAAGCTCATCCTTGACCCAGAGGATCCAGAAATCGACATTCTCCCAGACCCGCCCGTTGACGGATGTGAAATTGTCTTCAACGAGGGATTGAAATCGATTGCTGAGACTGGATCTGGATCTCTAACCATGAGAGCCCATATTGAGATTGAGGAAGATACCAATAAGTATGTCTTCCACATTCGGAGTATTCCCTGGTTGGCGGATATGCAGAATATCGGTGAGCAGATCGTCCAGCAATGCAAAGCTGGGAATCTGTCTTTCCATGATAAGTCAGATCGGACCAGAGCTCTTGCTAAGAAATCCAAGGATGAATTCCAGAAGCATGACATTGACTACTGCCTCTATCTCCATAAGGCATATGATCCTCTGAAGGAGAAAGCGAAACTCTATAAGCTTACCGATCTCCAGAAGACGATCTCGGTCCAATTCTGGGCAGTCACCGATGGTGTCAATGTCAACCACTATAACATCCGGACTCTTCTTCTGGCATGGATTGATAACCGGAGAGAATACATCCGTCGTCTTCTCAATAAGAAGGTCTCCAAGATCAATGCAAGAATCACCATTCTAGAGACCTTGATCAAACTCACCGAGAAGACCAATCTCGAGAAGGTCATCAAGATCATCAAGGGATCTTCCCAGGAATCTGCTGAGGATCAATTGATGAAACTTTATGGGATGAATTCCTTCATTGCCCATAAAGTGGTCGATATGCCTCTGAGAGCATTCACTGGTGATATGCATCAGAAGTATATTGAGGAGAGAGATGAACTTGCCAAAGAGCTCAAGAAGATCATGGGAATGATCTATTCAGAGAAGAAAATCGATGAATTGATCATCTCGGATCTGGATGATCTGAAGAAGTATGCTCCTCCTAAGAGATACTGCACCATCATCCGGGAAGGAAAAGAAGAGGCTATCTCGGATACCGAGCACATCATGGTCTTTACCAAGAAGGGATTCTATAAGAAACTTCCCACTGTCATGAACTCCAGAGTCAAAGGATATGGAGCTATGGCACATGGAGATTATCCCATTCTTGCGACCAGGTGTAAGAATCTTGAGAATATCATCCTCTTTGATTCCACAGGTCGATTCAGCATTGTCCCTGTCCATGAGTTTGACAATACCATTCCTTCCAATACAGGGAATCGTGTCTATGATGTAACCAAACTTCAGGGTGAAATCATCACGGTTGACCATGAGGAGACAGAGGCAGATTCCAAGCTCATTTACTCCGACTTTGGTCTGGTGAGTTACATTGTCACTCTGACAAAGTCTGGCTATCTTAAGAGAACCTCTCTGGAAGAGTATCGGAATATCAAGCAGCCAAAATCTGTGCGATGTGTCAAGCTTCTGAAGGAGAATGATTCTCTGGTAGCTGCCTCCAGATTGATGTGCTATCCTGAGGAGGAATCTACCAAGAAGAAACCGAAAGTACGTCTGGCACCTCCTGATCTTCTGGTCTATACCAAGAAGGGTCATTTTACAATCGTTAAGAATCAGGATATCCCTGTCATCTCTCGAGATTCTCAAGGAAATCGCTGCTTCAATCTGGAAGAAGATGACTCCTGTGTGGGATTCTGCATTCTTCCTCAGGCATGTGAATATGTCGCTTGTATCATGGACAACGGCTATGTCAAGAAGATTGCCGTAGAAGAATTCGGAGATCTGACCAAGAAGAGAGTCTCCTCCTACATTACCACGATGGATGATAAGACTTCTCTCTATACCGTCATTCCGATCAATCCCAAGTCTGTGATTACGGTAGCCACCAAGAATGGATCTCAGGATCTCAGCTTTGATGAAATTCCTACTATGTCTCGTAAAGCCAAGGGAAGAAAGCTTCTGTCTCTGGGTGGAGATAACATCATCTATGTCGGAGTCACCGAACCGTAAAATCTCACTATAAAAAGAAAATCCCGAATAAGATCGAAATTTTGTGTGATCTTATTCGGGATATTTTTTATAAACTGCTCGAATTGAAAAGTGAGGGGTTAAAGTCTATATATTATATAGGTAGAAAGGAGGTAATTTATTGAATGAGTTGAACGGGTATTATGGGGCCGTAATTGAAGAAGATTTTGAAGCCCCGGAAGAGGTATTCGACGATGATGACAGTAGTTAGAAGCCTATCACCGAATCGAAAAGTCGGGTACAAAATCATGTATATTATTAAAGTAGAATAGAGGGAATAAGTCTCTTTATTACTACCAAAATTACGACAAGGAAAAGTCGTTAAAACCAGAAAGGAATATCATTATGATCAACACTGAAATTTTGAAGGGCATCGGCAAAATCACTATCGGCGCTGGCGCTGTCGGTTGCGGCGGTATCATGATCGCCAATGGTGTCGGTGACATCAAGAATGCCATCGACAAGAGCAAGCTGGCGGCTACTGCGGCTGCAGAGGCTACCACCGAGGCTGCCGAGGATGTCGATCTGGGTGACCTGGAAGACGACCTGCCCGACACCGCTGCCACGGAAGCTGTTGAGTAAATCTCAATGGCTTCCATGCCAGCACAAAGATGGGGACCTTTTTACGGGTCCCCATCTTTTTTCTTTTTTATTCAAGAAAACAAATCCCCAGATACCTATAGTTGGCGCTAGGTATCTGGGGATTCAGACAAAGGAGATTCAACTATGATAGGAAAAGAAAGGTAAAAACTGAACATGGGCAAATGATTTCAGAAATGTCAGTCGTATGAAGGAGAATACAAATACGACTTTACTCATTTGTTAAATCTTTTCTTTCCCCTGGATCCCTTAGCCTCAAAACACCACGATAAGCTTATCAAATCCAACTATCTAGGAGGTATAGAGACATGGTATTCAACGAGACCCAAGTATCTCCGTTGACCTTTGGCGATCTCTTAGATGATTCGAGTATGGATCTTCCTGTCACCGAGGCTAAGTCATTTGAAAAGCCAGATGACTGGGATGCACCTGAATCACAAGAAGAGCGGAGAATGATCCGCTCTCTTTTTGCAGATCGAAATATGAAGTCCTTCAGACTGAGAGACTTTCTGGATCCCAAGATCAAAGAGAATCTCCCTAAGTATGAAGCGACACTCACAAAATACATTGAATCCTATCGAAATAAGAATGTGGATATTCTTTCTGATATTTATATTTTGAAGAATATGATCTTTACGGATAATGATAAGAATATCCTCTTTACCTGTTGTGGAGTGGACGAGGATGAATTGGATAAGTTGATCAAGGATCTTGAGAAACCTCCTTTTGTCCAGGAGCAGAAGAATATCACTCCCTTCAGGGTGCTTCTCATGTTTGTGATTCGCTATTACAAATTCAATGAGAAAAAGAAGACTCAGTATGAGATGTGTAAGCTCTATTATGAATACAATCTCTACTATTCTCTCTTCTCTTCCAATTTCAGATATGGAGTCGCTAGACCTGCCACCATGGTTTACACCATTGACAATCTCCAGAATGGTATGATTCTGAAGAAGGCTGGTTCTATCGAAGTCATGATGCAGAAATTGGCCAATCGAGTCTTTGATCCTAAGATGAATTCAGAATCTTCTAAGTCTTCCAATTCCAAGTATGACTATGACAAACTTTGGAAAGATGGATCAGACTGGGGAATGGAATATATGATCAACCAGTTGAAGACAAGATTGAATGGACAATTCTCCTCCATTCGAAAGAAGTATATGGAGAATTACAAAGAAGGAAATGTCTCTCTTTCTCAGGGAGACAATCGAGATGATGAAGGAAATGTCATCGAGACCGATTTTCTTTCTGGTAGAATCAGCAAGCTCGTCTCTCTGAATGTGTCGAAATTCTATTCCACTTCTCTGAATAGAGGTCAGATTGTCAAGATCTGTAAAGCAATGAAAGTGTCTCCAGATGAATTGATTCTCTGTCTGGAGAATATGAGACAAGAGAGACATATCGATGAGCTTACAGATTTCTATTCTGCTCTCTTCACTCTCTTCTTCAGCCGGAATCCGAATGCTAAGGATGAGGATATTCACTCGAAGGCATTTGCTCTTATAGCAGAGCAAGCTTACAAGAGTGGTAACTCCAAAGAACCCAATGTCATTCGGATCAAGGAACTCTCTCATCAGTGGCTGAAGAGAGGAAGCAAAACCTATCGCAATACTACCTCTAGTGGAACCATAAACGGATTCCGCAGAGCGATTTTCCTCTACTTCGTGTTTAGTGCGATGAAGAGCTAAGGAGGAAAGAAATCATTATGGCTACCATTGCGGAAAAGAGAAAGAAGTTCATGAAGATGCTTCTGGATACTTTTAATCTCTTGGATCCTTCGGGAGATAATGCGAAGAAGTACGAGAAGTTTTTCTCTTCCATGAGCGATGATCAATTTGACAAATACATCCGTAAATTCTTTGCAGATGATTCTCAGCAATTCTATCTTGAGATCGTTGAGTATATGAGAGATATCAAATATGAGAATATTGAGAAGGCTGCCAAATATCTGGGAGTCCCTCTGTATGAGACTGTCTATCTCCCTCATATCAACCATGATCTTGAGAATGTAACCGTGACACCTGAGAAGGTTCCTGTTGGTTACATCCATGAAAAGAGAATGATGCAGACATTGGAGAAGAAGAACTCCGGATCTACATCCAATACTCAGAGAAATCCTCTGACTGGTCAGGTTACTGGTGATGACAAGAATGGTCGTAACTCTGACGTGGAGACTTACTCTCTTCTTGCCACTGGTGCTGAATATGCTCTGAAGGAATTCTTAGGTCCCAGAGCGGATGATGAAGTTGCCAGAAACGAGATGGCCACTGCCATTGCGAAGAATGGGTATGTATCCATGAAGGATCTTACCAATGACAAGGCCAATAAGACTTCTCTGAATACACTGAATATCTACTTCCTCATGCAAGGGTTTAAGACCAATCTGATTGGCAGTGGAAATCTTCTTCCAAAACCCAAGAATGAAGAAAGAAGTCAGGCTCTCACTGACAAGGATAGTCCTTATATCTAACGAAACAAATAAAACCTCCCATAGGATTCCGTATACCCGCTTGGAATCCTATGGGAGGTTTTGCCGAATGGAAATCTAAAAGGAGGAAATCGAAATGTCAGAAAACATCTAAGGAGGAATTAGCCAATAACTAAGACAGCCCATCTTAGTCCGGATCTTAACACAATCCGAATAGCCCGAAAGCACCAGAGAAGATCGTATTCTTCGGTACTTACATTTTTGTATTTCTAAGAAAACCATATCTTTAGAGCTTGTTAATCTCAGGGCTCCTATACGATTCAGGAAACGGAATTTTTACATATATTATTTTTATACTAAAATAGAAAGGAGTGTATCTATATTATGGATACGAATTTGAAAGTCTCACTCATCGGTATTGGCAACGCTGGTTGCCAGGCAGTCGAAGTGGCCCGCAAGAAGGGTCACACCGTCTTCTGCATCAACTCGAGCCAGAAGGATCTGGACGATAAGATCTTGGATAAGACCATTCCGTCCTTCCTCATCGGCAATAAGCGTGGTGCGGGTAAGAACCGTCAGAATGCCAAAGGGTTTCTGACCATCGAACTCGAACGCCTCTTCAATCAGACTCCTGCTTTTACCGATGTGATCGAGGATGCCGATGTTGTCATTGTGGCAGCATCTACTTCTGGTGGCACTGGCTCTGGTGCTGGTCCGCTTCTCGTCAATCGTCTGATGACCTTCTATCCCAATAAGGTCATCATCTTCTTCGGGATTCTTCCGAAGCATTCTGAGTCTGCTCAGGCTCAGTTCAACACCGTTGAGTGCATGAATGAGGTCACCAATCCCAAGCTGCATATGACCTACATGCTCTCTGATCTGCATTCCTTTGAGGATGATCCGATGGAGGAAGCCTATCGGAAGACTGCGGAGTATATCGCAGATTGTGTCAGTGTCATTCGTGGTGATTATCTCAAGGAAACTCCTTATGGGATGATCGATGAGTCTGACATGCTGACCATGCTCTCCACTGAAGGATACATGATGATCAACCATCGTGCCAACATCACCAAGAATGATCTGTCTGAGAAATCTTCCCAGGCGATCATGATTGATATGTTGGAGCATACTGCGGCTGTAGATCCTCAGAAGGATCGTGTCGTTCGGAATCTCGGTATCATCATGAATACTCCGGATCAGACGAATGACCCCTGCAAGTCTGGGAACTTCTCTGAGTTGGAAGGATATACCGGTCGTCCTCTGGCTACCTTCCTCAACTATACGGTGGAGAATGCCCAGCGTGCTGACTTCTCTGTCATCATGTCTGGTATGTCCAAGCCTATCAACCGTATCTCGGAATGCACTGAGATTGCCAAGGAATGTGAAGCCCTCAACAATACTGATACGGCTTCTGTGTCGGATGAGCTGGCAGATCTCTCTGCCATCAAGTCCACTCGGAATGATGCCAACCGGAATCGAATTCTCGGTGTCTCTTCCGTTCGGAATGACAAGGCAAAGCTGACTGACATTCCTGATATTTTCTAATTGCGTATATCATTATAGAGTAATCCAAATACAAAAGGAGGAATAACCTATGGGATTGCGCAAACGAAATTCGTTTACGATTGATTCATTCAATGACCTATTGGATGACATCATTCAGAAACGAGTATCTGCGTCTACCGCAGAAAGAGCGATTGTCTATTATCTGGAGAGTGAAGAGTTTATGAGGATGCTCTTCAATCCTCCGGAAGAGATCGATCGTGCTAAGTTGCAGAAGGATACCAAGGACATGTATGTCATGATGGCCCATCGGAAGGTCATCAAGACCACTGTTAATGCGATCGAAGAAGAAGCCTATAATGGCTATGATGAATTCGATCGGTCTGTGGCAACCTTCCTGCATACTGTTGCTCTGGCTGGTATCCAGGTCTCTCAAGAGTTTGAAGATCGGACTCGGAGTGATCTGGAGAAAGGAAACATCTCTCGGTCTGAAGCCAGAGAAGAGATGATCCACATCAATAAGTATAATGATAATCTCAAGGATCTGATCAAGACCGCCATGAAGATTATCAAGAGGAGAGCCAAGAGAGTCTCGTATGACTCCAATATGCCGGTGGAGATCTGCCGGAGTGCTTTCCTGGGAGTTCCGGATCCCAAGTATATCAATAAGTATCAGGTTGGTTTCTATGCCAATCGGGTACTGACCGACATCTATGAGATCGTCGATTCCTATGAAGTGAACATGGATCGTGTCAAGTGGGGTCGGTTCTTCTCTCAGATTATGGGTGAATCCAATGTGGTTGAGGTTGCGACCTATATCCTTCTCGAGGGTATGAATCGCATCAATGACTTCAAGGGATCCGAAGTGAAGAAGGTTTGGAATTCTCTGACTACCTTCGCTCTGGATGTTCTTGAGGATGCGCCCGAGCAGATTCAGACCCAGATGCTGGATTTGTATACCAAGAGGATCAGCCGGATGTTCAATGACAATGTCTATGAACTCCGTGCCGATCTTCGGAATCTGGATGAGGCGGAATATCCGAATCTGGCTCATGTCGTGTCTGGTTATGTTGATAAGATCAATGAGATCATCAAGGAAGCCGCCGACAAAGCCAAGGATAAAGTCTAATCCAAACAAGGTAGTTTATGGATCTCTGGGGAGATGGATCTGTAAACTGCCTTTCTTTTTATATGGAGGTGAGTCATACCAATGAAAGCGCCGAGTAGTACCTTCATTGAATGCTACCATGTCATCAATCCAGATCTCTTTCAGTGGAATATCCGGCTTGATGAAAATGATAGTAAGTATTATATCATCGAAGCCTATGCCAGATCCAATAAGGCAAAGGTAGTGGCCAATAATCCCTTCTTTGTCATTATAGGATCTAGAGAGGATTTCCCCAATATCATGGATTCCTTCGTCTCTGTCATTGAGATTCTCAGTGCCGATCCCAATAACAGACCAAAATCTGATTTCTATGGGATGGAACTTCCCTATGAAGAGGCGAAGAAATACAATACCAATGTGGCATATATGGAATTGCCTGTTAGTCCGGAAGACAAAGAGGGACTCTCCAGTCTGAAAGGAATCACAAGAAAGAATTACATCTATGCCAGAGAGACGATTGGGTATGTGCAACCCATTCAGAAATCCTGGATGTATGAGATTCAGAAAGGATCTATGGTGATCTTGGATGAAGAGGAGCAAAAGGATGAATTTCCTCGAGCCATCGTCTTCATGATCGTCAAGTCCTTCATCAGCCCTCCGGATATTCACACCATTCGTGTTGATTACGATGTGGAGCACAGTCTCAATGACGAACCTATGGTCTCTCAATGCTGCTACTATTATCCAGTCCGATTCAAATCATCATATGATATGATCGTATGGGAATTCCCCATCTGCACAGTGGAAGAATTCAGAGAGAATTACGCCCTTCATCATGAGATCATCAAGAGGAAGTCTATCTTCCCCTATACAGCCAAGGTCATGACCGATGAGACGATGAATAAAAAGTAATTCTCAAAAAGAAAGGATAATTCTCGGTAAATCCTGAGGTATCCTTTCTTTTTAATTTAATAAATTCTATACGTTATGTTAATGCCTCTGAGAGGCAATCGCCGCCGTCTATTTTCACACATTCAAAATTCTATTTTACGGAAGGGTATCATTATGCTGAAATATCTTAATCAAGAACTTTTCAAAGAAGAACTGATCTCTGATCCTGCTACCAACTATACCGATCGGTGCTTCACTCCTCCCGACTTTATCGAGTATGACGAGGAACATCCCCGTCCTGAAAAGCCTTTCTTGAAGGTGCGTGAATTCTCCTGCGAAAACGAAAGTGACCGTAAGCTCAACATTCGTGGCATTCTGACCAAAACTGGTGCCAAGACATTCCGTGTTTCGTCCGGCGATCGGAACATTGGAGATGACGAAGATCTGTTCATGCTTGCGATTCCCTTCCGTGGTTATCTGGATCAGAATGACATGCCTGAGTGGATCCGGATTCTGAAGAATCGCATCGTGATCTCCACCAAGTATACCATCAAGGTTGGCGATGCCAATTACAGCAAGATGCTGTGGCTGGCCGTCATGGTCGACAAGGACAAACTCCCTGCCGATGGAGATGCTTCCTTCACCATTCACTACTTCTATCCGGAGCGTACTCGCAAGAAGGGTACTTCGAATCCGGAGCGCTTCCCCACCGGTAAGACCGTCTATGTCGATCGTACCGTTGTGTATGAGAATGGTGAATTCACCATGAAGCCGGAGGAACCCCGTGTGATCGAAGGTGAGCCTGAGCGTATCAAGCATCCCTTCAATCTGTATCAGTTCCCCGATAAGGATTGCCTGCGTTTCGACAAGCCCAAGAAGGAATTCAACAAGGATTCTGACCGTCCCTATCGTCGATATGAGGATCGCAAGTATGAAGGTGCTCCTCGTACCGATCGTCAGGGCAACAACAATCGTCGTGGAACAGGCCGCTTCAACAATACCAAGCGGAAGTAAGCCCATTCTTTTTATCTGATAAGATGGATGAATCAATCTCTGTATAGATCGATAGAGACTGGTTCATCCATCTTTTTAGTCATCGAAAAACCTATGAGTAATCTTTTCTCTCATTATGAAAGTGAGGTTTTATATTATGAGTGAAATCGTCAATTTGGAGCAGAAGAACTCTGAGACTCCGGTCAATTCCGTCAATACCAATAAGAATACCATCCAGTTGGAAGTCTATTACTTCTCTTCCTCTGGATCGATGATTGACTTTGCCCAGTCTCCTGCATCCAGGGAGGTTGGTAAGTCTGGTCCTGTCCTATTGATGTTTAATGATCGGATCTATTACATGGTCGATCATGATGGTCCTCATAGCTTCCCTGAGATTGCATCGAAGCTCGTTGTTAATCTTTTCGGACTGGTAGGACTTAAAAATAACGTCACGACTGCTCAGACAGTCCGCTACCACGATCCCAATGTGGAGATTTTTGTCAATGCCTCTTATATGAAATAATCAGTAAGCATTTTAAACCTATATATCATAGCCTTGATAGGAGGTAATAGAATATGCTTATTGAAGAACTCCGTAAGAAAGACAAAAACAAATACTTCACATCCAATGACTCCTTTGTACCTTACAGTACCTCACTGATTCCCTTGGACTTTGCCAACGGCTACATGGCCCCTATGGGAGATGGCCGGATGGTTCCTGTCACTGGAATTCTGGGAGGTACTTTTACCACCATCATTGGATTGTCTGGATCTGGTAAAACTACCTTGGCAGATCAAATCGCCTGGAGTATTATCTCACCCTTTGAGGATGGGATTATGATCCATTTCGATATTGAGAAGACTGCCATGAAAGCAAGAATTCTCCAGATCACTGGTGCAAAACCAGATGATCCTCGCATCATTCTCCAGAAGGATCGTGTGAGTATTGAGGATGTCCTCGATATTCTCGATACCATCTGTGATGCAAAAGAGGCAGCTGGAGATTCTGCCATGTATGAGATCCCTCAAGAATACTGGGTGGATCCTGATAAGCCGACCAAGATGTATGTCCCTACGGTATTCATCTTGGATTCTCTTGCCACCTTCAACAGCAAAGAGCGTAAGGAAGACGTGCTCGAAGGACAGATGTTGGGTGGAAGAGAAGCTGGTCAGATCTCTCAGTTCTATTCCAAGTGTCTCAATAAGATGAGTCACTATAATATTTCCATCATTGCGGTGAATCACATCAAAGCAAAGGTGGACATCAATCCCTATCAGGCATCTCCGTCTCAGTTGATGATGTTGAAGCCTGGGGAGAGCCTTCCTCGGGGAAACGCCCCTGTCTATCTGGCCCAAAATATCTTCCGCTGCACTGCTACGAAAGGAAACATGTATACAATGGAAGATAATGGATTTGAGGGCTTCCGCTGTCAAATCCAGGTAAGTAAGACTAAAACTTCTTTTATCGGTTCCACGATCAATGCTTGCTTCAACAAAGACATCGGCTTTGATCCGATTTACACATTATACGAGTTTGCAGAGCAATGCAATCTGGTCGGTGGCCGTAACCCTTATCTCGTCATCAAGGGTCTAGAAGAGTTCAAATTCAATCGCAAGGATTTCCGTGCGAAATTCATCAACGAACCGGATTTCCGGGAAGGTGTGATGAAATGTTTGACTCCATACCTGAAGATGATTCTGGGATCGAAAGAAATGAATTCCCGTGATCCTGATGAGTATGTCTCATTATCATCTCTGATGAATTCATAAAGTTATTTGCTTGAGAGGTAAGTAGCTCAGGCGACAGAAAAGTTGGCTAGAAGTGTGAATACGATCATCTTCTCCTTTACCAAATATGGAGAACGATGTGACACCCTTTAGACATAGGGAGATCCCAAATTATATAAGCACGACTACCTGACGGACCTACGAGTCCCTGTGACTTTATGAGTCTCTTAGATGACAGAATCCCTTTATGGTAATGCATGTGATGACGTAAGATTGCTTGGCCTATATGCTGCGATTGATCCCCTAACAATGCAGCATATAGGTTGTAATCTCTTGGAATACTTGAGTATAAATAAAGTCTAGACTTTATTTAGATTCCAGATGATTTCAAAGGAGATTACAACTATGAGATGGATTATCACAGAAAATGGAGTCCGTTTGAAGCTGAGTGAGATCTCGATGATCTACGCTGAGAATGTAGAAAATGAAGCCACCAAGTTTACTCTGATGGCTGGAATCACAGCTTCTCAGACCGCAGTCATTCTGAAACATGATGTCTCTCACGATACTTCGGAGAAGATCATGGATCGGATCACCAATGTCAACGAAGAGTGGGTATTGCTCGACCTCCGGAAAGAATATGTCGAAAACTAAGAGATTAGATTGGAGGCATATATCTGATGGCGCAGTTTATTCAGACTCAATACAAGGAGTTTGTCAATCTTGACAACGTCCTGACCTTTAATCTTTCCTATAACGAGGAATACAAAGTTTGGTATGTCGTTGCCTATTACCCCGGATCCTATACTGGAAATCATTCCTATATCTCTTCTACGATTGGTGCCTTCAAAACTGAGAAAGAAGCGAAGAAAGCCATTCGTGAAGTGATTCGGAGATCCAATCATCCGGAGGAATATCCAAACGGACTCCTTGCAGACTTTACTGTTGAAGGAGGTCCATACTGAGATCATGGAAGCAAGTAAATGCAATGGTTGTGCCTGCATGTATTGTGACCGGAATGAGAGAATCCCTGGGAATTACCAACCAGGTGTGTCTCTCTGTAACAAATGTCCCAATACCAACAACGGATCTTGCTACAAGTCATCCTGCAATCTGAAAAATGAAAAATAAGATTTCCCCTTACTAGAAATATCAAGATCTAGTAAGGGGACTTTCTTTTTATACCCGTATACTCGGTCGAACCGGTAGATTATGATATTCCCATCAACTTTCAATTATATGCTGATGAGTAACTCTGAAGTATAAATTTCGTTCTGGCGGAAAGGAAGTTGGTGATACAATGTCTATGGGCTCGATCATTGTATCCATACTCTATGATCAATTTTTAGCGAATGAAGTAGAAACCTTACAAATCCCGAATTTACCCAGTTCGGATACGTATTCCTTGGAAGAAGAGAAGTCTTTCTTAAAGAGGACTCTTCTTCTCTGGAATGAGATAGAACTTTTCTTTCATGTAGGAGACGGGAAGATTCGGTATGACATAGATGATAGAGCCGCAGAAACTTTCTGTATATTATTACAGGGATATTATGTCAATCTCTTCAACGTACAGGTGGAGAGAATGAACGAAAAACTCAAGGTCTGTAGAAAGGAAGCCTCTGAGTGTCGTTGGAATGACAATCTCATTCTACAGTATTCCACCTATTATCTCATGAGACAGAATCTTCTCTCGCATATCCGTTACTTACAAGAAATCAACCCGAAATTATTAGGAGTGAAATCGGATCGACTCGATCCTATCGATAAATTAGAATATACCGACTTAAAAAGAGAGGAGCCGAAATCTAGCTTTTTCAGAAAATGCCAATATGGATTGGTGTATGGTCTCTGGAAACTGATAACCATCTAAATACCAATCTCTTTTCCATAGAAAACCAAAGGAGGAAACCAATATGGCAGGCACAGACGAATTTCGTAAAATGGACGAAGAATGGGGAGACAAAATGGAGAAAGTTTTCGGTCCTACTTTGTTAGGATTTCCCGAAGGCGTTGACTCATCCCGTCTCTACATGTTTTCTTCGAATGAGAAGCAGTTCCTTACCATGATGAATCCCGATGTCCCCCATATTCTGACTGGTTATGAGAATATCTTTGGTAAGTATTCTCATGCCTATAAGAAGATGGAAGGGACGTGGGAAGTTAAGAAGATCATCCCCAAGTATGAAGGCAAACATGTCTATTCCATGTTTCTCTACAATGCAGAGACCGATACTTGGGATGTGATCGAGAAGGCAATCGCTGAGAATCTGACCGAAAAGTTTGGATTCGCTTACAATACCTCCAAGATGGATTCTCTCCGAGAGGGAGATACCGTCCAGAATGAGGTACTCTATAAATCAACTTCCTATGATGAGCATATGCAGTATCGGATTGGCAAAAATGCCCGTGTCATGTATGTGACGGACAATGCCACGATCGAAGATGCCATCAAACTTCGCAGAGGATGGGCCAAGGATGTCCAATCTGTGGAAGTGGATGAGGTTCGGGTCTCTGTCAACTCGAACGACATCCTCAAGAATGTATATGGTGCTCCTGGTGAGTACAAATGCTTCCCGGAAGTGGGTGAGTATGTCAAGAATTCCACCGTATGTGCAGTAGCCCGTGTGAATCTGAATCATGCCATCTTTGACTTCCAGGATAAAAGACTTCGTACCATCTCGGATACCGATACCGAATATTTTGCTCCGAAGAATTCTCTGATCTATGACATTGATGTCTGCTACAATGGAGACGATCCCTTCCCGGAAAATGTCTTCTATCGGCAGCTCAAGAAGTATTATGATCAGGAATGCCAGTATGCTGCCCAAGTGTCTGAGATGTGCAGGATGATTGAATCCTCTGGATCTCATTATACTCCTCAGGTATCCTATCTGAATGCAAAGTATCAGCGCTTCAACGATAAAGAATACAAATGGAAAGACAAAGACAGAGCTTTCGCCAATCTGGTTGTCATCTTCAAGACGATTGCTGTGGTGGATCTGGAAGAAGGATTCAAACTCACAGGTCGTTATGGTGATAAAGGTATTATCTCCAAGATCACCAATGCAGGTGAGAAGTTTGGCATGAAGCCTGCGGAGTCTTTCAATCACATCGTTGACAATATCGTGGATCAGCTCAGTGAGGATTCCAATCCGGAAACCATGACTGAGAATGCCAAAGAGGTCTCGATTGTCGATGACTGTGATATGCCCTATTATGTAACCGAGGATGGAGAGAAGGTTGTCGCCGACATTCTTCTGAATTCCTCTGGTTCGATTCGTCGTCTGAATACAGACCAGCTCTATGAAGTAGAAATCAACTTCATCGCAGAACAACTTCAGAGGAAGATCAAGAAGATGACCGACATCGAGGATAAGATGCAGGTTATTTTGAGATTCCTCGAACTCCTCAATCTGGAGCAGCATGACTTCTTCCTCCAGATGTGGAATAGTTGGGATCAGAAATTTGATGTGGATGGAATCCAGGTTGAGATCGTGGATGAAGAAGCAAAGAAGAAATTCATCCAGGATGTCGAGGAGAATGGGTTCTATATCGTCAAACGTCCGGATTCCAAAATGCGGTATGACTGTCTTCGGAAGATCTATGATGAATGGCCGGATATCAAACCCTATGATGCTTACATTGATCTCTTTGGGATCAAAGGTAAAAAGATCATGAGGCCGGTTGTCATCGGCAGCAAATATATGTATCTTCTGAAGCAGACTTCCAATAAGAATTTCAGTGCTCGGTCCACTGGTCGTACTGATAAGAAACAGGTCCCTGCAAAGAGCAATGACAAGAAATCCAATCTGTCTCCCTATTCTCGGTCTCCAATCAAGATTGGTGAGACGCACAACCTCTTTGCAGCTGTGTCGGGTCTGACCATTGCAGAGCACAACCTCTTCACTCGTTCTTCTCCCATTGCAAGAAAGTCCCTGGATCGGATTCTCAAAGCATCGGGAGATCCCTTCGACATCCAAAAGCTCAAGGTAGAAGAAAACTTCACGAATATCAATGTGGACATTCTCGCTGCCTATCTCAAAGGTATGGGCATTGAGCTTGACTTTGATGTAGAGGGAGAATACGAGTATGTCTATCGGGATACGATCCGTCAGTATCGTACCCATGGATTCACTGTGGTGGATCGTCTCTCTCGGAAACCGATTTATGACAAGCTCTTTGATCTCTATAATGAGTTTATGGATACCTATGAAGTGGTCTCCTCGGACAAGGAAGCTCCGATGAAGGCAGCTTGGAAATGGGTCTTCGAACAAGAGGAAGTAAAGAAACTTGATCTTGGCAGTATCACCGAGGAGATGATGTTTATGATCACCTCCAAAATGCATGATGACACTCTGAAAGAATCTTCGGAGGAGGCCAGAGATGAAACGGCAGATGAGGATACTGTCTCGAAATCTGTAACGGAAGAAGAGTGAGACCATCATATGAATACCCATGTCATAAAGGATCTTCAAGAAGACTATAAGAATCATATCAAACAATATGGATACGATCTCATTGACTATTCCCAGTCTGTCCCTGGAGAGGGATATGGATATCTGATCTGTCTTCAGGATTTCCCAATTGCATTCTTGGTAGAGAGATTCCATTTTGTCTGTAATTCACAAGATCCGATTATCATCTACAATGACCCGGATTCTATGGGAAGATGGACTGTACAACCCTATCGATACAGGTCTCATTCAGAGGCTTTCTATAAGATCGGAATGATGTCGGAAGCACCAATCTATCTCAATGACGCTGATCTGGTTGGACTGACCTTCACCTGTCTGTCTATGCGAGACAGTTATCAAAAGAAATTCTTGTTGAATTCCCAGAAACTTTGGGAGATCATCAAGATTTCGACACCAAACTCTTCCTTCTAAGAAGAGTATGGATGGAAGTATCCACTTTATTCTAAGTGGATACTTCCATCCTATTTTTCTTTTATTATGGAAAGGAGAGTTTTATAAGAATGAGGCGCTTAGCATATTTACTTCTTGGAATTGTAATTGGTTTGATGGTTCTTGGATTTCTGTATCTTGGATATGAGTTCTTGGAAGGATCAGCCATCATGTTTACACATCTCGCAGGATTATTACTCTAAGATATTCAAAGGGGAAGATATGAGTATGGAAAGAGAGTATCATTATCCGGATATCATAGGCTTTGATGTATTCGAGAAGACTTCTATCGTGAATGACATCAAAGAAATTGTCTATTGGTATTCGAATTGGTCTTTTGGACTTCAACAGATCGTAGATGGAGATCGGTGCTATCTGTATCCTATCTCTGAGGTTGTTATGATTGAGAAAGATCATACACCCAGGATCGATCATGTCATTCGTATGTCCTATATGGATTCTATGTCCAAAGAGAGGGTTCGTCCCATCTGTATTCCTATAGGATACGGCCAAGAGGAGAAGGATGATTTCATCGAGTTCTACGAGGATCTCTGCAGCAAATTTCTGGATACATATGATCCGGAGGAGATCCATAAACATACAAAGGAACTCATCTGGATGCTCCTCTGTAATCATTATCATGATCATGTCTGCGATGACGAGGAAATCCGAGAAATCGAAGGAAAACTTATCGCTCATAAAGAGTAAGGAGGAAATCATACCATGGAATATCAGGATCACAAAATTCGTCTGGATGTCTTTTCTTTTGCCTCTATGACAGAGGATAAGATCACCGAATGGATGAACTCTGTCTTTGGTACAGAGTCTCTCAATGGTGGAAAACTTCCCGAATTACCCTATGGGTATCTCTTCACCTCTACCGAATCCAATGAATCTGGTAAGTATCTGAAGTTTGGAGTCTATGCCACCTTCCATAAGATTCGGAATCACTACATCGTTCCTCATTATCGGATCGCCCGTGGTGAGGAAGTCACCTATGAGGAGTATCTTGCTACCAATGGAGTGGATTATTCTCTCCATGAGTATGTCGAATCTCCCCATGTCACTGGTACCTATGTCGAATCTGAGGAAGCTCCTGAGCAGAATGGATACTACCTCGACTACGAATACGGATACAAGACCAAGATGGATCTCGAAATGATGGAGGAGGATATCACATCCTTCCTCCGGATTGTGGATGACACCGATGGGAATAAAACCATCTTCCAGGTCATCTAAGGATTAAGCAATAAAAAAGGAAGGCATACATCAACCCACAATGGGATGTATGCCTTCCTTTTTATCAAATATTTGATTGTGTAGATTTTATGTGAAGATAATTGCGCAGAGATGTGAATCAATCTTTGCCGTAGATCCTGATACGCAGTGTGAAGTCGATGGTGGGAGTATCCGAATTGCAGACAATGGTAACCTGCCCATTACCCGGAGTGATAGTGGAGATATACCCCAGGTTCTCACGAATGATGTCATCCGTTTTGGGAGTTCCAGTAGCAACCGCTTTCCAGTCCCAGATTTTATAAGTAGACTTCATGTTGGCACATGTGAAGGTCTTTTTCTTAGAACCATTGCTCTGAGCTGTCCACCCAGAATAGGTGAAAGCGACGGTGAAGGTATCGGTAATCTTGGAATCTCCAATATACACACCATCAGCGACGGTTGCAGGAACGACGAAGGAACCACTGGCGTCTTTCAGCTTACGAAGATAAGTAGCCATAATTGCTAAACGATCCTTTTCGTATGACGATCCCCTATCGTCTTACTAAAACATAGACGGGTCACATTTATATCTACTTAAGTTGGAGTTTTGAGGTTACCCGATATGGGCCTGTAGTATACTCTCTCAGGGAAATAATTCAATGAGAGATAAATGTCTGATGTGATTGGATACATGAAAGAGATCCATATGGAGTTTATCCGAATGATAAGATTCCTCTCCTAACTTGACAGTATCTTGATCATGAAGGATGACCCATTCCAAGACATTGTAGATATAGGGAGAAACTGCATCGGCATCCAGATACAATCTAGTCATAGAGTTATGATTGAGATTGTATTGAATCCTGGTAAGATGATGCATTTCTCTATGGAAGGAGAGGATGAGATTTCCATCATTGAAGACTCTCTTATAGAAAGAAGAATCTTCCTGTGATCTCATGATACAATAAGGATCCACAATCAATGATCTGACATAATCAAATGAATCATAAAATTTGATTTCATTGAATCCAATCGTAGAATATAGATGAAGATCTTTGAGTAACCTCATAAGGATTCTGGTATCTCCTTATCGAAAAGACTTATAAACTCTGTATCAGAATACCAGAAAAACAAAATCATTAAAATGCTAAGTATAGATATGGTGGTGATTCATCCAAATGTCTTGTAATGCAGAACTCTTTGACAGAGTTGTCTTTGAGGCTACCTTTACAGATGTCAAGATCACCAAGGCAGATTATGCTCAATTGGATAAGATTACCAGATTGGCTCTGATGATTTATGAGAATGGCGACATTCAATATCTTCAGAAGATGGTACAGAAACTTCCTGAGATCTATGATACCCAACCGGAGAGAGTTGTTCCTCTCTGTAAGGATCTGATCAAGAAATGTGATACTATCATCTCCAATCTGGAAATCTTGGAAGAGGAGTTTAAGCATAGAGGAGATTTGGCAGGTTACAAGAAGAATGTCAAGGGGATGCAGATCATGCAGTTGATTGGCACCTTGATCATTGTCGCTGTCTCTTCTCTCTTGCAATTGGAGATTCCCTTCATTGCTGCCGGTGGATCTGTATACAATGCATTCTTTATCTCCAAGAATCAGATGATGGATGCAAAGGATATGGACATCTATAAAGCCTATAAGAAGATCAAGAAAGAAGATCCTCTTACTCTGTGCCAGACGAACATTGCCAATCTGAAGATCATGAGAAGGAATCTTCGTCTTCTGATCTCATCATAATACTATACTATCTTCACTCATAAAGTGTGGAAAATAAAATCAAATATATGGAAATCTTACGGGTATCGAAAAAGACTCATAAGATTTCCATATATTATTCTCTTGATAGAGATACATGAACCCGATCTCTATCAAGAGAATTAAATCCACAAAAATAAAAAGAAAGGTATGTGATTGTGTATGAATAAGGGTTACAATTCTGTCATCATCGGCTATTACAAGAAAGAGACATTGGAGGATGGCAAAGAGAATAGGAGAATTGACTCTTATGTTGGGGTCATGGGTGATATGGTATTGATCAGTAACGATACCGATCTCTATACCATGAATGATGGTCTCTACCTCTTTGAGCATGTGACTACCTTCAACATTCCAAAGAGGCCCACCAAGACGATGAGCTTGGTAAGACCTATTGTCTGTCTCTCGGAAGATAGGAGTCTGGATCAGGAGTATATCCATGACATTCTCAAGAAGGTCTATCTAGATCCGACAAAGTTTGAGAAAAAAGAAGACAGTGCCATTGATCTCTCCTTCGAGACTTCGAGATCCTATTTCTCTGTCTATCTCATGAGATCCTTCATGTCCGAGTTTACTTTTTTTAAATCCTATCTCTACAATCGAGGGATGGTGGATTCCAACTGCTCTATGGTGTATCGGACGATGCATCGTTGGATGAGAGCATTGGAAGAATCCTACGAATGGGTTCCTCGGGATGATCATCCCAAGAAAGCAACTCGGTCTTTCTTCAATATTCTCTATATGAAGTTGACTACGAAAGAAGTCACTCTTCTGGAGATTATGGAAAAACTCATTTCTCATTACAGTGCCCATGGAGGAAATAATCTAACAACCGGAGCTTTTGAGGATGAATTTGATCCTCGGTATGACAGACTGGTTCCTATGTATCCATTCGTCAATCTCGATGTGCATCCCTTTGTTGAGATGATATCGGTAGATGACTATACCGTCAAGGTCAATATCGATAGTAAGGAAGCTCTTGATAAGTATCGTCCTTACTTTGAGGAAGGGATCCGTGTCTATTACACCGAGGATGATCCTGCGAATCACTTCATCCTCTATTACAAATTCCCGGCTACCTATGAGGATGAGTTCGAGGATATCTTGAAAAAGGTAGACTTCTCGAATCTCAAAGTTGGGTATGTGGATAGAGGAGAGAGTCGTGGGTATCTCACTCTCAATCCCTCTTTTGGAATCTTCGTGAATATTCCTGAAGAGGACACCATCTTCCAGTATATCATGGAAAGAGCCCAATATGCATACTATCGAGTTCCGGATCATGGCTCTGTGATGTATTTTCCTCTGGATAGATTCCAGGTATTCCCTGGTTTGAATCTGAATGCCACCTTGGTAGATGCTCCTCGAACTTCCGAGTATATGGGGATCTATAGAGGAGACCTCCATGACTACTACCGGGTTCAATTCCCGAGATTGGGATGCACCGGGTATTTCACTGGATATGACATTCGAACCAAGCTGGGTATCTGCATCAACGCAAATATCCAGACCAGAAATATCCGAGAGGATGATAAAGGAGAGCCGACCATTCTCTTCCGGATGTACAAAGAGCCCTATAACACCTCCCTCTACAACTTCATCGACCTCTCTGATTCAGAAGAAAAGGACGATGCCTAATTAAATTTTCTAAATCAGGGAATAATTAGGTAAGGATTATGACTCACACGCGTCTGCCATAATCCTACCATCCTATCCAGTAAAACTCGGTCGGCTTTGCTGGTGAGAGGTACAAATCCCGGGTATCCATGTAGGTTGATTCCGTCCTTCCTACATCTATGGATACCCGGGCATATTTTTTATTTAAAGAAACGAGTATCCATTTCTTTTTTATACAAAGAAGGATGGATACTCGTTTATGGGTTCATCACAGAAGATCATTCATGGTCAATTCTCTCAAGGGAATACTATCTTTGCCATGCTGTCTTGTGGTGATGGCGACATTAGGAGTCTTGCTCCCTGTCAGGTCCTTCGCAATCTTATAGACATTCTCTTTGATTGCGTCAATGTCGGAATCTTTTGCAACTCCGTAGATCTCCATCATAATCGAAGATCCTGTCTTATGGACTACTGATACACAGATTCCGCTTTCTAGTCTATCCATATCTCTTATGAATACCTCTCAAATAAGATTTTTTGATCACTTTGGTTTTGATAAGTATAAAGAGCGTGATGACCGAAGAAAAGCCTTACTAATTCGTTTGACTATAAAATAGCCTTATTTTTAAGCATGATTACACAGGGTTAATATCATCTTTGTATGAGAGGTGATTGAATGCCGAACTATCAAAACTATCAGAAGGCTGGTTTGAGCTTCAATCTAGATTCCTTTGGAAGACCATTGGAATATTCTGGGAAAGATGCATGGGCTCGATATATCCTCGAACTCATGTTTTATGAACCCGGTACATTCCCCTCGGATGAAGGAATCGGTTGTCACTTGACTGCCCAGACTTTTCAGAATGAAGAGTATATCCAGCATACGGTGGTGCCTAATATCAACGATGCTGTGCAGAAATACTGCGAAGATATCCCATTTGATAGTGTGGATGTAGAATTGCCCTCCGAATATCCCGATGTCGCTATTTACCATATTAACTTCCGTACCGATGCCGATACCATTGAATGTGTGACGGTTGTCGCTAAGGAAGTCGCTGACTATATTGACTATTCTATTCTGTAAAGAAAAGGAGAGAAACTCTAAATGGCGAATAAATCTTTGGAAGAAATCGCAAGAGAGGCTCATGCCAAGCATATGAATGAGCTCAATCAAGCGAAAACCAATGACAATACTCCTACCAATGAACCTGCTTCTTCAGAAGAAACTTCGAAGGAAGCAGGGACTGTTATTACTGATGACGATTTGGATGTCGAAGAAGCACAGACCATCATCCAGCAAGCTGAGCAGAGTCAGGCAAATCCTGATGTTGCTAAGAAGGATGAATCTATCCGTATGATCACCAAAGATGATATTGCTTCTTTGATGCCTGATATGGAAGCTTCTGTGAGAACCCGTCAAGCAGATGCTATCCTGAAGAGAATGCAGGAATATCGGAATCGCCTCATTACCGAAGAAGGTATGACTCCTGAGGAAGCTACCAAAGCTGTCCAGTCTCGTACCAAGAGAGAAACCAAGGCTCTCAATGATAAGTGGCTGGATGATCATCCTCATACGGGTGTCATTACCATCGAAAAAGGAAAAGAAGATCAGCTGCAGCTGACAGAGGAAGAGCATCAGAAACTGGTCTCTACCAATGTCATTGAACTGCATCTGGTTACATCTGAAGATCTCAAGCATACCAAGCTGGCTTCGGTACCTGAGTCAGGCTCCAAGCTGGATTATATCCGGACTCTGAACTCTATGGCTGCTCGTACGGTTGCCATGCCTGCTCTGGGTGACACTGTTACCTTTAGAAGTGCTACCTCTGCTGAGATCATTCGTTCCGGTATCTCTCTGGAGACCAAATCTCCTCTTGAGAGTATCGACAAACTTTCTACGTTCTTATATGACCATTTCATGCAATGCCATACCTTCTCGAAGTATGATGACAAGAATGCTGTCACACTGAGCTATCAGGATTTCTGTGACAAATTCCCCTTCTTCGAGATTCCCATGGCTGAGTATGCAATCTACTCTGCTTCTTCTCCGGAATATCTCACCATTGATCTGTCTTGCAATCGTTGCCGTAAGCCCTTCAAATGGGATATGCACCCAGATAAGATGCTGAGCATCAAGGACTTTGATGAGAATTCTCGTAAGGAGTTTGATGCCATTCATGCTCATTTCAATGATGTCGAATGGCTGACCAAGCATTCTAATGAGAAGATGCAGGCTACCATTATGGAGTCTCCTATCTCTAAGAACCGCTTTGTTGTACAGACTCCTTCTATCTCCAGAGCCAAACAGGTGATGCAGGCTGCTGATAATCTGCATTTGTATGATGTGGATGAAGGATCGGATGAAGCTGATCTGAATACCACTGTCATTGCATGTGCTATGATGCTCAATAGCCTCTACATCTACAGTGACAAAGATAAAGGATATATCTACTTTGGACCGGATGAGATTGAAGATGTCCTGAGATTCCTTCCTTCTCTCCCCAATGAAGATTTCCGTATGATCAATCAGTTCTCACTCAACTATTACTACAGTCCTGCTTTCTCTTCTGGGCAGATTACCTGCCCGAACTGCAAGCATGAGATTGAGTTCACTCCCACTGCGGATCAGTTGCTTTTTCTATATGCCCGGGAGGAATTCAGGATCCAATAAACGGGTACTTCTCGTATGTTGAGGAACTCCTGGACCTATTTGCCGGGCAACTGAGTGTCGAGGATATCAAGAATCTCTCCTTTGGAGAATTGGAAGTTCTTAAGAGAAGAAGAGAAGCTCGTATCCAGAGACAAAATAACTCGAAAGAATCCAGAGCTCTCAATAAACAGATGAGGGCAATGAAGCGATAATAAAATACAATCTTCCGTCTGACAGCAGACTCGAGGTGATAAAAGACCATTGAATAAAATCGATATCTTTAAGGATCTATCTGTCAATGATCTCCGGAGTGTTGATGGGGATAAGTATTCTACCATCTTAGGAGATTACTATGGACAATTCACTGATTTCTGTAATTTTATTCAAGATCAGTGTGTAGATAGTCCTGATTTGGAACATCACATCGAGGGGTTGTCTTGCTCGATTGACGATACAGGTGCAGAATTCTCTGTTTCTCTTGATACAGGAGATACCAAAACGATTCACTTTGATGATCCTTCCAAAATCGTGAATAAGGGTGAAGGAAAGATCGTCTATAGGAGAGGAAGTTTTCCAACCATTCAAGAGATCGAAGACAGAGAGAATGAAAAAGAAAGATTGGAAGCTGAAGCAATTTCACTGAAAGCTGCCAAGAGATCTCGTAGGTCACAAAATAAATAAAAAAGAATGGGTACCATCACAAGGAGTTACAATACACTCCAAGGATGGTACCCATTCTTTTTATGTCTTAGATGCGGTTAAAGGGAACCACAACAGGTCCAATGAAGGGTCCAGTTTTGAACCCTATACCGCAGATGATCTTCTTCTGAGAGTGCATTCCTTTATTCTTCAAGAACAGGAAGGGGAAGCTAAACGCATTGGTGAGATACATGTTGAATCCAGTTCTGGTATATGCCGTAGAGATCGTTCCACTCTTGATTCTATCGATAGCATACTTCCGATATGCTTCATAGAGATCCTCCGCAAGAACGTTAGTAGATGGATCAATATCGCAATATTTATCGATGAAGTCGAGAACCAGAACCCACGGAGCCAATCCATTCGGGATGACCGATCCATCCTCAGAGCACAATCCGAACTTCTTCTTGGCTTCTCCCTTCAGACCAAAATTCCGGATGATGATCATGTAACCGGCATTGCCTTCAGTCGTTATATTCGGGAAAGACTCTCTAAAAGCATGTTTAAAGCTGTCGAGAGACCCATAGACCGTATCCGATCCATGAGTGCCGGCGTAGATAAGATATGCCCGATACAGATCGAGCATACTCATATCGCAGTATGGATCATGAGGATCTTTCTTCTCGCAGCAGTCATCCACGAAATTATCGAAGACACTGGAATAGGATTGAAGTATCTCTGGATTATTAGAATACCGTATCTTCTTCATATAGAGATACGGTTCTTGTCCGATGACTTTACAGAATTTCTCGTATAATTTATTACCGGCATGATACCAATGACCATCCGTGTATCCGCTAAGAATACCGCGAATGGAATAAGGATGAGACTCGAATTTAAGAGAGAAATCGGGCTCTGTAATCTCAGGATTTTCTTTGATCATGTTGGTCATGTACTCAAAGATCTGATAATCGGACAGAGCCCGGATCTTGAGGTCAGAGAGAAGTTCAGAATCCTCTTTATTCTGGCGTCCTCTTTTGGTTTCATAGTTTAAGTATTTCATAGCTAATCTTCCTTTGTTTTTCTTGGTTGCGTTGACCACCTGCAGAAAATTAATAGTGATCAACGGACTTTAATCGCTGATACATCTGCATCAGCTGGCCATTCACGGACTGCCCGAGATCCATTCTCCAAATAGATGCCAGAGAGATGTAACTCGATGCATTTCTGTTTTGGATTATCGAATTCTCATCAGTGATCACAGAAGGTCTTGCCTTCGTATAATCCGCATGAAGCATCCCATCCTCATCAGCTTCCACAATAAGCTTGATCACCATAGGACGAGAATACTCTCTTCCTGTGGTGATTCGAAGAATGAGATCCTGAGAATTTTCGTAATAGGGGAAGATATTCTCCACTCTCATAATCTCCCCGCCACATACGAATTCATCATGTTGATAAGCACGGACATAACCATCCATACTGACAAGAATGTGATCCGCATACATCAGTCTATCCATAAGGTATTTTCACCTCCTTTCTAGTTAGATAATATACATACTTTTTCATCTAACTTTTTGATTCAAATAAAAATAATGGGTTAATGTTGAGGAGACCTTGGATCGTTCTCCTTACATTAACCCATTACGTACGCTTTAGAAATTATATACGAGATTCGTCATATCAGACGAAGGAAGGATTGAATTTCTGTTGATCCCTTTTATAGGTCTCTACAGCCTGCCGATGGAAGTCATCGTCTTCCCCGACAAACCGTCCGAACTTCTTCTCTTCCTCAGCCCGATAGATATCTTCACAATCCCGATAGAATTTCTCGATTTCCTCGTCGATGGTCCGAGCAAAGTTGCTGCCATTCTTCTTCCGTTTCTTCATACGGTCAACGGCCGCAAAGTCTCTCTTCGCATTCTTCTTGGTATACTGATGATTCTTACCACGATTGCGGATATTCGAACCCTCATCGATCTCGTCCAGAATATCTTTATAGATCCGATCGGTTTCCCGCTCATCACGAGTACGGATTTCTTCCATATCCCGATCGAGTTTATCCATATTGATCTTCTGGGTCACAGTCTCAGCTTTCTTCGCCTTCTTAGTCATCTTCTTAGCAGCCTTATACTTTACCCAGAAAGTATATGCAATGCCACCAATCAGAGCACCAACAGCAAATGCCTGGGGAACGGTCAGCGAACCAATAGTCGTAATGATCCCCTTGAGACCGGCACCGATAATAGAGCCAATTGTTGCGGACATGATGATCTACCTCCTTTCTCAAAGCACTTTCAAATACTTTAAAAGAGATATCACATCGGTGATGTTGAGTCCCTACATCCTTCTACTGCAAGTAAATAATATACAGAAATTTTTGATTCTTTCAAAGTGCATGAAATCCAGTGACAAAACACCCCTTTAAAATCTAAGCTATGTGAAGGCAGGTGACACTTGTAATGGCTGTTAGTCCTGTTGATATTGAGATCCTGCAGGATTCTGCATTGGGTGCTATCTCTAACACTTACAGTACCATGTCGAGCGACGATTTTCACGATCTTCACGGCATTTACGAGAAAAATCAGAATGCTCGATTTGACGGCTTTAACCGATATGGTCTAATCTATCCAGATGATGAGATTGATAATTTTATCACCTATGTATTTATGGTCAGGCCAGATCTCAATATCGTGCATTTCAATGGTGGCGCATCTTCTACCCGAACTGCTATGTTATCGGAATCTGCTCAGGCGGATCCCGTTTTCAATTATTTCTTCCAAACTGCTGAAAATAGAGAATTATTAGAGATGCTGTCAGCTGATTATTCCTCGTATCACGATTTCGTTCCTTTCCTGGTAGGTAGAACCAAGTCTATGCCCATTCAGGATTTCGAAATCAGAAACGATGCTGTGGGACAGCTCTTCAGTAACTACAAATACTACATTCTCGGAAAAGCAGATGAATCTACTTCGGGAATTAGTTTTTCTATGGACTTCAGAGATGACAAAGATCTCAGTGTAGCGAAGTTCTTCTATCTCTGGGAATACTATATTCATCAGGTGATGGATGGACAGATCTATGCGAATGATGTCTATAGAAGAAATAAAATTGCTGATTATTTCACCAGCATCTATGTCATCATGTGTGCTGCTGATGGTCAGGAAATCAAATACTTCTCAAAAATCACCGCAGCGGTTCCCACTGGGGTACCTCTCAGTGATTTTTCTTTTAACCGAGGTGGAGCTCCGGATACGGATCGTTCCATCTCGTTCGTTGCAGCTAGTATTGAGCATTGGAATCCTATCATTGTGAGAGAATTCAATTACAATGCCCATGTGATGAAGAATATTCAGACACGAGCTGGTACCGGTGCGGCTGCTGATCTTGGTTCCAATAATCAGAATATCTATTTTGGTGCCTCGGTTGGTAAACCTTCGACTCCAGCCCAGATGAGAGAATATTTCGAACCTCATCACGATAATAAACTCAATAGTGGCAGAATTATCACAGGATCTCCTATGATAGTCGCCAATAGTGAGGGTCGCTACTATCTGCAATGGATCAAGTATGATCATGAGCAATAAGGAAAGAAAGGAGCTTACCTGAGATATGGCTGGATCTTTGAGAGACTATACAGATCTTACGACTGCGGTCAAAGACTGGATAGATGACATTGCTCCTAAATACTTTAACTTTGATCAAGTAGCGAATTATCGTACAGGTATCTTCGGATATATCAACGAAGTTATGGGTACCGTAACGGAAGATGTCTTCAATGCGGTTTCTGTAGCTCGTAGAGAGTTCTATCCGACTCATGCTCTGTATGATGAATCGATTTATCGTATGGCAGCTCTGCAGAGACTGGATGCTCCTATGAGTGTACCAGCTCGTGTCAGATCCGTTCTTGTTATTAAAGAGAATGACATCATCAATCTGATTAAGAATTCTCAATCCTACACCATCCGGGATGATATCAAGTTTATGGCAAATAAGATTCCCTTTATGCTGGATCATCCTATTGTGGTTACTGGATCGAAATATAACGGATTGATTCAGGATACTGTTAATACCGGTACCAATGCCATTGCTCGTAGAGACAATTACGTCTATACGATTCGCTATGATATCTCTACCAAGAATTCTCTGGATACAGACAATACTGTCTATCTCCAGAATAAGATTGTGACTCTGAATGGAGAAAGACTGATTCTGATCACATGCTTCCTCCGTCAGGTTACTATGACAGAGAAGAGTATTGCGATTACCAAGAACTCTTTGGTCGATGTCGTTACCAATGATATTGCTATTTCTGGTAAATTAGCATCCTTCGAAGTCTTCTATCAGGAGAATGCCAATAGTGCAGAAGTTCAGTTGGAAAAGATTCTCTTGGGTTCGGATACACCGAGGACTCCCTTTGTGCAGTATATGCTTAGGGATAACAACACTCTTCGGATTCACTTCCCTGCCAATATCTACTTCAACCCGAAGTGGAACTCTACCATCAGAGTGAGACTCTACACTACCTTGGGTGCAGATGGCAACTTTGATGAATATAAAGGGAATCTTACCTGTACCTTCCCCAGTACCAACACACCCAGACAGTCTACTGTCATTATTGATGGTCAGACCATTGGTGCTTCTACTGGCGGTGTCGATATCGAAGAGATTGAGCAATTCCGTACTGAGGTTGAGTATGCCTATGCTACCAACGAAACCATCTGTACGGATGCTGACCTTCAGAGATATTTCGACAAGAAGATGCTGAATGATACGAATAAGATCGTATTCTTTAAGAAGAGAGATGACGTATTCCAGCGTCTGTATGGTGCCTTCATGCTTATGAAGGATACTGCTGGTATGGTGATTCCTTCCAATACTCTGAATATCGAATTGAATCAAGGTGTGGATCAGACCAATAGCACCATTGTCAATCCCAATCTGGTAGACACTCGTACTTCAACGTATGAAGATGTCATTACTCAGATTGAGAAATGTGCTCTTGATCTTCCTAACTTTGATAATCGAATCACCAGTGTGACTCAAAATAAAGATACTTTCCTCTTTAGTGGAGTATCTACTACAGACTTCATCGAAATCTTCCTCAATAGTATTACGAGATACTATCGTATCAGAGATTGCTATGAGGATTATGTTGATATCATCTCGATTGCTGGATCTGGCCAAGGATCCGTATCCATGACTGTGAAGCATACGGGATACTCTGACTTCGATGATTACTATGAGACTTCAGATCGTCTGATTCTGAAGCCTGGTGCAATCTTCCGATATGGTGAAGAAGGATACAAGTATATGGGTCTTAGAGATCATAACTTCTCTCTGGCGACGGATATGAATAACTACGAGAAAATCTCGGATGCGATTCGTACTGCCATCAGAAGACTCTATATGTATTCCGAAGACATCATCGTATCCGAGATTGATGGTGACCATTTCGAAGTCACTGGCGTCGCTTTGGACAAATTCATTGCGGACATCATCGAGTATGTGCAGTTGAATAATAAGATCACAATTAAGCATATGGAAGACTATACTCAGATTGAGGAGGAAGATGGAATTATCTATGCAGATATCTCCTATTTCCTCTATACCAATCCGTTTATTATCTCCATCATGCGTAAACCCAATGCGGTGATGTATTATCTCAACTCTGTCAATACCAGACTGACCTTCGACTACAAGACGATTGCCGATGGCGCAGTCAGCTACATCCAGTTCCTCCTCAATAGTATGAAGGTAACTCGGAATGCTATTGTAGGTGAGAACTTCTATGCATTCGAGGCTGTGATCACTCCCTCTACAGAAGAGACGGATTTCCTGGATCTTGCTTGTGATTACAATGATTTGGATATCACAAAAGAGAATGATGCAGATGGTACCATCCTGATTCGTGCTAAGAATAGTGGCTATGTCTCCATCATTCGGTACGAGGAACCCTTTACCATTGGTACCGGTGATAATCGTGTGGATTATCGATCCGGTGTCTATGCTACGGTCGTCTATGATGATGGTACTTCTGAAAAGATTCGTGTATCTTCTCAGAACTGGTCTCTTGGCACTTCCAACTATCAGTTTGATGCCGGATATACCATGCAGTATGAAGTTGCCGATACCTTCAATAAGAATGACATTCTTGCCATTCGTAAGTTGAAGGATAAGCAGCTCATGCGTATGATGCTGATCGTCAATGGAGAAGAATTTACTGAGAATAACGGTAGATTCATCCCGATGGTATTGGAAGAGTACGATCAGGAAAATAACTATTATACATTCCGTGGTTATGTGCAGGCTTCTGATATGATCTCTACGGAGAATACTACCATTCTGTCTCATGGTGTCTATGATGCAAATGGCAATGAGGTCGATACCAAATCTGCCAATATCACAATGAATAACTGCACATTTGATATCGTAACCTTTATCAAGTATGCAGACAATAACAACCCTGGAGAGTATGGAAGCAACCGGTATATTCTTGGAAACTATACGTTTACCAACCAATATACCATGGCTGAAACCGAATCCTTCTCCTTCATTGAACCCATTGAATTCATCCGGTCTACTGCTATTGCAGAATATGATCCTTTCAGTGATGACCCGATCAATGAAACTCAGAAGAGTTATGGTAAGACTACCTATACTCTGAATGGAGTTCCTCTGATCAAGGCTCAGTGGGTTAAGAATATCGAAAACTCACAATTCCTTGTAAGTTGCATCCTCTCCAATTACAAAGAGATCCGTGATGTCTATACCTATCTGGAAGAGAATTTCTCTATCGATATGAAATTCTTCAATACCTATGGTAGGTCTAGATTCTATCAGGTTGGATCTGGCAATGATCTTGAGCAGAGGAAAGATCTCGATCATGTCAACTGCACTCTCAAGTTTGGTATCAAGCTAGATACTCTGTCTTCTGAGGCTGACTTTAGAAAGCGATTCTCTGCTTGGGTCAAGAATTACATTGAGTCTGTCAATGAGATTGAGAATGAGGGTCGCTCGATCTACATGATGAACCTCATTGCAGATTGCAAAGCCAACTTTGATGAAATTCTCTATATGGAGTATTATGGATTCAATGACTATGATAGCTCTGCACAGAAGATCGTATCGAACTTCACGACTAAGATTCGTGATCTGGGTTATAACGAGTATGTGCCTGAGTTTATCAACATCGATACTTCGAATGAGAATTACGAATTGGTGACCTCTATTGAGATCACCATGTTGGAAGAGTGAGGTGAAGCTTCTTTATGAATTACGATATCATGGAAGCAGAGCTCTCTACCAAAGAGAGAAATCAATTGAAGGATTCTCAGTTTGGGATTCCTGAATTGAGAAAGTATCCTCTTACGGATGCTGCCCATGTGAGATCTGCTATCTCATATTTCCATAAAGCACCTCCTGGTAAGAAACGCGCTCTTGCTTCTCGCATTAAGAAAGCTGCCAATAAGTATGGAGTCGAGATTGATCCTTCTTCTGAAGTAGCTCAGTACCTCTAATGTGGAGCAGGTTTAAAACACGTAAATAACGATTTTATTTCCACACATTCCAAATAAAGGAGACGGATAGCAATGAAGATCAATAATGCTGTCTATCAAAGCTCCGCTTCTTATAAGCTTCTCAACACGACCTTCGCTGCGATTGTCAATGAGGCCTTCATGGATGCTCTTCCGTTCAATCGTCTCGACATGAGTGAAGAAAATGAGCGGACTCTTGCGGAGTACACTCTGAAAGTGGTTGAGAGCTTCGGAGGCTTTGATACTCTGACATACGCAATGAATAATGAGAAGGATCCTGCAAAGAAACAGTTCCTCTCTGATATGCGGGACGTTTGTCTGGAAACGGCAAATCGTGCAATCTCCCGTGTTTCCTCTGGCAAGAAAGAAATTGCTAGAGAAGATATGGTAGCGCCTACTCTGGATAAGAAGGAGTATGCGGAATACGTCGAGAAGGCTGACAAGCTGGATCTCGATCGTGTTGCTGAAATCGTCAAAGAGAAAGTGCTGAAGACTCTGGATGAAGAGCGTGAAGCACGTGCTCGGAATGACGAGGTCAATCAGGCTCTGAAAGAAGCCATCGCATCTCAGGATGAAGAATTTGATCATTCTGATGATGGTATGGAAGATGAGGAAGATACCGATGAAGAGGATACATCCAAGGAAGACGAGGATGAGGAGGATTCAGAGGAAGATTCTGATTCAGAAGATGAAGAGGACGAGGAAGACGAAAAGAAAGATAAAGGTGAGAAGAAGGATGACTCCTCTGACGAAGATGGAGACGATTTGGATGCTACCGAATCTTTTCTTACTCGTATTTCCGGCGGTGCTCTTCGGAGACCTGACCAGCACAAATCCTTCTTCAACTCCATCCTGAATAAGGCTATGGAGCAGATTGTGGCTACAGAGAATGTGGCTTTGATGGATACCGATGAGATCTCTAAGGATCGTATTCTGGATCTCACTCTGGAATCCACACTCCCCGATACCTTTATTACCAAAACCAGTCCGGATCGAGCCCTCGACTTCGTGATGAGTTATACTAACTCTCAGAAGCTGAATAAGGATGAGAGAAAGACTGTGGTTGAGTCTGCTCTGGTTGATGCGACTATCGCCTACACCATGATCGAGACTCTGCATACCATGAACCTGGTGAAACCCTCTGTCATGGATCTGAAAGCCGTTACAGAGGCTTACAATCCCATCCAGAGAAAGTATAACGATATGAAGACGATTGTTGCTTCCTCTGTGGCTCAGACCATTCGGAATTCTCGTCCTCGGTTCAATATGACCAAGTATGAGAAGATTGATGCTCTGGAATCTGGGATTGAAAATCTGACCAAGCTGAATCAGTCTATTCCTACAGATGATCCCTACTTCGATAAGTCTCATCAGGCTCTGTCTTCTGCTATCGAGTCTATGCAGTCTACTCTGAAAGAGCTCAATGCTCCTGTGAATGTCCGTAAGGAAACCATTCTGGAGCAGAGAGTCATGGAAGGCTACAAAGCTCAGATGAATAAGATTGCCAGTCTGGTTGACTTCTATCATGGAAGAGCTCACAAAGTTGTCTTGGAGCATTATGCGGGCAGCCCTGTCATGGATGTCAAGATCTATGGTGCTGGGTACGATCCTCTGATCACAACTCATATCACCATGGAAGGATTCAATGGTGGCGCCAGTGAGATGATTGGCATTGCCCATGGAACCAAGCTTGATGAAAAGGATATGCCCAGTGTCTTCTATAAGAAGATGGATGGATCTGGCAAAGAAGTCATGATTCGCTAAAGACAAAATAAATACCTAGTATGATTCTTAGTATATAGAAACTAGAATCATACTAGGTATTTTTGTGTTAGTTAGACACCAGAGCTCCGATTGGTCTCTTGGTTGACTTTATTCTCATCCACTTCCAGATTGGCTTTCTTGAAGAAATCATCAAATTCATCCCAGTTGATATACGGAGCATACTTTCTCGCAGCCAACTGCATAAACTTGGTCTTCTTCTGCTCATACTTGGGAATAGACTGCGTATCTTCCCCATAGTAGATCGAGATCAAGACCTGCATGAGAGTCTGAAGATTACCCAGATTCTCAGAGTTATTCGAGACAGCCAACACTTTGGGTCTCGGGAAATGGAATTCAAACTTATTTCTCACAGCATCCTTGACACTATCCGACAATTCAGAATTCTCTACCAGCTTCTGATAGAATTCTGTCAGAGGTGTCTCAAAGTCCATCTGATACGAAGCAATATGAGAGGCAAATTTAATATTGCCTGTCTCAAATCCCTTAGCAAAATCAGATTGACCAATATATTCCATGATGACACTCGGCACACCAGTACCAAGAATTGCCATCTGCTCAAGCTTATTCTCATACTCAGGAGACATATCCACTTGCATACCTTCCTGAGTCTCGAATTCTGCCAATCTCTTACCAGATCTAGAGTTCGGAATGATCATATTCTGATTTCTTCCAAACTTACTGAAGACCATATTGGTAGAAAGAAGATCACTGAAGGTAATCTGGGTCTCCTGGATATTCCGAATAACTCTCTGGACCTGATTTCCTGTATGAACATCAATGGGTCCTTTTGCCAGATATACCAAGGTCTTATCGGCACTCTTATTGAGATAATTCAATAGACGAGATACCATAAGGCTCAAAAGAAGTTTTGCAGGGAAGAGAGAATTCTGAAGCATAGAGACTCCATTCTCATTCTCATCTTCATTTACCTTGAATTCAATTACATACTGAGCAGGAATAAACTGAATGTGATATTCGTTATCCATATACCCATTGTAATTGATACAGTCTGCAATGACCTTCTTAAAGTTGGAATTGGCAATGACGAATTTCTTATTGAATCTACGGATGATCTGCTGTGTCATAGCCTGGATGATGGTATCCACAACAGCGGTTCTCTTCGCATCTGTGAGATTCACAGTGCTAAAGATGGTATTGTTAGAACCAGATCCAAGTACAGACTGAGTATTGATCATGGGAGTACCATTCCGACTCATCGTCTGATTCTGGGTACCACCATTGCTCTTTCTCACTGCGACATAATAATATCCTACGGTCTCATCCATCAACTTAATCGGAATCATATTCCGAGGGTTGATATACTTCACATAGGTACCAGTCTGTCCGAATCCATGCTCGGCATTGATTTCGACACCTTTGTTAGTATTGACTACACCGGCATCATTCACTCCTGTGATAGGTGTCTTTCCAAAATACTTGGTATAGACTCCCACATAGGAAGGGTCATTCACAGTCACCTGTTTGCCAGATGCTTCCATGGCTCCTTTATCTAGACTTCTTGTATCCAGAAGAAGATCTTCCAATACAGGAGAGCCAATGATTTTCACAGTGGAAAGATGCTCTTGAATGGAGGATACGAATTCTTTGTATTTCTTTTTATTCTCCATTTTATCTGAAGGATCTTCTCCACTCATGAGAGATTCCACCACAGAGTCAGCATCCAATTTCACCTGAAAGTCTTCTCCACTGACAAAGGCCTCAAATGTGGAAGATTCCGTAATCTTACCAAACTGCTGACCTGTACCAGTGGCAACTGCTTCCGCTCTTTCTCTGGAATAATTCTCAAAGAGATCATTGTAAGGAATCGCATAGATGTAATACGTACCAGATACCAAAGTATTCTTTACGATTACATTCTTGATCTTCTTCTGAAGTTTCAGATCCTTTTCAATTTTCTCAATTTCCTTCATCGTCTGATTTCGAATAGACTCGGATACAGACGAATCGAAATCAATGGTACGACTAATGGTACCATTGAGAGAATCAGAGGCTACGATTGCATCCTGAGTGGTAGAAACCGCTTCACCCAAAGCAGGAATAAATTTACGGATAAATTCAAGATCCGCCATTTCCACAAACTTATTGGAATAGATATCTTGAAAATATCCATAGAGATCTCCGGAACTTTGCTTCAACTGTCTAGTGATATCCATCTGATTGACATCTGTCATCACCCGACGGTTTCCATACTGAGAACTTCTTGTCATGGGATCATTCTGCAGCATCTGCATAAAGTCCACGACAGAACCACCAGAGATACCATGAATGATATCGTTCTGCTGATTTAATACCTTTTGAAAACGATCATTTCGATCGACAATATCTTGGATAGGCTCATAAGAAGGATCGGCAAAACCCATAAATTTGGTAATGGCTTTGTCTAAATTCGAAGCTTTCTTATTTGCATCAGCTGCCCTCTTCTCATCCGTCTGTCTTGTATTTCTTGCCAAGAGGAAAACACTCCTTTCCATAAGGCTCATTTTAAGGCTGTGTTTTCGTGTAAAAAATAAAGGGTACCCAGAATCCTGTCTCTGGGTACCCTTTATAAATCTTTTAGTCGTCATCCACCATCATGATGGCGATGATGGAATAGAGAGTGAAGTTCGAATACTCTTCTCGGATGCCAATGTAATACTTCTCATTGACACGATCTGCATTGAGAAGACAGACATCCATATGGATCACTTTACTGATCATGGGGAAGGAAGAAGGACTGAGCATCATATCCACAGATCCAACTTCTTGCTCGACATTGTTGAAGATGACGGTGTAAGAGATTGGCTTCTTATCCATCAGCATCTCCAAGGCATTGTCTTCGATTGGGATCCACTCTTTATCCGGAGTATGAATGAGCTGCTCATAATACTCCGGAAGTTTCTTATAGACTTTATAAGCCTGAAGTCTTCTTGAAGAGGGATCTTGTAAGATCGGAAGCTTTGTCAAGGTCACTTCCAAGACATCATCCTTATAGATCTTGATCTCAGTATCCGTATCCTCAATCCAAACTCCCTTAGTCTGGATCTTCTTATCTTTCAATTGACCCAGCATGGTATCCAGATCGGTACAGAGCCATTGATAGAGGGGAGTCATCTCATTGTCATGGATGACAGCAAAGGATTCCTTATAGGTACCATCCTTCATATTGAGGAAGATCTCATTCAGATCTGTCTTGACAATTCCTTTTGCCAGTGGTTCCAATGCTTTGATGATAGAGACAAAGCTTCTCCATTTGGAAGTGACGATATCTTTTTCTTTCTTCGCCATAATCAGAATCACCTTTCTTTATATCTTATGCAGTCTTCTTCCTGGTGATGACCATATTATTCCGAACCAACTCATCATAGTCAGGAAGATTGCAGAATTGAGTGCCGATGTGAACCACATCATCAAATGCCATAAGCATGGTAATGGTGTCACTCATATTCAACTTATACTTGGCAGCATCTTCATCAATGAAGTCATAGTTATACATCGGAAGACGATTGAATCGGTAATCCATCATATCCTCTGCAGTAAACCGAATGGCATTGTTTACGATGCGATGCTCCTCGATCCATTTCGGTCCTTTATTGACATAGATCCAATCATAGAGATCATCCACAAATTCGACTCTGGCAATGAGAGTTTCCGAAGACATATTCGAGAGAATAATCGCTGTGGGATACTCAGATGTGATATCCATGTCACCGACATTGTTATGAATACGAGAATTGAGTCTCCCATTGATTTTGAAACCAGTGGGAAGCATTCGATTCGGATCCTGGACCATGGCACCAGAGAATTTCTTTTTCTTCTTGGAGGAATCATCCTCTTCTTCCTCATCATCAGAAGTATCCACCAGATCATCCGGATCTACCATGGCATTCATCATGGCATCATTCTCGTCCGAAGCAATGTCGTTACCAGATCCATAGAAGAATGCTTGCTGTTTGAGCTTCTGCTCATCATTGAATTTATTGAAGTTATTTCCTGGGATATAATCATGCTCCAGAAGAAAGGTAGACAGAGAGTTTGTCAACTGAATTGTGGAAGTAAATACCTCATTGGCCAATAGACCATCTTCCAACATACGAGAATAGACAGAGGAGATATCATCTGTCTTTCTATGGATACCAAGCTGCAGCAGAGTATCTTTGATGGAGTAGAGACAATACTTCCAGAAGTTCTCATAGGGGAGTTCCTTGATAGACCCTTCTTCGGAATAATCCAGTTTTGTATCTCCAATCTCCTTCTGTGCAATGACATTCAACTTCAGAGAAGGAATCTTACCCATAGCAGATCGCAAACCTGCATAGATGACCATTTGGTCAATAAAGACAGTTGGATGAGCAATCTGACAGGTATGCTTTCTCTTATGGAAGAGAGGATTCTTATCCTCTACAAAGAGACATTCTTTTGCCAGGAATTTGTCACTGCATATCAGTTGAATGGGATCACTCAGAATCTTATCCGGTCTACTGGTCAGATTGGACATATCGTATGCGGCGTTCCATGCTTCCGCAAAGTCGATATTCAAGACATCCAGTAGCTTAAAGAATTTCGAGATCATCTCCTCTTCACTCTTTAAGAAGAGAATATGATATTCCAATACTCCATAGGATTCATCAAACATCTCATGGAGTTCTTGGACATATTCCTTGACATGCTCTTTCAGATGCTGGACTTGATCCCGGTAATCGTAATAATCCCCAGTAGCTGGATTGATGGTATGGGAATGATTCTGAGGTTCGAGAATGAATTGATAGACAGTCTCATTCGATACATCGATGAAGGCAATCAGACTAATGGGGCACTCACCAGGTTGAGGAAAGTGATCAATGTCAATGATGTCATTCTCAATATCGAAGAGGCCAATATTCAAATTAAAACTATCCGGGACATTATACTCGTGAATGAATTGAAGGGCATAATAGTTTCGGATATCCAGATTGGAGAATAAGACGAATGGGCTTGTCTTTGCAAGATCAATGTCTTCATCCTGCAATCCAAGAATCTTTGCAATTTGCCGATAACGATTTCTATATCGTACTTTATGAGGTTCTAGGTACTCCTTCTTTACCCAGGTACGATTGAATCTAACAGCTTCTCGATATTCCGATTTTACGATCCAGACTTCAATCTCTGGTTTGATGATATTCTGAACCTTGGTCTCTCCAGAAGCTACGTCTTTATAGATGATGGTCAACACATCATCTGCATTAAAATTCCTTTCATTGAAATAGAGATAATTCAAAGGTAGGACCTCTTGATTTGGTCCTACCCCATCCAAAAATTTCATAGTCTTTACCTCCTGCTTTCATATGGATATGATATATGCAAAATCTTGAAAGTTCATGACTTTTAACACTTTTGTAATTTTACGATTGAGGATTTCTATCCTCTGGAGATTCTAAGGAGGGTATGAAGGAAACTATGAGCAGACTCTTAGATTCTATGAAAGCGATCCCGCCGCTTTCACTGGAGGAATCCGATTCTGGTGTCGGTACCGTCAAGAAGTTTATGGATACTCACAAAGAGGATTCCAAGAAGCAGCTTGACGATTATGATATGGATGTCAAAGAGATCATCAAGGGAGTTGATCAAGACTTCTCTGAAGATGAATTCTTCAATATGGATGATATCTTTGATGGATTCACAGATGATGATTCCGATATAGAGTTACAGAATAATCTGATCTCACTTGGAAGAAAGTATGCACATGAAGGTGGAAGTAAGGAAGTATCTGACATTCAGGCACAATTCATTCCACAAGAAAGTGCATTGAAAAAGATGATCACCGATCTGGATAGCGATATTCAGAGTGTCGGTCGAGACATTGCCAATATGAGAGTATCAAGATCTCGTAATTTCAAGGCAATGTCGGATTTAATCTCTGCTCAGTCTTCTCTCTATAGTACCAAACTGAGTGCTATAAAGGAGCAAAATAACATCAAGAAGACGGTTGCGGATCTGAAGCTGAAAATGGAAGCTAAGAATAGTGCTCAGGAAGATGCTTCTCTGAGTGCTTCTATGGCAATTCAGCAACTCTTCAGTGGTGGTCCTAATACAGTCACTGTCAATAGTGATGAGATTACTAATTCTACGGATAACTCCAATAGCGCTGGATCCATTGACGATGATGCTCAGATTCAACAGATTTTTGGAGAAGAAACTCCTTCAGAGGGAGATATATATCTTCAGTATGAAGGAAGAAATATCCAGATTCATTGTGTCATTGATAATGAGACTGGATCAAAAAGACTGGTGGCTAAGGATGATCAAGGTGTTGAAATCCCGGATTATCCTCTTCCGTCTCATGTTGAAGATCTCAGCTTTACAGTCCATGATGATCTTGGCACAGTGACAGACAATCTGGGAAGAGACTATATCCTGGATTACGAATAAAAAGAATGCCCGGTATGAGGAATCATAAACCTCATACCGGGCATTTTGTGCTAATGGATTAGAAGCCGAGGAGATATCCCATATAGTCAGAGACAAACTCCTGGTTTACGCGATCGTAGATTACAGCCAAGGCATACCGGATACTGTCGTAATCAGAATACCCAACGCCATCCACTTCGACATAGACGATCTCACCACTATAGCTATCGCCTTCATCCGTAATAACCATCTGGGTCATCAACTGGATGTCATACTTGGGAGAGTAACCGTTCATGTAGACGGCCCATCTGTCATTGCCCAGATTCTCAGCTTCCCACTCGACATTCTCCAAGGAAGTGTCGACATAGATCTCGAAGTTGCTTTCACCATAATCCGAGAAGATCATGTCCTTCGCAGTATTGATGGCTCGGTTCTCCGGAGTGTTAGCAGCACAGCTGCGGAAGATACCAACGATGATGGCGATGACAAACAGAAGGATACCAAAGTGGATAACCTTCTCCATGAGAGTCTTCGGCTTTGCCTTCTCGAAGTTCTTGTTGGTTTCATCCACCATTTTGTCGAAGTCCTTCTTCATATTCTTGAAGTCCTCTTTGGACTCCTGAAGACCCTTGGATATTTCATCCCACTCTTTTCTATCCTTCTCAGGATCATCGCTGGAATTGATCATTGCCTCAACGATCTTAGAGTGTTTGACAGGCTCATTGGTGGGTTCTTCATTCAGATTCTTCTGATCGAAATTATCGTTTTTATCCATTTAAAAGCCCTCCTTACTTGGCTTTTTGTGTGACGGGTTTCTTCTTTTTCTTTTTCTGGGTCTGCTCCTCAGGAACAGAAACCTTCTTCACTTTCTTGACGATCTTGCAATCATACGCAACGACCTTCTTGGTGAGTTTGTATTCCGTAAGACTCAGCTTCTTGTGAGAAGTACGGAAGAGGACTGCAAGGATGGAATTCATGCTGGCAGAATACTCCAACATCGAGATAGTATTGGAGTCATACTGCGTATGCATAGCACTTCCATTGACCTTGACGATCGCATGGGATGCCAGAGTGATAGCAGCCGATTTAGTCTTCGGATCAACCTTCAGCTCATCACAGAGAGCAATGAGGAAGTTGAGAGGAAGAGCCATATAACTTCCGCCACCACCATAGGAGTTCGAGGGAGTGGTGAGAAAGCTTTCTGCAATCCACATCTGTGCCATCCGGAAGTTGGTCTTGCAGATAAACCAATCCGGAGCCACAAAGGGGACCAGATAATAGCTGGTCCCCATGATGGTACCAGCCACACGAATCAGTTCCGGATTGTCATCAAACAGCTTCCGGACTGCAGGGGTAATCGGAATGAAGCGCATGTCACACTTCATATTGAATGCTTTGGGATCTTTGTCGACTCCATAGGTCTCTCCCGTATACCCATATACGGCCGGCTTCTTCCGTTTTCCCTCATTGTTGGAAAAGGTAAAGACCGGAAGGCCACAGATGGTGATCGGCTTCCCTTCCTTATTCTTCAGAGGGTAATAGATCTTGGTTTTCTTCGCTTCCATAGTGAATTCCTTTCTGGTTTTATAGAGTTTCCTTCTCTATTTCAAGAGAATAATATACAGAATTTTCTCTTTTATTTTTGATGTCAAAGACATAATATGGATATCTACCCACATAAGATCTTTTCATAATCTTTGTAGGCAGATATCCATAAATATGACATCGATCCCTATTCTTAGAAATAGGTGATGGAGTCGATATCGAGATTCCCTTCTTCATCAATATCATCCAGATATTGACGGAACTTGTCCTGAGCATCCGCCCAGTCATCAATCTTCAATTCGAAGTTACCGATACCGACATCCAGATTCTGCAATCTCTTGAAGCGATTATAGAGGAACCACTCCACATCATAGGTTGCAAGCTTTCTGAAATGAGTAAGCGCTGTATCAGGAATGGTAGAGAGAGAAGTATCATGTGTCAGCATCATGGACACATCATACTTACCAGAGAGCCATCCATTATACAGACGAATCTTATTGGGCTTGGTGAATTCCCAAGTCATAGATTTTGCCATCATTCTTCCAAGATCAGCAGTCATTTGAATGTCTGAAAACATATTGATCATTGCATCCGGAGAGAAAGAATACGTATAGGGAATATACGAATCATTATATCCAGATACAGCATTGGTGACAATGTTGGCAATACCTAAGAGTTGATGACCTTCATACTCTTCTCTAGGAATGACATAATCAATTCCTTTTGTGGTGCTATAGAAGGCATCATCTTGATTCTTATGAAGAAGGCATTCATCATTCATTTCGAAGTGTTTGATATAGGGATAACGCACAGAGAATTCTTTCAGAGCAGAATTCTCCAATCTCTGTACGATCTTATCCATACCAACGGTTTCGATAATAGGCAAATCGGCAATACCGATATCCTCAAGAATGACTTGTACCATCTCAGACAATGTATATAGAGCCATTCAAGTTCACCTGCTTTGCGTTAAGGTATATCTTAACCTAGGTGTTTTCTTGAATGACTCTATAGAAAGTATATGGCGCTGGTGGTAGGATTTGAACCCACGGACCCTCTCGAGCCGACAGTTTTCAAGACTGCTTCCTTAAACCACTCGGACACACCAGCAAACTTAAGAATTTTGTATGATCTTTCTATAAAAATAAACCCTGATTATCTTAGAGAATATAATTCCCAGGATAATCAGGGTATAAAGATTACAGAGCTGAGTAGATACGATAAACGTATGTAGAATCGGTCTTCAGTCTCTTGGCAACATTCTCGAAGTTGACGACAGAGACAAGGCGGACATTGTAGTATTCCGCATACTCTCCATCCACAGCCTCACGCTTCACACCACTGAAGAGACCCAGTGAGTTGAAACGAGGAACTTCGGTAGATCCAGTAGAGACAAAGTAATCGCGGACATCGTCAGCAGAAATGTGAATAACAACCTCACCAAAGCTTTCGATGCCGACACCATCAGGACCAGTGGCCAGATCACTGTCAGAAGTAATCTCGGTACCATCCTTAGACAGATCCGGAGCATTCTTCCACAGAGATTTGATGGTGGGCTCACTCTCAAACTCTTTCAGATACCAACCATACATGGTACCAGTTTCGGTAGAGAGTGGCAGACGGAAATGATACTTCGCTCTCTCCACAGCATTGTCAGTACCCGGAAGAACTCCAGGGCTATCCAGACTTGCCTGAGGAGATACGCGAAGAGGAATCCAGTTACCAGTCTGACCTTCTTCCACAGAATCATCTGTATTCAGAGTATTCTGCTTGAAGTCAGGTTTATAGACAGCGGAGATATCCAGAGCACAGCCACCAGTGCCAACACCAAACAGAGCGATGTGGCACTCATGATCATGATCTCTCTCCCAAGAATCGTTGTAGGTAGAAGCCAGATCTGACGGGAAGGTCAGAGAACTCCGATACAGTGTGGTCAAAGAACTGGGACGATATTCGGCAAAGACACCGAAGAGTTTCTCCAGTGCATTGATCGAACCACCCAGAACCACAGTATTCTCTTTCACAAAGAGAAGATTGCCAAACTCATCCTTCTCATAGAGGACTCCTCTAAAAGTAGGGATGTGTCTGCGCTTCATTTCAACAGCGACCTGATCGCTCACTTCGACAAACCCACGATCCTGAAGACCGAGTTTGTCTTTGATGTAATGAATCGAACTCATTGCTGATATCAGCTCCTTTTTATAGGATAAAAGAGTCATTGTAAGTGCTATAGCATTAACCGGATGTTTTAGAATAGTAAAAATAGACCCTCATGGAATCCAATCATCCATGAGGGTCTTAATAGGGTTTACTTACGGATTGCCATCAGCGGCGTCTTCTTCCATCTTGGTAATCACCTTCTGGAGATTCTCAATAGTAGAGCTCACAGAGGTAGCCAGAGTATTGGTAGATTCCTCGATAGCATCCAGAGCATTGCTCAATTCAGCAATGTAATCCTGCTGCTGAGTAATAGACTCTTTCTGAGTCTGGAGACTAGCCAGAATCTTCTTCAACTCTCTCAGATAGGAATCTGCTTCTGCATCATAGATACGAGCATTGGTGCCATCAGCATTGACATTGACATAGGAATACTGGTCATTATAGTGGACCATATACCAAGTGCAACCATCATACTGGGTATCCAATTTCTCCAATACCTCAATCGAAGTAGAAGTATCGATCGTACCAACCACTTCCTTGTCAATGGGGTTATTGACAATCTCGTAGTCATCGATCAGAGGCTGGAGGAAGATTCCAGTATCCATCGGAGTAGAAGGATATTTATAGAGGAATTCCACATTGATCTGATCTTTCATCATATAATAGGCCTGGCCCATGAAGATGAGAGAATACCAATATTTGGAGTTGATTTCATCCACCAGAGAAGAGCTGATCTGATAATACTGATCCTTATCCAATTCGATAGAAGTTTCCATCGTAGAGGGATCATTATAGATCAGAACACCATCTGCCAATACATGTGCACAGAATCCTTCAGTAACCGGATTCTGATCATACACATTCATCAGAGTCATATTCGGATCATCACTCATGACATAGTAGACACTACCAGCATAATTGATAGTATACCAAGTATGACCATTGGCTTCAAAGGTGGAAGTAGGCTTCACCTGAATGCCATAGGGAATGATAGTGGTAGAAGCTGCGGGATCTGCATAGGTGTATGCCTTCAGTCCATCTGCGCCTGTGACATTAATCACAAGGAACTTAGAGACGACATTCGAAGGATAGATATACACCAGAGTGACAGTAGAACCAGTCTGGACAAACTGATCATCATCGATCATCAGCCAGGTACCATCCACAGTACCATCTCCACCCACCATAAACTCAACCGAGTATTCGCCCACATCAAGTTCTTTCACGACGGTGGATTTCACAGAGGGTCTCTCATAGACAGTAACCTTCTGAGACACTCTAGCATGAGCATAGTCACTCAGCTGATAGATGTTATATTGATAATCAAATTTGTAATTCTCATTGGCACAGATGTAACCAACCGTTCCATCTTCCAGAGTGGTAGCATACCATTCCGGATATTCAAAGTCAGTTACCTTACCATAGACCAGGACTTCTGCCGGAGCTTCGACAATCGCCTTGACGCTATCCGGATCAGTGGCACAATGAGAGTAGATCACCACATTGGCGGTTTCACTTGTGCAATAGAAGTTACTGTCCATATCCTCAATGGTATACTGATACCCAGAAGTCAGAGTATCATCATCCATGATAAAGACATACTGCTGATTACTGGAAGCAATTGCCCACCAGGTATTTCCATCAGCACTATTCTTCATCTTCAGAGGAGCATGGAGACGGACATTAGCTTCCACTCTACCCATAGCAGCTGCATAGTTATGAGGAACTGAGCGATAGTCAATACCCACAGTAGTCTGGAGATAGAATCCAATCTCAGGAGGTTCATACTCCAGATCAAAGGTACCGACAAAGCTCTGCACTGCTTCCGGATTGGTGTAGAATGTCTGTTCATTCATGGTGAATGCATAGAAGACACCACCAACCATGGTACGATTGATCTTAGCGCTGAGCTTGATCACAGTACCTTTCTCAAGAGTACCCTTGACAGTGGAAGCATCCGGATTGGTAGAAGGACTGTCATAGTAGGTAGCTTCTGCATTCGGAATGAAATAATCTGTGCATTCGGTTCTCTGATAGGCTTCTCCAGTATAGATCAGAGTAGCATTCTCAGTATTCTTGACATACACAGCTGCATCATTCTGAATGATAATGTACCATTCACCAGACACAGAGGAATCCGTAATCTTACCAAAGACAGAGTATACCTTATCAATGACCAGAGGAGTACCGGTGGAAGATTCATCGCAGGATGTATATCCATTGGTAGCAGCACAGATCTCGATATTGGTATTCTCGACAGGCTGATAGTCATACGGAATGTTATACTGATTCTGGACGATGGTGCTCTTGCCATCATCCATGACATAGTAGATTCCCACATCCGGAATGTTGACGGCATACCATGTCTTTCGGTCATACTGATATTTCAGCTTACCGACGACATCGTAGTATTTTCCAGGATCCAGGAATTCCAGAGGACTATTGTCATAGGTAGAGGGGATCTCCCAATACCCAATCCATTCCTGATTGGTGGTCAGCTTGGTACCAGACTGGACAGTATCCAGAGGATATCTGTCTTCACTCTCATAGAGGAAGCACTTATCATCCTTCGAGAAGTCGACACAGTAATGATAGCCAGAGTCCATCTTGATGATGACGAACTTGTAATCATTGACCACATCCACCAGAATACCAAATACTTCATAGGGGCTATTCCTTGTCAGATAACCCAGCTGAGTATTGACATTGGGTTCATCGAAGTATTCCATCGTCTCATAGTTAGACAACCAAGTTTTCGTAGTTGTCTTATAGAAACGATAACTGGAAGTGATGAAGTTCCCTTCTGTCAGAGTCATACGATCTCCAAGGAAGGGCACATACCGGATCAGGTTATTGTCCTTGATCAGATACCAGGTGTATCCTTCAATCTCAGAAGTGCACTTACCAATGACAGAATAGCTTGCGCCATTCAGCAGGAAGTAATTGCCTTCTGCATTGACAGAGGGATACGGGAATGCTTCTGCATTGGAAGCATTGATGGTCAGATATCCATAGAATTCTTCCGAAGGCCACTGAGAAGTAGCTCCATTATTCCAACCATTGTCGGTGATATACCGATGATAATCGAAATAAGAAGTATCCATATCACATCTACCAGAGATACCATTGACACTGCCAGAAGAGGTATACTGCCAGATGGTACACTTACCACCTTCATTGACAAATCCATTGTATCCACGATAGTCTGCAATCCAGATATCAAACCCATTCTCAAGAATACGATTATAATTCACGTAATTCTTGATCATGTTGTAGTAGGTATATAAGATGGGAAGATATCCACGCTTCTGGATTCTTCTCAGAGCATACAGAATCAGATCTGTATTGTATTCCTTCTTGGAAGTATCCTTGAAGTTATCTGCCTCAAAGTCCCAAGCCACCGGATAAGTGACATTGAAACCAGAGAGCTGATTGATACACAGATCCACTTCTGCATCAATCTCAGCTTCATTGTCACCGTATGTGAAAATGTAGACACCATACGGAATACCAGCAGCCTGAGCACCCTGCATATTCTGAATCAGGTATTCATCCACATAGGGAGCGGTTGCATCTCGAGTAGAGACAGCACGAATGAATGCAAACTGAATATTCTGAGGGTCTCCTCTCACCTGATCCCAGTTGATATCACTCTGGTATTTCGATACGTCAATACCAGTAATCTCGGTGGTATAGTCACCAGGATCTGTCGGAGGATCCACAGTTCCTCCACCACCCTTAGTAAGAGTGACCTGGGTATCGTTGACCACAATATAGACCAGAGTCCCATCTTCCAGCATCGCTTCATACCAATTGTAATTCATGATGCCAGTCCAAGACTGTCTGGTAGCAGTGAGTGTGGTACCCAACTGCAGCTGAGAGATTGCCTTACTCGGATTGGGCTCCGAATAATAGTAGACGCCATCCACAATGGTGGTCAGAGTGCTACCAGAGGGAAGAGTCGTCAGCAGATCTTCCCAAGATGTATCTTCAATACTGATACTATCGGAAGGAACCCAATAGATTTTCCCACCTACCTGGATGCTATACCAGGTCTTATTATACAGAGTCAGATTCGCCTGAGAATAGATCGGAGTCCGACTATTGGAAGGCAAGACAGAATTGGCGACATTGAAGGGATCCGGAGAATTATACAGAGCAGTCTCAGAAGAAGCCACTGCCACCTTACCATCAATCTTGGTTTCCGCAATGGTACCATAGGCACTGCAGCGATTCCAGATCATGGCAGTCCAATAGAGATTCCCATCAGGATGACGGAATCTCCACCAGGTATAATCAGATCCCACATAAGAGTCATAGGCAATGTAGGTTCTTCCATTCTCCAGATATCCCAGATTCGAATTGACATCCGTGGTGCTGAAATACTCCATATTTCCAACACCGACGGTGAAATACGAATTTTTCTCCAGAGTACCAGGAGTGGTACCATCATCCACCTTCCAATTCAGAGAAGCACCAGTGGTGTTATCTGAACCAACGGCCATGATTTTGGTATCTTTCTTCAGGAAGAATACTCTGGTAGGATCCACCTGATTGTAGATATTCCACACAGAGGATCCATCGTCACCCTTGCCATTGTCATACCAGCCATAGGGAGAAACGAATTTACCCTTACCCACTTCGAAGTGGATATGGTTACCAGTGGCATTTCCTTTGGTACCTTCATTGTAGAGATGCTCACCCTGCTTCACAGTCTGACCAGATGCTACCGGTACAGAGTTGGCATGGACCATCATGATGGTTACATAGTCCTGGGTACCATCAGCCCACTGGACAGGTTCGGAAGACTCAAACCACAATTCATTCGAATTGGATCTCAGTCTACGGACGATTCCCGTATAGGGAGCATAAAAAGGGTCGATTCCGGTATCTGCACCACCGAGGTCAATAGCCCAAGAATTCTTGTGGGATTTATTCCCATGAGGGCCATATGTCACACGGAGTGTATTCATACCAAAATATGCTTTTTCCATATGAATCTTGTGATCTCCTTTCCTATGGATTTAACCTAAGGTACTCGGATCATCCCCATTTCAATCTTTAAAAATAAAAAATCAGAAAGACCTCTATAGAGAAATTCCATAGAAGCCTTTCTGATATAAAAATACTTAGGGAGTTTCTTCCTCTTCTGTATGACTCTCCAAAAGAATCAGAGCATCGGTAAAGTTCATCGTCTCAATGACTCCCTTACCAGTGGTAGCTTCTTTATAAATTTCAATATCATCCTTATAGGGAAGCTGCTCATACATAGAGGATTCATGAGTTACTTTCTTAATCTCATCTTGAAGCATACCTTCGATCTGATCTTCGATACTCTCAGTAGTCTCAAAGTGATCATCAGGAAGTCTTTCAAGATGCATCTCTTGTGTGATGTAATCTGTAAAGTAGAAGACGAAGTCTCTATCATAGATATGATTCTTCAGAAGCTGCTTCCACACCACATCCACTACGGTCAGATGAGGATCGTCAATATAGGTCTTATGAACGATAACATCCAGATCCGCAAGAAGCTTCAGCATATTCTCAGTACGATTGGTGATTCTGAATACCAGATCAAAGTCTACCAAGTCTACCTTAGCAGATTTGAAATAGCGAAGCATCTTATACAGATACTCAGTGATGATGTCAATATCAGCACCATCAATGAATTCCATATACTTCAATTCGCTACAGAGATTCTCCAATTGCACCAGGCAATAGTTAATCTCAAAATTCAAATCGGTTTCAGAATCATTATTCTCCAGTCTAGACCACATAAGAGGATTGGAATCCTCCAGAAGATCCATGAAGCTTTCCGCAATCGTACCATCTGATTTACGAAATACATCGTCAATCAATTCTGTGGAATAGACAATATGGAAGAGCTGAGACCATGCCTGATATTCCAGTCTATTGGCAGAAGTTGTTAAGAAGTAATTGATCTTCTCCATGACATCCTTCATGGTACAATAGGCTACATCAACACTGGCCATATCCGAGATAACGAGTTTATCCAGAGACTGAATGAATTCTGTATAGAGCTCTTTTCCTTCCTGGGTCTCTTGCAGATGCTTCTCCAAAGAAGCCCAGTCTTGAATGGTATCTCCATGATACTCGGTATTACCAATGGCGATATTGAATTTATTGAATTGACCAATATATTGACCAGTCTCCTCATCGTAGAAGTCTTTCTTAATCTGAAGACCCTGTAACGAGGTTTCTTTCAATATCTGGAAAATTCCTTTATAGTTGTATCCATAGATACGAGCTACCTTAGAGGGTTCATGAGGAATGACACCAGGATATCCATTCTTCTTGCAGATTGCTGCAAATACATACAAGACAAAATCCCACAGAGGGACATCCATGCCCATACGATCATGAGAAATCATCAGAGGATAGGTAGACTCCTTATTATCTCTGAGCATACCCATGAAGTAGCATGATTCATATACCAATTCACAGAGATCAAATGTCAGCTGCACACCGATATACTTCGTCTCGATGTAGTTATAGTCGTTATTATACATGGTATTTCTGGTATCAGTATCATCGAACCAGTAATCGTCAATATCAACGACTTCATGATATCCAAGGTAGTTATCCTTGTCACTCATGTTATTATAGGGATTCTCTTCAATGTTAGACTTCAAGAAGGACACATCATACATCGCTTCTGAGTCTTCTATCATGATGGGAATCCGATATCCATTTGCATCATTCAGATACTCATAATCATCCATATAGGCAGAAGCATTGAGCTTCACATAATAGATCTTACCATCATACATGGGATTGGTAGACTCACGGGTAATACATACCCAGCTTTCTTTATACCCAGTACGATCTACACCAGTGGGAGGATATTCATTGATCTCCCATGTAGTACCAGCAGGAAGTCTCCAGTGAGATACTTCTGCTCCAGGCGTATTCATATCCTCATAGGAGTTATAAGTATCCACCGCATTGGAGATAAAGAGTTTTACATGAGTAGCATCCGATACAGTCATAACCTGATCATTCTTCGCTACCCAATAGATGGCACTACCAGTACCACGAATGGCATATCGAGTATCTGTCTCATCCAGAATCTCATAGGTTCTTCCTGCCTGAGCGATAAACTTAGCAGGAACTCCTGTGCGACTATTCGGATAGGTTTTCAAGTCATACAGGGCTTTGAATTGCTTGTAAGTCTCATATTGGAGATTACCAGCAACATCCTCTTTCTGTTTGTAGACGGTAATCGGATTTCCATTGGTATCAAACTTTCTCTTTTTGAGGAGATAGTATTGATAGATACCAAGGATATCATAATCGAATAGATCACAAAGCTCTACGAAGACTTTATTGGATCCCTTATACTTGATGAGTCGGTTAATATTCTTAACGATTCTCTTGTGATAGGTAAGAGGAATATCCTCATAGAAAGGAACTCCATAGGCTTCATAAATCAACTTCAATGAATCCAAATCGTAGAAGTCTCTGTCAATATCGACATCGAGATATTTGTAATTCATATAGTTGAGGGCCATAAAGAGAATGGACATTGCAATGAAGGATTCATAGTAACGTCCTTCCCTCTGACGAAGACCTTCTGTATAGAAGACAGAGATCATCATGAGTCTCGCTTTCTCATAGGCATCCTTAAAGTCATTCGAAAGGTTTTCAGGATCCGATGTCGGGCAATAGAGAAGAGCAAATCGATCAGCAAGACGAGCTACATAAGGACGAATCTTTTTGGTGGTCATATGCTGAAGATATTGATATTGATCCGAGGAATGCTCCGCAATGAAATTGGTAAAATCATCGGTAGTCTCCCATCGAAGAATATCAACGCTACTCCATTTATGCACCGGGATTCTCTTTTGTGAGTTTACCTGGAAGATTCTCAGAGCGGTATCTGATTTATCGATCCAGAATTCATCAATCGGTCTATTGAGATTGATAATCGAGATACGATAACGATTATTCGCTTCTGCCAAGATATCGTATGTCTCTCCTTCTTTGAAAGTGGTATCAGTGGGATAGGGAGATACATACGAAGGATATGTTGGTATATCTTCCAAGGCAGTTACTCGTGTGATCTTTTCATAGTGGTTACTGGTAAGAGGATCATAAAATCCATCTGGATATACGAGATACTCATCCAATGCTCCCATAGCTGGAAGACCATTCAGCATCCTGTAATAGTCATTATGCTCGACGTAGTTATACATCGTACGGAATGCCGCAGCTTCTTCCTTTGTCATGGTACCGTTGTTACTGGATGAAGTAATGAAGTTATCAAACTTCGTCTTATCGTAATCCAGATAGACATTCAATGTAGTAGAAGAGTATTTTCCAAGCAGCAATCTAGCAGCTGCCAAGTATTTGTCAATCAAAAAGTAGTAGGCGCTATCTTCGCCTTCTTGTGCTCGATAGGTATCCTTCCAGGTGATATCCGTCGATATCTCCAATAATGCAGACTGAAATTCTCGAGCCGAAATGCTAGTTAGGGCCATATTTAATGATCACCTACCTTCATCATTTAAGGCAGTGTTTTTCGGCCTAGTATATTGAGTATGAGAAAAAGAATTATTCCTATATATTATTTTGGTAGAGATAGCAATGAATATGCCGATTCCTTTCCGGTTGAATATTCATCATGGGCAATGACATGACTTCCTTTCATAATGATATCTCTTTCTGCTTCCGTATTATGACTCCTATGCCCGCTATCTACCCCCTTAAAGCTCCCTATGTTTCTTTACCATATAAGAACATGGGGAGCTTTCTTTTTTATTCAATTCTGACATTCCATTAAGATTTTCCTAATAGAAATGGAGGGATTTCTTACATTATGGCAGGTGAATCCCAATTCAAAGCGTGTGTCTACCGAGTGAATAAATTCACTTTGGATGTGAATGGAAGCTCTGAAGAAATAGACCCTCAATACGTTTCTGAAATTGTCATAGAGAAACCCTATGACACAATGTTTTTACCTTACTTTGAGCTGACAATTACCATTCCAAATGCTGTATTCCGTCATATGAAAGAAGAGAATATCGAAGTCAGAGCTTATATTGACTTACAAAAAGCCTATGATGAAATCAGTATGAATGGTGAAGGACAAGATGACTCTTCAGAAGATCATTCTGGTCTCGGATGGGAATCTGCAATAGAAGGTAACTTCTATGTATTCTCAGATGAAGCATCGGTGGCTACCAATGTAAAAGAGATTGAAGAATATGAAGAGAAAGAGGCAGACAATCAATCAGACTTGTCGAATATGACTACTACGAGAGTAGCTTTGTATAATGAGGAATTCTTATTCAATGCAAAGAATACTGTCAATGGAGTCTTACAAGACACCACTCCGATTGATGCTGTCGTCTGGATATGTAACCAAGCTTCTCTTTCTAATATTCTGTGTAGTCCTCCTACTGTGGAGCAGACCTATGAGCAGATCATCATTCCTCCCTATAGTGCAGTTAAGGCAATCTCCTGGGTGACCAATAACTACAATACAAACGATTGTGGTACCTTGGTATTCTTCGATACAGATCGAGGATATATCCTGAATAAGAATGCCAAATGCACTGCATGGGTTGGTGGAGATGCAAGAAGAACCATCGTGGAATCTGTCAATAACGAATCAGACTCCTATGGATCTTGCTGTGGATGCTTCAAAGATGGAGAAGAGTATCATGTGAATCTGGAAGAGAATGCTATGCATTTCTCGACTCCTTCTGTGGTAGCTACTCAGACAGTTGGTAGTAACATGATGGTGGTTAATAGCGCTACTGGTGAGAAGAGTACCTATGAGACCGGTGCCACTACCACTGCAATGGGTGAGAATACCAAGGTATATTCCAATACAGATGGTACCAGCAATGGGGATGCTCTTGCTATGAGTATCAAGGAAGCTTCCAAACAAGCAGAGTGTGAATTCACCGCTGTGGATCTGGATGCATTCAAACCCAATATGGAAATCTCTATGAGCTTCACCGACGCAGAGCTTTCTGATAAGGGTGGCTCTTATCGAGTATCCGAAGTCAAGTGTGTTATGTCTAAGAATGCAGATATTCTCGTTCCTGTAGTGAAAGTCACACTTCTTGGAGGATATGAGGATACCACTACCTCTGCATAAATTTTAAAGATTCGATACTATATAGTAGGAATAGATCTCATGTTTCTTCTATATAGTATCTTATTTTGATTTCCTAAGTCATGAAAAGCAAAATAGTAATCCGAATTTTATTTCTATAAAGGAGGAAATAATAATGGGTGTTAAAACGATTATGACGGTCACAGGTTGCTTTGATGGGACTACCAATATTGGCAGAGACATCATCGCGGATGCTTTCAATAAGTATTCCACTGTGTCGTCCTACTTCGGCACTATTCGCAATCCGTATCAGGTCTATCCTCACATCATGGAGATGGAGAAGGAAAGTCTGAATTATGCAGCAGCTCTGGTTAAGCTGGGGATCTGCCACGAGGATTATGCCAAGCTGAATGAGATCCGCAAAGCCACCGATGTATTGGTGCTTACAAACTATATCGATGATATTGTGATGACCTTCATTCTCAAAGAGCTTACCAATGTCAAGTCCAAGGAAGAAACTCCGGATATGGATGTCATTATCAAGGAAGCAGCTTCCTTGGTAGAGGTTGCTCATACTCGCTTCGGTATGCTTCCTCCGTCGGTTTCCATTCCGGCCAATCCCTCGGATGACCCTGAAAAGGTTGTCTATCCTCCGATTGTGTTGGATGCCTATCAGCAAGCGGTTTCTCAGATTGTGCTGTATGAGCACAGTGATTATCTCTTCCCGTCGGATGCGATTCAGGTCATTGCTTATTATGCCTTTGGTCTCTACAATCGCTTCTGCAATATGATTCGCTCCAGCAATGAGATCAACTTCTATAGTCTGGATGGAACTCAGATTCCTTCCAACTCTTTCGGGTTGACTTCCAGTGATACCATGAGTTTCTTTGAGGGGTTTCTGAAAGATGACTCTCGGAAATTCAACTACAATGGTAGAGCGCTGGTTGATCCTATGAAGGATTTGATGGATCCCAATGCCAATACGATCATTCCTACCGGTGTTCGCCTGGAAGATCTGATTCAGAATCCTCCTGAGGATGCGAATGATACTCCTCAGGAAGTAGAGGAAGCGAATCCTTCTGAAGAGAATACCGAAGATGAAGAGTTTATCAATGGAATCGATCTCAATGGTGATCCTGATCAGACCCTGGTGAATGATATCCCGGATATCCCTGATATCGGTGAGGATATTTCTGTGGATAACACTCCTGATGTTTCTGAGGAGGAATAAAATACCATGGAACCGATCAAAGTCGTGTATCCGAAAGCTACTCTGATTGCTCACACTCCGGAACCTGAGAAAGTGGTTGCTTTGGCAGCTAAGCTCTGCTATTCCAATACGGAACCGGATAAGATCTGGGAGTCTCTTACGGATGAAGAGGTATCTCGGTATCTCTCTCATCTGGAAGGATATGGTCATGAGAGTCCGATCGAGCACGCATCTTTCACATTCCTTATTACGGATATGACAAGATCTTGTCTCGCTCAGATCACTCGTCATCGTATTGCCAGTTTCTCTGTGCAGTCACAGAGATACATCAACTTCAGCGATTTCCAAGTTGGAGTTCCTGAGTATATTGAGTATCCTCTCCATCATCCCAATACAAATCTTGCTGGGAATTACACTGGAGAGAAAATGCAGTATGCAATCGATGATGCTTTCGTCAATGCAATTGCAGAATCCAAGAAGGACTATATCCTCATTCGGGATCGGATTCTCTTTATGCTACTCAGCTATTTTATCTGTGAGAATACAGACGAGCTCTTTGGTGATCAGGACTATATTAAGATTCCTGAGAATGAGGAGCATATGCCCTATTATGCCACTCTGGAAAAGAAATGGTATTCTGAAGGATATCCTTACATCAATCCTGAGTCTGACTTCATGAACTATGAAGAGAATGATCAGATCAGCATCTACAAGATTCTCTTTATGGGGAATGATAAATTCAAGAATGCATTCAATAAGTATTCCAAGATTGCCAATGAGAATGCAAGAGCGGTATTGCCGAATGCTTGCACTTGCAATATGGTGATTACCATGAATGCAAGAGAACTTCGTCATTTCTTTACACTGAGATGCTGCAATAGAGCTCAGGCTGAAATTCGTAACATTGCTTGGCAGATGCTGACGCAATGTAAAGAAGTAGCTCCTACCCTCTTTGCGAATGCTGGTCCTGGTTGTATTCGTGGTGGATGCACCGAAGGGAAAATGAGCTGTGGGAATCCTTATAAGAAAGACGAGTAATCTCTGTATATTATTTTCATGATAAGATACAAGAGAATATCTCTCCTGTATCGAAAAGAAATCTATATCAAATTGGAGGTAAATCGAAATGAAAAAGATTCTCTCTACTCTGGCCTTTGCCGCTGCCGGTATCGGTGTTGCTGCTCTGGTTGATGACGACTTCCGTGATGCTCTGGTGAAGACCGGTAAGTCTGTCAAGGACAAGATCTTCCCCGAGAAGGAAGTCGATGCGGAACCCGATGAAGAGCCTGAAGCTCCTACCGTTATGGAGGACTCGGTCAATGTTGAGGATCTCGAAGATGAACCTGCTGCTGTCTCTGTCGAAGAGGCTCAGAAGAATATCGATGAGTCTATCCAGAGCATGGCTTCCATCATGGATGAGATCGACAATGCGACTCCCAATACCGATGGCTTCAATCTGAAGTAAGCGGTTCTATTCTTCTAAGTAATTCTTTAAGGGTGCCTAAATAGGTTAAATGACATCAAAATGTAACAGCCCTGAGTAATTCTTATCCTATGCTGAAGTGACGAAAATGGCATACGCAAGAGACTTAAGTCTCTTGGTAGTGATACCATATGGGTTCAACTCCCATCTTCAGCACCATATGATAGATGACTCTAATCTCTCTATATAGAAAAAGAGTCATCTTTTTTATTTTTATTGAAAGAAAGGGATCTTGATCTTATGAGTGAAATTCTTTTGGATCAGTATACTCTCTACAGAGGTTGCTTGGGCGATATCGCCTATATCGATGCAATCAATAAGAGAATCAATGAGCAATACAACGAGAAGTATCCGGACAAGAAGACTCCCTTCGTGGATCCTTTCTTTGTCATTACCAATGTCAAATTGGATTCCTCCAAATTTCTGAATACCAATCTCTCTGGAGATGAATATCTCTCCAAAGATACGATTTTGAAGCCGGATACCTATCCCTGGGTCTTTAAGAATTTTGGAGATGATGATCTCAAACCAGATGAGTCGAATCCTTATAGCATTCCGATGATTCATTCTGGATATCAAGATGCTACCAGACAATTGTATGATCTGAATGAGAAAGGAAGAAAGAATATCTATGTAGCTCGGATGTCTCTCTATCTCAAAGAAGAGCTTTGTAATCATCATCGTAAGCTTATGGAGAGACTCTCCAATATGATTCTTGGAGGTGAGAGAACCTTCAATATTCTGGCTACTCCTCAGGCTAAGAGTGTGTCTTTCTTTCCTTCCGTGGATTCTTTCTTGTCCAATCTCTATAAAAACAGCAAGCATACCATGACAGAAGAGGAGCTTGCTGTATACAATGAGATGTATGATCTTATCGGGAAACTTGATAGAATTGTCAAGGATGAAATGTCTCCTATGGAATATTCTTTCCATAATCGTAGAGCCGTTATCACAGTCAATCTGAAGAATAATCCCGATATGAAGATGATTGCCAATGAGGAATTGACTCAATACTTTGAATTCTATTCTTTAATTGGGGATGAATATGCCTATGATACCAAATTCTATGAGGTACTTAAATCTATGAAGGATCTTCTTGTCCAAGATCCTACTAAGACAGAGGAAAACTAATCTAGAGATGAAATTATACATCTCCTTCAAGAATCTAATAAAAAGACTTCTGTGAAGGAGATGTATACTGATTATGGAATTAGAGAGAAATAACTCAGATACAGAATCTGTGTATTCCGATGTTATTAATCCGATTGGTCCTCTAGATTGTACCATCGCAACTTCTATAGAATCACAATTTTATACCAAAGAGGAGATTTATACTATGGTGCAAGAATTGAAGAATGAGATCAAGGATCTTAAAGATTCTTTGATCACAGAGGAAGATAAGAGAAGGAAAGTCGGGATCGAATCCTTCTTTGATCTTCATGCAGATGATGATACAGAAGATACAGAAGATATCCCAGTATTGACCACTGAGTCTACTGAAGATATTGATGATGAAGATCTGGATTCTGATGATCTCACGGTCGATGATCTGAAGGATATTGAATTCAGTGAGAAAGACTTTGGTCTTGATCCGGATTCTTTCATTGATCCCGAAGATTAATCTTTATATGGGTATATTTGAGGATAGATACAACCTCAAATATACCCATTTCTTTTTCGAAAAGTCCATGGTGAATCTCAATATATTATTTTAGTAAGATAAGAGGAAGATGGAACCTTTTATCTCAGTATGGAAGCAGAAATAAAATAAATCACAAAGGAGATTTCATATGAATATCAACGATATTAACAATCTGATCGTCCGGTTCATGGCAGCAGAATGGACTCTGGAAAAGAATCGGAAAGAAATAATCAAAAACTGTGAAGAGACTAAACATGAATGCCGGATGCTTGGTATCAAGTATGGGAGTTTCAAAGAAGCGGATGAAGCAATTCGCAAGATCGAGGAAAATACCAATGCGGTACTGAGAGACTATGATAGAGTCGAAGAGATGCTCAATACCATCCGTCCCTTAATCATCGCCATCATCCAGAAAGAGAGTGGTGAAGATATCACTGTCTCTTCCGAAAAGGTTGAAAAAGCAATCGCTCTCTTCGATTCTTTGAATCTGGATAATCTTGGTTAATAAATCAAAAAAGGAGAAAGATAAAAATGAAAACTAAAACTGTGGGTATCCGTTATATTGAAACTCGGAAAGTTCAGTTCCTCGATGGCACTGAACATTATCCCGAGTTTTACATCAGGGTTAAATTTACCGACATGGTGTATCTCCAGAACGGAAAATGTTGCCGGCTGGAGGTAGTTGGGTCTGCCGACGATACGTATAATACTGACTTCGAAGCCAGTATTCACTTCGGGGGTAAGGCCTACGACCTTAAATCCGATAAGCACGTCGACATCCTGACAAAAAGACTGGGATGCCGATCCTTCTCTATTTATAGTCTTCAAGCGTTTATTGAGGAGGAGCTCATTGAAATGTGCTCGGAGATGAGATATGCTCATCGTTACGATGACGATGAAGCGGATGCATTCTCCATCTCAATGGATTCGAAATCAGCACTCAGTGAAGACTGGTCTGAATCTGAGTATGCTTATACCCTGAAGATCGGTGACAGGATTATTCCGGTCAATGAATATGTCCTCGACCAGGGAGATTTCGGTTTCGTCGAATCCATCACGTTTGATCTTGGGGATGATACCAAGATCAATGTTGTATATGGAAACAGCGAAAACGTGTACACGACCGGATATGAAAACTATACAGCCGTCGTAAAGCTTGAAAAGCTTCTGGGCCTTAAACCTGGAGACGGCATGAACATCATCCGGAAAATCGGACGGGTTTAATAAGAAAGGAGTAAATAATATGAGAGAAAATATGTTTCTTCCGGGGCAAATGAAATCCATTGATTCATTTGTCATTGTGGATACGTTGATCGACATTTTGAAAAGAGAAAAGGAGATAGGAATGCAAGGGCACAAGGATCTCTTTTTCCTTATCGATGCCGAAAATCCGGAAGGGTGGATCAAAAAGGCCATCGCGACTGCAACCTATCACGAAATATCCATGTATGATACTAACATCATGGATTATTTCATTAAGGCGAAGAACCAGATGAAAGAGGATCGGAAAGCCGGTCTTCATCTCTGGTAAAGAAAAAGAAAAGGAGGCTATAAAAGGCCCTTGGTAGAGTATAAGATGTAAAAATCTTACTTTTACCAAGGGCCTTTATTTTTTCTTCGTTTTTACAGATTCTTCAGGAGATCATTCATCTCTTTCTGAAGTCTCTTCTCAATAGGAACGAATACTCTGCTTCTATTTCTGTCAGAAGTATTCACACTATACAATCCAGACTTAGGATCATAATGTGCACTCTCCATAGCTACCTGAGTATTGTCAGTAGCATACTTCACTCTATCACTATGAGAAGAGATATAGGGATAGACAAAACTTTCCAATACCTGCTGATAGGTATTGTCATGAGTGACCATCTTGATATCCACATTCTGGTCTCTATAAGCTTCCATATGAGAAGGAAGGAATACTCTGTCATAGGTAATCACTCTACCTACTCCAGTAACATCCCAGGTACCATCCGCATTCTTTCTCTGAGGTACCAATGCTCTCACAGAGAATGCAGGTTCCATACCTTGCATAATGGATCTCATCAACTTAGCACCAGGACCATTGATATCATCAATCGTCTCTACGGTACCATAGACAAGATCTCCACTCCATTCCAATGCAGTGATACGATGACACACATTGTTAGGATCAATCGTAGCAATTCTGGAAATAGAAGTTTCACCAACCTGAGCAATGGGATGACCATTCTCTCCAGCAAAGTCACCTTTCTGGATAAGTTCGACAATGGTAGGAGCTGCCAGAGCTTTCTTCATCATATCAGCTCTCCACAATCTTCCATTCCGATTTCGTCTTCCAAAACTCTGAAGACATGCACGGAACCGAAGAGACCTCGTTTCTCCATGCACGACATTCTCTTGAACGCCCATATTCGAGCGTGTATTATACCCAGCTGGTGAGGTATCTTCCATGACTGCGTAATAATTAAATTCGCTTGCCATTGTATTCATTACCTCCAGGATGAATTTTATTAGTGAGTTCTAGGATAAGCCTATATACCGAGTCATATGAAGATGAAATACCTTCAAAAGTCTCAAACGGTTTTAGAGCAAATCGACTTCTCTCAGAGCAGATATAGAAGGCTCTCAGAGAAGGTATGCTAAAACTCGACATAAAAAATCTTTGCTCACTCAAAAAATCTCATTTCGCATGTCTCATAAGAGATATAATGAGATTTTGGTATCTTTTTAATTTCATCTTTTAGTTGGAGGACATCATCTCAACATTTTTTGCAAAGGCCTTGCAGATTTTATTTTGGGAAATCATTTTTGAAATAGGGTCCAAAATCTTATTATACTCAAAATCCTCGTATTTCATTGGAGAAAGAGGTGTAATAAATTTTTACGGACCGCGCAACGATTGAATAGGGGCGGAAGGTCAATACTCTAGTATTAGGAGCATATACTATAACTGGTATCGTAAACATCTTGATACACTGGTTTCGTTTACTTTTTCCGTTTTCCTATCTTTAATCTTTTACCTTGTATTTCTTTCTCTTTAGAAAGAAATACCCCAGCTGGCTAGTTGGAGACACGTAGTGTCGGAAACGTAAAAGCCAGCGTTTCAATGAATCTTCAAAACCTTCCGCCAAAATTATTCTTCTATAATAAGAATTATATAGAAGAAGATCACAACTTTAGTTTATGAGTGCGATATTAGGTGTCCGCTAGGAATAGCTTCCACCTAATATCGATTTAAATTTTTATAGGAAAGTCTTGCCACACTCACTACACTTCGTTTCGTTCGCTTAGGCGCGTGGGGGTACATCACCCCACACCCCCAGACATGGTACTACCGATTTATGACCTTGCACTGCGTTCCAGGCACATAAATCGCCGCTCCGCTTTCGTCCATGTCTGACAAGTTTTCTAGACAACTCGGTATTGCCTCCAGGTAGATTGGATATAGTGTATGAATTCATCTGAGCCGTTTCGCTTACGCTCCACTTGTAAATATATTCATCTAGGTAATACTATAAGAGAGACTTACTTCAGATAAAATAATAAAACCATATATGATTTAGATAGACAAGATAGGATTATAGTGATATAAGGAGGTGTATTGGAGTCAGCTGTAGAGGCCCCTATCTTGGAAGGTGAAATGGAGGCGTTATAACACTTTTATGCAAAGCGTTAAGATGTTTGGTGGGGTCGATACTCCCTTACCAGAGAGTCTAGATGATCTGAATGAGATTCTGAAGAAGCATGAACCTCATATACGGAATCAAGAATTCTATATGAAGTCAATTAGCCTCAGTGCGAAGAAGACCTTCTATATCTTGATTGAGTTTGTGAAGAATGGTTCTTCGGGTGCTTATCAGGCTTATTGGCAGAATGGTCTATCTGAGATTCCGATTGTATCAATACGATGGGACTTTGATCCTGGTATAATGTATCATAACTCAAAAGAGTATCTGGATATAGAGAATGTCTTTGATCATGCATTGTGTGGTATTATTGACTATCTGCAGACCTGTATTCTGTTTGGCCCGGTATTGCCACTACCAGAGCAGAAGATAACTTTCAAATTCATGGTGGAACCAGCTCTGAAAGCAAAGCTTGAAAAAACCATAAAGTTTGTGAATTCTCCAAAGAGATGGAAATGTACAGATCTGAATCTCTTTGGAGTTCATACTCTCTTATGGGATCAGAAGTGTGATACCAGATTTGAGATTATCTCTATGGATCTCTATAATAAGCATGTATGGAATCGGGATGTTGTCTATAAGGCAAGAGAAGACTGTTATGAGATGGCATTGGGAAATCGTAGTCCCGACTATACGGTACATTCTCTAGAGGAGATGCTCTGTACCAGAAAGAAGAATGAGTATCGATCCAACAATCGAATCGATATTGGCAATTGCTATTACAAGTGGCTTGGTGAGTATTCTATCAACCAGAAGTTTGGTCCTGGTTGATAGAATCTTTTATCTCTCAAGAAAGGAGTAATCTAATACAAGATGAAGACCTATCACTATTATTATGCCCCATACTTTGGGACATACAATGGAGCAAAGTTTTGTCACTTCTTTATGACATGCTGGGAGCAAGGGAATCGATCTCTGAAACCAGATGGAGTATTCTGGAAACCAGTCTTTGTACCAAGACCTCATGACATGTTGGGGAAGTATTTCACGATGGATGACCATATCTTCTCGACCATGATGATGTACCGATTCTTCTATAATACCTTATGCAGTCCAGATGAGATGGTTATCAAGGTTCATGATGCTAAGTCTCAGGATAGGAGAAGTCCGGAAACTTTGAGTGAGATGATGAATCTCTTGACGCATATCTTTGAGTTTGATGAAGGTCATATGAAGGCATATATTTTTGGAAGCAAATCCAGAGCATTTGCAATGACTCCGGAACTTCAAAAATTGGAAGGATATCGGGCCATCAAATTTGTCACCGAAGAAGAATTCCAATTTCTTCTCAATATTCTCTATGATGTCCATCTCCCTCAGAAGATTCTTGAGATGAATGATCAGAATAGTCAATCGAATATCAGGGTAAAGTATGCCAATACCGTAACTAACAACCATCGTGAGAGAGCTGAGTACACATGGAGGGCTGCAGAAGAAAGATTGAAGAGATACTATTATAAAGCAGATCCGGTTCCTTATAGTTTTACGAGCTTCATGAAGAATGACCTGATCTTCTAATCCAATTCCTTGTAAAGAGTAGAAAGGTGATCTATATATATTCAATATCCTTTCGTATATCTAGAAAATTGAATATAGGAAAAAGATCCATGTCGCTTCACTCTTCAAAAAAGAAGGTACCACAATCTCTCGACATTTATTGAGAATTATGGTACCTTCTTTTTTCTTCATTTTGGACAAGATTCTAAATGATCGTATAAGAAATCTCATATAGGAGGAAACTCCAAATGAAGAATTTTTGGAAAATGACAGAAGACTTCGTTCCGGATTCTACTGTTGCTGCCTTAGAGGGTGTAAAGAACCCTACTGCGGGATCTGATGATTCTCCCATGTACATTGACATCATCACGGATAAGTTTATTGAATTCAATGCCGAGAGAAATAAGATGATCCCAGTTACCAATGCAACTGCCAAAGAAAGAGGAGGAGTATTCACTTCTGATGGTGTATTCTCCCCCTATATTTTTGGTGTGACGCCGGATGAGAGAAGGACGAAATTCTCTTATATTGATATCGGTACCAGAGTGTTTCATCCTTATATCTACCAGATTCTATCCAACGTCATTCCTAAGAATACCATGTCCAAGATTGTAGCTGGACAGGGATCTTGGAGTGTTGACAAGGATGGACAGATCAAAGAGATTCTGGAGACAGAACCCAATTATGATCCTGAGGCTACTGGTATTGACTGGTTGATTGATCATTGGGATGATTTTAAATGGAAGAGAAACTCTTCTCGTATCAGAGACCAGAGAGTGAAACTTCTTGCTTCCTATAAGAAGGAAGACATTGTCATCACAAAGTGGTTGGTCATTCCGGTATTCTATAGGGAGATTCAGACTGTATCTGGAATCGAAAAGACTCCGGATATTGATAAGTGGTATTGCGATTTGATTCGTTATGCTCAATTCTATCAGAGAAGTCCGATTCCCTCTATGGCACATAATACCAAATTCATGATTCAGCAGACATTACTCAATATCAGAAAGTATGGTCAGAGTCTTGTCCAATTGAAGCATGGATTCTTCAAAAAGAGTGTCTTAGGTAAATCCATTGACTATGGATATCGGAGTGTTATCTCTTGTGTCAACATGGATATGTATGATACCCCTGATGATAATCCGATCGATATGTATTCCACTGGATTTCCTCTGGCTCAACTCTGTGTCATGGGATTCCCCTTCATGAAAGCGGAAGTCTTGGAATTCATGAGACAGTTGTTTGAAGCCATTGGTACCAGATATCCCATTCGGGGAAAAGATGGGAAAGTGAGATTGATCAATCTCGATGAACCGATGTCCATGTATACCGAAGACTATGTCCAGAAACAGATTGATCTCTGGATCAATACACCCGGTGTACGATTTAGACCGGTTATGATTCCTACAGAAGAAGGAGAATTTCCTTTTAGATTCCCTGGGGATACGAAATATAACCCGAAGAATCCAGATGCAGGGAAAGATATCTCAAATAGAGTCTTTACCTGGACTGATCTTCTCTATATCTGTGCTAATAACTGTCTTGCGGATAAGCATGTCTATATCACAAGATATCCTCTGACTGACTATTTTGGTATCTTCCCGTCTAGAGTATTTATTCTCTCTACTCTGAAGACTACCAAGATGACAGTCATGGGAAAAGAATACAAATACTATCCTGTGATTGATCCGAGTCTTCCTGAATCTAGAGTGTCTACTCTTTTTGTGGATACTGTCACAATGTCCGTTCCCTATCTGAAAGGTCTGGGAGGAGACTATGACGGTGACCAGATTACAGAGAAGATGGTCTTTACTCAGGAAGCCAATGAAGAAGCTGAGAAACTTCTGAAGTCTCCCAAGCATTATATCACAGAAGATCAGGAATTGATCCGAGTGGTACAGAATGAGGCTTATCTCACCTTCTATAACTTAACCAAAGCAGAATAAAAGGACACAAATACCCCGTTATCATCCGTATGAGAAATGGATGATAACGGGGTATTTTAAACAAACTGGGATTCTTTCAGGTAACCGTAGGCAGGGTAAATACAAGGAGTTCTGTAGGTATGAAAGAAGTGTGTGTACAAAAGAAAGGCGGTTGGATGTCATCCGATTGACTTCAGGTGCAAAACTGCTCGCAGATGTGTACGCAATGCTGTCTAAAGAATCCCAGTAAGAGAGAATAGCAATTTTATTTTTATGTCATATTTTCTCTTTTTAAAAGTGATATGACAAGCCTTTCCATTATTTTAATATCGTTTTGACCATATAGTAATTTTCTACGGACATGAAAGGAATGTAATATATTTATGGAAACAGCTAGAAAGATCTTTGAATTATTCTGGTGAATTTCATTATCTAGAATTCTATCCAATCTATTTGACATGATTCTCTGTGTCATCTATGTACCAGTGACATCTACCTTCAATGAGGAACCTGCTAAGTTATTGAGCATCATAGGAAAGAGAATGAGACCAGAGTTATTCTTCTTTGCAGTGTTATGTGCTATCCAATGTTTTATGGATGAAGATCCTCTATCAGCGATTGTCATGGTAGCTATTGCATTTGTCATTGGGGATATGCTTCCGTATATATTGACAGAGTTATTGGTGATCCTTCAATTTCGATTCTTACCAAATAGAGATCGAAATGATCGATATGTAACTCCTAGATTGATCAATTTCATGATAGAAGTTAAGAAGCTTTTAATGAGCTTTGCAATTGTGGTACCCTTTATTGGTATGAGACTGAATGCAGATATCACAAATATGTTAGAAATCTTTGGTTTCTTGACATTACCTGTAATTATCTTATGGGTATATTTATCCTACATCATCTTTGTCAGAGGAAAATAAAAGAATGGATATGAGTCTTGTAATAGAGATCTCATATCCATTCTTTTTATCTCTTACTTAGAGACAAGAGAAGCATCTACCCATCCAGAAACGTTGGAGGCGACAAAGGTTCCTTTGTAAACTCTGGCGGTAGAGTTGGTGACTCTATACCGGTTATTCACAGGAGCATTGTCATAGATGTAATAGGTCTGATATTTGGTATAACCCGTGGTACCGGTAGAAGAAGTATAGAGCTTCTGATCACTCAGTTTCACAGGTTTCCCAATATAGGGAGCAGTGGAAGAAGTCGTGTTGGAGACACTATCCACTTCAGAGGGAATCACCCAACCAGATACATGAGAGACATTCAGAGTCTTGTCATTGCAATAGCGGGGATTGTTGGTGACACGATAACGACCATTGGTGAGTTTTCCATCATAGATGTAGAAGACACCACTCTTGGTAACACCAGAAGTACCAGAGGAAACAGTATACAGCTTGTCATTGATAAGACGAACAGCAGCTCCTTTGGTATAGGTGGATTCCGAAGAACCAGTGGTCGGAGGAGTGACAGTAGAAGTAGAATCAGACAGCTTAACCCAGTTATATCCACCAGAGCGGATAATAACGGTATCAGCAGCCAGATAGCACTCCTGATTCAGATAAGCAGGATTGTAGCACTGCCAGTTACCAGAGGAAGTCTCATACCAACCAGTTCCCTGGAATTTACCAATTCCGAGACTGATATGGACATGGTTACCAGTGGCTTTACCAGCGGTACCCTCTCTTCCGCAGATCTCACCCTGCTTAAAGACTTTACCAACCCGGATACCCAATTTGGTAATATCCTCATTGTTGCAGTGAGCCTGGATCCAGTTCACATAAACCAGACCATGCTTACGAGTCTGCACAGGAGCAGTAGATTCATACCAAGTAAAGTTACACTTGGAAGAAGCAGTATTGCCATTGTAAATGCGTTTCACAACACAGTCACACATGGCATAGGTATACTGCTGACCAGTGTCTTTACCGCAAATATCGATACAATTGGTTCCCTTATGAGAGAAGGTATTTGCAGCAACACCCTCCACAGAGACACCATACCCCTGGGAGACATTCAGAGTCTTCATGGGGAACATGAGCTTCTGAGCCATAAGAAATCTCTCCTTTCTGCAAAAGATTTCGTTGAATCGGTTGACGCATATGGTTAATCGTAGCGGTATTATGAATAGGTTTCCAGATACCTTTTAATCAGTACAAGCCTGAATCCAGCCCAGATAGGCCAAAAACATGAAGATAACGGTGTTTGAGAGAAAGGAGGATCGAAGGTGCCCGAAGAGATATTAGGATTGACCAAAGAGGATTTTCGATATCTTCATATCTACATCCATTTCATTCTCAACTATATTCCTATCTTTATACCATGCTTGCTGGGCTCTATTGCAATTGATAAGGTGAGTAAGCTTCGTGGCGAGAAGGTCATCAAAGTGAGCAAAAGTTTGATTCTACTCTCGTCAATGATTGTCACCTTCATTGTTATGGCCATCGATCTCCTTGGAGTCTCTGATAACCTGAGGAATGAAGGTTTGTCTATCGTGATCGGATTCATTGGTGGAATCTTATCACGAAGCATTATTTCTGCCATTACGCACAGTACCTTTGTATCCACTATGTGCAAAGAGTTCATTGCGAAGAATAGCACTGGTCTTGGAAGCGCGTTTGTATCAGCTATTGGCAAAGAAGCCGAGAAGGATGATGAGAATGCAGAGTCAGACCAGGATGAGAAAGAATCTACTGATGATAAAGTAGAGGATAAAGAGAATACCAAAGAAAAGTAGTAATACTTCAAATACCGATAAAAGAGTTATACCATATAGGAAAATCATATGGTATAACTCTTTTTAGGTTTTAGTCTACATAGCCATACTCGAAATCAGAGTATTTCTTATTGGCATACTTGACTTCGAGTGTGCCTTGTCTCGTAAGAGTGACGATATCACCCTTGGAAGCCAATTGCTTTCTTCCATTTTCAATGAATAACCACTTTTGCTGAATCTTGCGGTTATTGGGACCGAAGATTTTAGCAGAGCAAGGAATCACATACTTGCTCCGAATAAAATCATTCATCCACCCAGGAGTCTGATCCACTCCAAAACGAAAGGAAACAGAGGTCTTCCTCTTTCTGCGGGAACCACGATGTCTTCTCATAATAGAATGCTGTCACCACCCTTTACCGAGATTTCTAGAATGAGAAAAAAGAAAAATCCTACATGGGGATTCAAATAGTTATTCCCATGTAGGATTGAGTATTTGATTATGTTGCAATCAGAGGTGCAATCGAATCGACATCCAGAAGCCCATTGTCATAACTATCATTCTCTTTGCAGAGAAGAATATAACGAGCAATGCGATACTTCTGATCATCTGTAAGATATGGAGCATATTCTTTGATGAAAGCTCCAATATCTCCAAGACCTTGTTTGAGATTCAGGAAGATATCTCTGTTATGGACACCCTCATGATTGGTCTTCGTGAGCATAACCACCTGCACATGCAGTTTGAAATGTTCTTCAATGACTTCATTGGTAATCACGAATGTGGAGATAGGAAGTCTATTGTCAATATACTTATTGAGGATGATGCTGACATAGTCATACAGAGTAAATAGAGGACCATGATGCATCTCAATCAAAGTATCTTTCCCACCAGTGGTGTCAAACTCCACAATGTTAGAAGATACCTGACAGAAGTTGATGCCTACGGTATTCTTTACCCAACGAATGAATGCCTTATAATCATCCGAAGTCCGAACCATAGTTTCTACTGATTTGACGAATCGATTGTAGGTCGTCTGATCTTCGAAATACTCTGCATCCTTATAAAAAGAGATGCACTCATTCGGGTCTTCTGCATTCTCAATAAACTTCGCATAATCTCCCGTAAATTCAATATTAGGAAGATTCATACGTCTAAACCCCTCGATTCATGTGTATTTTACAGACTTGTTAATTTCGCCCGCAATATGAAGCTCATATTATATTCTATATCAAAAAACTTCCGTTTAATTTGAAAGGAGGATTCAGTCAAGATGAATCTGCTTCTTATTTTTCTTGGGATCATTCTCTGTATACTGCTGACAGTGGGTCTCATCTTTATGATGCTGACCTACTTTATTGGAGGTCCTTATGCTCGGTATAAGCGTAAGACCAAATTCTTTACTATGGAGGAGATTGCATCCACCATCACAAGTGTATGCAATCTCCAATTTTACATTTATGACAATAATCGTTTCAGAGAGGCTGGACCTAAGCTGAATAATACCTCCTTTGACAATTACTATGAAGAATTGTCTGGGAAGTGTATCAGGTGTCTGTCGGATGAATTCTATGAGAAGGCATCTATGTATATGACAGAGGAGGCCATCGCTCTGATGATCTCTGAGATGGTACGAAACTATCTCACGTCTAAGATTGGCATTGATGAGAGTGCCAATAGTCTCGAGGAGGAAATCTAAGAAATGGCCAAGAGATTCATGTTATATCTTCGGGCTCAAGAGAAGCCTGAAGATGGATATCGTGTCTATACGATCGACGATGATGTAAGTAAATCTATGTGGCCGGATGGATGCATCTACTTCAGTGTCCATAAGGTGAAGATCTCTTGGCATGTCGAGATCTATGGATTGGTCAAAGAGGAAATCAGACTGGATAAGTTTGTCACTATCGATCTCGAATTTATAAAGCAACTTATCAATGATGCTCTGAAGAGAATCAAAATGAAGGGATGCTATATCTCCATGACCAGTGCAGTGCTTCGATCTATCTGTAAGGAAGCTCTTGATATCTTAGAAGAAAGGAATGCTCAAGGATAAAAAGAATGGCATAGTGTATACGTATGATGATATTACGTATACACTATGCCAGTTTTATTTGCCGTAATGGATCAGACGATCATCAATCTTAGAGAGAAGACCAGTCACTTCTCGATCTACCAGAGTGACAGTCTTTTTCTTGTTATAGGTATCATAGTGAGTGACTTCTTCTTTTGTCATTCCACCAATGAGCTTGATGTCAGTGATCTCTTTGTCAATCTTCGGAGTTGTCATGTTCATATTGAGCATGGTATCATAGGAGAGGAATGTCATGGTGGTAACGGCATTGCCATATCCTCTTCCAGTGAGAAACTCCGTATTGACAGTATAGGGTTGAATGGGACGAATGAGATCCAGATAGAATTCCACCGTTGCATCCATATGGTAATTCTCATCCATTCCAACCACGACAAGAGTATCATACTTATGGATCTTGCATCTTCCTTTGGTGATGCAATCCTGTACCAGCTGGTTGTTGATATCAAAGATGAGGAAGATACGAAGCTTTGCAGCAGAGTCTTCAACGGTTACCTTTTTCCGATCAATAATCTCGGTATGAGACCTCGGAGGAATTCTCTGAATGGTATAGATGACATCCTGCTCACCATCTACCAGTCTAGGAAGACAATCATAGAGAGGATCTTCCATGGTAACGGTGTGAATGGCATCATAGACAGATTTTCTCATGTCGATCATAGGATCACCTCTTTTTATCCAATGAAATGAATAATGATTCTTGCAAAGAATGAAGCGGAGTTGGTAATACAGATGAGCTCCATCATGATATGAATGGTATTAAATCCCTTGATATAGGATTGCATGACCCCTGTATTGAGAGTGAGTTTGTTGGTGATATTGTGGAGCTCCTCAGGATTGACTTCGGAGATTGCATACTTATCCCCATAGAGAATATTTTGGACATTCTCATTCATATCAGGATTGATTGCAATATTCTTAGAGTCTCTCCCATAGAGAATCATGATTCCTACTTCTAGAAGGAATGTAATGAGAAAGACTGCATGATTGAAAGAGAATCCACAAATGATGATCGAAGCAATCCAGATGATCATCGTCAATACACCTGTGATGATTGATGAGATGAGAATTCTCTTCATGGAAGAGACACACTTCTGCATCATATCGGTGCATTTGTTATAAGCGATCTGTAAGGTTTGTGCTTCGACATAATAGCGGGTATTCGGATTAATCGGCATTGTCTTTGTCTCCTCTCTTATATTGAGTCATAGACTCAGGTTCTTCATTCTTTTTTCTTAGAGAGGGATCCAGCCTACCAGAGTTTACTCTTTCCAGAGCATTCTCCAAAGCTTTTTCTCCAATGTCGTCTAGTTTGATCTTCATAGTGAATACAGATCCCTCCTTTTATTTAATTCGTCCAGCCATCCGTAATGTTACAAACGAATCAAAGCAGACATCTGTATTTCCATTCTGATCAAATTTACCACTGGTACTAAACCATCTGGTGTATCTGGCATAACTCGTACCAGGAATCTTATCCCCAAAAGAAGCAGTGGCTCGATACTCTCTTGCAGGAGTAAGACGATTGAGAAGATTACAAGAGATAGAAGTGTAATATGCAATATCAAAGAAACTTCTGGGATCTTGCCATCCGCAGATTTCTACCTCCTGATAGTTATCATTCTCATCAAGAATCTCAGGAGGATTCTCCTTGCTATAGGAGTAGATAATAATCTTCCAATTCCCTTCCAGATCTTCGATATACTTATACATGTCATCCTGGATGATATACCCAAACCCTTTGGTGCAGGTAATATCATAGGAGACAGGTACGAATCGATAGAATACTCCGAGTCTTTCTGTAGATGGTTTGGAATGACCAGGAGACTGATAGGGATCGATGAGAGTACATCCAGAGGGATGGTCATACTCTGCATCAATGAGATCAATTGTATCCTCTCCCAAGACATCAAACATGAAACGCTGAATATCCTTAATGAAGGAAGGAAGATTCTCTACATAGAGAAGATCGCTGATGGTATTAGGAAGATTCTTAGGAAGATTGGAATCCTCATAAGACATCACCTGGAATACCCTTCTGAGTTGAAGAGGAATGTCCTTATCCGAGGTGAGACTCAAGGTATACTTGGAAGAAGGTACCTTGACATTGGGCACATAATCGAGAAGATAATCCTTTGATTTAGGATCTACTTCTCGGATGGAATTTGGATAGAATCTCATATACATATTCCGGATACCAGGAACCGGAGCTTGAGCATAGAGAGCAATCGCAGAAGATGCTTCTGGATTAGAAAAAGCTTTGAAGGAATCACAGCTATAGACTTCTCCATCTCTTCCAATACAAAACATATTCGATTTCTCCTTTCTTATTAGAATGGGGCCGTGTCATCGATTCGGAATCCAGCTCGCAATGTCTTTTCATATTCATCCAGATAGGATCCCAAGATAGATCTATCTTTGTCATCATCGAAGTCATAAACCCATTTGGTTTTGGCCTTTGATTTTAAGAGCCCTCTTGGATTTCCTATAGGATCTGGAATCTTCTTCTGAATCTGATTGGTTAATTCATAATAGACTCCAGCACAATTGGTAAAGTCATTCAATGCCATTGTGAGTTTAAAACATTCATCCAGCATAGGTAACTCAATCAAAAAGGATAAGACTCCAGATCTTGATAATAGAGATCCTGATACGACATCACAGATGATATCATCCACATAATGATCGGCATTCATATCATCGATCAATTTAGAAATCCGAGGTCCTTCTCCAAGTAACATGGACCTGTCATAGAGATAGGCTGTATACATAGGGATATCTACATCTTCCAATTGTCTAAGCATATTGACATTGGCGAAGACAAGAGACCCAGTATCGATAGGAAAAGAAGATACCCCTGTATCCTTCTTTACCCTCTCATTCAGAGTCTCAGTAGATTCCCATTTGTGATCCTCTTGGATTCTGATCCAGGTATGAGATACCTTGTTGAATTCTTTCATGATACCAAATCTCTTACAGAGATGAATACAGATCTCTCCGCATACGAGATTATTCGGATTCGTCACCTTGGTCTTTTTGATCTTACTATGGAAGGTAATTGGACCTTGATTCGAATCTGGTATTTCGATATGTGCTTCCATTACATCCAAGACTCTAAAGTCATCGAATCGATCTGGATTCATCATCTCGAAGATAAATCCCATCTCCATAATGAAATAGATTGCATCATAGAAGTCAAAGACATTCATCAAATCCACTTTATGAATAGGAAGTGGGAAGATTCCATTATAGGATGAATCTAAGTCGGAGGACATGGAATCGTATTCTAGTGAATATTGAAATTCTCCTGGTTCCATACGAGTGATAAGATAGTCTGGATCCACAGGAAGATATTGCTGTGCTTCATAACTCTTGACAGCTACCAGAGCCATCATAGAGTTACCGAGGTCTTCTTCGGTTATTTGAGAGATATGATTTTCGCCATATACCTTATAGGTACCATCTCGAAAGAAGAGCATGATTTCTTTTGCCATGGTTCTGTTTATCCCCTTTCTTTAACCTATAATATATGGGTTTAAATGATTTTTAAAGCTAGATAACGCATTCTTAAATTCCATAAAACTCTGAAGAAGAGATAGGAGATGTAAATTCATGTCACAAGTCCCTCAGTCAATCGTACCGCTCAATCGTAGGACAAAACTTGTATTCTCTCCTGTCGATTCGGCCAATATGGTTTTTGACAGGAATGCGATATTCAAGGAATTGCGAGCTTTCATCAAGGCGAAATATCCTACTTATTCCCTGGAGTATGGATATCTTGGAGGAGAGCTTACCAAACAGCAGTTTCTTGAATCCATGATGGGAACTGAAGTCGCATTGAAATATGATCAGAGATTGATGCAGATCGACTATTGCCTTCTCTATAAAATACCGGCGATGAATCCAAATGTAGGAGATCTCTGTATGATCATGTGTCCTTCTAGATTCTCATCGAAATCTCTTAACACAATGGCTTTATACAAATACAAAAGCAAACTCAATGAATACCTGAATGACTATTTCTTAAATAATCCAATCATTCCTATGAATGTCGTCATGGGATTCTTAGAGCAAAAAGAATATGGCTTGACTCGAAAGAAATTTTCATTCTCCAGAGATCCCAGAACTCTTGAGAGAATCTCCACTGAAAATCCGAATTATTGGAAATTGCCCAAGAATTCAAATATCACAGTCAAAGCCATTCAGAGTGTATGTACTCAGTATAATCCTGATACAAAACACTGACCAACCCAATTTTTAATACTTCTACCTTTGATTTTCACTCTATGGTTTTATATAGAGAAAAGATTCCCACTATACTTGGTTTCTATCCTCCAAGTATAGTGGGCATTGATTTATTTTGTAGAGCCATGTTGCATCCCTCCTATAAGATGATTAACTCGGTTCAATTTGGGACGTAATTAGACCCTACCTTCTTCTTATTTGTGTCGGTCAAGAGATAGCACTGGAAATGAGAACGCTAAGGGTGAAAAGATTGACGATAGAGAATATGTAAGCGACAACGCAAATGCGAAGATATTGCTGAGAGTCTTTCACATATTCAATAGCAGAAGATCGCTCTTCCTCATTCCATTCTTTCTTTTCATAAATGTCTGCATCGAAAACGAGATACCGGATCTGTGTCAGCTTGACATTCAGTTTCTTCATCTGAATGTATGCAATGGTGACGACGATTGCCAAAGCAACTACAAACGAAGCACTTGTGAATCCGAGTCCCGCATTTTTAAAGTAACCTGATACCATCATATAGACGATGAAGATCAGCATTTCGGCATATAAAGCTGGGAATGCAAACTTTACATACCAGTTACTTTGAAATTTGAGGACCTGTGTTCTGATACACTTTAGCGTTGCTGCATTTTCAGCCATATGTATCTCCCCTTTCTTTCCGAGTCCCATGCGGATCGGAAACGATATAAAGATCATGATAAGATGCTTATGAATTTCGAAGACCCTATCATTTACTTTTCTGTTTGAAGATCAGGTGTAGTCGAGATCCAACCTCATTCTACTGAAAATATCCGTTTCGTGCATATATTCCATAGAGGTCAAGATATTCTCCAATACTTCAAACTTTCTCTTATCATAGGGGACTATGGCGATCCAATGCATTCTCAGATAGGCATTGAAGTATTTCTCTTTGAGAGATTCCTCATCATCACTTGGATTCTTAGAGAAGAAGTAATCTCTCATAGAGGTAAGATGAGACATACCCACGGTATCTCCATTATTCTTACACAGAGTATACATAGTAGACATCGATGTGACAAGACCTCTTGTCATTCTGTCATATTCGTCTTCCATATATTTGATCATCCACATTGGAAGATAGAATCCTTCCTTCTTATCAATACGGACGATGGAATAGAGATCCGGATCTTTCTCTGCATTGGTTACACAGGAGATCTCATAACACTTGGATCCTCGAAAGAAGGTATTGACAAAGCCTTCAATGTATTTCTCTTTTTCATGCATGGCAATAATTCTCGAAGAAGGACCTCCGATAGACTCCTTCATAGAGACATAGTACATCATTTTGATTCTCTCCTTAGATTGATTCCGATTCAAGAAAAGCACTCTTGGAATGCTCCTTTCTCTTAAGAATAATATATAGACTAACAAGACGATTAAAGATTCTGTCTATACTTCCTATAGAAAGAAGGAGAATATTAACTATGAAAAAGTATATTGTCTGCGAATTGGTAGAAGCTGAAGAATCTGGTGACGGATACCGCGTCTATCATAAAGATGATATGGAAGCTTATTGTCCGAAAGATCTCTTTAATAAGGTTTATATTGAGGTCAATGACAATAAGGATCTTCCGAGTGGTGTATCCATTGGTCAGCAGATGGTTGATGACTTCATTGATAAGGTGGAGTCTATGACCATGGGAGAAAAGACTACAGTTACACAGATTACTCTGAAGAATGGCTTCATCATCACTGAATCTTCTTCCTGTGTAGATCCTAAGAATTATAGCATGGAGATTGGTGAAGGGATCAATCTCGAACATGCTAAGAATAAGATTTGGGAGCTTCTCGGATTCCTTCTTCAGACTGCTTATCATGGCTTTAAGAAATCCGAGTAACATAATAAATAAGAATATCATACGATCCTTAGGTACTAAGGTTTAAACGATCCTATAGCCCTCTGGAATCAACTCATACAAATAGGAGAGCAAAATTGTATCGGGATGAAAATCTACGGATCTCTCAGAGGCCTGTGCCTCATACTTTTCGGAATAACATCCAGTATATGTACCTCCTGTGATTGACCGATTTCCCATAACAATTGGAACGATGATGAATCTAGATCTTTCATCCTCAGATCACTCTCACGAGGTTGAGACAACCTTATCTTGTAGACATGAGTCCTTCAGTGTGTGCTTTGGGCGTTTATTTGAATAGAACCTTTAAATGGGTGTGACACCGGTATATAGCCGACATATGTCACACCCATTTAAAGGTTTTTATTTTAAAGACTACACGTTGTTTCAGGGTTAGACCCGGGACCATTCATAAATGAATATATTGGATTTGTTTATAAAAAGAAAGGGAATGATCCGTATAAATCATTCCCTTTCTTAGGTATTACAGAAGAACTCTGAGACCAGAATCTGCTGTTTTGATGTTTACAAACGGACGCATAACCGGCCCTTCTCTCATCTCCGGATCAGACTCAATAGACCATCCGAATTCCTGCATGGGAAGATATTCGTATTCTCCATCTTCGAGGTCCACCTTCATAATCGGATATTCTTCTTTCGAATCTTCAAGGATTCAGAATCCGGGATTATGGGTTTTCGATATTGGCGGCGCCCGCCATGGAAGATTTAATCAGAGAATCACCCCACAATTCGAGTCGAATGAGTATTGGAATGAAGATGTTTTTCTCTCCATCAATTTGGAATTCGTAGAAGGCGATAGCTTTATTTTCACTTCTAGCGCCTTCTACGGTGACATCTTTCATGGATTCTCTAAGGTCGTGGAGAACCTTATTGAATATTCCATCTTTTAAGACATACGAAGCGACACATTTAGCCTTAACGATTTTGCTCATTTGATTTTCCTCCTAGTTTATAAATAGTGATCTTTATAGAAATCCATCTTTGATTATAAATATAATATACAGAAAAAGACAGATACGAATGAGGTTCATTATTCATTCGTATCTGTCTTTTTTATTTCCTTCATAAATCCATCCACTATAATTATAAATAATTATAGTGGATAAATAGGGTATCAGATCCTATATACAGACCAATTAGGAGAATAGAAGTATGCCTGAAGTATTATTATCTTCTGCGGGGATCTCAAAATCATTATTAGACCAGATTAATCTTCAAGATATCGATGTAATTAAAGGCAAGAAATATATCGGAAGTGATGGTAAACTTCATACAGGTTCGTTGGTAGATCAACCGAATGATAATCAATGTCCTGTAGTTACTAAATACGATCCCGATACCAACTTTGTGTATTTAGCAATTCCGAGAGGAGCTTATCGTAAAACAGATGGCCGTATGAGCCCTCATCCTAATATTAAAAGAAAACTCCGTGAAATTGTTGGAGAAGCGGGATTCGATAGAGGTCAATATCAATATGCTGGTGGTATTGGAATCGGAACAGATGTAAATGGAAAATATTATGCTTTGAATAAAATTCCTGAGGGATTTTATTCTTCGAATGGCGATGACTGGGCTCCTGAAGTTAGAGTCGCTATGAGTACATTCGTGTCAAGCTTCGCCACTATATTCAAACCTACTCAGGTCTATAGTGGATCTGATAATGGCAATACGGATTCGAGTACGAATTTCAATGCGACATACGCTATGACCAAAGATCAAATTCTTCTCTTTGTAGGGAATATCGGATGTAGTGAAGGTCATCATCCTTCATTGGCTTTGTCTACCCCGAATTGCACTGAGTTGTATAATGTAGATTTTGAGCATACCCAAGACTGGGTATTCCAGTCATCCAGACTTATCATTCGGATTGTCAAAGTAAACTCCAATGGTAATGCTACCATGACAGGTGCAGCTCCTACCATAAGATCGTCTGTAGTATGGTATGTGGTAAGACTGGTTGGATAATCTCTATTAACAAATTAAAACCCCGTATACGAGGATTGTAAGAATCTCCGTATACGGGGTTGAATTCATGAAATTGATCAGTTGATAGACTTCAGAATCAATTACCGAGTCAGAGTCTCGGGAGAAGTGAAGTCACGGCCATCAATGGTCATGCGACCCTGAACAGGCAGAACCTCGAAGGTCAGAGTACGCTGAGTGGCCATGATGTTGGGCACCAGGGTGTGGACCGGGTTACGGTAACCACGATCGATCACCATGTTGTACTTGTAGTGCTTGTAGGTGATCAGTTCCTTGGTGGTCGGGATCACGATGAAGTGAATGCCGGTATCGGCCTTCAGATAATGGGAAGTGATGATGTGCACACGATCCTGGGCAGTGGTCAGAATGCCGAACTTGTAGGCAATCTTGATGCCAGAAATCTGGGTGTCATCAGCAAAGACCCAGTCGATGCCATCCTGCAGGAAACGGATCAGCTCGGGATTCGCCACGGCCACGATGATCACATCGGGGCTCTTCAGCTTCTGCTTCAGGGTGTTGATCACACGCTCGAAGTATTCCCGAGAATCCTTCATCCAGTCAGTGATGTTATTGGTGAAACCGTCATACGGCAGAGCGTTGAACTTCGCAGTGACAGTCAGCTTCTCATAGCCGTACGGGCCAGCACCAGCAGCTTCCTGAGCCTGATAGCTCTTGTCCAGGAAGGTACGGATCTCGTAGTCCTCCAGCTCAGCCAGAGAACGACCCATCATGTCGACGTTATCGGCGATCATGTCGATGCGCTGCAGAGCCAGAGCGTCAGCAGCTTCCTCAACGGTCACAGCCGTGTTCATACGAGGACCAGACTCAGGCATCTGCTTCTGGATCTGCTCGTTTTCACGGATGACGGTCAGGCCGCGCTCGTTCCAACGGTTGCTCAGCTTGCCGTTCATCTTGATCTTGTCGATCTTGTCCGCCGTAGAGACAATGGTCACGCGGCCGCCCTCAAAGTCGACATTGCCGACCAGAGTATCGGTCTCGGGAGTGGCCCGGCCATCAGAGATGACCTTCGGCGGGAAAGCATGGGTGGTAGCGTCAGCGGTGATATGAACCGGAATCCACTTGTCCGCAGTCGCAAAGTGAACCTCGGCGATCTCCAGGCTCTGGTTCAGCATCTCAGCGCGATCAACGATAGCGCCGATAGCCGGGAAGTAATCCGCAACCAGCAGATCCTCATTCTTCAGAGGCAGAGAGATCTCCTTGGTAGCATCCATGGGGATACCCTGAGACTCTTCAGACAGAGTCGCCATCTTCTCGTCATCATAGAAGACATCAGGCATCTCGTACTTCTCGCCAGACATCGTCTTGATGTAACGACGCTCGAAGGCCAGGTTGATCACAGGGCTGTTGGGAACTTCGGTCATCAGGACATCCTTGAAGATGCAGGCAACCCACTGCTTCTTCAGGAAGAAGGGGTTGTAAGCAACGATGGGATGGTAACCCTGAGTGACAGACTCGATGGCAACACTGGTCAGAGAGTTGTCCAGCAGCAGGCCGAAACGTTCAGCGTAGTTCCCGTAGAACACATCATGGGAAATGCGGCTGTCGTTGAACATCGGATCGCTGGCGAAGCTCTCCATGATCTGGTCTTCGAACTCACGACGGTCGTTGGCACGAGCAATGATCTGAGGCAGATCAGAGGTCAGGTCAACGCCCTGTCCGGCGTAGGATTCAAAAATGCCTTTGACTTCAGCTTTGAAGCCCGCATCTTCGTTGGAAGCATGATCGTTACCGATAATGCGGGTTTCCTGGCCAAAGCGATTGAGCAAGTTAGCCATGGTATTTAACCTCCAATTTATTGAAGTTTAAGTTTTACACAAATGGATGAATCCTTGATAAGGGGATTCACCGCTTTACGGTATTGTTTATTTCCACAGAGCGTGGGGTTCGCTATATCGCAAAGAATTCTGGCATTTATGTAAAATTTATTTAAGAGGCTGTTATACATGGTCATTTTTGAGAGCTTACTAAGAGCTAGAGAATCCTGGATGATATTCACTTTATCGCTCCAGATGATTCTCTAGCTCTTATTTTCTTCTCTTAGATAAGACCTAAGACTCTCCAGTATCTCTCTACTTTCTCCACTTCTTCATCTTTCAGACGATAGCAAGAATAATATCGAGACAATACACTCTTGATGAATTGAAACATTCTCTTTCATCTCCTATATAAAAGAATTGCTAGTATACTCCTTATGAATAGAAGTATACTAGCAATATAGATTTTATCTTACCTGACCTTCACATTATTCCGGAATGCAGAAGGTCCTCTCTTTCTCTTCTTGACATCTTCAGGTTTCTTAATGAGGATGGTATTGAGATATTCGACACAGATGGAATAAAGCTGATTCAAAGCAGAATATCTTCTCAGAGAATCTTCATACGGTTTGGCATAGATGTCATTCGTAGCAATCTCATAGAGGATATTTCTTGCTTTGGTCATCTTATCCTGGAGATTGTAATACTTGGTAGAAAGATTATCATCTGCAGGAGGAGTTCCATTGGTCATAGCATTGATGGATCCTTCATAGGCATTGATCAGAGCAAGAATCAACTTTCTAAGATTGATTCTTCTCTCCATATCGGGGTTATTTGGATCTCCACTATTGGTGTCAACATCACCCATGGAGTCTCCACCTTCTTCATCCCCGAATTCATCCTCTTCGCCCATGTCATCTCCCATACCGGGATCTCCCTCTGTATCCGGAGGAGTATCGGCATCGACATTCTGAGGAGGATTGGTATCCGGCGCTTGTGTACCAGCTCCACCACCAGCCGCTTCAGGATTCTCTGCTGCATTGGTAGTAGGATCTCCACCTGCTAAGATATCCAATTCCATCGCAGGATCCAGATCCTCACTATCATCGAGGAAGAATTCAAAGACTTCATCCAGAGTATTCATAAGAGGATCATCTCCTTCCACCACTTCTGGCAGTTCTCAGACTATCATCCGGAGCAATCTTACCACCACTCAAGGCACGATCTGTAACCTTACGGACAGCAGGTTGCTCTTCATCTTTGAGATCGACGCCATATCCATACTTCAGTTTATTCAGAGCATTCTGCAACTGATTCTTGGATCTCATAAGAGCATACTTAGCCTTACGATCTCCATCCGCAGATGCATCCTGGATCTTCTCCTCTGTCATCTGAATCTCTTCCTGAAGCATCATGATCATCTTTCTTCTCGATGCCTTATTGGCTTTCTTCTGTTTGGCCCAGAGGAAAATCCATGCACAGACACCAGCCACGATATTGACATGGAAAAGACCATAGCTCAAGAGGATTCTCTTGATCAATCCGGGGAAGGTAAACTTTCTACCATCCAAGACGATTTTATCCTGATTCTTAGTATCAGAAGTAATCCATTTATAGACAGCAGAAGAGATCTTCTTAAACTGAGAAATGATATGAGCAGCTCCTTCCATAGCATTCTGAAATGCCTTAGAGATATTGGAGCCAATTCGAGATCCTTGTTTCTCTTGATACTTTATAGAATTCTTACCCTCAATTGCAATTCCCCAAGGATTAACATTCATAGGAGAACATACTGCCTTAGGATGATTATCCTCTTCTTCGTAAGCATTCTTGAGTTCATCGAGTTCTTTGTCTGCGAAGCTGATGAGATACTTCAAGTATTCTTCACTACTATCCACAGTCAGAGTATCCACTTCACCGAAGTCGATGGAGTTGAAATTCTTTACCCAGTAAGTAGTAAAGTAAGACCAGAATCTCTCAACGAATCGATTCAGATAATCGGACTCGATATAGGGTCTAGATCTCTCCCAATTCTGTACCAGAAGATCTGCAATGGTTCTGAAGACTCCATTGAAGACATAGGCACAGTTATTGTCACTTCCTGTAGAGGAAGGCATAGATCCAGAATCACTCTTATGATGTCTGAGATAATCCGGATAGAAATCCCTCTTGAAATACTCAACGAGTTCCTTCATGAATTCCTTGAAATTCTCATCTGTGATATTCTCAAGAATGCACTTCTTGAATCCTACCTCATTCTGAGGATAATTTCCAATGTTGGAGAAAGACCTGATGGTTTCAACAAGGAATCCCTGAGTAGCTTTCGCTACTTCAATTGGAATATACTTGGCAATAGGAGCATAAGTCTTCTCATTGAGAATTTCATTGATTTCCCTATATGTCTCCTCTGCCAATCTATCCAGAGTAGACTTATAAAGAAAGAGACATGCATCAGTCATATAGATAATAGCTTCTGTTACATACGGAATCTGAGATGCTACGTATTCAGCATCATTATCGTGTGAGAGAAGGTCCTTCTCCAAAGAAGAAATGATACTATCGAGAAAATCTCTAGACATAGGATCTTGATTAGAATCCGTAGGGATATGCTGAGTATGATAAGCCTTCTCTCTGATGAGATCAAGAATTCTCGGCATAATCTCAGCACTCTGGATTTCTTCCCAGGTCAATGCAAAAGCTTCATAGTCACTGGGAACGTAACCGATGGTTGCACACAAATCGCAGAAGTATTCACATACTTCTTTGGTATTGAGCATTTTTCTATCTTTCTTCTGATGAGCAATCTCAGCATAGACACCCAAGAAGGGTGACAATATACCAAGAGTGACATCATCATTGGAAGTATAGCTACGATCGTAATGAGCTTCCAAATATCCAGCCAAATAAGATCCCATAATAGCGGAATATCCTTCGGAAGTGGTACGATCATTCCCATCAGCAAACTTTTGGATAGTCTGCATCAGATATTTGACCGTATTCAAATCCATAAACCCATTATTATAGGAAACATTAAAAGCAGCGGTATACGGACTCGCTGCTACTGGAGTATTGAGAATCACGGAACCAATATTCTTCAGATTATTCAGAAGAGTAGAGGTTCCGAATGATTGTGAAGCTCCCACATGCGGGACATTAAATGTCTCTATTTTCATTATGTGAGTCACCTCATTTCTTAAGATAGGGTTCTTGGGGTTCCAATACCCAGAAAATAAAAGAGATATACCGATTTGTATAATTTCGGTATATCTCTTTCAATCAATAAAAAGACGGAGCGATATTCAGGTATATCACAAACCTCATGCCAGTAATAACATGCTTTCATCATCTTACACATACGACAAACGGTATCAAATGATACAGGAATCCGTATCCACAGCCCATCCCTCCTGGATGATGACTTCAAGTGAGTTATCAAGCCACTTATATCCGTCTCTCCTGTGTGCATCTATAGGGTTGATAGACTCCTACAGACTTTCTTGCTTAAGTGAGGGAATTACTCACTCCACACAGATTACAATTCCGCATCTATAGAGATATTTATCGCGTATGTCTCTATAGAGTCAATCTAGCCCATATGGACAGATTCAGATTAAATAGCGACCCTGAATCTTATTGCTCTTCCTATATGGACAGCATCATACGGTTTTTGACAAGATAAATCTCCGGCGATAAATACCAGGGCGACATTCTTCTTGGCCAATATATCCAAGGGGAGGTTAGACCCTGGATGGAAGCAGTGCCACAAACTATACCGATATCCCAGTCCCAAAGATTCATCCCGTCGGGGTATAATCCACCGTAACCAAGGCTCGTTTGATCTAACGAGAAACCCCATGTAGGTTTTACCACAGAGACAAAACATCGCTTCTTATAAAGACTCTATATCATCTCTATAAGAAGCGATGCTATGATGTGCTTAAACTTAGGGATTACTCGCAAGACCACGTATGTGTATCAGTTGCTTCATCGTAATCGCAGGAGACAGTAGTTGTATCTTCGCCATCTTCTGAGATATCAGGAGATTCGCAGATCCAACTATTGGTACCATCATCATTCGTCACGCAATGAATCATGGTACCATCATTCAGCGGATCATCTGTATCGTCAGGATCATCCGGAGCACCAGTATCCACATTGGAGACAGGCACCAGAGTAATGAAACGATCAGAGACCAGATTCCACCCTTTGAAAATCTCCAGAGGATTTCCAGAGGGAACTGCCAGAGTGTAGCTCGTATGATAAGTGTTATTGCTCACCATAGAGATCGAGATGCACCCATCGGAATTGATGTAGCAGGAATGAGAATATCTCTTATTCAGAATCTCGGACTTCGTCATCTGAATCCGATTGGTAATGAAAGAAGAGATGATATTCTGCACCCATGCAGCACCTTCCAGATCCATGTCCACAGAAGCATCTGTCGTAATCGTAATACGATTCGCAGTCTCCACCTGATCGAGAACGACCTGGGAGTAATGCTGACTCCAGAGCTTACGAACCTGGATCGGAATATAATAGTAGGAAATGAGATTCGATCCATAAGTGGGATCGCCGGAAATCCGAACCTTCATCAGAAGATTATCCGAAGTTCCTTCTTCCGCACTCACATACAAATCCCGAAGTGTTGAGCAGATATTCTGAAATGCGGACTTATAGATGTCCGTCATTGTGAGAGTAGCCATTTTTATCACCTCGGCTATTATTCTTTAGCATTATTAGAAAGTTTGGTAACGACATAGGAATCCATATGTAAATGATTATCCGTATCCGAACGTGAGACTAAGCGGATTTACACTTTAGCATACGCATAGGAGATATGAAGTATGACAATTCTCGATTACCTAACCAACCCGGCTGGGAAAGGTTCGAATGTCCTGGGCGATCAATCCACTACTAAGCAAAAGTATGCGGATGAAGCCCAGAATTTCATTTCTTTAGGTAAGGGCATACCCGTACTTTACCAGTATAAAAAGCGTTATCTGATCTTCCATTACCAACTGGAATCCAAATCAGGATCCAAATATGGAGAAGGATTGCATTACGATGTCTTATTGGAATTGGATACCAAGGGATTTGATGATACTAAGGTCAATGATATGGAATTCAAAGTCTATTCCAATTGCCCTTCTTTCCTGTATACCTATGCCAATCTCTTCTATAAAAAGACTCTCATCATAGACTGGACCCGCAGACTCTATGAGAAGGATACTATCAAGAAGACAGCAGAAGTTCGGAATAGTTATGGGATCATTGGATATGAAAGAAGTCTCTATATCACATCTTTACTCGTTCATTATGCCTATGGCAATATGGCTTGTAAGGACGTTATGACCTTAGCTACACCTATCTCTACCACCAATACCATTCTTCAAAAGATTCAATCGCAGGCACAGATGAAGAATTCATTTGCGACTGCGAGAGATCAATATAAGAAAGCCCAATCCATGCAAGGTACTACCAGAAAGGAGAAGAAGAAAGGAGAAGAATTTTCAGATCTTTCTCCGGAGTCTCATACAGTCAAGAAAACCGTCACGGTTAAAAAGACTAAGACTACGAAAAGGTCAAAGAAAATTTAAGATGTATATCATCTGCTCGTACGCTTTAGGAGGAATGCCGTTATGCCAAGAAGAAAGAAAACCGACGCCCAACCAAATGACAAGATTCAAGAGAAAGCCGAGTTCCAACCCCCGCAGCTGGATCATCCTAGGCTGAATGAATGGGTACCGGAAGACGATGACCTGAAATTCATCTACGTTGACGAAAAGGTACATGCTCGTTTCTCTGATATCTTTGGTAAGCAATTCCCGAAATTCGAAACGTTCAAAATCAATAAGAAGCATTACAAAGAACGTATGACCGATGTGTGTATGCACATCAATTACTTCATGAAGTATTATGACACCAAACATGATTTCCTGATCAATGTGGCCAGTGTCAAATATCTGATCGATCGCAACCCGGGTATGAGACCCAATCAGTTTAAGAATGTATTAATCCGTACCGTCGTCACAAAGGATTTTGTCCATGACATGATCCATATGGCGAAGGATCTTTACACTGTCAATATCAATACCGATGATGATGGAAAGTATCGGACCACTCCGAAGATCACCAATGAGCAGGCTAAGATGCTTCTCGGCATCTCGTTTGCCATTCGTGCCGTTCTCCCTCTGTGCGTCCATTTCTCCAACATCTGTGAGTATATTGTGTCTTCTCACGATTACATTAAAGCGTTTGATTCCATCTTCATGGACATCGTAGATCGCTTTGAAAAGAGTGGGGATGATTTCTTCCCGATCTTCTATCCCCTCTGCAGATTTGTGAAATATCGATTGGAGAGATCCTTTAATGTAGACTCTCCTATCTGGAATAAGAAGAAGCAGCTCTATGGAATTACCTTTGAGACGGTATTCCAGAATATGATTCATGAAGTGATTCTGGTCAAGTCTCTCTATAAAATCGCTTACGATAGAAGCGTAGTCTCGTATATCGATGGCGTTGTAACGAATAGCTACAACCATTTCCGCTTCGAGAACTTCAAATTCAAACCCATTGAAATTGATGCAGACTCTGGCGGATCGGATTCGGATGACTATCTAACTCATGCAGAAAGTCTTGAGATGTCTATCTATCGTATCGATGAGTCTAACCAGATCATCAATGATGTCAACAATGAGCTGGTATTGAAACAGATCTATGAAAGATTTGAGTTCGATATCCCACAGGAAGAATTGGACTTTTACTATGAGAACTGTAAAATCAATAACCTGATGCAGTATTTCCTGCATACCTTCTACAGTGGTTTCTTCCATTCTTCTACAGCCATTCAGACCATTACAAGAAGAGATACCATCAAGCTTCTGGTCATCCTGAAGAAATATCTCCAGGCTGCTAGAATGGTTATCCTTCCTCAGTTGGTCACTGCCGTCGTAAGAGGACGGTTTAAAGAAAACATGATCAAGAATACACGCTTCCAGGAGAAATACGAATCTTCGGATGTCTATAAGAGCGTCATTGAGGGTAAATTCCGGTATATCCAAGAGATCGCACCGAAAGAGAATCCCATTCAGAAGAAGCTCTCTACCATTATCAACTCCAGCTTTATACTGGTGGATTATGATCCGGAGATCAATGGACGTGTCTTGACAGATGTGCCTATTGATACTGTCATGGATGAGTATTATACTTTCCTCAGTATCATCTAAAAAGAAAATAAATGGGTAGTATCCTGAAATATGGATACTACCCATTTATTTTTGTTTGGAAGTTGAGTATTCGCTTGAAACATGCGATGAGAAATTGAATTTTAAACAGGTCGAAAAACATAAGGAAAGATATTTGGATGAAAAAGATAAAAGGATAATTTAAATGAATGATTCTTGATATGATGTAAATAAATGATGTTTGATAGGACGTGAGTTAGAATGACTTAAATTGAAATCCTTGTGTTACGTAGAAAAAGTGGTTGACAATTGCTGAATACATGGAAAAATAAATGCCAGTTGATGACAGCGCAAGCCTAAGAAAAAACTCTAAAAACTTAGGCTTACCTCATCGTTCCTGCATTATATAATTTTAAATATAGTCATTGAGATCAAAGGTATTCGGATTCTGAGCCTCATAATCACCGATAGAGTCAAACATATGATCATAGAATCGATCTGTCTGAGCTCCATCCATCATGACATCATCAGAAGGCACTCCTCCATCATAGTCATAATTATAATCTACTTCAGAAGGAGATCTCTGTCTGGTACTAGAGGCAATCAATCTCTTATAGTCATCGACAGTCTCATCCTTGATGAATTGAGAAGCCGTCTGTTGCAGTTTCATCTGCTGCACAGAGCTCTTTCTCTCTTCCTGATCGGATTTCAATCTTACGCCCTTCATACCGAAGAGATTGTCTTTCAAGAGAGCTTGGATATCAGTAGGAAGATCTGGATACATTTCTCTCAATTTCAAGATTTGATCTTCTTCAGTAAGAGGTTTATTCTCTTCTGGTACTTGTCTGATATTCCCCATCAGAGATTCCTCATCTGGGTCTATATCATGTATATCAATTCCAAATTCTTCCAGATTATTGGAATTGAATTTGATATAGGGACCAAAAAGATAGGCCATGATATTGTCATCATGTTGACCTTGAGCTGCTTGGATTTTACCAGAAGGAGTACGAATCAGAGCACTAATGTCATCTACGACATACTCTGATACGAACTTTCTCTTCTCTTCATCCATCATTCTTTCAAGGATACCCATCATGACAGCTCTACTGGCATTTGTGGTAGACAGACCATATGCTCTTCTTTCCAGAGAATCTCTAGCCTGCATACCATACTTATTCAATTTCTCAGATACATCCAGCATCTTACCAGTATCATACCAGATACGGTTTGCATACTTGGTCTTTCTGAGACAGTTGATCAATTCTCTACCCTTGTTATTCTCTATAATGAGAAGAGCATTGGGACAGAAGAGATCCATAAACTTCACAAGCATATCAGATAGATCTGGTTGGGAAATATAGGGATTCTTCATCTCACATACCACTTCAAGGGTATAAGGAGATTCAATCTCGATTGCATTGTTATCCAGAGCAAGACCTTCCGATGGGTCAATGCAGATAAAGTAAGGAATGCTTTTCTTTATCTTCTTATAGAATTTGAAGGGACACATATTTTTACTAAGATCAATCTCGCCAATCGGAGTTCTTTTATTCGCTTGGATATACATGATGTCTTCTCTCTTGAAGGGAGACAGAGAAGAGCCATGCAATCTCTTAAGCTCAATCTCCCTCGCGATTACTTCCAAAGACCAGTTTACGAGACGGCACTGATTCTCAAACCAAGCCTGTGTCTTCTTTAATTGCTTCCAAGAATGCTCGATCCACATGACACCATTCCTCTTGGATTGGTTGTCATTAACCATAGCTCTAAGTTTCTCGATAGGGACATCATAAAATTTTTCTTCCCACTTGAGAGTATGAGAAAGCCACTCAGTAGCAGCAGCTCCATCTCTAGAATCTAAGTCACCCATTGTGTCCATGAGAGTCCGCTACACTCTCACCGGTTTACATAAGAAACCCGCCCATATTACTATGGGAATCAGACTATATCTTTATCTCTATATGGCGATATTCGTCCTATAGAGATACTTCGCACTTCCATTTAAAGGATTTACTATAGACTATTATCACCTATATACCTACCCAATAGCTTGGCTGTACTCTACTTGCTCTACGACATATGGATTACTCCTATGCCTGTGCTTTCGATAGTCGTTGAACCTTCTCCTCTCTATATAGAAAGAAGCTTGGCTGCTGATCGTCTCTAATAAGAGATATCCCAGCAGTTCACGAAGATCCCATATAATATCACTATTATATGGCCCTTTTCGAATATTCACTACTATCAGATTCTTCTCCATCTATAATTTCATTAGTGGGAGTTCGTAGTAAATATCCGTCTTTAAAGGAGTTGAGGAATATATACGGCTGTATAGTGATCCTGACTTAGCAGCATTTTCGCTCGCTCTTGAATACGCAAAGGCAGCGCTATTCATTATTTCGACTTGGTAGGGTATAAAGTCCCATTCGTCAAAATACATCAAAGACGATGTAGCGCCACGTCCACAGGTCATAGCAGAATCTTTGCTATTGGCTCTCGGAAGAAGTTTAATGTTATTATTATTCACAGGATTGCGAATTGTCGTAACACTATTCTTCTCCTTAATGAGATTTCCTGCCATGTCTATGGTCGTCTTCATATGCATATAAGAGGGAAGCATATCTCTATGACATTTCAGTCGATAGAGATTCATCTTATTATTCTCAGCATCTTTATTAGCAAAGAGAATGGTAGAAGACTTACATCCAAAGGTATACCCATAGTCAATCTCTGATAAGGCACAATGGGTCTTACCAGTCTGACGAGGTTTACATAGATAATGGTCGATATGGTTAATAAAGCAATACCAAGCAGCAGCTGAGGTTCTATCTATCATGAATTCAGAACCTCCTCCTGGTTCAATGGCAGAACCATCCTGAGGAACTCTACAAATCTCTCGTAACCAATACCAAGGATTTCGCATACATTCTACGATAATTCTCAGTTTGGTAGATAAAGGTAGGGCCTCAGAGAAAGGATCTACTCCAATCAGAGATCTGTCATAGATGACCAAGAAGAATTTATTATTCTTGATACCTAATGAGTGAAGATCACGATACAATTCCAAGAAGGATTTATTCTTGGTCTTGAAATCGTAGCTCTTCTTTAATTCAGCTACCTTAGTAAGAGTCTTAATATCAGTCTTAATTAACTGCTCGACCTTATCACTGTCTGGGTTTGTCCACCCAGGGGATGAAAAGTCTATGTCTGGGGCTTTATTTTGTCCCTCATCATCACCGAGATTGTCAATCTCTCTGTAGACTTTTCTGTAGTCTATATCTTCATCAATCATATTTACTATCGTAGACAAATATAAATCCCTCCTTTTAATTCATTGGTTGAAATAGATGAGAATTAGAGACATATAAATCCCAAGTAATGACTCAATCTATAGTCATTACTTGGGACCTTAATTTCGTTGAAAAATAAAAAATCCTCCATGTATTCCCGATATATACATGGAGGCTTAGTTAAGAGATAATCATCATGACACATCCTAGTTTTTCAACGATAAATGATATCATTGATATTGTATACTCAATTGATCCTGTATAAAATGGCGCTCAATAATATCAACTAATTGAAAATTGAGGAAAAGATACTCGATCATAGATGATGCATCTCATTAACCATCGGAGGAACCATCAATGATCCGCTTTTCTACCAAGTATGACATCCGGAATATTACAAGCCTCATTGGCAATATGAAGCTTATGTGCCAAACAAAACAAAGATGGTGTATCTCCTTAACCAGAGGTACACCATCTTTTTTGATCTTATTTACATATCGTCATCGTCAGCATCATCAAAGAAGTCGTCATCAATGTCATCATCGTAATCCTCTTCCTTGACAGTGTCACTGACAATCTCAGGATTGATGTCAGATCCCATAGAATACCCATCATCCTCATCGGCAGTGGCATTCAGCAGATCATCGACATCATCATCGGTATCTTCACCCAGATCGGGATCGATACCATCATCTTCCATATCTTCTGCATAGGCAGAATACTGACCCAGGAGTCTGACATTCAGCTCTTCATCAGCATCCTCATTCATAGCGATCTCATCCGCAATCTGATCATTGATGGAACGATCGTTTTCCATAGCAGTCTGGATATCTTCAAACAGCTTACCCATAGGGATAACCCTCCTAATTATTTATGATATTAGACAAGATTGGTACTCTCTCCGGATCCATCATTCTGATAGACATACTCTACATAGACATTCACAGTTCCTTGAATGAACTTGATGAATTTGAGAGTAATGGGATTACCGGAGACACAATCAATGGGCATGTACAGATCGGTGACATAGTCTTCTCCTCTGGCTACATTACCCATATCCTCATTCTTATAAATGACTTGATCTCCATAGATGAGTTTGAAACCAGAGCATTGCATATCATGGACACCACTAATGGTGATCTTCTTCAATACAATATTCCGATTGAATCTCGGGAAATCAACTTCGTATCCGACATTGTTGAGATAGGCATAGTTAAGTTTCTCATTATCCATCTGAGAAATCTTAGACTTCATCTCATTCATAGCCGGGACGACAGTATCTTCGATATACTTGGAAGCTGTCATATCGTCAGTATCCTTTCCTTCAGTTCCAGGACCACCGACCAATCTAACAGTCAGATCGCCAGATTCATTGAAGATAGCATTGTAGCATTTCTTCAATACATAGATCAAGGCAGGTCCATAGATATAGTCATCCGAAGTCATATCAAAGGTAAGATCTTCGAGCATACCCAGATTCAGAGTGATCTCTTTGGAGGTAATATAATCATAGATGAGTTGATTTCTCTCATCGGTGATCTTCAGTCCTCCTTCTTTGATCCCTCTTGTGAGATCTGTGGTAAAATATTCTCTTGTCTTACCAATGATTCTTCTAGACAGATAATCATCTTTTTCAGTGCTTCTTCCAAATGTTTCCAGATGGATACACTCACAGTAGTGATCACTATACATCAAGAGAGGAGACGACTGTTTCGTACACTCATAAGTATAGTAATACTGGTAAGGAACCATGGTAGAGGCATTCTTCTTTTGAAGAGCATACCACAAGGTTTTTCTATATCTAGAATCAAAGTTAGAAGGAATCTTGTCATCATAGGTAAGAGCTACCACACGATTTGTGATTCCATCTCCAACCTCCCACAAGTCTACCTCTTTCATGAATCGAATCAGATAGATGTCATATAGATAGGTAGGGGTCTGATTCCACATACCAAGACCTACAAAGGTACCGACATCACTGTGATAAAATGTCTCATAATAGTTATTCATGAGATTGGTGATGTAAGTGCCCAAGTATTGTGCCTTGGTATATTGATCATTCTTGACAATACATGAATCTTTGGTGCCAATATTCTCAAAGATACAGGTATAGTCTTCTACGACCTGTTTCTGTAATTGACTATACGAGGAATTCTTATCTGTTTCTTTTGCAGTGGCATAGATCTCTGCATCGAGTAGATAATAGTCATTCGCCTGGACTGTATTGAATTCTTTAGAAGTTACCCTCCAAAGAATTCCGACACTCATACCAGGGAATTTGAAGTAGAAGTAATCTCCAGGAATAGGATGAATCGTCCCAGGAAGGACAATCAATCCATTCAAATCGAGATCCATATCCATGCCATCTTCATCATAGGTCAGCTCAGGTTTCAATTCCGGCAAACCATAGATAGGAAATTCCTTGATCTTATTATAACGGATCGGAGATTTCCTTCCTATCTCTTCTTTGACAGATTGACTCCCTACATCTGCTCTACTCAGAACTTGGTTGATATGGTAATACTCAACAAAAGTAGGATTCTTCTCCAAGTATTTAGAGAATTGCCCTACTTTATTTTTCGCATAAATCTCAATTTGTTTCTCATAGTAAGGAGATGTCTCTACCGACAGAATTTTTGCCAATTCTATCACCTCTCCTAGTATCTTGAAACTTTAATGTGGTGTTTTAAACGCCTAGCATCCAAGAAACTCGTATACTAAAGGAGGAATCGATCAATATGAATACTATCTATATACTTCTCTTTATGATCTTCATGCATATAATTGATGATTTCAGACTCCAAGGCATTATGGCCAGTATGAAACAGAGATCCTGGTGGGAGAATCAGGAGGGATATAACGATAAATATAGATTTGATTATATCCCAGCTCTATTATGTCATGCTTTCTCATGGTCTATGATGATACATCTCCCTATCTTGGTATATTTCCATTTTGATATGGGAGATCGATGGGATTTATTCATCATTGTGATCATAGTTCAATTTCTATGGCACGCTTTCATAGACAATATGAAAGCTAACTGGAAGATGACCAATCTTGTAGCTGATCAAAGCTTACATATGCTCCAGATTATCATATCCTGGTTCTTCTTCATTCTTTTTATCCCATTCTAATTCGATACTTGGATTCATATATAAAGACAAAATCACCCATATGGATTTTTATATCCATATGGGTGATTAAATTTCATATATACAGAGATTACGATGGTGCTTTTCGAATCGTAATCTCTGTATATTATTTATTTGTGAAGATCCTAATAGTCCCTCTTATTTTACATCAGAAGTTTTAGTTTTGACTGACCTGGATATTTGGCATGGCCTTCGATTCCATGAATCTAATTCATGAAAGAATGAACCAACATGTTTGATTACCCAATCATGTCAATTACCGACTTAATCTTTTTATGTAAAATCCATTGATGTGCGAGAAGAGAGACGTAAAGACTCTCTCTCAAGTATCATCTTTGGAATTATGTGAACCTCCTGGATCCTTCGAGTGACGATCGCAAGTATCTGGATGGTACACACCAAACCTATCTGGTTAAAAGTGCAATGAAGAAACCACACTTCAAAGAATTCTATAACCATTGCATAGGTTTCAAGCTTTATGTAGATGCCATGTCACGGTATTTTGATTAAAGCTTGACATAGGGTCTTCACAAATGGTATGTATGATATGGGGATCTCATACATACCATTATTTTTTCGTTTTTACTAAATTAAATCCCCATATGGATTTTTGGTATCCATATGGGGATAAATGTTTTACTTACTGCTTCGGAGCACGGATCGCCTTGCCATTGCGGCCTTCGGCATTGGTCTGCTTCAGAGCCTTGTCGATCTTGTCCTCCATCTGCTTACCACGGGCATCCTTCACAGAGCCAGCGGTAGCAGCGGCACCACGCAGAATGCGCTTGGCTTCACGAGTGGCCTTGCTATTCCACTTGTCCAGAACCTTCTCACGATACTGGCGCATCAGATCACGGTACTTGACATACTTGGCATAGTTCGGGTCACCAGCAGCACGAGCCAGTCGGAACGCAGCACGCTTGGTAGCAGCGGACAGATAGCTGTACTTGGTGTACTTGGCGACGACCTTCTTGGTAGCCTCAGTGGCAACCATCTGGGCGTCAGGAATCAGACCATAGATCTCCCACAGATTGGCATTCTCCTGCACAATCTGCTCATACTCCTCAGGAGTGCACTGCTCCTGAATGCCAGCCAGAAGAACACTGGCCATGCCTTCTTTGTCATCGATCAGAGAGACGTTCTCGGTAGCAGGAGTGCTATCGTCGTCAATCAGGAAATCCAGCAGATCATTTTTCATTTTATGGAGCTCCTTTACATAGGATATAGGGTTCACTACTTAGGATTGATCAATTCCATGAATATGAGATATACCATTTATGGATTCATGGATAATACCTCATACATTAATGACGTTGTTTCTTAAGAAAGATTTACACCATCTATCGTAGGTCTGTAGGAGAGGTAGACCATAATCCGATAGATGGTGTAAATCTTTTGGTTTAGCGAATCTTACACAAATAAAGTAGAAAGGAAGCATAGCTAAATATGAAGTAGAAAATAATTGGAGCGGCGAAAGGGAATCGAACCCTCGTCCTCAGCTTGGAAGGCTGATATACTAGCCGTTGTACGACCGCCGCATATTGATATAAGCATTACATTTATAAGCGCAAGAATCAATTTTCATTAAATATGCTGTATAGATCCTCATAAAAATAAAAAGAATGGGTACTTGGTATAGGATACTTACCAGGTATCCATTCTTTTTTATAATGCCATTACGCAGTTCGTCTATAGTCCACTAAGTTTAGTATAATAAACCTCAAAGAAATGATATACTATATAATTAATCTGATTGGATAGATAGAGAGATGCTAGTGTAGCACAATTGGCAGTGCAGCTGATTTGTAATCAGCAGGTTGCAGGTTCGATTCCTGTCACTAGCTCCAAGTTTTCCCTTGAGTTTGCATCGAATCAGATTTCACCTCAAATGAATTATACCCACAAAGACCTAGGATAGTAAATATATCTCTAGTATCTTTGTGGGTATGATCTCTCTTATATTATATAGAAGAATTGAAGTCTATTATGCAGTCCTTCTCCAGTTATTCACTGCATAATAGGGAGGTAGGTTATTATGAGCTCCTCCATTACCACCATCAATGGTATGATTATGCTGAGATGAAGATGCGAATGCCGCATTAGGTCTTCCAAGAGGTCCAGTCTTGAAGCATACGATATAGTCTTCATGACCACCAATAACCAGATTCAAATCTCCTTCCCATCCAGTCCCGCCATTACCAAGTGTGTATGAGTTATTGACAAATCCGTGATTATGAGTAGGCATTTCCCAAGTTGTTAATGTATGAGATGCCTCACCACCGGTTTGGACAACTCCATCAGAAGTAGATTGAAAGATAGCGCCTACAGGATAGACAGTAAGAAGATCAAACTTCTTATCTTCCATATTGTCTATCCAACCCTGTAATGTCTGATTGTCATTCAGATACACTCCCGTAGATCGAGTTGCAGGTACTATATAATTCCCACTACGATCCTTGAGTTTTCTTACATAAGTAGCCAACTTCAAAGATCCCTCACAATCTAGTTAGGAATATACAAATCAATGAGAAGAGAGGGATTACTATAATAACGATCCCCATAGTGATTATAGTAATCTCCCTCTTCTATATCTATAGTAATAAATTACTATAGTCCACTAGGTTTATAAAATAAAAAAGAAGGCATACCATTGGGATAGTAATCCATCTGGTACACCTTCTTTAATTATGATGAGTTGCTCAATCGCTTTTTAACGTTAATGGCATTTTTGAAGAATACTTGACAGATAGATTGTGCATCAACTTAAGTTATATCTTCTAAGAGTATCATTATAAAGATCCATAAACCCAGGAAATTGGTGACACAATTTTCTAAATTCAGGATTTCTATAATAGGTTGGAATCAGGTACAGCTGATTCGTTCCTTTGGTATACTCAAAGTTTACATGACCTGGGAGAATCTCCCGACCATAATACCATATAAGGTATATCTCCCGATTATGCGTCTTCTCATAATCAGGATCTATAGAATATATGATATTGGTGATATCATATTTAGTTGAAAATCTACAGATGTCATTTGTCATAGGTATTTCCTCCAAATGTTCATTAAATTACAAAAGCGAGGTTAATCCATGGCTAATTTGACTCATCATAATCATAGGAATAATATATAGAGAAATATCTCTGACTTTTCAAATCGATAAAAAGAAGGTGCACCATTTGGAGATTCAATCCTCCAGGTACACCTTCTTTAAGGAAGTTAAAGTGTTTTCGAGAGATATCTTATTGGTATCACTCTCCAATCTTTAATTTTCTAAATTGGAGGTTAATAATCACATGGATAATAGAATACCGAGTAATGAAACTAGACAGAAATAGATCTAGAATCATTACTCGGTATTCTATTTATACTCGAATTACTTCAAGATTCTTCTTAGAATTACTCATTTTACCATTTCTAAAATGTCAAATATATGTGACATTCTGTAAAACATACCAGACAAAATGTAAAACGAGATATAGGATTTTCAAACTTTGTCATTTTCCTATTTACTCATTACTTTACTATGGAATTACTCCCTAATTCTATCTTTATAAACTAGGGCACTATAACTATTTATAGTTATAGAATACTTTAAAGAGACAATCTGGTACCTATAAATATGATGTGAATGTAACATATAATGCTGGTAATGGTACATTATACATCGGTGGGATGATTGTCGGTTATTAATATAATAAGGAATGTATGCGTCTGTGCATACATTCCTTATTATCTTTTTATTTATTCCCCGAGATAGTCTTCTTTTAGATGTCTCTTCAATTCAATGATCACCTTATTGGTAAACATTGAGAGAATGACCGAAGGAGTCTTACGAGCAAGAACAGCTCCGGGTGCCATCAGAATAGAGATCTCTTCATCGGGTCTATATTCAGATCTAGGTTCATATCCAGGATCAATGACATTGGATACGATACCCTTCAAGGCCGTATAATTCTTTTCTCCACTCATATCTCTATGAGGCCTGACTATATCTTCAATTCTATATCCTAGTTACCAGATATAGAATTGCCCACCTTTTCCCAGAAGTATCTTCTTGGAGAGAATCAATGTGTAGGAAGATACTCGGTACTCTACTCGCTTCTTCGTCTATAGATTTCTCTATAGACTATGCTTTCGATAGTCGATGAACCTTATCCTTCTTATATAAGAAAGATCTTGGATGCTGATTGTCTCTATTCTTTACATTATCACTCCTTAGAGTAGTAAAGACCTAGCGAGATATTCCAGCAGTTAAATGGGTTTAGAGTCACCAATTAAACGGCCATTTTCTCTCAGTGACTTTATCGCCTTTCTTGACGATATCTTTGTGTTTGATATAGAAGCAGAAGAGGACACCATCCCCGACATTTTCGCCGAGGATTTTCCCAAACTTTGCTTCTACCTTACCAGGAATTTCTGTGATCTGCTGTCCACAAGGCATGAACTTAGGATCATCGGGATTCCGGTATTTTTCCAGAGTCTTATTTCTCTTCTTGATGGTATTCCAATAATCTTGGACGATCTTTCTCAGAGACTTGTCAGAGAGTTCTTCTCCATCCACAGCAGAGTAGATCTTGATATTGGTAATCTCACCAGAGAATTCAGACTTGAATTTGGTAATGGCGACATCTGTAAGAGCTTCTCCATATGTCTCTGCCATATTGGCCCACAATTCTGCCATAGTGGGATCTTCATTGGAGTTATCATACTCAATGAGAGAATCACCAACTTCGACATGCTGACCAATCTTAGACATCATATAGACTACGGCGTCCTTAGACAATACTACTCTCTGCTCATGTACCATGACAGTAGCAAGTCTCTTAGACAGCTCAGTCGTGATAGGAGCAGAGTCTTCATATTCGTCAAATGTAGGACAGATTGCCATCTTACAAAGGACACCGATATTCATAGAAGCACTCAGATCATCTTTATTCTTGGTAAAGGCTCTGGGGTTATAGGCAACGACTTCACCTTTCTTGACTTTATCTCCAACTTTGAGATCTGTCTGGAAAGACGCTTCGATGTAGAAACCACCCGCAGAGTTCTTTTGCTGTTTCGGTACCAGAGAGAAGGAATCATATCGACCATTCTTGTACTGAATGATGACCTGATCATTCTCAATGGCAGCCACTTTACCATCTTCTTGTGCTACGACTGTGTAGTCTCTAGACAGGTAGTAGGGCAATGCAGCTTCTACCTTATTACCCATCAAGACAGGAGAAGATCCCTCCGTCAAGACCATGTACTTTGTCTGCTTATAGGCCATAGCCGTACGCTGACTATCATCATGCATAGCACCAGGAGGAGAAAGCAATTCAGCAGGAGAGAAGAGATTGGCTCCCTTCATATCCCGGATCGCATCCTCATCATGATCTCCAATGTATCCTCTGACAGAGACGATGTTCGGATCCAGTGTAAGCTGTCTAGAAACACCGACATTTCTATCAGGAGAAGTAGAGATCGCAATGGTACCAGTCATACCAGGATTGAAAGATCTCTTAGGCAATGTAAGAGCCTGCTCCAATCCGATACCAGAAGGACCCTTGAAGGAGACTGATCCTTTCTTTTCCATCTCCAATACAGGATTCAGAATAGAAGAATCTTCGATCATGGCACAAGAAGGAAGTTTATGCCCAGTCTTGTCTGTAGATCCATAGATCGATTTCGATACCACGCTTCTATCGACAGTAACCTTCACAGGTCTCTTCTTATAGATAGACTTCCGATATTCCAGATATCCTCTGACGACTGCCGTATAGATAAACTGGACAAAGATCTCATTGGATCTAATACGGAAGTTCTTCGGATCTGTAATATCCTCCGAAGAAGAGTTATTCAGAAGAATACAAGCAGCAATGATCAGACCTACGATATCAGTAGGCATATTCATATCCCGCAATACTTCTGCACTGATAGGATCAATGAAGAAGTCTTTGAATTGCTCCAATACGAAAAGTGCCTGAGTAGATTTGTAGGTATTGGCCATGATATCATTCCACAGTTCCTTACCATCTGCTTCCGCAAGGGTATAGTTACTGAAGTCATACTGATACAGACCATTCATGATCAAAGATGCATGTAAGGGATAATGATCCCAAAGGAGCCATTTGTCTTTGAATTTGATGACACTCTGATTCAAGACATCATACCTAGTATTGGGTTCAATAACCTGATACTTGATATTGGCTCTATTCATAACCTCTGTCAAACCAACACAGAAGCACATGAATCCAACCATAGGAATCATGTGGTTGTACATCTTCCCTCGAGCATACATCAGACTTCTAGGAGTCACGGTATACTTTTTAAGAATTGCAATATCCTGGGGTTTGAAGAGATTATAAATGATATCATTGACGCCCTTTCCATTCTCCTCTTTTGCATAGATAGGATCGCCAGACTGGGTATTATATCCAACCAGGAGTCCATCATTCGCATCATAGGTAGAAGAAATAGGTTTCTTACCATTTTTAGATAGTACCTTGTTATACTCCTCCAGAAGATAGGCAGTATCGAAGATAAACCGATTCCCATAGATGGTGCATTCGGTAATATTCTTAGCCAGGTTATCATAGTCCAGAGAAGTATCGGTACCTTTATTTTTCATCTGGCAGCTACCGATTCTTACCTTGAATCTAGAAGTATTCTGAGGATTCAGAATATACTTCTTGATGATCTCAGATTTCTGATCGATCTTCATGCTGCTACGCTTCATGATAATCTTATTATACCAAGTAACGAGCTGCACTTCATCAGGACCAGATTTGAGAATAGGAAGAATCAGCATCTGATTCTCAATGACCTTCTTATTACCACCAAGGAAGATATATCGATCCTCCAAGAAGATAGGTACATCAAAGGCAATGATATGGGTATGCCCATCTTTATCCGCCATGGTGTAAGTGTACGTCTTCTTCATATTCATGAGATCGGACGTATCTTCTACTTCTTTCTTTTGGATAAAGAGAGGATAATCTGCCTTAGCAAGACTAGCAACCGCTTTATCGATATCCGTCTCAAAAGTGGTTTCATTGTATTGCTTATAGAAATTCTTAGCCTTAGGCTTCTGGATGGTAGGATTCATCGTATTGATATACGGTGCAAGATTTGCAGGAGGAACGATTTTCTTCTTCATTTCTTGCACAGTCTGATTCATGATAGAATCCTGTGTATCCATAAGAGAGCGAATACGAGCCGTGGTCTTTTCATCAAAGTCAGGTTTGAATTTGGTGATCAGTACCTTCTCTTTCACTCTCTTTTCAGCTGTATCAATGATATCTTCTTCGGAAGCATCCTCATCAGAATCATAGACGACTGAGTCAACCTCAGATTCAATATCATTATCGATATTATCCTCTTCAGAATCTTCATCCGTGGGATTGGTCTCAGGCTCTGTATCTTCTGCAGAGTCTGCTACTGTCTGATCTACCTTTTCATCCTCACTGAGTAAGAAGTCAATGAGATCATCCTCTGCAGATTCCTTCTTCGTCTTCTTTTCGGGTTTGACAAAGGTAGGCTTCTCTGCAGATACAGGAGCAGGTGCAGGAGAAGAAGACTGAACGGGTTTGGGATTCTCATTCGAGGGGTCAACGGTGATTACATTGGTAATCTCTTTGACCTTCTCTTTATGGCGAATCTCCTTAACCTCATTCTTGACCTGATTATCCAATTTGGCAATATCGGTATCCTTGATATTACCTTCGGAGTCAGATACTTCCTCTTCGGCTTTAGAGAATTTCACAGCAGTCATTCTACCCAGGAGATTCTTCAGTTTCGGATACATCTTCTTATTGAAGAAAGAGGAATCTAAGAGAAGAAATTCTCCATTGGTAGGATCTACCAGATAGATTTCGACATTCTCCACCATCTTGATGAGATTAGAAAAACGATAGGCACAGGCACATAGAATAGAAATCGGGGTATCCATATACGCTTTCGTGATACCAATCTCATGGGTAGAAGAAGCACTCATCCAATCCTTGATAGGAAGGACAAGTGTCTTCTTATAAGAGGAGAACTCAGAACGATTGAAAGCCTTCATCAGAAATTCGATGTATTTCTGACAAAGGAATTCTACCTTACCAGTTCTCCGATAGGTGAAGAAGATTCGATTCCAATGACTAAAGTCATAGATGAGATTGTAATTGGTTTTGATCACAGTCTCCAGCTTAGCGGGGAGAATGAGATTCATTTCAGAATTAGAAAATTCCTCTGTGAAAGTATCTTTCAATACCTTCAGACGATTTTCTTTGATATTGCGATTTCCTACTTTACCGACATACCGTGTATCGGCGGTATATCGAATATAGCGGGCATCACTCAAACCCATAGTGGGATTTTTGATCAAAGAGAATGAGGAATTTTCATCTGGAGCGCACAAAAATAAGAGATTTCCTCTACCTACAGGAGCACCTTTGGGAAAAGGAATGATCCCTTGATTCTTATACACTCGATTCTTGGCAACTGCAGTAAAAAGCATTTGCGTCACCTCATATCTAGTGTGTATAGGCTAAACTTTATCAGGGTGTTTTTCTAGCCTCGTCTGTAAGCATGATTAAAAATGGTAACGACGTGTAACATAAAAGGTAATGATTGAGAAGTCTCAAAAAGACTTACTTGGTCATTATGATGGACCGTAATTCTTCCTATACAGAATGGGAATGTATGTATGATATCTAGCTATCACACTAGGTAGTCACAACCTCATGTGATAGTTATATCCAAAAGTCTATCTTAGGTTTTCGTGCTTCTATCATTCTTTACTCCTAGGGACATGCTGCACTTATTCTTAGAAAACGAGAATGAGGATAACCTTGAATAGTATCTGTGATTGCAATTACAGGATCGCTTTGTAACGTCTGGCGGTTGATCACCATGTCCTGCCGACTAGAGCCGTTGACATGTTCCGGCTTGTCCGATAGCTGTAGTAATTCATAGATCTTTGGTTTGGTACATGGAGGCATATGCAGAAAGCCGAGATATTGATATTGGATCCAATTGGTATCATTTACATCGCATAATCGCCGCATTATTATATGCCGCTATCCTGTTTATGCGCAACTCCTAATTTTCATGACAGTATATGAGGAATCATCTCGCGATGAGATCGCGATAGGTCCATTCATGGAAACTGGCTTCATTCTATTTCATCTCTTCATTTCCATAAGTCATTGTGAGGTATACTCAAAACAAAGGACACGTTACGTCTTTTCATATGACCCGTTACAACGGCGTCTTGATGCTATGTCAAGACGATTGCGCATTGGTGAATATGGCCAGCAATGGATCTTATACTGGATCGATTTATTCATCTGGGACTTCCTATGTTTGGCTGTTTCGTACAAGTCCATTGCTAGCCATGATTTGAACGCGTTCTTGCGATACTATCCCATGCGTGTTTGTACGTTATGTCATACGCCAGATGTTAAAATACATCAAGGTTAGGAGGCCAAGCTATGTACGATTGGAACAAAGGTGAAGCACGAGCCGGTTGGTAATCCCTCCATAGTGAGATCAAAACTCATTATGGAGGGATTTCTTTTGTCTTTTTCTCATTCTCCAGAAGTCAATAAATCTCAACTCGGAGAATGAGAAAATTTCTATATATAATTATATTGGATTCATGAGAAACTGGTGTTGGATAGATCGACGGACCAGCATCAGAAATACTTTAAATGTCATAAAGGGTATAACACACAAGTGATGAAGAATAACTACATTCTTCTACTGCAATCACGGAGGTGCCTTTTATGAAAAGCTTATCTGAATTTCTTGATCAAATCACTGCTGTCCAGGCAGTGCACGATGAGGAGAGCTTCAAGGAAAACTTCGATGCTCTCTATGCCATTACCACCCCGAAGGATGATCCCGTTGAAATGAGTGAAGCTTTCGAGACTGCTATTGGTTGGGATCCGATTACCTTCTATGATAAGAAGGCGATCAATGACCAGATCGATGAAGTGGTCGAGAAATGCAAGGACTATCCGCAGTCTGTCCGCCGTCTGAATTCGATGAGAGGGGCTGCGATTGGAATCGTGATGAAGGATATTGGCAAGACCAAAGATTCCGTCATTGCGAAGAATGTCTGGGATTTCGTTGCTGAGCAGCTGAAAGATGTTGGGGAGCTTTCTCCCAGGGACATTAGTCGGATCGGCGATACATTCCTGGACAAGCATGGCATTGGTGATCCCTTTAAGGAGATTGCAACGCCGGCCAATACCGTTCTGGGTGATAACAAACCAAAGAAAGAGAAGAAACGTCATCCCGATGAGTTGGATGAGATGATCGGAGACGATATGGATGATATCGAGATCCCCGATGACTTCATCGATATCGGTGATGATGAATACTAAGAAGAAAGGAGGGAAACTCCATTGAGTGATTCTAGGAAAACGACGACCCCAAGATCCAAAGCAGCAAGGTTGATTCGGACGATGCTGAATCGGATCCGGAAACTTTGCTGTGATCGGACTGGGGCCTGCACTCGAATTCAATATGTGGATCGAGTATTCCGTGATCTGTATGGGATCAAATCTTTTGCGAGAAGGTCTGCCTCTTGCAAGACGATGTCCCAGGTGGTCCAGGTCTTTAACGAGATCGGCATCAAAGAGCTTTGGCTTCTCCTGAGTGATGATACCTATTATGAGGTCATGACTCTTCTGGTCGATGTCCAGGAGAGAAAGGATCAGCTGAAGAAGGTCATCAAGAAAGCTCAGAAGAAGCTGGCTTCCACTGGTGGTACTCTTCGTGTCGATCAGAAGTCTAAGCACAATAAGCGGATCAACAAGTCTCAGGATGAGATGAAGTGGCTGAATAAGCGGTATCGGGATGCCATCGAAGGTCTTCAGGATAATCTGAATATCCGGAGTTCGGATGTCGATGATTATAAGGATCGCTTTGCTGCTCTCAAGAACTTTGCTGATCGTGGTACGATCGGGAATGTCTCCTGGGATATGGAAGAGGATCCGTATAACTTCGACTTTGAAGAATTCCGTCCTCGTCGTCAGCGTCCCTTCGATATGGACGACTATGATATGGACAATCTCGACTTCGGTGAGGATGACTCTGGGAATGAGTATGACGAACGGTTCGAGAACATCGAGAAGAGCATCAACACTCTGGCTCAGATGATCATGAATCAGAATCGTCAGAATCCCCAGTCCAATCCCATGTATGCAAATCCTCCTCAGGCAGCCCAGAAGATCCAGGTTAGTCCCGGAGAGGAAAAGATCCTTCAGATGATTCAGGCTCTTGGCCGTAAGGTTGGAGATCTGGAAGATCGCATCGACGATTTCGATGGCGAGGATGAATATGAGGATCAGACTCCGAATCTTCGTCCTGGTCGTCCTTATTATGGTCAGGATCCTCAGGAACCCTATAATGGCCCCCAGTTCGGTGACATTGCGGACATGATGAATGGGGTTCCGTATACTCCGAATGATCCTAAGATCGCAGGAGTGCCGACCACTGCAGAGATTCTTCAGAGGACTCGTGAGCAGGAAGCTGCCCATGAGCAGACTCCCAAGGAAGAGACTCCGTATCCTACCAATCCGGGAACTCCGATCAATGCCTACAACCGTGAGGAAGTGAATCGGGCTCCGACGGATTATCAGAGGCTCCAGAGTGAAGAAACTCAGTCTGGAGAATCGCCCGGTCCTGTTACACAATGAGAGGAATACTCAGGGGTGTTTGGATAGGTAAATTCAAATATCCCTGAGTATATCATATTAAAGGTTTTCAGGTATGAAGACCGTAATTCAACTCTAACAGGAGGAATATCTTATGAATTCAATCGAATTCCAGAAATATCTGGATAGTCTGAAAGAGTCCACCACTACCCGTGGTCATTCTTCTGGCGTTGCGGCGGAAGTCACCGCCAACATTCTGAATACGCCCGATTTCCAGATGCCGGCCTACAAGGAAGATGGTAATGGCTCCGTCGAGACCACCACCACTACGCCCATTGCGGATTTCCGTGATGCGACCGCTTCTGTCGTCGGCAAGGCTATGGGCCTGGATCGTGCCGAGACTGCGGCTCTGGCTGGCAAGCTGGATTTCACCAAGTCCTATGGCGAGGCTTTCAACAATGCTGCGGATGCGGCTGAGGCTGCCTACCTGAGCACTGGTCGTGCCAAGGTCAAGCCTCAGATCGGTGATGACATCTCCCGCGTGTCTGTCCGTCTGGAGACCGTTCCTGAGAAGGTTGAGGAAACCACCAAGATCGTCCAGAAGGATGACGGTACCTATGAATCTGTCCCGACTGGCAATGTGGTCACCACCAAGGAACACCGCATCGTCAAGGCGAAGAACACCACCCGGGCCTGGATGAAGGACATCAAGAAGAAGTAAAATTCTTCCGACATCCTTCTGACAATCATGTAACCCAATTAGAGAGTACCTATGTATCCAGCATGGGTACTCTCTTTTTTATATTCCTAGGAGGGTCCAATGAATATGACTTTGGAAGTTCATTTCATGAACGAGATGCCTGAAGATCTGATTCAAAACTTTCCGGATTATAAAAATCGCCCTTATGTAATGAAGGCACAAAGAGGGTTACATAGTACCCATTATGTGATTTATACGGACAATCCTTTTATCCGTATGAATCCTCTGAAATATGTGGTACGTAAAGATCGATGAAGTCTAAATAAGGAAAAATAAAGGATACTGGGAATCTCTGTATTTCTGGTATCCTTTATTTTTCCTTAAAGAGAGACATAATCATAATCGATTGACATATGAGTGGTACTCATGGTGTCGATTGTCTCAGCTCTATATAAGAGATTATCTGAGATAATTCCAGAAGGTGGATCGATCAGTAGGAGAAGTCTAATAAGATAGATGAAGAATCTACACCTTCCTTCTGAGAGGTACTATTCTATCTGATCATAGAGTGGTACTCTATCTGGTTGGATAGAATACAAATTGATAGATTTCTTAGATCAATTCCTCTCAGATGTAGACTAAGTATTATACCTGGTCTTTTTTATATACAAAATATTTCTTAGATTCTCACAATTGAAGAAATGCTAATAGAATACAAATCCTACTTTCTGAATCTGATTCTATGGATAGCAGAAGAGAACCTGAATTCTTTTCTATTATACTAGAAGAAGGATGAGAAGAGAGACTTGGAATTTGATATCGATAGATTGCTTGAATCAATTCTTATAGATAGAGAAGGAATCTACTATCAGATTTCTATAGAATCAAAGGCATTCTCTTAGACTGAGGATAGAGAAGTATAGAGACTATGAAGAAATCTCCAATAGAGATAGATTCCAAAATGAAAGAGTGGAATCTTCTTTATAGAGAGAATCAGAATGGAATCTCTTATCTTCTATGAGGATATAGAAATTCTTCTAGAAGGATATTCTGTCTCTTATGAATCAAGAAGGATTCTAGTGATAGATAGTGTGATTAAGAAATGAGATATGGATCGATATGAATAGAACGAGAATACTGATTTTTTATCTTATAGAGATCCTATGATTAGAATATCGATAGATAGATTCATCCAGATACAAATTCTTCTTATAGAATAGGAATCGTTTGTTGTGGCACTCGAATTCTAGGATATAGATAGAATGCGTATGAAGGATGATATCTAATAGAGATATTCGAAAGTGGAATATTTATAGATAGAGATCGATATCAGACTATTGATAAAGAGACATATTTCATGAGCACTGACACCCTTACCTGGATCTAGAATCTGGAAGGATTGATATAGAAATAGAATCTCTGGATAGAAAGTTTGTATATTTCTTATAGATGGATATCAGAGGAAAGGAAGAGACTCTTTATAGAGATGGAGGATACTCCTTCATGAGTAAGGATGTATCTCTAGTAAGGATTTTGGAAATAGACCCTGTATTTTTCTATAGGAAGTCAACGAGAATGAAATAGATACTATAGAAATTCATGGTACCAGAAGACAGATCTTCTATATAGAGGAGAAGATAGTAATTCTATAGGATTATCATACAGAAGAGAATCTCTTTGAGTATCCTGATCATCTAGATAGTAGATAGGAGAAGGAAGAAGATCTTCCCATTGATATAGATAGGCGGGATGATTGTAGGAGTAGGTTCTCTTGATGGATTTGATTGTGAGAAATTTAAATGAGGATATCCGATGTCATACACTGACATATCTGGGTATCCTCATTTAAATTTCTCATAATAAGCTCCTAGGCCCTCAAAATGCGCTATTTTAACAGCTTTTTAATGCTTAAAGCCAAAGAAAGCGTGGTGAAGCATAATTGGCTCGTTTAAATAGCGTGGCATCTTGGCTTGCTAATTTTGGTAAGTCGATTGGTTACTCTGCCAAGGACGTACTGACCGAGGTAGCACCCAATACTACCAAGATTACAGAAGATGCTGCGGATGAAATCTATAAGCTGAGAGATTTCATGAGCGACTATCGTGCCAAAGGTAAGCAAGTCGATCGTGCTCTCAACTATACAGAACTTCAAAAGCAGGCCAATGATATCATTGAAGGTACGATCAATGATATCAAAACCGGTAACTTCGCCACTCCCAAGGATGACTTTGGTGATCTTTTTGGTAGTGACGATTTTGATTTCGATTCAAGTGACTACACCACCTCAGAAGATCAAAATGAGAGTGGTGTGGAAGTTCGTAAATTAAATCTTAGCACAGATGCGAAAGCAACTGCAAAAGTTAGCCTGGAAGGAAGCAATCGAATCGCTGAGACATTAGAGAGATCCTCTAAGGCTCAGATGATGGCCCAGGTAAATACTGCCAAAGCAATCATGAATACGACGAATAACATCGGAATGATTGCAGTCAATAAACTGGGTGCTTCTCTGACAGAGACAAATAAACGCCTGGATCAGATCAATACCAACCTGGTTAATATCGTGAAATTCATGAATGATAACCAGAGTAAGGTAAACCAGGCACATCTGGATTATTTGAAGTCAGCTCATGCCTTCATGAAAGTCCAGATGGAGATGTATAAGCCCTCCAAGAAGAAGGGTAAGACTCCTGCTATGGATGCATTCCTGGCAGGTGGTTCTTTCGATCTTCCCTCCTACATTTCCGTCGTCAAAGAGAATTTCCAGAATAGCTCGTCTCTGTCTGAACTGCAGATGATGCTGGGTATGGGTTCCATGATGGGAAATATGATGGGCGGTATGGGTGGACCGAAATCTATGATTCGGCCTACTCAGATGCTCATGAATGCTGCAATGAAGAAATTGATTCCGAAGAAGATTCAGAAGGCTATCACAAAAGTCGATGATCTGCTTCCTCAGGCTTTGATGGGCGGATTATCGACTCTTTCTGACATGCGGAATGAATCCGGAATCAAAGGAATGCTTGGTCAGCTGTTAGGAGCTGGAGCAAGAAAGCAAGATTCTTTCCAGTTAGGGAAATACTATAAGGGAGCAGTTCCTTGGGATGGTAAATCCAAGAGAGCTCTTGAGGTAGTCATTCCTCATTACTTGGCAATGATCGAAGCGAATACTTCGAATATTCCCAAGAGGAAAGGATCTAAGGAACCCGTCTTCTATGATTATGACGCCGGGACATTCAAGGACAAGAAACAGATTCGAGAAGGATTGAGAGCTCGCACATCAGATGCATTCCGTGGAGCTTCTGCTGAATCGAATATTTTCTTTGAAAGTAAATTCCAGGATGACGAGGCTTTACAGGATGAAGCAAAGAAGATCATGTGGAAGCATTTGCAACCTATGATCTATGGTGAGAAAACTCTCGAAGGAGAGAAGAATCTTACCCAAGCTGCTAGAGCCTATGGTAAAGAACTCGAGAAACTGGGATTTAATCCATTTGAGATTTCTCAGTTGGTCATTTATTTCAAAGGAACTGTGACAAAACTGCGTCAGTATATGATGCAGATGGAACTCACAGAATCTGAATCCGAGCTATTTAACCGGAGAGAAACCAACCAGTTTGGTTTTATCAAAGGTGGATTTAGCCCGGAAGATCTTGGTACTTCTTATACTGCTACTGATCTCTCTAGAAAACAGGAGAGAGACAAGAAGAAAGCTGAGGAAGCTGCAGAAGAAACCAAGAGGCTGATGGATCGTGCAAAGGGTACTGTCTTTGCCTCTAATAAGCAGAAGAATCGATATATCGAAAATATCAAATATGCTGCTAGTGAAGGTGTCGGTACCACTTACACGAGAAACAAAGCTGCTTCTAAAGTGGAAGCTGCTGGTCTGGGATTGATCGGTCTTATTTCAGGATATGATACAGTTGATACTACTGGTGGTGTCTTGGGAGTTGCAAGCTCCTTCAAGAAGAATGTCAGTAAGTATGAATATGATCATCTGACTGTCGCTGATGTGATGAACATCATGCGGAATAATGCCTACAATCCGGATCAATACGATTTTATCACCGCTGATAAATCTGGTGACAAAGATGGATTATTCGGTTTGGCTGTATTGAAGTATCGATATGGTAAACCTGGATGCCTTCGTGTCGTAAAGAGAAGAAATATCGTCCTGGATGGTAAGAAATATATCATCAAGCCGATTGATCATGATGATAGAGTCGTTAAAGGTACCGATCGAGATGCCAATCTGCAACCTCCTGGTGGATCTGATATTTATCCCATGGATAAACAAGGAATCCCCAGAGATGGAAATACCCAGTGGCAGAATGATCAGTCTATTCTGAATAGTCAAGGTGAAATCAAGAAGAAGCCTAAGGATACTCGTACCTTCAAGCAGAAGGTGAGAGATAAATCCACTCAGGTAATGACTGGTAAGGATCCGAATGCTCCTTCTGATAATACCAATAATGATAATGGAGCTCTTGGTAATGGTGAGAGACTCGGTGGTGCTCCTGCTCGTAGAGCCAATAACCAGAATGCAAGAAGACCTGGATCCAATACCAACGAAGCTTCTAGAAGAAGATCCGAGGATAAGAATAGAGAGAAAGATACCAAGGCCTCGATCAATATCGCTATTGATGAGCTGAATAAATCTGCGGAAGCGGTGGAAGATGTCTTTACAGATGGTAAGGAAATCGCAGCAAATCTGTGGCAGAAGATCAAAGCTAAGGTAGGTTTTACCAAGAGAACTGCTATGAGCGCAGGTATTGGTGGAGTCTTAGGTTCTCTCTTCCTTCCCGGTGGTCCTATTGGTGGTGCCATTCTTGGTGCTACTGTGGGTATCGCTACTACTGGATTTGATTTCAAGAGACTCTTCTTTGGATCAAAGACAGTAGATGAAAATGGAGTTGTCCATGTTGAGAAGACTGGTATGGTCGGTCAGTGGACAAACATGCTTCAGACAGAAGGAAAGAATCTTCTGAAGTCTTCTTTTGACTCTGTCAAGAATGAAGTTGCAAGCTATGCGAAAGCTCAGTTTGCTCCTATTGTAGCCGCCTTCAGAGACATGGGACTGAAAAATCCTGTGACAAAGTCCATGGTTGAAACCATCCAGAATGTTGGTAAGAATGTGATTTCCATTATTACCCATCCTATGCAGGCTCTCAATAATGGGATTGTCAAGATTACCGGTGCTATGTTGGGTGCCACTGTCAAAGGTGGAGCGTTCGCACTGAAGACTGCTGCTAAAGCTGCTACATGGATTGCAGCGAAACCGACTCAACTCATCGCTGATCTCTGGAATAGTAGAAATGCAGAGAATCCTCTTGAGTTCTTAAAGAACCTCAGAGGTCAGAGACGAGCGAGAAGGAATGCTCGTTGGGGAGCTAGAGCTGGTTATGTTAGACATGGTCTCTTAGGAAATCTGAAGGATAGTGCGAAATCCGCTGTCACTCAGAAGGGTGGAATTCGTGCTAGAATCGGAGCATTTAAATCTTCTATGGCTCAGGGTGCTGAATCCTATTATGGAGCTCAGTATCAAGATGAGAAAGATAGATTGGATGATATTCAGTCTAGAATGCAGAGTGTCGATCCTATGGAAAGACAAGCTGCTATGGAAGAATTGCTTCCTAAGGATCGAAACGGTAATGTCAAGGATAAAGCCTGGAATGCTCTTCCGAGAGATGAGAATGGTCAGATCGACCCCAATGCTCTCAATGAGTATATCGGAAAGAATTACCAGAAATTCATTAATAATAAAGAGCAAGCTCTTGCTGGCCTGACTGGATTTGCCAAATATCGTGCAGAAAAGCAGAATAGTAAGAGACAAAATCGTCTCGATAGTGTGCTCAGTAAATATAATCGGAAGGATGCTTACGCTGCTAAGGATCTGACTGATAAAGAGTATGCAAAGAGACGGAAAGACGTTGAGCAGTATCTTGAACGGGATGCCGAAGGTAACATCATCGATGAAACTTATAACAGAATCGAGAATAAAGAAGATTTTGATAAGTGGATGAAGAACCAGGAGGCCTTCAAGAAAGAGCTCCAAGAACGTGACCGTATTGCTGCAGAGAAGGTAGAAGAAGAGAAAGAAAAAGCAGAAGCACAAGCGACTCGTAAGAATCAGATTGCTCTTGCTTTGGGTCAAATCTCTGCTACTCTTGGTATTCCTCTGGATGAATCTCTGATTGATACTGCTTCTGATAAAGCTTCTGCTATCATCAATGCTGTCAATGCTGCTATTGAGAAGAAAAAGCAAAAGATGCAGGATCAGGCTGAAGAAGCTAAGCAGCAAGAAGAAGAAAATAAAGCTGAGATCGCCGAAACTGAGCATAGAAGAAAGACTGCTGCGGCTAATGAGGACAAAGCAGATGCTGCGGATGCTCAGAGAAGAGCGAGAGAAGCAGAAGAAACTGCTTCTATTCAGGCTCAGGGTAAAGATAAAGTGAAGGATTCTACCGGTGAAGAAGATGAAGAACCTGGTAAGGCAGAACCTGTTGAAGGTGACGCGGTTGCTCAGGAAGAAGAGGAAGAAGGCGGAATTGGGGATATCCTCAAGAAAGCTGGTCTTGCTATTGGTGGTATTACCACTGTGGCTGCTCTTCTGAACTCTGAGACTGGTAGAAAACTGATCGGTACTTTGGGAGAGGTACTTGGTAAAGCGGTTATCTCTCTCGGTGGTGCTCTTGCAAAAGGTATCGGTGGTGCCATCATGGATGGTATTGAAGGTATCGGAGATAAGGTTGGTGATTTCCTCGGTCAATTCGTCCTTGGTGGAGACACTAAAGAATTCACCAAGGAAGAAATGGAAGAGTTGAATCCTGACTATGTCGGTGCAGGTACCAGAGTTGACGAAAATGGTAACGAAGTCGTTACTGCTACCGTCAATACTGAAAGAGGCATGATGATTCCGAATTTTGTCAGAAGGAAGGCAGCTCAAACTGCAGTTACTGGTACAGATGGAGATCTAGCAAGAGCTGGTTTCAAAGCCGGTGGTACTCTTGTGAATAAAGCCGGTGGGGCAGTTTTGACAGCTGCTGATGTCGTTCACGATGTCGGTGTTAAGGCATCGAACGCTTATGGAGCTGCGAAAGCTGCTGTCAAGGGTAGTAAAGCCGGTAAAGCGCTTTCCTGGGTAGGAAAAGGTGTCGATTTTGTAACCGATCATATTCCGATTGTCAAATCTATCAAAAAATTCGGTAAAGCAACTGCAGCTGTTGGTAAGGGTACTGCCACTGTAGGAAGAGGCCTGACTGGCCTGGCTCAAAAAGGCGCAGGATTCTTGGCTACAAAAACAAAGAAGGCGGCAGATTTCACTACAGCAAAGTGGGCAAGTACCAACGGAAGCAAGGTCTGGGAGTCTCTGACAAATCTCCTGGATATGCTGACGGAAGCTCTTGATAAATTTGCAAATTGTGGTCCTCTTAAACAACTTCTGAAAGATGTAAAACCTTCTGAATTGGTTAAGAAGATTAAGGATTTCATTTCTGGAATCTTCAATAATCTGAAGACCGCAATAAAGAATACAAAGTTTGCTACACAGATCAGTGAATTGATCACAAAATTCAATGCAAGCACTGCTGGGCAGGCTCTGAAGACTGCTGGTGCAGTTATTACAGGCGTCTTTACAGTAGCTTCTGGTGCTTTGGATGCTGCGAATCTTTTCATGATATCCGAAGACGATGTTGATATTGGAATGAGAACTGTATCTGCTATTATCAGCCTTCTTGTCGAGTACCTTCCCTTTGTCGGTCCTGCATTCGATCTGGTTTCTAGTATCTGTGAGCTTATTGGTTTGCCCAATTTCAAGAGAGAACTCGCCGAAGTCATTTACGAGCTCATCTACAAAGTCTTTGGTCTTGAAAAGAAAGGTGTTAAGACCATTGACCAAAAGCAGAGTGAGTATGAGGCAGAATATCAGCAATATTTGAAAGATAATAATCTTACAGAAGAAGATTTGTCTCTTACCGAATATAATGATATTGTGAATCAGACTATCGGCAGTAAAGCCGTTAATGGAGTAATCGGTGCTGCTAAGAGAGCTGGTAAGGCTGTAAGTAACTGGTTCTCTGGTATATTTGGAGGTAATAAGAAGCAGGACGAAGAAACCGCCACTGCTGCTAATACTGAAGGATATGGATCAGGAACAGATACTTCTAGCAAGAGATATCAGCAAAACAAGAAAGACAATATGACTGCATCTCTGAGCGTTGCAAAAGAAGCTAACAAGCAGTCTTCTAGAGCATCTCTTGGAAATGGTGGAGGAGCTCTTGGCTATGGACCTGGTGGTCTGAAGCAAGATGATCCTTCTTATGCTTCTTTGAGTCTCGGTACTCTTCCGGATGGATCTCCTGCCAATATGGCCAATTCTGGTTGTGGACCTACTGCACTGGCGAATGCTGTGAATGCAGCTGGCGGTAATGCCAATCCTGGTGAAGTGGGCAGATATGCCAGAAGAAATGGTATGTTGACAGATGGAGGTGCCAATGCGAAGCTCTTCACAGAAGGTGCTCGTAAATATGGTATGTCCGGAACTGAAATCTCCGGGATGGATTCTTTGGATGCATCTCTGGATAATGGAAATCCTGTCATTGTCTCTGGTAAATCCATGGGTTATGGATCTGGATGTAATTCTTGTGATTCTCTTTATACCAAAGCGGGTCACATCGTTACTGTCACAGGTCGTACACCTGATGGTATGTATACCGTGGATGATGGTGAAGGATCCTCTGTGGTATCACCTGGTATGCTTCAGAATGGAGCTACTCATGCTTACTCTATGGAGAGACTGGGTGGTGCTCATGCAATGGGTACTATGGCAAGCGAAGGCTCCACAGTATCTGCTTCTGGTACGACTCCTGCCAATGTGGTGAAGGATAATGGTACCACCATTCAGCATGGAGCTTACTACTTCTCACAGAATGGTAACTCGTACTCCAATATGAACCTGCCTCCTTATAAAGGAACTATTGGTTCTATTGGATGCGTTCATACCTCTGGTACAATGGCTGCTTCTACCATTACTGGTAATGCCATTGACCCTGGTACATTCCTGAATCAATATGGTAACGCTGCTACCATCTCCAACCTGCAGAAGGCTGGCGTTAAGGTAACTCGTTATCCTGCGAATGGCTCTCAGTCCGCTGGTACTGTTGACGGTACGCAGTATCTCGATACCATTATTTCTGCTCTGAAGCAGAGAAAGATGGTTATGATGTACGGTGTTGGCAATAATAGCAACATGTACAAGTACGGAATGGGTGGTTCTCACTGCGTGCTTGCTACTGGACTGGATGCCAATGGCAATATCATTATCAATGACCCGTATGCTCCGAATCCTCCCTATGGACAAGGATCTACGGCACAGACTGCTTGGGCTCCCACAGCGAGTTCTATTAACCCGATGCACTGGGCTCAGGTTATAGAAACTCCGGATGGCAAGGGTGCTTCTGGACAGTTGGATCCCAATGTCTCTAGTGGCATGTCGGTATCTGCTTCTGGAGCTTCCGGCGCTACTACGGGTGCTACAGATGGTACTGCTACGGCAGGAGCCACAACTGGAACTACTGGTGCTGAAGGTGAATCCGAATCTCCTTCTGCTACCAACCTCTTCAATGCAATCTTCAACTCTGTGGGTAATATCTTCAATAAGGTTGGCACTCGTGTCATGAATTCTGTCATCTCTGGTAAGAGTTATGACCAGGTCAAGGCTGATGAAGAAGCTGCAGAGGAGAATGCTGCTGCAAATGGTACTGCCACCGATACTTCTGTCGGATATGGTATGGGTATGGATAAAGAACCTGATCCCAAGATTCTTGCTTCTATGCCTGGCAATACGATGGAAGAAAAGAAATTGGCCTACTATCAGCAGCAGGTTGCAAGAAAGAAAGCTCAGGAGAAGCTGCCTAAGGGTGGAGCCTATAAGGATTATCCGCTTCTGGGTCGCGGACCTGAGGATGCTGAAACTACTATTTCTGATAGTGGTGATAAGCTGGATCAGATGATTCTGCTGCTCACTGACATTCGTGACAATACTGGTAACATGGTCTCTGGTGGTGCTCTTGGTGGTACTACCAAGAAGATGGAAACCGGTAAGAATACGAATGCCTCTAAGGAAGGTAAGAAGAGTGACACCCAGAGAAAGCAGAGTGCAAAAGATTCTGCTAAACAAAAGCTGTCCACTCTGAATAATGGTCTGAATAGTGATAGTCTCGGTAGAGGAAATCTCCGGTCTACTTATGCTAAGATCGCTTCCTATTAATCTATAAAATGCTTCTAAATACCCACGTATATGATAACTAATTCATATACGTGGGTATTATTAGCCTCAAAAACACCTTCGTAATCTATGAAAGGTGGGAATAACGGGATATGCCTGACTTTCGAAGTTTGTATAACGTATCAAAAAATATTGATACGATGTATATGTCCCCTAGACTTTTTGGAGGACCACCTCAATATACTCACCAAGTAGATCCCAGAATCAAAGTCTCTGCTCAAAAGGGAGAAGTCACCATTGGTAGAACCATGAGCGAGACCGTTATGGCACATCCTACCATCGTGAGCATTACTCCTGGTAAGGTTCATGTAAAAGGATTGTCTTCTTTTATCTCGAGTAACTATGGGATCAGTTCTCTTATTGATACTGCCAAAGGTGGCGTGAATGAAGGCGCTGTCGAGGGCATTTACAATAATATGAGAGGTGCAAAATATTTCTATGATTTTGCATCTGCTTGGCATGAGTATGGAAATATGGTCAACCTTCTTTGTCGAGTGATGGCAATTCTGATTGGCATTGGTGATAAGAATGTCATGGGGACCACGACTCCATACAAATATTACAATTATAACAACTGGCAGCATATCGGGAGCAATGTTCGAACTGGTGGTGGAACCGTCACCGATAGAATCTTTGGATGGTTAGAAAATCAGGGAGATAAGATCTTCATTGATCAGAATAGCTATGTCCATTTCTATGCAGGTGTCTCTACTGACTCTAGCGATAGTATCAGTACATCCACTCGTGAATCTACTATCCAGTCTAAGCTGGAAGGACTCTTTACAGATGAAATGAAAGACATCGCATTCTTGGCAGGTGATCTTGGTAGTTCTATTACCAGTGATGTCAAGTCTTCGATTGAAGAAGCATTCACTGCAGAAGGTCTTGATGCTGGATCTGGATGGGCCGATATGCTTACCAAAGGTATTGGCTATCTTAGTGGTGCTAAGATGGCATTCCCTCAGTTTATTGATGATTTCCAATATGGTAAGGATATCACTGTAAACTGCAGATTTGTATCTCCCTATGGAGATCCTGAATCGATTATGGAATACTGCTTTATTCCTTTGGCTCATGTAATGGCTTTCTCTTTACCTAGACAGGAATCGAGAAATACATTCAAAGCTCCTCTTCTGGTAAGAGGATTCTCGAAAGGTTTCTTCAATACAGATATGGGTGTCGTTACTTCTCTGAGAATCAATCGAGGTGGTCCTGACAATATGAGCTGGACTGCTGATGGTCTTCCTACGGAAATTGAGGTAACCTTTGATATCACTCCTCTGTATTCATCGCTTTTCCTATCCACAACATCGAATCCTACCAACTTTATGTACAATGATGGGTTGATTGAGTATCTTTGTACGATCTGTGGAGCTGATATGACAGCTGACTCTATCTCTACAAAGATCAATCTCTTCTCAACTCTTGCCATTGATACCGTGAAGGATATTCCTTCTTCTATTATTCAGTCTATCTGGAGAGATGGATTGGGAAATATCATCAATAACATTAGAAAGCTTCCATGATAAAACTATGCCTATGATGAAAGAAGAGATGGAATATGACAAAAAGTATGGTCACATTCCATCTGACAAAGAAGAAATTCTTCGTCTTTTAGAGTCTCAACTGAGACCCAAAGACTATGAAGATATGCAGAAGAAGATCGAAATGATTGAGAACATTCCTTGGCATGAAATGAGGTTCATTCTCTATCTGGTACCAAAGTCTACACCTAGACCCAGGTATAGCAGTAAGACAGGAACCTTCTATGTCAAGAATGCTGCTCATAATAAGAAGATGCTTGAGAAGCATATCTTCGCAGAGAAGATCATCTATACAAGGACGGAATTCTATGTAGATGCCTATCTTCCTACACCAAAATTCTCTAAAGTAGATACTCTCTTGGCTGAGAAAGGATATATTCGCCCTATATCAGATCCAGACTGGGATAATATTGGTAAGACATACTCAGATATGATTCAGGGTATTCTCATTACCAATGACAATATTATCAGTGATGGAGTAACTCGTAAATACTACTCAATCAAACCTAGAGTGGAGATTACAATACGATGGCAAGAGGGATTTGAATCCAGATTCTTAGAGAAGAGAGTCATGCATTCAAAAATCTATCAGAGCTATTTTAGCATTGAAGAAAACTAAAAAATATAGATCGGATGTATCACGGGATATTATAATCCTGGATACATCCGATCTATTTGTGAGTATTAGAATAAGGAGAGAAACAATTGGCTCTTGGTAATGGAAGTAATTCCATTACTCATTACCTTTTAGTTTCGTTTATTCCTTCTTCCTCCTAAGGTCATGAAATTAGTTAAAGGAATCTCGGCAATCTGACTATCACTGTCTTGGAATCCCATATATTCCATGATAAGAGATCTTGTTAGACGTGGATTGAGTAGGTCCATGTAAAGACACTTATTCACAGGAATCTCTGGGAAGTTGTCATTGTCAAAGAAGAAGTAGGTTCGATTCTCTCTTATAATGAAAAATGTATTCTCCAATACATCTTTTGTAGAGGGATAGATCTTGTCTTCAGATAGGGTATGCTGAATATACATAAGATAGACCTCTACTTCAGTCTCGATCTTATAGAATTTCTTCATATCCAAATCTTTCCTATCGATGATCACCAGATTGGTCAGATGAGAATTCATTCTCTGTCTATGCGCTCTGACAGAGGGATCGACATTCTTATTGACGATATCCACAATCAAAGGTGCGATGAAATGTCTGAAAAGAATTCCGGCAAGAATCATGACGCTGAGAATGATCAACCAAGGTTTCATACAGGATCTCCCTCCTTCTTCTTAGGACCTTTCTTATCCAATCGAAATTTCCGATTCACCATGGGAGAATCAGGCATCTGCTTGGTTAAGAAGGGAATATTGAGATGATAGTCTTTGAAGTAGATGCGATCCACAGTGAGAAGATTTTCATAATCTGGGACATCTACCATTTGTGTCGTAAGGTCCATACTCAACACAGAATTCGTCTGCATATTGAGACGACGATATTGAGTCTGGATATCCGTACAGGCGAGATTGGCACTGATCTGATCTAAGGTGAGATACGTCTTACCCTTTAGACGATCAATGACTTTCTCTCTTAGAGTAGATGCAGTGATGGAAGTAGGCTCTTTGGATATCTCATCCACAATAGAGAGAATCCGAGACCAACCGCACTTCTTGATTCGAGGAATTCCTCTGTATCGATTTCCTATCACAGATAAGACGAAGGAATAGAGAGAAGCCTGATAATCAAGACTAAGATCCTCTGTATTGACCTTATTCTTTTCTGCGACAAACTTCCATAGATTGGAAGAGGTAATCAATTCAGATTTCTCCTCATCCGAGTTTGCATAGATGATAGCCCAATTCTGATAAGAGGTATATTGATAGTCATATTCATCTCTTGTCACAAGGAAATTATAATCGGCATGTTTTATCTCAGAGAGAATTAGAGGTAATACAGAAGGTTCCACATAGGTAGAATCTACCAGATAGACTCCGTCAATATACTGACAGATGGATTTCACAAGATTAAGAGCTGGAGGAATGACTCGATTGAGATATGCATACTCCTGATTCAATTCACTGCTGATGGTCTTGAAATGATCTCGATAATTTTCGATATAAACCATATTCCGAAAAGGACCGTGAAAAGAAGAAGAGTAACATAGATAGACCTTGGGAGTCCATCCTTCTCTCATCATATACTCTCTATAGTGAGCTGCCATATTGATGATGGAAGATACCAGTCTCACAATGGTATTTGATGTCGAGATGGTCAATTCATCATTGATCACAGGCCTGTGTAACCGATGAAGAAGATCATCCAGGTTAATAAAGACATTGACATTGTGAATTTGGTGTCTTCTCGCTATGGGATTCATGAGTCTATGCAAAACTTCAAATTTTACTTTGTGATAGTTGAAATATGCATCCATAGATTCTTTAATTGGATCCAGAAGATCCAAATCCTCCCGTTCCTCGTTCCGTCTCCGAGAGTTTGTCAACATAGACAATATCCGGAGCAATATACGGAGTGATTACCAATTGACATACTCTCTCATTCTTAGAGAGGAAATACTCCTGATCCGAGTCATTGACCAGATGGACCATCAATTCTCCTCTATAATCAGAATCAATGATTCCAATACAATCCTTGGGAGTAATCCCATAGTGATTGGAGATACCAGAGCGAGCTACCAGCAGACCTACATATCCTTCGGGTATCTCTACTGCCAATCCAGTATGAATGGTAGCACTTTTTCCAGGTTCAATAGAGAATTGATAGGTGGGATAATATTGACCACCAACAGCTCCACCAATGGTAGTCATCTTAGGATACTTGATCAATTGCTTGGGATTCTCTCTGGCCCATTTGCGAATCATATCAAGTTCTCTATTATCACAGATAGAGACATCATATCCAGCAGATCCAGAAGTAGACCGATATAAATCCTGTGCTTCTGGATTCATTTTTACGCATTTTAATTCCATAGGAAATTCATTCCTTTCCTTTAGAGAAATCAAAATAAAAATGCAGGGACTTGATTTTTTCTTTCAAGTCCCTGCATGTCAGTTCTTAGTGATTAGTCCAGACGACGAGCCTGCTTCGGATGCAGATTCTCGACGCCATTCGGATTCATCGTCGTCTTGGAGACGATGAAAGCCTTGCAGCGTCCATGGTTGTCGATGACCGGAGCAATATTCAGATCATAGTTGTGCTGGACAGCACGGTTCTTGTCCGAGATCCGGTTATAGAAGTTGACATAATACCGATCATCCCAGTCAAACATCTCACGGAAGACGACAACCAGATCCATCTCGGTACCGACGAAACGATTGTCACCGTTGCTGGGCTTGACGAAGTTAAACTTACGCTGGATGGCCTCATCAGAGCTCGGATTGTCACCCTTATTCTTATCGCCCTTGGGACGAATGCCGAAGATGGACTGCAGAATCCGCATATTCTTGCTCGGATTGATCATCGGGTTCTGAATGATGAGATCCGAACGGTTCTGATACCGGTTGTCGACGATGTCTTTGGAGTTCTTGGTGATCCAAGCCCAGAGACTCATCTGGTGGGTACGGGAATCCACCTCAAAACGAACCAGCTTGAAGTCCGGAGAGAAATTCTGGATGACTTTCAGAATGTCAGCCTCCAGTTTCTCTTTCGACACATTATAGATGACCTTATTCGGGACATAGCCCAGAAGATTGAAGGCCACCGGCGGAACCGGCCACAGTGTCGATACGTTCTTTGTGATCAGATTACGATCCTGATCAAAATTGTTTCCATTACCCATTTCTAATATCCTCCTTTTCAATTATAATTAAGGGATGGGTAATCCTTATCTAAGTAGTCTAGACATCACTAAGATTCTACTCCTACTCAGATAAATGATATACAAAGCAAATGCCTTTTCTCCATATTTTTACAGAAGAAAAGAATATGATACATCTGCTTCGAATATCTCTATACAGATGTATCATATATGGAAATTTAAGTGATATTATGCTCAGAGGGGAAGGACTCCACATTGATATTGCCTTTGTTGATATCATAAACGAGGAGCTTCTTCTCATTCCCTTCTACGACATCAATGATAGGCATGACATAGAGATTGGTCTCATTCATCTGCAAGACAGGACCATCATTGATATACCCGACGATATGATCATACTTGGCATAATTCATGAAGTCTGTAAAAGCAGAGGGAGACACAGTGTATCTCTGATTAACTGCCATGAATTGACGGAATTTATCGATGTTGAATTCTTCTGATTGTGCCTGATATTCCGAAGTATCTTTCTTCTCTCTATTCATATCTGAGAAGACCTTATCATCATCGTCAGATTTCTTCATAGAAAGAGATTGATTGACAGTAGGTACAGAAGGAGGGACGTTGGTGGTAGCATCTGTGATCGCTTCTAATACATTATCCCATTCATCATTGACCCAATCAGGATTATCGAAGTAGGAGAATCCTTCCATCACCTTATCATTGTCATTGGCATATCTTCCATAGGCAATCAGATGGAATTGAGCACAGGCTTTCTCCAGACTCTCAGTAGCACTTTGATTGTACTTATCTCCGAGAGTACCAAAGCCATAGTCCATATCAAGAGTATCAGACAGATCGGGATTGACAATTCGAGGACCAATTCGACTCATAATGGAATCCGTAGATTCTTCTGTGATCTTCTTGATCTTTTTCTTATCTTTCTCATCCGGCTTATTGGAGATAGAAGACTCTGCTTCATATCGACTCACTGTACCCTGATAAGGGACAATAGGATGATATGCCTGCATGACTCCTTCTTCTGTAGGAGAGAATCGATTGTCAATGATGTCCTTGATAAACATACACATCTCATAGGCAATAGCCTGAGCTGTATGACTCTTACATCTCTGGAGTTCTTTGCATTTCTCAATACAAAGCTTTCTCAGAGGTTTGGTCTCTTTTCTAAGAGGATTGTCCATAGGATATGCCAGATCACACATACGATACATCGGAAGACGATCTTTGTATGTGACATGGTTGATATCTTTAGGATATTCCAAGCATTGCTTGAAAGAAAGATCCTGGATGTAATAAGGACCAAAGAGATTCATCTGCTTAAAGACCACAGAATCATTCTCATTGGTGGGACTATCTAAAGCTTCAAAAAAATCGGCTTTGGACATCCATTTCAAATCATTCATGGAGTGTAACCTCCTTATAGGCTTAATATTATACCCGTGTTTTTGGAAAGGAAATAATCCGATATATCATTACTTTGAAAGTAAGGTGATAAAGACATGGTATCGAAAGAATTGAAAGAGATCGTATTATCCAAATTGAATGATCTCCCTGTATGTATACCGAATTCCGCTCATACACAATGGACTATAAGATGCCCTTATTGTGGAGATTCTCATGATCCCACACATGGTCATCTGAGTATCAAGATCGATGTAGATGATGATTCTTCTGCAATGGTCTATCGGTGTTTCAAATGTGAGGTATCTGGTCTGGTCAATGATCAGTTTCTTCAGGATGTCGGTGTCTATATAGATTCTGATATGGTAAAAGAATTGCGATCTCTCAATAGAAGATCAGCAAGAAGAAATCTCTTCACCAATGACCAGATAGAGAATTTCATCGTTCCTGTACCAGATGACTGTCCAGAGAATAGAGAGAAAATGGAGTATATCAACCAGAGATTGGGATTGCAACTAACTCTGGAAGATTGTCCGAGACTCAAGATCGTTCCTTCTCTTCTGAAATTCTGTGCGGCAAATAAGATCTGGTATCAGAATCTTCAGATGTCAGAATGGAGTATCCACAATATTGAATTCTTCTATGTCGGATTCTTGTCTCAGTCGAATAATGTCCTGACATTCCGATATATAGGAAAGGATCCCAATGCAAGAAGATATATGAAGGTCATATTGAATTCCAGGAATCATAATCCAGCATCTTTCTATATGATTCCCTGTGCGATCAGTATGGTATCAGAGAAGCCTCTGAATGTCTATATTGCAGAAGGGACCTTTGACATTATCAGTATTCATGAGAACTTTGGTGAGGATAATGATCGGAATATCTATGCTGCAATCTGTGGATATGGACCAGCAGCGATATTGAGATATCTCATCTACAATGGTCTCATGTATAAAGCAAACGTCCATATCTATTGTGACAATGATAAGACTGATATGGAAGAATTTCAGGTATTACTCAAGCATCCGGAGGTTATTCCTTGGATTAAGAAGCTCTATTTCCATAGGAATGCCTTCAAGGATGAGAAAGATTATGGAGTCCCTAAAGATAGAATCCAAGATGAGTATTTCTTCGCTGGAGAAGATGGATATCTGAGAATAAAATAAAAATGGGTTACCTTAGTATCTCCCTTTCTGGAGAGTATAAGGTAACCCATTCTTTTTATTCAGACTTATCGGTATCTTCAGGGACTTCGGTAGTCTCACCAGATACTTCGGCTTCAGCGGAAGTTTTCGCAGTTCTCTCTTTAGCCAGATCCAGAATCCCTTCATATTGCTTAAAGATCTGAACCAGTTTATCATATCCATTCATACCAATAAACGTAGCAAAGAAACCAAGAATTACTGCGATGACAAAGTGATACCATGCGAGCACATAGACACCAATGGCAGCACCAATGAAGCATCCAATCACTGCCAGAATAACAGCAATGATCAGGCAGACGATATTGGTCGGAATCTTGTCATAGGTGACCTTCTTGATAACCTGAGTCATCACATCGGTGATGAAGGTAACCAGGAATAGACCGATCACAAGAAAGGATACAACAGCGGCAATATCATTCATGATGATTTTCCTCCTTAGAATGAATAAAATAAGCCTGTTACAGCTTTTATTTTTGAGTTCAATCCAGAGGTCTCTCAAAACACCTGTTTAACATCGGTAATATAAAGATGTAAGTATCTTACAATCACTTTGTATCATAAAGGAGTGATTCTATCTATGGAATTTATTGAAATGGTCGACTTGATCAAGTCCACTTTTAATAATGTCCATAACGGCTCCGTTTTGCCAGAAGATGCTGAGAATAATATCTCAGACACTTTGTCTGTGATGTTTACTCCTGAGGATCAGGAAATCACGATGACCTTCGATGTCATGTTTGTTGATCCTACTCAATCAGGGGAACCTTTTGTGGTTCGCACCTATCCCCAGGTTTATGATGGTGGTTCGATCTATAAATTCTGTGCTCGAATGGCATCCCATGACTCCAGAGATGAATTGGTAAGTCGGTGGCACAATATCAAGACCTGGTGTGTTGAGATCAATCTGGGTTGTGTGAAGCGTAGTCTTTACCAAAATGAAGGCAACTATAACATTTCACCAGAAGCGCTCACTACCATGATGATTCTGGATATTCTGAATGTCGTCAAATCTGATTCTGTCGTGAATACCATCTACGATGCGTATTGCGACAGTTATATTACCGATACAGAGTTTGACATTCGGAGAGACGGAACCGATGTGGGTGCTCTGTCTAAGCTGTATCTGATTCCGATTTTGACTGCCTGCTTCATTAAGGATTGGATTATCATGAAGAATCCTGTGAATATCGCCAGCTCTCTGAAAGTGAGTGTTGCTGGTGCTGAAAGCATGATTCCTCCTGAGTATATCAATGCCTATGAAGGTGGTCTGGCTCAGCTGATCAAGAATAATGGCAATACCGATCTCATGAAGACTCCCTCTGAGAAATTCCAGAAGGTTTCTGAAAGGATGCTCTGGGCTTCTCGGTACTATCGGGATTATACCAAGCGCAAGAATTATCTGAAAGATGAGGCGATTGCGTTTGCTATGAGAACCTGTAGTCCGAATCTGAGAGTGATCTATCTCTCCTTCCTGGATTCTATGGGTATGCAGCTTCATGAGAGATATACCGGCGCTGTTGTGGAAGGTACCATTGCGGATCATCAGGATCTTTTTACTGATAAAAAAGTAATGTTTACCTACTCCGTCGACAGAAATCCGAAAATGAGATCTGCATTCGATCTCTGTGCAGAAAGAGATATGAGAGTGATGGAAAGCTTCAAGACTCGTCTGGGTCTGTTGCGTTCTCGTCCCATGCTTCCTTCTGAGAAAGAAATCGATCTGATCTTTGTCGATGTGGACCGCATGAGTGATCAGTATGAGCGGAAGCAGGTACTGAATAATATCTATGATCTGATCGATCGTATTAACGCTTTTGAGGAGTTCTATTCGGATGATCAGAGTGTCATGCGGAAATGGGGTCCTGTGGTCAATAATATGCTCGATCGACTCAATGAAGCTCGTATTGAGGTTCTCAATAAGAGAAGCTTCAAAGACAATTACAAAGTTTTCATCAATTATCCTGAAGGATATGAAGGCTAAGGAGGATCGATTACTATGGCTAAGGTAGTTCTGGTAACTATCGAATCCGTTGGGCGTATTCCGCTCATTGGTGGAGATGGTCCTATTCTGGTTCCGACCCGTATGTCATTTGATCTGGTTAAGAAGCTGGTCATGAATGGCGTGAAGGTCAATCTGCACAATCAGAATGATGTCCACCAGAAGGTTCGTCTGACTCGGACAAATTTGGATGAGAATCATTTCCCTCCTGTGGTTCCGCAGCCGAAGCCGAAACCTGTGGGTAAAGAAATTCCTCAGGTTTCTTTCGAGAAGAAGGTGGAGCAGCCTGTCGTGGAAACTACTTCTGAAGAAACCAAGGAAGTCACTTCTGAGATTCGCACTCTGATTCAGAATGAGGAATCTACCAAAGAGACTCCAAAGGAAGAAGTGAAGCAGGCTCATCATCCGACAGTTGCTGCTATGCCCACTGCTGATCCCTATGCTGGTATGAGCAAGAATCAGCGGAAGCGTGCTCGTCAGGCTGAGGCTGCTGCTCGTGCTGCTGCAGCGGCGGCTTCTCATACCAATGAGGAGACTGATTCTCAGTAAGAAGGAGAGCAATCCCTATGAGTATGACTGCTTTCGAATCCATTATGGATTTTTTGGATCCTGAGTATCATGAGGATGACGATCTTCTGGAAAAAAAGGTCGTCACCGAGGCTATGAAGAAATCGGATCGGGATAAACTTCCGGATAGTGCCTTTGCACTTCCTAAGAAGAGAAAGTACCCGATCAATGATGAAGAGAGCGTCCGTAACGGAATCAAGTATTTCCGTTTCGTTCCTGAAGAAGATCGGAAAGAGTGTGCTGACAATCTTTACAAAGCTGCAAAGAAGTTTAAGATCGACATCACCATCACTGCGGGCAATCCCTTCAATAAATTCTATCCTGATGTCAAGGTAGTTCCTCCGACTCGGAGAGACAAAGCAAATCGTGTCGTTCCGAAGAAGATGGACATTACTGATGCCCAGGAGAAGATCAAGAAGCAAAACGAATCGAAAAAAGAAAATGACGCGGTAACTGAAGGAATCTTCCAATGGGGATCTCGTAAGAAGGAAAACAATAATTCGTTCGAGGATAAAGATCTTGGACAGATGACGCTAAATTCTTATTTCTCTCATGGCACATGGGTGGTTACCATCCATGGGAAGATGGAAATTCCCTATATGGGGAAGATGATGCCGGTCGATTTTTCATACCAATATGGAAATCGGGATAAGAAGGAACATGACCCTGAGCTTCTGAAGAAACTTGCTGTCATTACAGACAAGGCAAGATCAAACTTCAGAAAAGTGGTAAAGGGTTGGATGAAGACTCCTTCTTGTACCGCTAAGCTGAAAGAGCTGATTCGTGAGTATGAGGATTACTATGAAGATGCGAATCTTAAGTATCCTCAGACTTCGGAAGATTTCCAGAGGATTCACACACCTACAAAGTTGGAATTGTATCCCAATGGTACTCTCCTTCTGTATGTCAAGAATCCTGTTTATGAGAATAATGCGGAAGCTATCGTAATGCTGGCTCCGAAAGTGGATAGCTATGATTCGGAAGATACGTATCCGGCTAAAGTAGCTTGGTCAGATTCTGTACCTACCATTCAAGAAGTCGAAGCCAATTACGAGAAGAATAAAGGTTTCGTCAAATTCTCGAATCAATAAAAGATTTATAATACCCTACCTAGGACTAATAAATAGCTCTAGGTAGGGTATTTGCCCTCAAAAACAGGCCTTTAACGAGAGGTGATGAATATCATGCCCCATTATGATAACCCAAATATTCATTTCAGGATGCCATGCTATGGTATGACTGGATATCTGGAGAATTTCTATGATGCCGATTCCACTGGTGCAGCTCCTGTGTTTGCTCTTACAGACTCTCAGGAACCGAATGAGCTCTGTCTCTTCATTCAGACTCCGGATTGCTATCGGGAGTGTATGAAGTATGCCACCATTGCATACTATCAGAGGGTGAATATCTTTGCGAATCAGATCAACATTCGTACGATATCCACACTTTTTAATCTGGTGAGAGATCTGACAGATCGAAATATTGACACCTATGTCTATTATCCTGAGAGATTCAATAAGAATCAGATTCCGGATGACTACGTCAGAAATCGATTCAAGAAGATGTCTAACTGGATTTCCCAGTCCTATAGTGATCTTTCTGTAGAATATCGTATCAGTGATCCTGTGGATAAAGAAGCCTATGAGAAAGGTGAAATTCCTAAGGAAGAACTCTATTACGATATCGTCATTAAGATGCCTAAGGAGATCGTCTATCTTCCTGCATTGGTCACGTATGACAAACTGAGTGTCTGGTGTAAAGATGGAAGAAAAGTTCTTCTTCCCTATTGCACTAGATTCTATGATCACTCTCTGACCTTTAGTGATCTCACTATGAATCACTATTGGCTTCCTAAGTATTCCAAGTATGTCCAGATTCGTTCTTTCCCGACATGGACAACCTATGTGACTGCTAAGAATACAGATCCCAATTTCAATCCAGCACCTTTGTATCCAAATGCAATTATTCGGAGATTCCAATAAGAAGGAGAGATCTCTTTTCTATGATTTTGGTTAAAGATTCTGATATTGCCAAAAAGTATAGAGATCGTCGTACTGTTAATATCACCATCGAAGAACTTCCCAAGAGACCTACTTATGTCTTTCGGACTGAGAAGGATATGGTCAAGTTTGTCAAGAAGATTGAGATGATTGTAAGACACTCTCAGGAGTATAAAGACTATATCTCCTGGTTGAAGAAGAATATGGATTTCAATAAGTGTGCCATTCTGAGAGGACTCAAGAATGGTGAAGGTAAGAAATATACCATTGAGATCCATCACGAACCTTTCAATCTCTTCCAGATCGTCCAGACAGTCTTGGCCAAGTACCAGATTCTTGAGAAAGATCTGAATCCCTATGAGCTTGCCAATGAAGTGATGGAACTTCATTATGCTGGTAAGGTAGGTCTGATTCCTCTGAGTGCTACTCAGCATAAACTGGTCCATGATGGAAGAATCTTTATTCCTCTTCAGCAGATCTATCAGGATTATACCGGATTTGTGGAAGAGTATGAAGATTACATTCCGGATAAAGTCCAGGAGCTGATTCAGTATAAGGTAGACATGAGTATGAAGTGTGGACAATTCCAGTCAAATGTATTGACTCCGGAGTTTGTCTATCTCAATGTCGATGGATTTGAGTTCCCGAGTGTACCGGAAGAATGGGGAGTCAGAAAGAAAGTTTTGGAAGAAGCTATTGAGAATCCTAAGGAACTTCCTGAGGGATCTCCGACTTCTTTCAAGATCGGTGATGACATCTCTATCTAAAATGACAATATAAATCCCATATGGATTCTTAGATAAAGAAATCCATATGGGATTTAATGTAACTTATTCAGCGTCAGAAGGCTGCTGAATAGGAGTCTCCTCGGCAGAAGAAGTGTCAGATTCCTCAGACTCTTCCTTATCCTTGGCTTCCTCTTCCAGCTTCTGATGAGCCTCTTCCAGCTTGTCCAGCTTTTCCTGCAGAGCAGCTTTCTCCGCAGCAACGATTTCATCAATTGCAGCCTGGACTTCATCACGCCACATGGCGGGGACAGAGGCGATGGTCATAGACTTCGTATAGTAAATCGCGTTCACATAGAAGCTCTTGATTCCTGAAGGGCAATTCATAGCTTAGCACTCCTTTCCTCAGACAGTACCATCGGCTTCGGGTTCGGTAGTCGGAGGAGTACCCTCTTCCGAACCGGTTCCAGCAACCGGGTTTTCCGTAGGAACCATGGTAGCCATCATCATGGCGATCATGTTGGTCAGCTCCGAAACGGTGGATTCCAGAACGCCAATACGAGTCTCGGTAGTGGGAATGTTGTCATACTTATGACGCTCTGCATACTCCTCGGGAGTGTACAGTTTGTAGCGCTGAATGTCCTCATACTCATCCCAAGCTTCCTTGGCTTCGACTGCAGGGACATCCACAACCTTCTTGACATCGCGTCCACCATTGGGGTATTCACGCTCAGTCTCATAGTGGTAGACTTCCTTGACAGCCTCAACTGCTTCGTGATGAGCAATGAAAATTCGATCGTTGGTAAGGTAACCAAGGTCCAGATCAGGGTTCTGGACTTCGTTACCATTCACGTCGAGAATTCTCATATCGTTCTCTCCTTTACTGTAGGATATAGCTTTATAGTGATTTTATAAATGAGGAGACCTTACCATTCTCATTCTCTCTATAGAGTATATAGAGATTCTGATCGTGATAAGGCAAGGGTCTGCTTACATTAAGGTTTCTACGATGGAATTATTATTTCTTAAGCTCCATTTACACAAAATGGTAAGTGCCTAAATCAACGTGAATGGAGGATGCCGCAAAATGGCAGAATATCAGATTGATAATGAAAATCTGGAATTGTCTGAAATTCTGGATACCTTTGATACTGAAGAAATTGCTCTGATTGTAGATTCTCAGATCCTGGATCCGAGATTCGATATGGTCGGTGACGCAAGTGTCGACCAATTCTCTCCGTTGAAAACCAGATATGAGGGCATCATTGAAGAAAATGAGGATCCTGATGTATTGCTCGAAGTGCAGGATCGCTTTCTTTCCATCTGTGGTATCTTCCTGGATGCCATCGAAACAAAATTTGCGATCAAAGTTTCCGATGAGTGGAAAGAGACTCATCGGAATGATATTCCTGATATTACAGAAGCCCTCTACAATACATTCGTATTGAATTTTATTACCCATATGGAGGATGTCTTATTCCGATTCATCATCAAGAATAAGATGGAGATCTTCCAGGTGTTTGAAGATGACCGCAATAAGAGAGATGCTTCTACGATCTCCAAAAAGAAAAACTTCAATATCGAAGATGCGGTGATTCTCGCCGATATCTATGATATTTGCGCATGGATTCTGGATAATATGACCGTGGATAAATGGTTTGAATATTCAGATCTGGAAGAAGTGGATATGGCACTGATCCATTCAATGTATGAATCTGCAGATCTTATGGATTCCGAAGAGGGTGAACCTCCGGTAGCCGTAACCTTTGTGGATCAAATTACTACGATTTTCAAGAAGGATACATCCGTGAAGGGTGTACTTTGCTTTAACTTGTCAAATCGCCTGATGAAGGAATTTACTGTCCCTGGATCTGAGAATAACGGCAAGAAAGATCTGATGGAGACGACTCAGAATCCGTCTGACTTTGTTGTTATTGGCGAGGATGACGAAGGTTAAAGATTCTATTATCTATGGAGGAAAATCAATATGACAGACACTACGAATACTCCGATGAATGTTCCCACTGAAGGAACTCCGGTAGCAGATCTTCTCGTAAACTCTGCTATTGGTACAGTGGAGGATATTCCTATCATTCCTGTAAAGGTTGATGCTAAGGAAGAAAAAGTTTCTCAGGAGACTGTTGATACAGAAGAAGAATCTGTAGATAAAGTGGAGGATACTCCGACTGACTCTACGGATGAGGAAGAGGATGATGATACTCCTCTGATTGATGTCAGCAAACTCCATGAGATGAATTATGTTGAGCTGACACAGCTTCAGAAGGATCTGAATAAGAATCGCACCGATATGGTGAATACTCTGGAAGCTGTCAAGCATATCAAGACCATCTATTCTTCTGCTGAGGAAATGAAAGATGCTCTGAAGAATGCGATTGAAGCAGATGAGCAGATGAAAGACTCGGAAGAAGATATGATGAAATATCTGGAAGACTCCGAAAAGTATGAGGCAGAATTCCAGAAGAATCTGAAGAAGTTTGATCTGGTGATCTCTCTGGTGGAGAATGAGATTGAAGAGCGCTATGGCAATGTCAAGAAGACGATGAGATTCTGGGATGAACAGACCATCGAATATCTTGAGAAAGTCAAGAAGGAAGCAATTCATTCTCTGGGGAAACCCAACATCACCGGAAGAGAGATCCAGGCCTATCGAGATCAGATCCATAATACCGATGTGAAATTGGCTATTATGGAAGATCGATTCGAGATGAAGTTCTGGAAAGAGAGAGCAACCTTGACTGCTCACATCAAGAGAATCGAAAAGGATGTCCGTAAGGATTTCCTCAAATCTCTTGCTGATGTCTTGGTTGGTCTTCATAGAATCAATTTGGGTGTTACCAAAGAAAGCTTTGTGTCTTTCTATTCCTATCTCTTCTCTCTTGTCCCTGTGGATGAGAAAGATCAGAATGGAGTTGCTATTGGAAGACTGACTGCTTTGGTCTTTATGGCTTCCATGGTGAAAGTTGGTAAGAATCCGGATACGATTCTGTATTCCACCAGACTTCTGAATATGGTCTTTGGTATCATGGGTGAGACCTATGACTATACCGAAGAAGGAAAAGATAAAGAGACCATGATCCGTACCTTGACTGAGATTCTGGGTCTGTATAAAGACTCCATCTCTTCTACTACCAAGAAGATGTATGAGCGGTACATGTACCAGATGCAGAAGGATTCTAAAAAGAAGAAATAAGTGTATATTATTCTAGTAAGCATTAGGAGATATAGTGCTTAGATTCTTCGAATACACTAAGGAGGTACGATTATGGAAGAATTCAAGATCGGTAAATCGATTACCGTCTCTCCGAATCAGAAATTCAACGAGCTTAACGAAGACCCTGAGACTGGTTGTAAGATCGTGACGATGCCTGGTATGGTTCTCTATACCATCAATGGTGTCTATCCGATCCGTCAGTATCAGCACACTGTCGCTTTGTGCCGTGTGAAGATGATCCGAATCAAGGCCAACTCCAAAGGTGAGGTCTATACCGCTGTCTACTTTGACTATATCGAGACCAAGAACTCTCTCATTGATGCATGGGATCAGGTCTTCAGTCTGGATGGTACCAACAGCTCTGGCATCGACAAGTATGAGGACTCGAAAGAAGCCTTCATTCCTGGTGCTGGTCCTGCCCCCAATTACAATCCTGGTAAGGACTCGATGTACCGTCGCAGTGTTGAGAGCGATGAGGTCAAGAACCGCCGGAGGTCGGACCGTGAGAGTGGGTTTCGTTCCAGGTCTGATGAGACGGAGCAGGTAAACACTTCCGCGTTCAGTGAGGACTTCTGGAAGAATATGTTCCGCTAAGGGAATACATGGGTATATACGAGAATCTCGAAAGGATCTCTCGTATATACCCATTATTTTTTGTAAAAATTTAAGAGGCTTTTAACCAGATACGAGCATGAAGCCTAACTCGTATCTGGTTAAAATTCCCGGAGAAAATTTTACACTCTTTAGGAGAAAACATCTCGATTTGTTACTGCACAAATCACAGACACCTGCAAGAATAATGCCAAAAACCTTGCATTAATAGTATTATTGTGATATGCGTAAAAATAAAAGATATACCGCTATAGATCTATCCCAGAAACATTTTGGTAAGAATCGAGGTGAGAAACACTTGGCAAATGAGTTTATTGTATCCGGAGATAACATTGTGGTGAATGTTCCCTATGCGGAAGCCTATATCCCTGTGGAGTTATTCAAGAATGTGGAGAAGGAATCTCAATTGAATTCTGCAGTTGCCTTTATGGACGGCAGTGCTGTCACAACTGTGGGTATCTTCAATATGAGGTTATTCCCCACTGATGATCCCTCTATCAGAGAGAAGGTACCCATTCGGACCTTTAACTATCCATCTCCGATTACGACCTATCCGGATGATGTTGTAAAGATGAAATTAACCTTAGGGGATATTGAAGAGCAGGAATACAGCGTGCTTCAATATACCCGTGGTTCCATTATGATGCCAGTCAACAATCCCAAAGATTCCGGAAACTGTGAGAAATTCCTCAATATGATGATGAGAGGGAAGATTCCAAATACCATCCCCTACTCCCATATCCTTGAAATTTGGAATAAGAACTTTCAGATCAATGGAATCGCTCCCGGTGTTCCTTCGGTCATCCTTCAGGCTATCATTGCAGAGCAAGCCAGATGCAAAGATGATCCTACGATCCCCTTTAGGAAACAGATCGGAGTTGGCAAAGCAGGTGAAAATGACTATGTCTTTGCCAATGTACGAACTGTGGCATCTTACACATCCGTCTTCAATGCATTGACCTTTGAAGATATGAGCCAAATGTTGACCACTTCTATCAATATGACAAGAAGTGGCACGACACAAAACAAATCACCTGTGGAAAAGGTCCTCTCTATGTAATCCGTAGAAGCCTCCACCGGCCCTTTCCGATAACAAGTTTTTAATATCGGGTAACACAAACGTCCTTATCAGGCGTTTACTATTGTACCGACTTTCCAGAATGGAGGTTAATACTATGGCATATTATGCTTTTCCTCATACCGAGGTAAACATCTATGACCAGAGTCAAATCACCGTTCAGCGCGCCAGTGTTTCAGATGGTACCAGGATGCTCTTCATCTTTCAGTCTCCCCGAGGCGAGGATGGAAAGCTGACTGCCGTCAAGACTGTCGATGAATTGGTGTCCAAATTCGGCATGGGTGATATCAAGAGCTACGGTCAGCCTCTCATGAACTGCCGTCGGGCTCTGTCTACCGGTGTTGTGACTGCGAATTGCTTGCGCATTGCCGCTCCCGATGCGACTCGTGCAAACATGTATGTTTACGCAGCTTACAAGATGGTGGATGTGGAAGGCACTCAGGTTCTGAGTGTTCGTTTTTACACCGCCAGTGAGCTGAAGGTTTTGGATGGTGAAGACCCCAGCATTGTGACCAAGAAGGGTATGATTGATATCAAAACCCTTGGTCAGAAGGCTGAGGAACTTCGTCCTGAACCCCCGGAAGGATATACCATGGTTTACCTGATGGCCATTGCGTCCAAGGGACGTGGTGCCTATGGTAACAATCTGGGTATTCGTATCTCTAACAACTCTCGGGCTGATAGAGAGAACGACTACAAGAACTATTACATCCAGGTCTACGAGAGTGATACTCTGATCGAAGAGATCCCGGTCAGCTTCTATGACAACGCTTTGACAGACACCGCTACTCTGTTTGCCGACAGCGTTGTGAATGATCCTGATACTGGTTCTGACAACATTCAGATCGTCACCAATCCCGAAGGTTTCGAGGAAATCGCCAATGCTTATAACACCAACGTGTTTTCTAAGCTGACGAATCCTGAACTGGAAAAGTATGCGGCTTCGATTGGCATGTCCAATCTGAAGGATAATTCGGATGATCCGTGGAATGTGCTGAAGAGCTACATGAAGCTGGATGCTTCGAATTTCGACTACTTCCTGGGCATCAACAAGAATCTGCAGACCAAGGTGACGGTGGCGAATCGCTCTGCGATCTATCGTTATCAGGTTGAGCCTTCTGGTTCTGCCGAGAACGTGGTTGCTCTGACCGATCTGACTGGTGTCGACATGCAGGGTGGCACCGATGGTATGTTTGAGGTTAAGGCGGATGGCAGCAATGCCAGCGATGTGACTCAGGCCATCAACAATGCCTACATGTATGCTTTCGATCCTGATGAGATTCCTCTGGAGACCAAGGAAGAGTATACGAGTAAGGGTTTTGTCGCTTCTGTCGATAAGACCATCTACTCCAAGACTCGTCATCCTCTGGATCTGATCCTGGATGCCAACTATGACTACACGATCAAGAATGCCATCGCTTCTCTGTGCACTCGTCGCGGAGACTGCCTGGCTGGTTTTGACCTCTGCACTGGTATGCAGACTTCTGAGGATATCCTCACTCGTCTGACCTATATCGATGCGGCCACTGCCAACCGGAACTGCTTCGTCGATGGCTATGAGATGAAGATCCGTGATCCCATCTCTCGCAAGATCGTTTCTGTTACTTCTACCTACTGGCTGGCTGGTGCTTATCCCACCAACTTCGACCAGAACAATGGCAAGCACATTCCTCTGGCTGGTGGTTCCTATGGTACCATCGAGATGGATGAGCTGGTTTCCAACTCGATCTTCCCCATCCATGATGAGGCGATCGATTCGGCGATTATGGATCAGCTTGCCACTTATCGTGTCAACTATGCGCAGATCAATCCCAAGAGCGTCATGATCCGTGCGATGCAGTCGACTCGTCAGGATATTCTGAGTGCTCTGTCTGAGTGCAACAACATGTTTATCCTCATGGATATCAAGCGTGATTGTGAGACTCTGTGCGGAAACTACTCTTACAACTTCCTGGAGACCACCGACCTGTCTCGTTTCAATCGTGATGCTGAGCAGCTTCTGACCAAGTACGCTCAGGCTCAGGTTCGTAGCATTACCGCTACTTTCTCCAGCACTGATGCGGAACAGGAGCAGGGTATTCTGCATCTGACGATTGAGCTGAGTCACAAGCGTCTGATCAAGACCGCTATCGTGGACATCTACGTCAATAAATAATGGAAGGGAGGATATAAGCAATGGCTGATGCACGTTATACAAACCATCCTATCCAGAGTGGCGTAGACAGCGATATGAGTCGGTATATGGTAACGAACGATGGAGACTACTCCAAGTTCAGCTACTTCCTTACCGGCGTTGACGTTACTTCGCAGAACCTGGATCAGATGAATCCTTTCATCCGTGGTTATGCGCGTCTCTTCATGTACAAAAAGCCTTACTTCATGGAGAAGGCTTTCCCTGATCTGACCAACCGGTTCAAATCCTATATCGAGACTGGTTTCCGTTCTGTCAACGGTATCGGCGATATCCAGGTTGACTTCACCACGTTTGAGGGTGGTTACACTGGACAGAAGTTCGAGACTGTGCAGATCGCTACTGACCAGACCGATACAGTGACCATTGGTCTGTACGAGATGAGTGGTTCCCCCTGCACCGAGTTCCTGACTACCTGGATTACTGGTGTGCGCGATCCTCGTACTGGTATCGCCCATTACCATGGCAATGTCATGGGTCCCATGGATGATGCCACCGAGAAGATCCAGTATGGTGAAAAGAACCACACTGCCGAATTCATTTACTTTGTGACGGATCCGACTGGCAAGTTTATCGAGTATGCTTGCCTGCTGGCTCACTGCTTCCCTGAGAAGGTTGACCGTGACCAGTACAACTATGATACGAACAGCCATGATGCGACTGAGATCGAGGTCGTGCTGCATTGCACCAAGTATGAGTCCCGCTACATCAATGATATCGCCGCCTACTATCTGGCGATCGATACTCTGAAGTGGAGCTATCTGGACTTCGACCCGAACATCACTCAGGAGCAGATTGCTGCGAGCGATACCACTTTCGCTGCGCAGGGCTAATCCAAATAAAAAATATAGGGTATACCCAATTAGGTTTGGGTATACCCTATTTAATTTATTCGCTTTCGTAATATTCTTCAAGAGAATGTTTTTTAATGATCTCATCGATAATTGCGGACTTTGCTGATTCCCGAATCGACTCGGGGAGATTCTTTGTAGATTCTATCGCATAATTATTAATAGCATCTTTCATATTATAAATTCCCGAATATGTAGAAAGTGTTTTTAAATGCCCCACTGGTACTCGACCAATACTCGGAAGCATCTTCAATGTCATCTTCCATCCTTCATCATCTGATGTCCATAGAATTGAATTTCCATTTTTTAAAATGATGATAAAATCATAACTTGCTCCAGCATAATCATGAACGGACTTGACCAATTCAAAGAATTCGTCAATTGGTATTTCTATAGGGCTCTCTGTATATACGATGATATAATCAATATCTTCTTTTTTCAAGTGCTTTAATCTATCATAAAGATTGATCGGTAAATCGCCCGCATAATTAGTATTTTTATACGTGTAATCTTCCATAAATTTCATTCCCCTTACATAATAATCACATTCACATCTTAATACAAGGTAAGCAAATTAATAGATTTCAGTTGCTTAACGGATCTCTGTGTAGATAAGGTCATAACGTAATAGCTTATTCCCTCATTATAAATAGCAAATCTTATTTCAAACCTGAGATCCAAGTATATTTTGATTGCTGTGAAATTTTCTCTATCTACCAGTAAGAATAAATTTGTACCTTTCGGGAATCTTTTACGAATATCCATAAGCATAATACGCAGTATAGCTGGAGCATATCCTCTCCCTCTATACTGCTCTTCCGTTATCACATCGACAATCTGTATCCAATCAAAGTCCTTTTTCCTGTAAATGATATAAGATGCTCCTGACAGAAATAATCTATCTTTATTCGTATCATCATAGTCATAGAGCCTATAACAAATTCCATTGTAATTTGGATCAGTTATTTTGGATCGCACTAGCCTTTCAATCATATTGATATCACCTAATTATTTTTAGATAGTAATAAAATGAATTTTATTCATGGAATTCCCATACACGATTCCATACAAATGACAAGTTTTACGAACCTTCATGGAATTATCATCAAAAGATTCTTCGATTCGAATTTCTTGCAAAGGATGATATCCTTCTGGATTATCGTCATCAATTCCATTTACAAGAGAGGCAGGATTATCATTTTGAATAATGTATGATTCGCATCCCTTTAAGTGATACATCAATAGAAAGTCTTGCGCTTCTTTAGTTCTCGGCGACAAGCCAAATGTAAGTCTTTTGATGTATTCATTTTCGGAATCAACGACTTTATCTAGATAAAGAAAGATTGGTACTATGATATCTTTATCCTCTTTTTCTAGATGAAAATCAACGAATCCGATTGGCCTCCAGGTTTTTATTTTCAAATCGAGCTCCACTTCAATCTCATGAAAAATCCTTTGAATTACATCGTTTTTCAAAAGATGAAGATGACCGACTTTTCCAGAAACTAAGTTAGGCATTTTAGTTTACCTCCTATAGTCATTTACGAATTCTTTCTCTTCCAAAACAGAATTAGAAGCCCCGCTCTTCAAAGTCCAGGGCTTCTTCATCTATGTCGCATTCTTCCATGATCTCAGAAATGATCTTGTCTTTGGTTTCCTCGAATCGATCATCATCAGAATGGATGCCGAGCTCATCGAGTTTATATGCTGCCATATCCTCCAGTGTTTCTTCGATATATTTCTTTCCCTTCCAATTAATCATGGTTTTGAGATGAGCCTGCTTAGAAGGCTTTCTGATGGGAGGGATGTAATCAAATTGCACAAAATCAGCATCAAACCCAGGGACGGAATTAATCCGAGATCCATCCTTGAATACGATAGAGAATTGTGTGGAGAAATACGGATAATCAAAGGCGTTTTCTATGGCTGAGAAGAATTCATTGGGATCAATGAGATACTCCCTTTCAGGATCGGGTGTATCATAATCATCTCCAGGTGCCATCACAACGATGAAGTCAATATCCTCCTCAGTAAGTTTCCACCAATACATCAGATTGTATATTCTTACAGAGTAATCTCCATCACGTCCTTTTTTAAGCTCATGGATAACGGCTTGGTATTCAGCATCGTTATAGATCTTCATAGTGAATTTCCTTTCTGGTTTTAGAGTTTCCTTCTCTTTCTATATGAATAATATATAGAATTTCCATTTTCATTTTTCGATGGAATAAAAATAGCCTATATAGACGCATCTCAAAGATTGTCTATATAGGCTATAAAGTTTTATCACATAAGAAGAGTAGAAGGATCCACAGTATCGAGTTTGACTCGAATCTCATGGAATTTCTTCATCTGTTTATTCATGAGGTTATTGGATACCTTACCAGCAGTCAGGCCGACATTCTTGATATCCAGTTTGTCGAATCTGGTACCAGCACAGGTTCTGCAAAGTTGCTGACCAATACACCCCATGGGAGATCTAAAGTGAACTGTCTTCCCAATATACTTAGAAGCATTATCAGGAGTCAGACAAACTTTCTTTTCTCCTTCCATCATATACTGATACATGAAGGAATTAATATTGTCTTTGGTAAGATGAATCTTGAGTGTATACTTAGATCCACAGTCTTCTACATCAGAGAGAATGATGGACTGATACACTGCATAGAATTCTTTGGTCATATAACCACCGACAGCAGTACCAACCGCTTTCGGATAGGAAGCACCAACGACCATGTTACCAGCTTTGGGAATATCCTCTTTACGAAGTCCTTCGATCATATCAGACTTCATAAAGTCGTATCCACCAGTGGCACAATTTTTGACAGGACCAACGATGACCGTATTGATCTTGTAGTCATTGTCAAAGTTACCACGAGATCCAGAGTCATACAGAGACATAGAAGGATCTTTACCGATCGCATTCTTTGCAGTATTGATCAGTTTATCCTCAATGTCTGTATAATCTTTCAAAGTTGGATTCTCTTTTTCATCCAATTCATCCAAGAGCTTTTGCTTCTCTTTCTGGACGATGGGATTAGGTTTCAACACGGCCTGGTCAAAAGAAGGACTCAGACAGGTAACCAGTTTCAATCCATAGAATTCAAACTTCTTCAGATACTGAACCAGATTCTCTGTAGAGAGTTTTCCTTCCATGATAGAAGCAGAGATATATCCAGCCAATTCATCCCAGGATTTCTTGGTGAATACTTTGTTATAGTATCCACCAGGGATAATATCGGAGATGGTATTTTCAATAATGAGCTTATTGAAAAGAAATCTACCGACAGAAGTCTGGATATCTTCTGTATTGATATACTCACCCTTCTTCAGAGTGAAGAGAGCTCTGAGATCAAACTCTGGATTCTTGGTCACAAAGGTAATCTTACCATTGACGATCTTTCTCACAGAAGACTTTGTAAAGGTCTTGGTAATGAAAGATACACTCATATCTTTCTGCTGCATAGATAGGAGTTTCTTCTTTTGGTCCTCCGACAGCATTGTAGGCATTTGAATATCACATCCTTTGCTGAATGGATAAGAATCATCAATTTTATGGTAAGTGTTTTCGGTATACCCTCTTCAGAGCATACAAAAATACAAAAAAGAATGGGATACTAACTTGGTAATAGTAAGTCCCATCTTTTTCTTCTTAGGTGTTTTCCTCGAGCTCTTTCTGCTTCAGATAGTCAATCTGCTTCTGAAGGTCAATTGCCTTTTCGATCGCTTCACTGTAGGATTTAGCATAATCCATCAGGAAGTGATCATTGTTTTTCATCACGGCCATGACCGCGAATTTTGTTCCGAAGTAAGAGAGCCCACTGTTTTCGGCAGTGATTCTCTCGATATCTTTAAGATCGAGCCAGACTCCATTATAACTAATCATAGTTTATTTACTCCTTTAATCCGTATTTGATAAAAGACTTCGTGAGAGATTCTCCGGGATACATCTTAGAGAATCTCTCACGATATCTGGGTATGTCTTGATCCGGATGAAGACGGATCTTTGACAGACTGATGAGATTGATCATTTTCTTATCCAGAAGACTCATAGGGTCATCCGGAAAGAGAGTCAACCTCTCAAGTGCTATATCAGTCAATTCCTCTGTGATGTCTCTTGGTTCCTCTCTGAGATCTTTTACCCAGAGAGCTACGCAATAGGCATAGTTGGAATTGGATGATTTCGATGATAAGAACTTATCCCCGATAATCTCTTCATCTGAAGATTTCGAGAATTCGTTTAACACATGGCTCAACGCTTCACAGCAATCTCTTACTGTAATACATTTAGAGATATGTGACTTTAACAAACTTCCATACGACATATCTTTTACTCCTTTCTACCTAAATAATATATAGAAATTTTATCCCGCATATTCGATTGAGAAAAACAGCCCCTTAAAGTAACGCTATATAAGGAGGGAACACGACAATGCCTATCTATAAGGATTCAAAGTCGCCGATTGATGGTATTCCTTCTTATTTCTTTAATAATACTTACGATGTCAATACCGTAAGGAAGAATATAAATAAATACTATCATCAGCTTTACTTCTCATGCCTTAGAGCGCAGAGAATTGCGTGTAAACTCGGATTCATCTCTGGATCTATGAAGGATTTCAAGATCGATCATGATCTGAATAGCACCTGTGGCTTTCCAGCTACTACCTATTCAACTTCGATTCAGAATACCTTCTTGAATTACTTCTATGAGAGACCTGTGCTGCTGGAACCGGTTCTTGTGAATCGAATGACTCCCATTACGGAAACCTTTAAGGATTCTGAGAGATACCATGCTGGTCTTCTTTTCTTTATTGGAGATCAGCTCTTCTCTAAGATGTATCTCATTCCTTGTAAGGAGTATACCTTCTTGGTGATCTTCCCCAATGATAATGGTCTTCCGGAAGCTACGATCAAAGAGATGGTCATGAATAATGTGGACTGGAAGATCTATGTCCAGAAACCCAGCAATTTTTATGTCCATAATGCAGCGAAACCTTCCACTTGCTTCAATGTATCTGAGGGTGGTATTCCTCTGAGTATCTTCACAGGTTCCGATCTGGATGGATGCAATAAGACATTGAATGACAATGCCTATTTTGCATTCATCAGTGATCCGGAAGCTGTGAATAGAAATCTCATGAAGATGACTCTGACTCATAAGATCACTGGTACAGATGGAGGTCAATACTTCCAGTTGGAGAAGCCTTATATCTCCTCTCTGGTGTCTGGTTCTAGAGCCATTGATATCTATATCGTCGGTACACGAGATATGGACTTCAGAGGATCTCTGGGTCAGACAAGATACTTCCAGATTCCTTTGGAGAATGGAAAGAATCCTGTCCCGGTAGATAATCTCAGATATTATGCATACAATGCAAATACTGGGGTTATGTCTCCGAGACCGGATATCATTACCACTCTCTACTATCCCAATGTATATTCTATTGAGAATGCTGGAGATGACAATCTCGTTGTGGATGCCTATTATTCCAATGAGGTGTCTACTACCTTCATCAATCCCATTGAGAATTACATGAAGTATCTGGAAGAGGATGGAGCAGATTATGCTCTCCAGTGTATTAATGATACTTTGGAGGAACCTATCAAGGATTACATGCCCGAAAAGATTCGTTACTGCATCAAGGATTATCTCCAGTATGCAGAAGCAATGGGTAGTGATGCTAGATGGGAACCCAATGTACCTGATCGATACTCTTTGGATAGATTGGTGAATATTCTGAAAGATGATGTCAATCGTTACACTGGTTTCTTCAAAGATATTGTCTTGGATACAAACCATGATGTATTCGACTTTGATGTCAGCCTTGCTGAGTATCCCGATATCTATAACAATACGGTCATAGAGAATCATTCTCCGATTGATACTCTGAAAGTGACCTTCGAGGAACCCATGATGTGGTTTCGTTTCTATGAGAAGAGTGAAGAGAAATTCCCTATGGAGATCTTTGTGGATGGTAAGATCATTGGCAAATTGACTACCTTCAAGTATGGTCATGATGTCTATGCTTACATCCCGAAATCTCTTGTGAACGCCAATAGTATTCTGCATTTCTGTATCATGACACAAAATGCAGAGACGAGATTCTCCATCAAGAATCCCATCAACTTCACTCAGCTCTATCAAGAGATTACATTCCCTGCAAACTTCAAGCATTTCTCTGATAGGAATCTGCTCTATTATGATGCAGATACCATGGTGAGATATCCCAACTCTTATTTCAGACTGAAGGCATATTTTGGTTTGGAATCTGCTTTCCTTCAGACAAAATCCAAAGAGTATGTATTGACAAATGCGGATGAGTTCATTCTCACTGGCAATGTCATTGCTAATTCTCTTTCTAGTGGTCTCACTTACAAAGAGATCGGCACTCGAGTGGCAGAATTCTATTTCAATATGACAGATTCTACCATCTATCAGAATGCCGTTACAACCAATGAGGATATTGTCAATGATCCGAAGCAGGTAAGAACCTTTGCAGAGCCTATGATCTACTTCTCAGTAGAGGCTCCGGATACAGGATATCTCTATCCCATCAGAGTGAAGATTGATGATGATTATACCGATCAGGTATTCCGGTATACTGTCATCAATGAAGAGGGGTTGACTCTCCAGTATATCTTTATTCCTCAGAGTCTTGTCAGTGCTACTTCGGATATTACCGTAGATCTGATGATTGCTCCTACCGAGGAAGTCTTGAAGAGTCAGCTCAGCTATGAGATAATTCCTCAGATTCGTATTCAGGTTACCAATGAGGAAGCCGTTGGTAAGAATATCATTATCAAGAGTATCGATGAATACCATTCTGCTATTTGGGATACTCAGAATGATGATGCCAATGCTGCTTACTGGATTATCGAACCCACTGGTACGATTACTACCAATATTGATCCGGATGATGAAAGTGTCTATGTCGAGGATACATATGCGGAAGGAAGACCTCCTGAGCAGTATAGTGATAATACTACGACAAGGACATATTCTACCTCTGGTCGTATTCGGAGAGTAAGCCCCAGAGTGGGAGATGAAGATACTCATACCTATAGCAACCAATTCACCTGGTCAGAATTTGATCTTGAGCCTAGTAAGGATCGGATTCGAATCTGGCATTGCAATAAGGATACTGGTCTTGGTACACTCATTGATCCAAGTGCCTATATGGTTCAATCGAATCCTAGAGTGATTGATTCTCTTATCATTACCAGTAACTTTGATATGGATAATGGAGACTATTATCTGGTCGAATATCTTCCCTGGAGATATACCAAGGTCAAAGATATCAATCGGAATAATCCTCAGGATCCCACTGCGTCTGATACTCTCGTGGATCTGTCTGAATTGGATAGACCTGTGGATAGTACCTATGAATACTTCTTGGATGGAGTAAGACTGGACCATAATATGGCAAGATTCGTATCTCCTACCAAATTCCTATTCATCAATGAGAATACCTCTCATTTTACCATCTATGAGAGAAGCCATGATGTCGATGTCTATGGTAACATCAATATGAAAGATAAATCTCTCGAAGATCAATTGATGGATGTAGACAGTGACTTCTTAGAGTATATGAAGACAAAAGCTCTTCAGAACTAAAAAGAAATAAAAATCCCTATATGGAGTCTTGATATAACCGAAGATTCCATATAGGGATTTAAATTAGTTTATGATAGTGAAGAGATTAGACATACTTGGACTTGTAATAGCCACGAGAGACCAGATCAAGATCTTCGCATTTCTTCATGATCAGGTAAGCATCACCAGAGCTAACAGGCCCAATGGTCAGAGTTCCATTGGATTCCTTATACAGACCCTGAGAAACCAACTGCAGAGAAACACAGAGATTCTTGATGGTGGTGACATCTACACCAGTGATGGGCCCAATGGCGATGAGCTGCATATTGGTAGCAATATTCTTATCACCATCATCTTCATTGGGTTTCCCCCAACCATTCAGACCAGCATTCTTGATGATGGTCGGATAGTCTTTGTAGACATGGTTGCAGTCCAGAGACTTGCCATAGCCAGGAATATTCAGAGCGTTCTTGGAGCTATACTGCCAAATTCCATAAGGAAGCGGACAGGTGCAAGAAGAACCATACTGAGCACACCAGGCATCATAGGACTTCAGCTCATTGTAATTCAGGTAGTTCTGAATGAAATCCTTGGAAGCATAGAGAATTCCATAGTATCCAGCAGCTTCTACCTTATTGAGGAAAGCTTTGACCATCTGAGTACGAGTGGAATCAGACAGAGCCAGAATACCAGGTTCATACTCGATGTCATACGCCAGAGGCATATCGGGTTTCTTCCCTCTCATGACAGACAGGAAGGCATTGGCCTCTTGCTGAGCTTGAGTAGTGCTGGTAGCATAGCTGTACCAATAGGCACCCCAATGAATTCCTCTCTTTTCACATTCTCTGACGTTCCTCTCAAACTGAGGATCTTTCTGGCTAGAGTAACGACCATAGCCAGCCCGAATCATGACATGAGAAATGCCAGAATTCTTGACATTATCCCAATTCACAGTACCCTGATGCTTCGAGACATCGATCGCATCATAGAGAATATTTTCCATTGCGATTTACACTCCTTCCTAGTGCAAAGGGTTAAAGGGCACTTACTAAATAGTCACAGAATTGGAAGGAGAAACTAAAATAAAATGTGAAAAGATACAAAGATCGTAAAGCGAATAGAGAATGTCCATGTTAAAATCCCTATTGACCGTTATTTTCACAACAGGAAGGAAAAAGACAGATATAGGAATTTCAACAAAAAAGAATGGATGTCTTTGGGATGCCCATTCTGTCAGTAAGCGTTACTGTGGAATGATGAGTAATGTTCGATCGATTCCTAAGGAATCATAAGTAAGTTGCCTAAATTCGGGATATCGTAAATGAAATTCCCAGAAGGCTTTCTCATTCAGGATTCCTCTAAGTTGATATTCTTTTGAGCTCAGTTCTCTTGGGTTGAGGTGTGAGCTATTATCCAAGATATTGAAGTATCTACTTAGATTTCTGCCTTCCTGAGTCTTACTAGATTCAGAAGAACGAACGAAATTACGAATTTCCTCCACAGTGGAGAAGAAATAATCGAAGTGAGTCATACCGCTATATGATTCCTTTTCGATTTCTAATTCATGTATCATCCCTAAGAATACAGAATTAGATTCTAATCATTTCTCTATTCGCTTACCAAGATAATATACGTCATTTCACCATCGACTTTTCGAATCGGTGAAATGACGTATTATATTTGACAAATTAAATCCCATATGGCGTGCTTGCAATCCTTGCCATATGGGAAATGGAAAGGGGAAATCCAGCTCTTCAAATGACCGTTCAAGAGAAGGATTTCACAGACACTGGAATGAGAGTTCAAACAAAGAGTTTCACCCTATAACAGAAGGTGCTGGTACTATAGACGGGTCTCTTCGGATCTCGATCATTCCAATTAAGCAGATATAGAAAGTGATCTTACATCAGGGAGGATGATAATAAGGTATTTCTTCTGCTTTATAAGCATTGTGGATACTTTCGTTAAAAATTCCTACATCATCAGTAAAGTGATTTATAGGAATACAGGAACCATGTGACCGATCACTCCTATATTTTGGAAATAGAAACCAAAATGTTATCTTAGGGATATAGATAGTCAATTCCATTTTTGTGATACATCCATGGATTTTGTCTAGTATATACCTCTCTATTATGATACCTACTTTCTTCTATTTTCAGGTCTCTCTTACATACTTTTTGCTCACTGAACCTCCGAATATCAGTACGCATTTGCTCTTGCTCTTCCTATATAAGAGAGATCATCTTCTTCACTCTCTCTTATCTCTATGAGATTATCAAGTTAAGCTCTCTGGAGGTATAGCATACGGGTTGGTTTGAATCTATACGGTAACTCCGCTCTTTATGTTCTCCCAAGATGTATTCTGCAAGCTAGTTAGATTCCTTCTTTTTAGTTCCGGATTGAGCTCTCTTATAGAGAAAGAGATACTGGAATCATGATGAATCATTCTGTATTCTTGTGCGGTAAATCACTTTATAAGATACGATACCAAGTCTAGATCTGATTCTAGAAACTGGTATCGTATCTTTATTTTTATAAACTAGGTGACTATTGAGATGCCAGCTCATAATAAGTCAATCGCTTCATATTATATAAAATCAATTCCCTAGTTACTAATTCTTTTTCTTAGATTAGTAACTAGGGAATTTCATTCTTGGTTAGAGAATGACGAAGTCGTCAGAATCAGGAGACGGAGTAGCATTGGAAGCAGTGCCGGGAGTAACACCGACGAATCCGCTATCATCTGTCATCGCTTTTGCAATGGCGGCAGATTCTTTGCGCATGTCTTCCTTCGCTGCTTTGTCAGCCTTGAAGATCTTTCTGTCAATGTTGGCAGCAGTCTCCTGCAGCTTGATCTTCTTTCTTTCGATCTTGTCTCTCTCCTCAGGAGTAAGAGAAGTGTCGGTAGCGAGAATATTGTCAAGCAGTTTCGCTTGATTCTCAGCATGATCACGATGCTTGGCAGCTCTATGGAAGAAATAGGCAATCAGACCACGCAGGGCAAAGAAGACGGTGACTACCACACCAATGGTGATACCAGCAGTCTTGATAATACCCAGAGCTTTGTCAATGATCACATTCCCTTCCAGAGCAGCAAACGGATCATCCTCGATCACACCCATACCAAACTCACCATCCAGTCCATCAAAGACAATGGACTCATTGGCAGCAACTTTGGCATTCTGGAAAGACTTCATGAACTTCTTCCACTCACCAGTCTTATACAGATTGACGAGAGTCTGGCAAGAAGTCACCACGATCATGCCATTGTAACCAGAGAACTTGGTAGGACGGACTCCAGCATAATCCTGCATATCTTCCTGGAGAGCGACGATAGCAGCATCGATCAACTCATAGTAGGATTCCACCATATAGGCATAGAGAATCTCGATGATGTCAATATGATACTTGAATCCATACTCGAAATCAGCTTTGCTATCCAGAAGCATCTTCCGGAAGTCAATCATGGTAGAAACCAGAGTGACATTGGGACTAATCTTCTTAGAGCCGGCAACTCCAGCCAGACGGTTGAAGCACATCTCAGCACGAGGCCAATCTCTGATCTTGGTGACATCTCCCTTACTCGCTTTCGCATAAGAGAACATGTCGGTCTGGCTGGAAGCCTCATACTCTTTCGCACTCTTCACGATGGAACGATACAGAGTATTAGCCAATTTGGATTGCTCCACAGGATTTCCCTTGGGGCTCATCACATTCTGGGCTTTGGCTTTGAAACCCATACGCTCCTGAGCAGGAACTGCATTCATTGTCTCAAAGACAAAATGCGCAATCTCCTCATTCAGAAGACGATTGTCTGAATAAATCATGTGGTTTATACCTCCTTAGCGAATATACCCGCCATTCTGCAGAAGCTTGTTGATCTCCCGCAGATCGGTGTTGGAATTGCCCTTGTTGGAGGCACGGATGCCGGTCATGGTCGTATTGTAGAACTGACTATTGCTATACTTATCCAGCATGATATCGATATTACCATTGGCAGTGTGATAGATCGCAAAGCCAAGCAGATACATATCTTTCATCAGCTTAGCAGCAGACCGATCATCTGTCAGATCGATACCAGTCTGAGCCTTGATAGCTTCGGCTTCTTCATCTGTGATGATCAGAGTCATAACCGGAGAGATGTTGGTCTTGGAACCAAACCACTTCGAGTTACGCTTACGACGCTTCACAGAATTGAACCAGGCACCAGCAGGATCTTTGTCATTGATCGCTTCATTCCGAGCATTGGTAATATCAAAGAGGATATCACGGAAGAATTTGATCTCTCCCTTGGTCCATTTGACAAAACGGAATGCCCAGGTATTCGAAGCAATACAATCAGTCACATTCGGAACCATGACCGAAGAAGGAATCGCACGAGTCATGCACTTGACGCCAAAGACGACAGTACGAGGCTCAGGAACACCAGCTTCAGATTCCAGATACAGAGTAGCAGTAAGCACAGTGGGAGCATCGCCAGTATTCTGGATCTTATTCAGATCAGAAGCACTGACAGAAGTCTGCTTGCTGGAAGCATAATCCATATCCAATTTCCGATTCTGCTTCTCAGTATTCGCAATCTTCAGATCATCGGCTTTCTCACGACGAGCACGACTCTCTTTCCGATTCTCATACTTCAGACGTTCGATATCCTCATCCAGTTTCAGATTCTGATTCTTGATATTCTTATATCGAGCTTCATCAGTGAAACGAGAGAGATCATCATCCGTCATCTGAGAAGGACTGGGAGTGTCGGTAGGACGAGTATAACCATTTCCATACCGCGTAGAACCAGTCTTCGCAGCATCAGGAGAGGGTTTACCAGATTCCATAGCGGCAGTGACTCTCTCATACTTATCCAGCATGGATTTATTGGGTTGATACATAGAATTCAGATTCTCCATCGTGAATTCAGCATCGGTACCAAAAGCGAGAGCCTGCAGCTCAGATTCGGGGATACCAATCTGCACGGATTCTCCAACACCCTTAACGCTGGAATTTCTGCCACCGGTAATATCCATGGCATAATCCAGAAGATTGGGAGCATCTTCATTGCTATGCAGCTGCTTCAGAATGTCGGCAGTAGAATCGATGTCCTTGACATTGATACCAGCTCTACCCTGAAGCACCATAGCGATGAACTGTGCATACTGGATCTCAAAGTTTTTCACGATCGGGGCCAGATCTTCCTCCGGAATAGAAGAAGACGCGAGTACGGGAAATTGCATCACGTAATCGCGTGCCATTTTAGCAATGCTTCCTTTATTCGGAGTCAGAGATTTGATTACCTTTGCGGTTGAACGAGCAGCCCCTCCAGCAAAGGAGATGCCGCTCTTCACTGTTGCAAGGCTAATCGCTTCGGTGATACCAAATTCGATATCACCTGCACGATGAACGCGATGATCGTTCATGGAAATTAACCTCCTATCGATAGGATAAAAAATAACCTGTGCACAAGCTATTTTTCCGTAGCTTTATCTCAATTGTTTATTTGGGCCTCCTAGAACGAGCCAAAAATAAGGGTATACGAAGCAGTTTAGAAAAACCTTTTCGTATACCCTTAAGAATCATCCTCAGGATGTTGACGTATTATCCGCAATCAGTTCAAGACGATCAGAGAGACGATTCTTGATTTCTATACGTTGATCATGAGTGATGCTATTCTGCTTCGCAATACCCATGGCGGTAGTCTTATCGATACCAGTACCATTGGTCTTAGCAGAAGCAACCGCATTTTCAATCCAGACATCAAAGATTGAATTGAGATCTCCATAGGTATTCTTCATGGCTTCGAGAGCATCATCACTCAGAACCCCATAGAGCTTACACTTACAGGCAGTCTTGACTTGGACGGCTTCCTCTTCAGTGAGCTGTCCATCCTCTGAAGCAGTCTTGAGTTCGTTGACCACTGTATTATTCAGATAGTCAACCAACTGGGTGATTGTGTCATTGGAAATTTTGGTGTAGTGATCGATCATCTTCAGCTTTTTCTCTGCCTTTTCCTTCTCAGACTTAGCCTTGAGATAGGATGTCAACTGAGCAATGAGCCAAGCGACTAAAGCAGTGCAAATCGTTGTGACAATCGTGGTGATAATCGTGTTAAAATCGATATACATTTCGTCATTGACTCTCCTTCCGATTTCAAATTACAAATCCTGTATAGGATTGCAAAGATCAAATCAGCGATTCCCATTCAGATTCCATGTCTAACTCTCTTAAGACCTAAAGAAGGAGTTTGCATTCCAGATACGACAATGTCTACCAGAAGAATGAATCTCCATTTGAATTCAATTCTGAATCGAATGGTGGTGCATTCTCTAGGGGTTAGCTTAGAGACGTATGATTGAAATGCAAACTCAGGATCTAGCAAACGGATCTTCTGTCCATGTTGGGTGACGCAGTGGATAATTCCGCATTTACGAAATCGAGGGACTTCGTAATGTGTCACATAGACATAGGAAATCATTTCTTGGATGCTGAATTTCCTATTGGTAAAATACATAGTCAATGTCATACTCAAGAAGAGAATCAGCATCACAATAATGAGAATCAGAAACGAAGAATCGTTAAGAAAGACGATTTTGTAATTTCCGACTCTTAGAAAATCCATACCACATACCTTCCATTGAGCAGTGTAGGATGATTATGGTTTTGTTTTCTATCCATATGCTGCTCAGGAGAGGTATTTACGTGTCCCCAGAAAATTGTATAGCGACTGAGTTCTCCGGAACGAACCATATCAACCATGCAATCGATTTTGGGATTCTTGGTATCTTCATAAGAAGAATCCAGAGGGAGACGAAGGAGATCATAACCTTGGACGATGAGATAGTCCAGATTTGAATCTGCTTGAAGTCTCTCATTCATGTAATTCTCGATATTCTGGATATAGAAACGGAGTTCTTCATCATTGAGACTCTTGGGAATATGGATATCCACAATAGAATCGAAATGATCATGCCATTTTCTTGTAAAGGGATCCTTCAATTCGAAGACATTGCCATTGAGTTGATAAGGGAGAAGCTCCTTATACCAACCAAAGAATTTCTTCTTGATAGGAATATAGATGTCTCCAATCTTATCATCTCGTCTCGCATCCAATTTAGTAGCCTTGTGCTTGGATCCGGTATAATAGATGATAGAAGGAGTATCCTCAGCAAAGTGAATCGGAGTGAAGGTAGTGGCAGATGTCATTTCTGCAGGAGGATCGAAATTCTCTCTTTCGATAATGACATAGGGAATCTTGAATTCATTCTCATATACCCGGGTATCCATGTTGGTGAATCGAGACGCGATATTCCAATAATACATATCCCGAAGATCAAGATCTGCCTCGGGGGGATACACCCAATTCAGAGGAGAAAGAGAATACCGATTCTTGGATCTGGTGGTTACATTCAGAGATCCTACATTGGGATTTCCATCACTGCCAATGACCTTATAAGGATGAATGTAATATCCATCCATCGTGATTGATCTCACAAATCTAAAATTGATCTGGATCTCTTTCTTTTCGTTAAACAGGGAAAACATCTTACTGATGGCTTCGAGAGCATCATCCGCATCCGTTACATCAGGAACAGGATCATCTTCAAAGTAGAATTCCTTATTCCACATATCAGCTTCCATCTTACCAGAGGGATAGTCCAGATGAGGAATCAGACCTTCAATCTGCTTAGAAAGAAATTTGATGATGATCTTTCCAATATGCTTAATGACGATATCCATAGGGGAGATATAGAAGACACCAACAGAAGCAGAAGTGATCTTGATATTCCCTTCAATGATATTGAAGAGAGGAACTCTATCAGATTTTATAATTTTAGCATGGCCTCCTGTGATATCAATGCCACAGGAATTCCCAAGCATATCCTTCAATTCCACAATGGGAGTAGAAGATTTGGGAAAATCGAAATAGTATACTATCTGATTTCCCAATTTTCTAGTAGGAATATCGACCACAGTATAGTCTCCATCATGAGGAGCCACTGCACCTAAGAAAGATACAGAATGAAGAGTGTAATTTCCATCTGAATCTTTCTCAGATTGATCCATCATGACGATAGGAGTCAGATTCTGGACAAATCCATGTACGGTGCATCCCATCCAAGCTTTGAAAGCATCCGACTTGGTGAGTTTGTCGACATAGTTGAGAGTATCACTAACGAATTCATGATTCCCAATGTATCCATGACTAGGAATATAACCCCGGAATCTAAAATGACTATTGTCTTCTTTATCTTTCGTCCAGATGACACCATCGTAGACGAAAGTTTTTAATTTCTTTTCCATGATTCAAAGCACCTCACTGTATAAATTTGAATCTTAATATATAATTACTTCATCATAGAATTAATATATGCAAAAGGAGAATATTTGTATATGCCGCATGAGATATATAAGTTAGAGGATGGGACGATACTCCCCAGTGTTACAGAGATACTCTCTGTATTGGGAAGTCCCATTCTTATGAGATGGGCAAATGGTCTTGGATTTCGTCATATCAGCTATAATCAGTATATGGATGATGTAGCACTTCGTGGTACTATCTGTCATGAGATCATTGCGCATCTGATTAATCCGGATAAGAATCCTATCAACGGATATAATCTAACACCAAATCTCTTCAAAGAAGTAACTGGGTATGAAAATACCATACGGGAATTCTATGACAAGACTTCTTTTCAACCTATCTTTATGGAGAAAGTATTTCTATCTCCAGAAGAAGGTTTTGCAGGATGTCCAGACTACTATGGAGATATCAAACTCAAAGATTCTCCCAGAGGGTATGAAGGAGTTAGACTCTTTCGAGATACTCTCGTAGATTGGAAGACATCCAAGAAACCCAATAACAAGCACTTTCTTCAATTGGGTGGGTATTCCAAATTACTCAAGCTTCATGGGTATATTCCGAAATACTACATGATCGTTGATTTCCATGAGGATACAAAACCTACCATAGAAGTCAAGAATCACCATGAGATCTTAGAGTATGAGGAAATCTTCACCCAATTACTTCAATTCTGGAAACTATATGTAAAGCTGGAGCCCAATATCCGAAAAACAACGGGATAATGTAAACGAATTTCACAGAGGAGGTTTATTCCCTCATGAAAAGTGTAGCTACGACAGACCTCTTCCAGAGGTTTGAATCTGTCTATCAGATCAATGCGCATCTGAAATCTGTGATCGGAGGTGCTGGCGTTCGTGTAACGACCGAACTCGCCTCCGATATTTTGGCGATGGAAAGATCGTATCGGGATATTCTGACGACCAAGGCATGTAAAGCTCTTACCAATGGAGATATCATCCTGGTCTATGGAGATCCTGCTAAGATGCTTCCTCCCTTTATGCCGTTTATCAAGACGATCAAGAATGGAAAAGAAGTTGTAATCTGTGATCTCTCTATGACATCTTTCTCTGCTCGTCAGAATAAGGTGACTGGTGAAACTCAGTACAGTATGGACATTCGCCAGCTGAATTCCATCATTGTGGCAGCTTACATCTTTCTGAATTTGAAGAAGAACTCGATCATTCCTCCGGATATCATCCAGACCATGGCCATTTCCTGGGCAAGAATGTTTACCAAGGTTCTGAATCAGGCGATTGGCCTGAATACTAATCCGGATCGTTACAATGCCTTCATGTATTTCGCCATGAAGTTCTTCATGATCTATCTTCTGGATATCGAGGAGAAGAGAGCTGATATCTTTGTCACCGAGATGTCTAAAGATGGTAAGTCCATCTATGTGAGACAGATGGAAGAAGCGATTGTCACCAGAGGTCTGAATCCCTATAAGAGCTTTGAAGACTTCTGCAATACTCTCTTCAATCAGGAAATCTCCGGGATTGGATCTGGAAGAACGATGGGAGATCTGAATGCAGCTTCCTATCTGAAAGTCTTTACCAGAATCTATGGGATGAATTCCATCTTTGCTCTGGCAGCTTTCCCCTACTTCATGTATGTCTACATCAGTGTGAATAATGCAAATCGCGGATTCAATCGTAGAATCTTTGAAGATGTCATGGTGAATCCGAGAAACTACACCACCGTGATGAAGGCATTCTCTAAGATTGTGGAATGATGGAACCATGAATAGTGTTAAGATTACTGAGAAAGATGGAGAATACATTCTCTATGCAAATGGAGAAAAAGCTTCTCATGCTCAGATCAATATCTTTCCAGAGATCAAAAACTTCGATTGGATCTTACTTGATGATGTGGATACCATGCCGAAGTATCAGAGACAAGGATATGCCAAGATGCTTCTGAAGAGAGTCTTGAAAGACTGTGAAAAGAAGCATCCGACTTATGGTCAGTATCTGACTGTCATGTCTATCAATGCTCCTGCTATCGGTCTCTATAAAGGACTCGGATTTGAGGTTATTCGCACATTGACACAGAAGAAGACCAAACGAAAGTATTTGGTTATGGCCAGAGGAAAGGCTGATAGAGATCAGCTCATGAATACCGGCTTTGCTGGATTTGAATAAAAAATATGGGTACCTAAGAGGAATCTTGTATATCCACTTAGGTACCCATAAAATTTGCAAAAAGAAAGGATACCTAGCTGGCTGCTAAGTCCTTTCTTTTTTGATGTCTTTAGACGACTTCGGAGTCGTCCATATCACCCAGATCCTCTTCGGGGTCATTCTTGATGACCTCGAGCTTCTTAGGTTCCTTGAAGAAATTCCGGCCGATGCTTTCACCGACCAGATCGCCAATGAAATTGGCAAGGCACATGACACCCACGGTTGCCGCTGCGGATGCAACGACTACCTTGCCCTTGGAAGTGGGATGCTTGTCGAAATGCTCTTTAATCAGAGCAGAGGTTCCTTTGCCGGCCAGGTAGCAGAATCCGTACCAGCAAGATACAGCATATACGGTACCGATGAGAGGTTTGTTTTCAGTGATGATGTTTTTCAGGTTTTTCATGATGATATCTCCTTTTAAATAATAGATTTTATGAAGTTGATATACGGATAGACTGATGGATTACTGTTTGGGAATGTTGATGCTGGCAAGCTTAAAGGAATACTTGCCAAACAGAGACTGGGTGATGCCGAAGTTCTCGTAGATTTCGATGGTGCAGGTTCCATGCTGCTTGAAATGGTCACCTTCGTTGAAACCGCTCAAAACCCCACGCTTAGTAGAGCAAACAGGATTGCGGGATACGAAGTCCTGAGAACCATCAGCTTTGACTCTCTTGCAGTAGGAGAAAGTGCTGTTGTGGATACCGAGATTCTCGAGGTCCTCTGCAATGCTTTCGCAGAGATACTGACGATTCCCGAGCTTGGTGACAACGACTTCGTCGTAATTGACTTCGATGATAGAGATAAGAGTTTTCATAGTTGATCTCCTTTCAGATCATACAAAATTTCTGCTTCCTAAAATAGATAAAAGGAATCCTTTCTTTCCTTTATCTTACTAATATAATATATACCTTTTTATGGATGACTTTTCGATTTTTTCACATAGAAGGATACGGGCTTTTATCCGTCACATCTATGTCGATATTTACAGTCAGCTCAATCTCCTTTTCTCCTTCCTCTCTTTCCTGGTTAAATTTCACGAATTGGATGTTATATACTTCGAAAAGGACAATCTCATTCAGATAAGAGATCAATTCCTCCTCGCTACACGCATCCTTGCCACATGAGGATCTCCCATAATAGAAACCTCTGATAAAACCGATAATCTCAGATTTCACTTCCTGATCATAAAAGTCAGAAGGAAATCTGAGATTAAAATGATAATTGATATTTTTCACTATAATCACCAATCCTTTCTATATAGATAATATATAGGGATATGCATGGTATATTTGCTATACTTATAAAAAGTAAAAATTACTGTATATCATTATTATGATGAAGAAAAATAAATAAGGAGGAATTCCTATGAAAGATAAACTTTTGAATTATGTCAATATCGAGCAGAGGGTCATCCAATTATATTCGAAGCTTCTCAATCGTTCGATTACACTGGATGATATCAAAGAGAAATGGATCAATGATATCCAGACCTATGCGACCATCATCGTGAATGGTGAATACGATCCCACCGATGATGGTTTGAAAGCGCTCATAATGATCACCTTGGATCAGTATACCTATAGTGAGGATGGATCTGTCTTTATCAGTGACCATGATTATGATATGATCCATAGACTCTGGCAAGTCCATGGACATAAGCCATTGGTCTATGCAGATATCTTTGGATCTGAATGGAAGATGGTCCATCACAATGCACCTTGGATGGTTGGCACTGTCCAGAAGGTGTATACTCTGAAAGAGTTGGAGGCCTTCATCAATAACATCAACTATCAGCATGGGTCTACCACCAAGCATCCGATTGTGGAATGGGTGGTGGCTCCGAAGTTTGATGGTATCTCTGCGAATCTGGAGATTAAAGATCACAGGCTGATCCAGGCGATTACCAGAGGAGATAGAGAAATGGGTCAGGATATCACCGAAGTGGTATTGCGGTGCTGTAATCTGGATCAGATTCTCTATTGGAGAGGTCATGAGACAGGATTCCTGAAGGTGGAACTCTGTGTACCCAGCAGAGAGTTTCCTCCTCTGAAGGAGCAAGGGTATGCCAATCGGAGATCTGCAACTTCTGCGATTGTCAATAGCCCCAAGAATATCCAGAATGCCTGTCATATCGAGGCAGTTCCTCTTCTCTGGTATGGAGAGGATGGAATTGACTATAATCCTCAGGACTCTGTACGACTCAAATCGTCATCGGCTCAGGAACTGATTAGTATAGCACAAGATGTGCTGAGGAAGGTGAAATCTCCTGATTATGAATTCCGGGCCGATGGTGTAGTCCTCTATCCGATGATTACGGATATGAATACCAATGATGTCATGGAAAACTCTATGGCATTCAAGGTCAATACTGCCAAGGCATATACCCATATCATTCGTGGATATGTCAGTATGGGCAGAACCGGATATGCCGTCCCCATGATTGAAGTGGAACCATGTGATGTGAATGAGACTGTGGTGACCGATGTGTCCCTTGGGTCTTTTGGTAAATTCTATCAGATGGGTCTTCATGAAGGGGAAGAAGTCATCATCTATTCGGCTGGAGATGTCATTCCTCAGATGAAGCAGTGTGACCCACCCAAGTATAATATGGGATCTCCTTATCTGCAGATTCCTGAGATTTGTCCGTATTGTGGGCAACCCTTGGAGAATGCACACTGCACAAACTCCCAATGTGTGCGAATCAAAACAGGAAGAATTACAAACTTCCTGCAGAAGCTGGGAGTGGAAGATGTCAGTGACTCCACCATTGAGCTTCTCTATGACAAGAAGATTATCAGAGAACTTCCGGATGTTCTGGCACTCCGTATGGATGACTTCGATGACATTGAAGGGATTGGACCCACCAAGGCAAGTAACATCCTGAATGAGATTAAGAAGCTTAGAGAAAGACCGATCAATATTTCGGAATTCTTTGGAGCGATCGGATGCCCTGGTGTGTCTGAAAAGATATCCCAATTGATCTTCCAGGAGATTCCCTTTGATCAATTGATCAATGAGTCCAGAATGATCACACCGAAGAATCTATTCGAAAAACATGAGATGAGAGATCGACTCTTTATGATTTCTGGGATTGGTGAAAGTCGTGCAACGACCATCATCAACTTTGTCGCAGAGCATCGAGTCGAGATCCAAACACTGGCTCGTATGATGAATCTCGTCGGCGAGGTTCAGTATAAGGCCACCATCGTATTCTCTGGATTCCGTGACAAGAACTGGGTCGAGAAATTCAAGAAGATTGGAATTCGAGTCGCAGAGACAATGAATCGGAATACCGCCCTCGTGGTGGCATCCAATTTGAATACGAGCAAAGCAAAGAGAGCTGTAGAGATGGGAATCCCTCTCATTCTCTATAGTGATATTGAAGATGCTTATGATTATTGCAGTAAATTATAAATCTGCATATATCATATCTTTGGATTAAAGCTAAGGAGGCAAATCGTTATGAAACAAGTCCCAATGAATCCGACCAACCCGAAGCAGCAGGAGATCACCCGTAGGATTGAGCAGAAAGTCTGTCCGGTTCTCGGGGAAGATACTGATATCTGGCTTCAGAAGCCCTTTACACAGTATACCTATGCAGCCAGAACCATCACGACGATGATTCAGGTGCTGGGTGATATTGCGAAACGTCAAGGGATTACCCAGCTTAGTCTGTGGCCGATCCTGACTGCCTATCTGAGTGCCAAGGATGCCGATGAGGAGAAGGACGGCAATCTGAATGTCGTCTTTGACCGTTGTATGGAAGTCCATCTGGATGACATGAAGAAATTCATCGTGACGGTCACCAAGCAGAATGGTCAGGATGTCCATATTCTCAGGATGCACAATCCGGATGATCCGAATGAAGAGCATCTCATGAGAAGGATCAACACCTCGACCATCAAAGACCTTCAGGAGAAACATGCCATCATGACGATGGATGGAGATCTTCCGGCGATGGTCGGCTGCTATTTCCTGGCAGGGATGTTTGACACGCTGGCAGAGTTGGCAGAAGAGACGGGTCACACCATCATGTATAATCTGGGTGATGTGATCGAAGTCTCTGTCGTCATCCGCAAGGGTGAACCGTTCTTCCGAATCCTTCCTGGTGTATGCGCTAAGCTCACCATCAAGCAGGATTCCTTTACCGAGAAAGGATAAAGAGGCTGATACAAGATGGTTTCGGAAGCACTTCGTACCAAAAAGACCCTCACCTTGTATAAGGCATACAAGATGAAGAATGGGGAAACGATGAAGATCGATCCCCGGAAAGAGTCCTTCTATCTCACTGAGAAGACTGCTGTGGCAGCTCTCTTGGAGAGTATGGTGGACTTCACCAAAGAAGATCCTATGGAACCGCTGAATGCCCTGGTGGGTGACACCGTTCATATTCTGAAGGTCGTCATCTATACCACCAGGATTCCGGAAGATGACTGGAAGTCTGAGATCATTCAGGAAGGAGATGAAGTTCGTCTTCCTCTGGGGAAATACCAGAAGACGATGAATATCACTCCGGTGGTGATCAGCAGCTTTGAGGCCAAACCGAACAAGACCGATCCTCAGAAGCTGGATGTGACCAAGGTCGTATTCTCCAAGTAAGTCCGTAAGAAAAGGTGTTATCTCACAGAGAGAACTCTGGAATGACACCTTTTCTTTTACTTGAAATTCTCATAGGAGATCACAGAAAATGCTAAATTATATCTATCAATTTCCCAATCCTATGGAAAAGGAGCTCAATCTTCCTTTTCTGAGATCGGAGAATGACATCCCCATTCCCGATCTGGTTGTGATGGCGATGAAAGAATTTGAAGCCATTGAAAACATCACCATCACCGGGTATGACATCGTAGTGGATCCTGACAAAGTGGATGTGAATGAGCACTCTGTCAATATCAACTACAAAAGAAAGTCTGGGAATTATGACATTCCCAAATTCAAATATCTGGCTACCAATCGAGTGGGTGAGATCCAGTTCCACGTCAACATCAAGACGAATAAGAATGAGAGGAATATCGTCAAGAAGATTCTGATTCCGATTGAGTATGATGGATTCTATACCCTCAATAACAAAAAGTGGAAAGCTCTCTGGCAGCTGGTGGATGCATCTACCTATAGTCAGAAGGGTAAGATCACGATGAAGTCCCGTATGCCGATCATCGTCTATAAGAGTAAGAAGCGTCCTCTCATCGATATGAATGGTGAGGTCATGCAATTCTCTACCTATAGCTATGCATTGAATCGGAAGACGAGATTTGCATCCAAGTCCAAAGCAGCCAAGGTAAAATTCATCAATCCTGTCATGATCTTCTCTGCGAAGATTGGATTGAAGAATACCATTGCCTACTTTGGCCTCCAGGATGTCATCAAGATTCTCCCCTTCGATAAGCTCTTCTTTGATGATCATGCGGATCAGTATGATCATGAGCGGTATCGGTATTTCGGGGTGAATGAGATCATTCTCCAGGTAGATCGTTACCTCATGGAGAATGTACCGTTTGTAGGAAACTTCACCGCTATGATCGCGGCCTGCATGTCTGCAGACTTTCCTATGACCATGGAGACGGTAGAGAATACTATGTATTGGACCTGTCGAGTAGGTTCCATTGGATCTGCTCACTCTAAGAATCTCGAGACCTTTGCAGAGAAGGGCAAAACCACCATGCATATGATCGAGAGACTCTTGGATACCATTACCCAGGTCAATCTCCGTCTTCCTGACTGTTATAAGAAGAATATCTACTCGATTCTCAGATGGATGATCCTGGATTTTGATTCTCTCAAGAATCGGAATAATATGGATCTGGATAATAAGAGAATCCGGAAGAATGAATACATCGTTATGTCTTCTCTGGGAAAGAAGATCAACGAGAATATCAACAAGCTCATCGAGAAGAAGTCCAAGTCTAAGTTGAATACCATGGATACCCTCCTGGAACTCTTCAACTTTGGTTCGGACATCATCATCAATGGCATGAGAAACATTGGAGACCTTGTGAAATCCGATGAGTTGGTCAATGATATGACCATGCTCCAAGATCTCTATTTCTCTGCTAAAGGACCGAATTTGATACCTGAAAGAGTTCGGTATAAACTCTCTTGAATTGCGGGGACGATAGCCTGTCAAATCCCGACTACTAAATATAGACATCACTGCCTATATGGCAACTGGACTTGATCTAAAGAGGACATTATTTCAGTTGGTATAGTAACAAGGTCGAGAGTAGGGCCAATCACGCAGCCAAGATCCTATGAAAGTAGGATAAGGTTCATCGACTATCGAAAGGGTAACTTAGGTAGGAATACCTCAGGTAGAACTGAGTAGAGTAGAGCTAAGAGACTTCTCTTAGTTGGTAGATAGATGACAGTAGTCTATCGTAATTCCATTCAATCAAAGCGGGAGAGATTCGAGATAAGAAAGAACTCCTTATCTCGGGTAAGATATAGTCAGTCTTATAGTGAAACCTATAAGTCGTCTCTAGGTGAGCAGAGCTCTAAAATCATTTCCCAGAAATATCGTAATATCCATCCCTCCTATCTTGGGAAGATCGACCTGAATGTCTCTTCCAACTCCGATGTCGGTATGAGTGGTGCATTCACTCCCTTCATGGAGCTCTTCGATAACTTCTATTTCAATCCGAATCCGGAACCTTGTGATGCCGGATACCACATTCACCAGGAGATTGCTGAATACTATAACAGTGATACCTGTCAAGCCAAAGGATTCCCCGTTGAGATCTCCTTTGACAGTCTGGAGGACTATCTCAAATTCATCAATGAGTATGACTCTTCGGTCCAGTTTGATGGATTGAAGTATGCCGAGATCAAAATCGTAGAAAAGGAGGATACCTCCACCGATTGGAAGAATGCGATGGAGAATCGTATGAAGAAAGTCTCCAAAGAGATTGAGAAGAAGGTGCATGGAGAAGAAGCTTCGGAAGATGAGGAGATTCCTTCCGAAGAACTCAACACGGAAGCAGAGGAGTAAAGAATGATGGGAGCAGGTATTACGATTGAATACGATGGGCATCCGAAGAAATCCTTCGAGGAATTGATGTCCACCTACAGCAACGTCTATTTCTTCCTCGATGATATCCTGAAGGATAAGGATTCCTTTGAGGAAGTCTACCAGGATCTTTTGGATATTCTGAAATACAAATTCGAAGACAAAGAGATCCGCACCATGCCGATTCACTTCTATATTCATCATGGAGATGAGAAGGATAAGAAAAAGAATCTGCATACTTTACAAATTCGGCATTTCTTGAGCAATCTCATTCTGTGGTATGCATTCATGGAATGTGACTGCTATGATATCCTGGATGAATCTTTCATCTTTGATTTCAAGAATGCCTCTATGAATCAGATCACTGAGTATATCAATGATATGATTCTTCCCAATATCACCGATGTGGATTTCCATACCCAGAGTCGCATCATTGATGAGATCACCCATCATATGACTGCCATTTCTCGGGCATTCTCTCCCATCTTTGGTTTGGGCGTTTCGGTTTATTCCATCATTCAGGCTGCCAAGAGAAATCCTGAGATTGATTATCTCATGCATGAGAAACTCGATCCCAATCTGCAGCCGATTGAGATTGAAGCAGAATTGGATAAGAGGACTTCGAGATTGATTGATCTCTTCGTACAGGATGAAGACAATGATCTGAAACCTCTCTTCCAGTCTGGCAATAACCTGAGCAAAGGTCAGTTTAAAGAGATCGCCATTATGATCGGCTTGAAGTCTGACATCAATGGTACCACCGTTCCTCATCTGATCGACAAGAATATCTTAGTGGATGGCATCAGCAGTCCCTCTGCGTATTATCTGGATGCCATGTCTGGTCGTAAGTCTCTGATTATGTCCAAGACCAAGATGGGTGAGCCTGGCGCATTCTCCAAGAAGGCAACCACTGCTGCGACAGCTGTGCAATTGAGAAGAGATTATCTCAAGTGCAATACATCCAAGCCGGTTACATACTTCATCAAGGATGACAAATTCCTCAAGATGCTCGATCGTCGGTATTACTATGACGAGAACGGGGATCTGAAAATGCTGAGCTATAAGAGAGACAAGGATCTGATTGGTCATCACATTCAGTTCCGTTCTCCTTGTACCTGTGCATCTCGGGATGGTATCTGTGCCTACTGCTATGGTGGACTCTTTGAGTTGAATAAGGATCTCTATTCTGCTGGTGCCTATGCTGCTATGAAGGTGACTGAACCTCTGGGTCAGCGTGTCCTTTCTTCCAAGCATCTGCAGATGACCCACAGTGATCCCATCGTCATGTCTCCGGAGTTCGATGAGCAGTTTGAGCTCTACTCCAACGACATCACAATGAAGTCGAATGCAGAATCGGATGAAGAACTCTTTATCCAGATTCCGGAGATTCTCAAAGAAGAGACCGAGGATACGGTTGATTACTATTGCAACTCTTTCAATATCATCGACTTCTCTGGTCGAGTGCTCTATCCCATCAAGGAAGAAGGTGGAGCCAAACTCTATCTGAGTGATCAGTTGGCTTCTATGATTCTGAAGCAGAAAGATCGGAGCAAGCCCATCTCTCTGGAGAATTTCGATGATGACTCTTCGGTCCTCTTCAATGTAGAGGTCAAATCGCAGGAGCTGACTCGGCCCATTAAGAATATCAACAAGCTTCTCAATACCAACGACCGTATGGGTTGCAATACCATTGATGAAGTCTTGCAGATGATGGCAGAGCAGCAGTTGGAAGCAGGCATTGACTACAACTTCGTCCATATGGAGATGCTGGTACGTGCTCTCATCCGGAAGAAGAGCAATGTCTATGAAGACCCTGACTTTGGACCCAATGGGGATCTGAATGATTACGTCATTCTGAGATTGAATGATGCTCTCTTTAAGAATCCCTCTCCGGTCATCTCTCTGTCTTATGGATATCTGAAGAAGCAGCTGCTCTCTCCGGAATTCTATGAGAAGACAGCATCCTCTCATCTGGATCCTCTCTTTGTATCCAAGGTGAGCTCCATCATTCCGGATGATGATGGCAGTGATGTCATGATCTAAAGAAAATCTAAAAAGGCTATGAGGCGTTAATATAAGCTCTCATAGCCTTTCTTTTTACATATTTACATAGAAATAAAGAAAAAGAAGAGGAGACACTGTATAGAAAGGAGCTGATTGTCCTTTTATGAAGAAATTATCGATCATAGTATGGATCATTTTGGGTTCCATTCTTCTATTGGCAGTCGCCATCTTCGTCTTTCCGATGATATTCAAAGCTGCTGTCATCCTAGAAGCATTTTCCATCTTCATCGAAGTCTTCCAAGGAATTCTACACTTTGTGATTGTGGTTATGATTGCAGTAGCGATCATCTTCTGGTTGACACAGAGAGGTAACTAAACCTACCTATAAATCTTTTGAAATTCAGAAAGCGTGGTGCACAAGACATGCCTACTTTCGAACTCTTGATCATCATCTTCTTTATCGCCATTATTGTCAAGATTAGTGTCCAGTTGGAGTTGATCTTGATTCGCCTGAAGCATTTCCATATCTCCAATGATAAGAATATGGCGGCTTTGGTAAAGTATGCTGCATCTTTGGATAAATCTGTGAAGCAGATTGTCGAGATTCAGAGTTCAAAACAGGTGGAAGAAGATTCCAATGAAACAGAGACTCCTCAGTAATCTTTGAAGAAGGTATATGAGTAAGATTCGTATTACTCATATACCTTCTTATCCGTCTATAGGGATTTTAACCTTTAAAATAAATTCGGTTTAGAAAAATAAACTTTTCTTAATATATCATTTTCGTGGAGTAAGTTAAAAAGAAAGGAAAGATCTATATGTTTGGTTTGAAGAGGTTTCGCAGCAGTGGAGAGAAGACCTTTGTCAAGGAATCGATACGGCTTTTGTATGATTCCGCCACAAAGAGCAATGATCTTCCCATCTATCCGAAGAATGGAGTGTCCTTCTTTCGGTATGATGATACCGATACCGTAAAAGGAATCCTGCATCTATTGAATAAACAGGAAGACAATCCGAATTTCTTGAATTATCTATTTCAGAGACCCTATATGAGAGTCGGAAGAGATCTCAGAGTAAAGGTCTTCTTGGGATGGTTGGTAATCCCTATGGGAGATGATATGGAGGTACGATCCGGGTGGTTACCGAAACCTACCAAAAGATTTGATCCAAGGATTCATCTCTGCAACTATAACATGTACGAATTCGAAGGATCCTACAAGACTCCGATTGCATTCTGCTATCATGAGGTAGATTTGGGAGTCTTGACTTCGGATGTGGTATTGACTTTGGATAAGATCAGTGCCGATCGAGAAAATCACTTTGAGAATGGGAGTAAGTTAGATTATCTGAGAATCAATGAGGGCGTTCCTACTAAGAAGCTCATTGATTGTGATCTCTATCCCATTCTCGTATAAATTTCCTTATGAGAGGATGAAATCAGATGCCAAAAGCAAGTTGGATGGACAACCATGAGAGATATGTCTATCGAACGACGACAGGGACGATGATCAGTCCCTATAAATCCAATTTATCTCCGGATTTTGAAAAGAGATACAGTATCCGGAGAAAGAATGCAAAGTTTGCTGTGCCCTATTCCGGATTCTATCTGACCAAAGAGCATGTCTTTGTATGTCCCTCAGATCTATCCATGGAATTTCTAGTAGGTCAATACTTTCCTGGATATCTTCCGGTTATGGTACCACCTACAGTAGCAGAGGCATGTTATCCATTCCAGGTGAATATCGATGAATTACGACCTCAGCAGGTTCAATTCATTGAGGAAGCACAGATGGCAATCCGAAATGGACATCGAAGGATCTTCTGTAATATGCAGACTGGTTTTGGTAAGACCTTGGCTATGATCTATATGCTGCAATTCCATCAGAAGAAGACTGTGATGATCACCTATATGGATCGATTGATCAATCAGTGGTCTGAAGTCTTTGAGGAGAGAACTGATCTTCCCAAAGAGAGAATCTTGACAGTCAAGGGATCGGAAATGTTAGAGAGAATGAGGAAGAATCCCTTCAAATATCACAGCTATGATATCTTTCTCATCTCCCATGAGACGTTGACTTCCTATGCGAAGAAGTATGGATATCCTGGTATCAGCGATCTCTTTGCTTCTCTTGGAATTGGAGTCAAGATCTATGATGAGGCCCATCATAGTATCCGATCTATGGTTGCCATTGATGCCTATACCAGTGTGGAGTATACCTACTATCTGACTGCCGACTATAATCAGTCTAGCAACACAAAGGCATACAAATATCGGAATATCTTCAAGAATGTACCGATCTTACCCACTTCCAATAAGGGAGTTCGGTATGTGACCTGTATGTCCATCATCTACAATTCCCATCCTCCTCTGAGAGCTATTAAATCTACCGAGAAGAAGATTGGTTTCTCTATCTTGGATTATATGAGATATGAGTATACCCAGGAGATCTTCTATCAGAGTATTGAAGTGATTCTGGATAAGTTGAGAGACTCTGAGAAATTCCAGAAGGATGCCAGAATTCTGATTCTAACATCTTTTGTGGATGGACTTCATCAGATCTATCACAGAGTCAAAGAGAAGTATGAAGACACCCTGGGACCTGTGATGGAATATTATGGAGATATGGAAGATGAAGCCAAAGAGGATACGAAGCAACATGGGAGAATCATTGTGGCCACCTATGGTACCTTCAGTGTCGGTTTGGATGTGCCGAATATCCAGTGTGTCATCTCCTGTGATCAGATTAGTAGAATTCAAGCCAATCAGGCTGCTGGTCGTGTGAGACCTTCTACGGATCCGAATCATTATGCCCTCTTTGTCATGCTCTATGACTTTGGATTTGACTATTGTGTCTCATCTCGAAAAAGAGTCATAGATTATTTAAGAAATGGCAAAGCACTCAATTTCATCAATTACATGATGAAAGAATAAGGGAGATTCTCTCATGATTGACAAACTATCCAGATGTCTATTTGCAACTTCGGAATTGAAGCTCACATCAGTAGTGTCAATTCCGAAGTTTTCCTATTATGCCAAGAAGGATGGCAGCTATAGCATACCAGAGATGGATATTCCGAATGTATGGCTGAATCTGGTAATATCCCCGAAATCCAGAAGGGAGATGCCATTCTCAACCAAGACCACTTTCTTTCTGGAGAATGAGTATTATGAGATGACCAAATCATGTATGACAGCGTTGAATTGGTTTACCGATGAGAATATGAAGGATCTCTTTATCTATGATGAGGAGAATAAGTTGGCCTTCAATTCTGCCTATAACTCTCTCAAGATCTCCTTCCGAGATTCCAGGAAGTATCCCAATACCCAAGAAGTTACCATTCTTCCAACTCTATGTAGGAGAGGAGACAATACTTTTGAAGGTATCCTCATCCATCTGAGAGACATTGACATTCAGACGACGATGACCTATGCAGAATTTCGCAGTTTTGTCTATGTCCTCAAGCAGTATTCCTATGCAGAGGAGACATTCAAATTGCTGAATGTCTATGCCTTTGCAGAGAGACACAAGAATGTCATTGAGAGTAATGGCTTTAGTGCCACCAATCCCAATAACAAAATCGACGATGTCATTCATGGAAATGTCATCGCCAATAAGAATTCCAGAGGGTTTTCCCTCAAATAAAGAAAGGAGTAACGTTCTATGAAAATCGTTGCATTTACCGAATTGCCCAAGGTGGAAGAAGAGAAGTCCAAAGGCTATTTGGACGAGAATGAGCAGCCTATGGCTCTTCTGGGTTCCATGGGCTGTATGAGAATCAAGGTGTTGGATCCGGATTCTGGGGAGTATGACACCAAGACTGCCTATCTCTATAATGGATTTTTCTATCGGTATATGGGTCCTCAGCTGAGAGAGTTGGCAAATGAACCTGGTATCTACTGGGACAAAAAGACCCAGACCTATTATCTGGTCGAATGTGATCCCAACAATGAGGAGCACTGCAGGTACTTCAAGGCAGATCCGGAGCATATTGCAAAGCTGAATCCCATTCTGATGGCTAAGGATCTTGAGAAGAATGAGGAGAGTATCTATGCCAAACAGAAGGCTGTCTCTACCAAGGCATTCATTCCTGAGATCCAGGAGAATGACAAACTCCTCAAACGAATTCTGAAGATGGCAATTCAGAAGAAGGGAATTGACATTGATCAGTGTCAGAATCAATTCCCGGATAAGAATGCCAGATTCAACTTCAAATCTGTGATGAGAAGCTCTACCTCTCAGCTGAGCTGGTTGCTCTTTGAGAGAGGATGTGAAGCCTTCAATCTTCGGTATGCCATTGTCATCACCGATGCAGATCCCAAGCATGTGGTTGGGGATCCTCTCGATGAACCTCTGATCGCATCTTCGGATGATACCTTCAGTATGTCGATTGGAGATCCGGATGAATTCCGCACCGCGAATCCAGATCTCGAGAAGGAAGAGGATGATTGAGTATGTTGTATGTCTTTTCCATTCTGGGTTTTCTCCTTGGTCTATTATGGATCCTTGGATTCATCTGGTATGTCCATCCCTTCAAGGCAATGACCTGGTTCTATCATGGGATCCTGGAATGGCACAAACCGGATGATGGGGATGAATACTATGATGGATGTAGTTTTCATTCCAGATGCAGATTCTGTCACAAACCCATCATGCAGGATTCCCAAGGGAATTGGTTCACCTATATGGATGAACCGAAAAAGAGACATCAGTAAATAGCGTATATCATCTTATCAGAAAGGATGTGATTTTATGTCTATGACAGCAGCAGATTGGATGAAATCATCCTATTACAAGATGCGGAATCATAATGCCCATGATCCGGAGTATCGTATGATCTATATGTCGGTGAGACCTTGAGCAGTCTGTGCAGATGGAACCATTATCTCTCTTCAGGGATCTCCCTGTCATTATTCCAAACCGAAGGAGTTTACCTCGAAGTATATCTCGGTTGAGGTTGGTCTTCTGGATTCCGATCCGATTCTAGACGATCATTATTTCTGTGAGACTACTGGATTTCTTCCTGGTGATGGAGTTCGGTATATCTACGGAAACGTTGCCATGGATGATGTCGAGAGATTCGTCAGTGAGCATGGAGGCATTGTAAACATATGAAGATCCTTTATCTTCACCTTCACAATTTCTCTCATATCTATTCCGGTCTCGGAGTCAGAGATGTCTATCTTGACTTCTATGAGAATACCAAGGTGATCAATGTTATTATTGGCAAGATGGGATCCTGTAAGACGGTGATCTTAGGTCATCTCCAACCCTTTGCCAACTTTGGTACAATTGATGCCAGAAACCAGGATGGAATCGTAATTCCAGGAGAGAATGGGAGAAAAGAACTCCATATCCGGGATGGAAATGTACTCTACAAGATCGTCCATACCTATACCTGGAAGAATGGTCATCATACCATTCGGTCCTATATCAGTGAAGATGGTAAAGATTTGAATCCCACAGGATCTCCCACCAACTTCAAGATGCTGGTGGAGAGCAAACTTGGGATTGATCAGAATCTCTTGACTCTCATTCGATTGGGTCCCAATGTCACCAACATGATCGATCTTCCCTCTTCTCAGAGAAAGTCCTTCATGGCCAATCTTCTTCAGGATACCGAAGTCTATACCATGCTTTACAAAAAGCTGAATGATGATCTTCGGATGATGAATGCTCAGGTCTCTGTCATGACCAATCGACTGGCGAAAGTCAGTAAAGGAAATATTGATGAGATCCGGAATCAGTATGAGAAGGGGATTGAGCAGATTCGAATCCGCACCGAAGAAAATGCAGAGTTACAAGAAAAACTCAACTCGATGAATGTCCTGATTCAATCTTCCACCAATGGAATGACCGTAACGGAATTCTCCAAGTATATGGACGAACTCCAGGTACAGATCCATGCCAAGCAGAAAGAGATTGAAGATCTGGAAAAGAGAATGGAGGAGAATGCTTCTCAATCTCCCTATGGATCTATCTCAGATATCTTGGTTGCCATTGGAGCTGGAAAGCAGAAGATGGAGTCCATCTCGGCACAGTTGATGCAGTTGGATGCCCAATGTCAGGATACCCGACTGCAAGCAGAGACCATTCTGGAAAAGAAATTGGTTTCTGTCTCTCAGGATCAGATCAAGACCTTGGAGAATCAGTATGACCAGATCCAGAAGAAGTTTGTGGAATTGAGTGAGAGTGTCTCTTCCTATTCCTATCAGTATGACTCCACCACTCTCATGAGAGTCATGAGCCATATCAATACCATCAATATTCTCATCCACGAGATCTCTCTATACAATCCCGAATCTGTCCAGGATATTCTTCGACATGGAGATTATTCTCTCACCATTGCCAAGAAGAAGACAGAGGTGCTTCTCAAGGTGAGGAGTAAGATCCAGAAGAGACTCAATAATTTCGACTATCTGAAGCAGTATAAACCGGAAGATGTTGTATTCTTTCCTCCGGATTGTCCGACTCATGACTGTCCCTATTATAAGACGCATCCGATTACGGTAGCGGAGACTCTTCAGGGACTTCCTATGGATGAGGAGACGAAAAAGAATCGGGAGAATCTTGATCTCACCGAGAAGGAGATTGATCGATATGCAGAGTATCCGGTGATTGTCTCTAAGATCTCGGCGATGAGAGTGGTGTGGAATGAGATTGCTCCTATTCTCTCCAATCTTCATGTCTTGATTGCAAGAGATTTCAAGTCTATCTTCTCCTCTCTTCAGAGTCAAGTCTGGTATGATCATGATCTTCTCATGAGATGTATTGAAAAATCTGAGAATTATGAGATGAAGAATAAGCTCTCTTTGCAATTGACTGATCTTCAGTCTCAGCTAGAATCTATCAAGGCGAGTGATGCCGGGAAACTTCAGACAGAGTATGAGGAATTACAGAAGAAAGGAGAATCTCTCTCGAAGCAATGCTCTGACTTAGAGGAGGAATACCGCAATCTCCAGAAGAAGGAGGATGATCTTCAGAAAGCATTAACTCGTCTGATGGAGAATGAGAGGATCTGGGATCAGATCACAGAGAAGAAGCGTGATGAGGATCAGCTTCAATCTGAATTTGATTCCAAGAAGGATGTGATGGAGAAAGTCAAGCAACTCAGAGGAAAGATGGAACCTATCCTCATGATGATCGAGTCCAATCAGAAGGATCTCGAAGTCTTGCAGGAAATCCAAGATCAAAATCGGTTGGCTCTATCTGAATATGAGTCCACTTCCAAAGATCTTCAGAAGATGCAGGAGGATCAGGAGATTCTCAAGTATATCGTGGAAGCTGTCTCTTCCTCCAAGGGAATTCCTCTGGTCTATATCCAGCTCTTCCTAAGAAGCTGCAAAGAGATTCTCAATGAATTGATTTCCGATGTCTTTGGAGATTCCATTGAGGTATTGGATTTCGTCATCACCCAGGATGAATTCAAGATTCCCTATTCCATCAATGGAACGATGGTGGATGACATCGTAAAAGCCAGTCAGGGTCAGCGGTCGATCATCTCTCTTGCATTGAGTTTTGCGCTCATTCGTCAGGCTACGACCAAATATAATATCCTTCTCCTGGATGAGATGGATGGCCCATTGTACGCCTCCGACAGAACGAAATTTTTCGATATATTATATAAACAGATAGCAGAGATCAATGCCGAGCAAATCTTCCTCGTGTCGCACAATAATACCTTTGAAGGTCATAGTGTCAATGTCATTATGACGACCGAGGAGCATGTGGAAGACAATGGTATGATCACTGTCATGAGAGTCTGTGAGAAGAATGTCAAGGAGGCAGAATCCTAAGAATAGGAAGGAGGTATGGCAGAATTTGGAGCCTCTCAGATTCTCTCTTTGAAAAGAAAGGATATGAGTGTATTATGAATCCGATTATGATTGGTATCTTGGTAGGCTTTGGTATGTTTGCAATCATGATGATCAGCATGACCATCTACCAGAAGAAGAAAGCAGCAAATCCGAACCACTATCACGCGAAGACGAATAAGGAGGTGACCGCCTCCTTTCCGATGCATTCCAAACCCGAGGCCAAAGACGACTATGGCATTGATGAGATTACTAAGATCATGAATGCCAATCATGAACCAGAGGATGTCCCTTCCAATTTCAATATGGAGGACATCCTCAATCCGAACCATGCGAATCAACCGATGAATTCCCTGGAAGAGTGCATTGTGGATATTCCTCAGAAGAAGATGATCCGCGTCACTAAGACCAATCGTCTTCTCAATAAGGTTGGTACTAATTTCCAGAATGTGAGTCCGAAGATCTTTACCGAACTTCTGACCTATGATCCGATGGGGTTCACCTTCTATCGTTGGGCGATGACCAAAGATCCCATAAGTGGTGTCTATCTGGATGAGAATAAGATGGAGGGGTTCACCTTCCGTCAGATGCTCGATGAGGAGATTCCTTTCGAGAGCATCGATCTCATCGTCTATGGTACCGATGCCATGAGCAAAATCAAAGATGACATTCGCCTGGATATCAATTGGTGGAAGTTTGATCACTGTGTCATCTTCCATCCGATGGCCATCAACTATGTCGAAGCCATCCATGAATTTATCAAGTCTCAGAAGTTCGGTATCATCTCCTCGGATTGTCTGCTGAGTGTCCTCGATTCCATCGAAGGGACCGCCTATGCAACTCCGGAGATGAAGAATACTCTTCTGGATCGTTCGGAGGAGATCAGCAACAGCTTGGAGCAGAAGGAAGGTTCTCAGATCTCCTCCTCTCTGCGTACTTACAATATGCTCATGAGCTCTCCTAAGACAGAGGAGGAAACCGAGGAACTTCTGAAGGAGATTCCTCATCGGAATATTATCCAGGGAGTCATCTCTGTCGAACCCGTTGGAGGAATGGAAGATGACAGCAACAATGGAAGTCAAACCCAGATCACGGCGGAAGGTTGAAATCGGTATGGAAAGTCTTCACAAATATGTCGAGCTCTTTGAGAGAGCTTGCAGTCATTATTGTTTCCAGCCTTCCAAGACTGGTGAGTATCTTCTGACCGAGAATCAGAAAATGAGAGTCAGTAAATTCATCCGGGAAAATTGGAGGTAATACCATGAACGATTCTATTTATAAGAGAAAGGTAGATCTCATCCTGCGGGCAGCCAAGAATGTCTTGGATGATCCTTTCATCGACTTCGATACTCCTGAGGGAGCTAAGGAAGCTTTGGTCAACGAGATTTCTCGGATCAAGAAGCAGGAAGAAACCGATGATGCCGAGATGACTATTCCCGAGAAATTCGAGAATGTCGTTCCTTCTATGACTCCCGTTGAGAGAATTATGGACGATCTCTTTGATTTCTCTGATATGCACGATGATATTCATGAGAACTTCAACCGATTCATGAAGCTTTTCGATGAAGCCTGTCAGAAGTATGGATATCAGAAGAGAAAGGATGGCAGCTACCATCTCAAGGGAGACCCTGTGGTGAAAGTTGGTAAGTATATCAACGATCACTGGTTTGATATCCCGATGGATGACGAGAAAGATGACTCCTAAGTCTTAAGAAGGTAGGTATCTAGTATATCAAAGCTAGATACCTACCTTTCTTTTTTATACAGAGAGGTAAAAATCTTTACTCTCATATAGAAATGGAGGATTCTTCCTATGCGACATTATATTGGGTATGTGACGAAAAAGAATGGCGACATCTCCATTGTGGAATGTGACGCTCCCAATAAAAGAAAAGCATATGAAATCCTGGTAAAGATCGCCCATACTCATGTATGGAACATTGAGAGATTGAAAGATAAAGAGAAATAAGAGATAAACCCAGATAGATACTAAGAATGAAGATAAGTATCTATCTGGGTTTATTGAATCTCAGAAATCTCTGTATATTATATAGGTAAGTGAGGATAGATTCTTATAGAAAATCCCATATGGAAGTCTTAGGGGACATTCCATATGGGACTAAAGGTATGATACTTATGCAGAACCCACTGCTTGAAATAAAGGATGTACTTGACTACATTCAGACATTAGATATCCAAAAAGAAAGATTGGAAAATTCTGAAGACTACGCTCTTTGACATTTCACCAATCAATATGACCCGAATTCCAAGGATCATGAATATCTTGTCAATACTAAGCAGGAGTATCTTCTGTATGGCATGTGTAAGAGAAATCCTATGGTCAGATATCTTCGTGAGAGACATATTGGCTTTAGGAAACTTACGGAACCATATAGCGCATAATACTCAACCTTTTACTCTATAGTATATTCGCACTTACCGGGATAAGGAGTTTATTTATTATTGGGGAAATTCCTTATCCCTTCTTTTTTATACAAAAAGATCCATATGAGAGATGATTCTTCTTAGCAAGGGAAGTGGGGGCAAGAAGTAATGATATCTCTCATATGGAAAGAAAGGAGTAAAGAAATACCCTCAGTCAGACTACTAGAAGGGAAAACGACAAGGAAAACCCTCTAGCATCCTAAGATATCTCTTATCAATCTAGTTTCTTATTGGAATTGAATTTAGGACACCTTTGCCAGCAATTCACATTTATATATTCAGGCATGGCAGTAAATGCTTTCACGCTTGAGTTATAATATCTCACAAGAGTCGAGTTTACATATCCTTTCTGTGGAGATCTATCTGAAGTATCTCCACTATAGAATGTCTTTCCACTTCTTACATCAGAAGGAGAAGTATTACATTCTTCCAGTTTAGAATTGCTAAGTCCATATTCAGGAGATAAAAGCTTATCAGGCATAAGTAGTATACCTCCATATGATATCTACTTATCCCCTCGTGTCTTCTTATAGTATTCTATAATAGTAAACTATTATAGTCGATCATTTTTAGAATCTAAGATGATTCTTTTATTCCATCTTACGATAGAATGTAGAGAAATGGAGTCTGACAGAGGAGTATCCCTCTTTGTATCTCTCAATATCCTCTGATGTATGTATCATAGATAATACATTTGCTAGATCCAAAGAGATACTTCCATCGTTGTACGTAATACCGAATAAAGGAGGTACATCTGGATTATTGGGAATAGCGGTAAACATCATAGGAATGAGGGCATATTCGGGATGTCTCTCTGTATGAAACGCATAGTTGATAAAGGGAGATGTCTCAGGTTTCTTGAATTTCTCAATGGCTTTCTCTATATCTATACGAAAATTCATAGAACCAATGAGGGTATTATATCCCATTCTATAGAATCTAGCATCATCGATATAATAGATCTCTGGATCATTAGCATAAATTGAGATAGAATAGATTTCATTAGGGTTGCTATCATTATCAAAGACGATATTCATTTTCTATATACTCCTTTCCAGTATATAAGGTATAGGATAGAATAAAGTCACTCTATGACTTCATTAGTTTTATGAAATCATAGAGTGAATATTTAGGAATTATGCATTACGAATTCACATAGCAATAGCTCTATACGGAGGTATATTATTATGATGGACCCCACCACCTACTCCAGAGGTATACTGATCTCTCCATTCATAATATAATGGAATGGATCTATCTGAAGTTTGATCATATCCAGCATCAACCCAGATTTTGTTTGGTAGAGTAGGTTCATCCCCGATCATCAGTCTCCACTCAGGGTCACCGATCATATGTGTATGATTAGGAAGGTTTTCTGTAGCAATATATACAGTAGCGGAGCTATCCTTTTCTCCCATCTTATATGTCTTACCTCCACCAATGAGAAATCTGTCATACTGTCTCTCCCAATCTCCACCAAAGAGAAGCAGGTGAAGTCTCATTGACACTCTGATAGATAGACCCTACTGGATAGAAGGTCAACTTAGACAGAGAGGTGTTGTCATCAAAGTAGACACAAGATGCTCTAGTATCAGGTACTACATAATTCCCACTACGATCTTTCAATTTCCTAATATAAGTAGCGATATAGATCATCCCAATGGTCTATATAAGAATACGATACTCCTCTAATGATAGGATAGAGAGATATCCCTAGTATCTCTAATACCCTACCTAGTATCGTATTCTCCCTCTATTCTATATCTATATTAATAAATTACTACCCACTATAGAAGAATCTCTATATGAGTATCTCTTCTATAGTGGGTAGTAATTCTTCTCCAATTTTTAGAGTAAATACCATTTTCCAGAATTTTGAAAATCTCATATCTCGTTTTACATTTTGTCTGGTATGTTTTACAGAATGTCGCATATATTTGACATTTTGAAAATGATAATATGAGTAATTCGATAGAGAAATTGGGGTAAATATACAAAAAGAGGAATCAATATTCATTAGATTGCCACATAGGATGTTGCTTAAAGATTCTTGGTACTCCATCATAGGAGTACATCTCTGGATGACTCGCCTTGTCAATCATGAGCGAGATATCTTTTGCTATCGCGAGTGCTTTCTCATAGGAGATTGGTTTTGTGATGACTAGATTATCGTTCCCAGATAATTTAACAGTCACTTCAAATAGAGCATTTCCATTCTCATCTTTCTCAGAAGAATGACATACGTAAATACAAGCTCACATGACTCTCATTAAAGAAATAATTATTCCACTGAACCATCTAAAAATTCCTCCTATATCACAGAATCTGCTTATTGATGAATACATTGGAAGAATTCCCTATATGTAAGATATAGAGGAATCCGAAAATATGACAGGATGTATCGGAGATACATTCTTCGACTTGATGAGAAAGCAACGGACAGCAATTTCTTCGTAGGACATAAGTATACCTCCTTACTGGTAGTCATCTATATAGTATATACTAATTTACAAAAAAGAATGGATACCTTTGAGATACTTTATGTCTCTCGGGTATCCATTCTTTTTCCCTCCACAAGAGGAGATAGAGATTCTTAACGGGTTACATCTTGCTCCTTGACGATAATGTACTCACCATTGTCAAGGAAATAGACGCGGGCATAGGAGAAGGCAAACGTTGCATAGACAGAGAAGGAGCTGGAAACAGATTCTGCGATATTCTCAAAAGTGGAATAGATTCTCTTTTCCAGATCTTCATTCTCAGGTTCTCCATTCTGATATCCATCGTTATAGATGGAGACGGGTTTCTGACTGGTGATGAAGAGTTGATAATCCTCACCATTCCAGAGAGTTTCATGGAAGGCTATGGGTGCATCCGAGACTTCAAATCTACCTGCATTGGTCTCATCCGAGTATGCCAACTTGGTAGAGAAGTCATGAGACTCATGGATATGGAAGAGAAGAGTGCGATAAGGATGAATCCGAGAATTGAGATTCTCAGGAGCAAAGAAGTGGGTATTGAGAAAGAGTGCACTCTCCATATCTTTATCTGTGTAGATGAGAATCCCTCTGGCATCCATATCAATACCCTCTACGAAATTGTGAGAGCAGATAAAGAGAGACTTATTGGTCTCATAGTAAGCCATACGGAGAGGAAGGATACAGAAATACCGTTTGAATCCCTTAAGCTCTTCCGAAGAAGGAATCACATCCAGGACACAACCTTCGATAGAAGTCTTCTTGACATACTTGAGACCCCAAGCAGGTTTGGTACCAACACCATCTCTGGTATTGGTAAGAGAGTTATCCTTTCTCAGGACACTATAGAGTTTGATGTAGATATAATTCCCATCACTCATCTGAATCAGAAGATCAATATGGGATTTATATCCCCTGGTATAGATAGATACGATACGAGCGTGGAGATAGGGTAATAACTTCCCAGTATCCTCTCCAAGATTCACCGGGTTAATACGAATGGGATGCGTTACGAATTTCATTGTAGTCATACCTCCGTGATACATGCTTGACAAAATGGATTTCCTTTCATAGAGACAAAGACAGTTTACTTCTTCCATCTCTATGAATATAATATATAGAAATTTATCAAGATATTATCAAAGAGACTACTACTCATATAAAGAATTTCATATACAAAATGGCATGTGAGATTCTTTTTCTCTTCTTGCTCTGGGTTTGTTGTTGTCATGAAGAGAGCCTCCGTTTTAATCCCATCGATAGAGTTTGACCATATGGTTTGGTTACCACATTTCTATCGATGGGATTAATAGTTATCTTAAAATCAAAAAGAAAGGTCTACCTTCTAAGTAAGAGGTAGACCTCAAAACCATCAATCATCGTATTGAGTATATGATGTCGGCAATATTCTCCTTGGTAGAGAATCTTGGTTCAAAAGTGTTTTTAACTAAGTTCATATTGGTTTACCTCCAAATCAAAATCCCATATAGAGGGAAATATCTCTTCTCTCTATATGGGTGATTATTTTAAATTCGAAGGTAATTACTTTCGTTATCTAGATGAAATTAACTACCTTATATTAAGAGCGATGCTCTTATACAGTCCTAGCACAATACCCTGTACATAGTTGAGAAGGTCTATGTACAGGGTATTGTGTTTTATTTCTTAAACTTAGTGGACTATATTAATTTATTAATATAGATATAGAATAGAGGGGGAGACGAAGATATGTAGGGGAACTATCACTTCATCTCTCTGTTATCGTATTGGGTGGTGAAGTATCGCTACCTATAAGAGAAAACTGAAAGATCGTAGTGGGAATTATGTGGTATCCACTACAAGATCTTCCTGTGTATACTTTGATGACAATACCGCATTGACAAAGTTATCCTTCTATCCTGTAGGAGCTATCTACCAGAGTATGAATACCACATCACCTGCTAGTCTTTTTGGTGGTAGTTGGACACAGATCAATGGAGTATTTCTATTGAGTAATTCCAATAGCTACAAGGTGAATACTACTGGTGGTGAAGAAAAAGTAACTCTGACTGTGAATACCATTCCCAGTCATCAACATAATAACCCTAGCAAGGGAGGATCTGCTTTGGTTTTAGATTCGACTGGTTCTGAAACAACTGCCGGATTTCTACAAGATTTTGACAATAAATATGATAGTTGGTATAAACTGTGGGATGGGACTCCGAAGGGTAGTGTTGGAACAACAGCTTATACCGGTGGAGGCAAAGCACATAACAACATACCTCCCTATTTGGTATGCTGTATGTGGAAAAGAGTAAGTTAATGTGATACAAAAAAGAAAGGTTGGATAAATCGTGAGTATACAACTCTACGAAAATCATCCAACCTTTCTTTTTCTCTTTTTAGATACCAATCATACGGACAGTGTCAAGATCAAACAGAGCGTTCTTGACTTCAACATAGAAGTTTTCAGCTTTCTCCAATGAATCGAAAGCGGAATGAAGTTTCACGATAACTCCGGTTTTCATTTGAGCCTGCACGGAATACTCATCCTCGCTCTCTTTCACTATGACGATGGTCAGAATCTCATTTACATTGAGGGTGAGTCGATTCCGAATGTCGAGAAACGTTGTACAAGGCATATGTTCCTGATTAAACAGCATAAAGATTCTCCTTTTACAGTCTGAACTCAGAGGGTTCAAACTCTACGTAATTGATAGAGATTCCATAGTTCTTAAGAATCTCATGAATCCTATAATAGAGATGTGTAATCTCTACTTTGTCACCAATATCCGAAGACCAGATAATGAACCCGCTAGAAGATCGGATCTTTACTGTATACACAATCTTCGCTCTAATCTTCTCATTGGGATCCGTGATTTTTGCAAGATCTTTGCAGGATTCCAGTGCTGTTACTTTCTCGATGCCGACCTAGGAGATATCATCCACATTGATCAGACGATATCCATCAATGTTGAGAAAGATTTTCTTGGGAGTATCTTCCTTCTTAGAAGGCTCTCTCATTTTCAAGAATCTCTCCTTCAAAGGAGGAGCGCACGTATTATTCCTATGAAACATTCTCGCTTGTAAGTGAATCACTTTATCATTCATCTTCATTCTCCTCCGTGTAAATTGCAACGAATCGATCCTCTTCTTTGTCATCATACTGATAGATCTTTGCGATGCATGGATTCCATTTTATAGAATTGGAAATCTTCAAGATCATTCTGACTCTTGATTGTATTACAGATCTCCTCAGCATCCTCCATACTAGTCAAGATACCGAGATTCTTATCCATTTCTTCCAGAAGGGTGACAAGAATGAATTTGAATCTCTCCCCGCGCATCCCACTATAGACGGTTCTCCTAGAATCGGTTACTTTGGTAATCCCCGCCTCATAATGGAATACCTTGATTACTCCTTATCCTGCAATTCATTGTCCGGGGTTAGTGTGTAATGATAGAGATGACTACCATTCCAAGTGGTTTCGACATCCAGATAGATGGGAATTACACGCTCTTCTCCGTTATAGAGTTTCATAAACCTATCGACAAGATTCTTCTGATCTTCCCTGGTATATACCATGAGAGGTTTTGAATCAGATGGTTCTAAATCGGAAGTAAAGTAAATCTTCCGAATGAAATCCTCATTCCAAATAAACCCTGCGGTAGGATTACCAGAAAAGAAATGATCGCTTTCATGATTCTCTATAAAGTTACGGGAATTCCGATAAAGCAAAGAAAATATCTCTTCATTGGATTTGGCCATAACAGTCTTCACCATCTCATCAGTGACTTCTTCATCCGTAGGAAGGATGCTATAAGCATATACCAAACCGAAGGTATAGCCACGAAGAGGCATGACGAATTTATTGGTATGATCATTATTTCCACAAATCGGGCATTTCACATACCGTTTCTGTGCCGTAGTTACGATGGTACTTTGCGTATAGCAATACAAATGATTTCCAAAGGACGTAATTTCATTTTCCTGGAAATTCGACGAATAGAAATTGACATTCTTCTGATAGTTAAGTCTGAAAAATCTATGCAATTCAGAAGTGATCGTATAATTGGCTATCTCTTCCGACACAGAGAAAGAGATCTCGGTATATATACTCGGTTGGAATATCTCATATGGACGATTATTGATGAGATTTGGATAATTCTCGGGATTGTAGATAGCCTTACGGATGAAATCCATATCGAGAAGTCCCTTCGTAATTTCTTGATCCCGATAGATAGCGAAGTTGTATCCTACGAAAGAGGTAGAATTCTTTGGATGGATACTCAAGAAATCTCCCAGTTCTTTGTATGGATTCTTTACGGTTACTGAATCATACCCATACTCAAACGCAATCGATGCACCGTTTCTGAGGACGATGTAAACTCTATTGTGAGAACATAGGTCTTTATCTACCAGAATACACAAGATAGGTTTCTGATAATATCGAATCCCGGATTCCTCTTTGAGAAATTCACTCATAGGAAGAAACCCGATATTGGTATTTAGAGGAATTCTTTTAATTTCCATACTTCTTCTGGTTTCCATACTTTACTCCTTTCTGATACATGATATCTTTACATGATTTGCTTCTTGCTAGGTAGAAATACACTCCCTATATGAAGATAATATACACATATTTCTTCATATAGGGAGTATACGTTAGCATACCATCCAGGGCGCATATTTGTCGGAAAGAGCAGATCTCATTTTATCAACGAGATCTTCCATCTCTTCCATTTTGGCATATACATTATTCGGATTCAGCTCTTTCCACTCTTTTTCTTTTTCTTTTCTTCCCATTTCTTATCATTTTTAATTGATACTACAGATTGAATCTTCGAAGATACAATCGAAGTTCCGATACCTACTGCAAGAAGACCAGTGAAGAGCTCTATAATGCTCAGAAATGTATCGAGATTAATCTTGTCCCTGAGAATAAAGGTGCTCTATCCAAAGTTCATACCGCTAGTACCATTGCAATGGTATTTGGATTTGTATACTTCATTCTCACTCTTATGATCCGTAAGGATAAAACCACTCCGATTGAAGCTGGAGTTGGTTTAGGTCTTACTGGTATTGGAGGAACTGTCTCCAAGAGGACTGAGATTATTGACTATAACAATAAGTGGAAAGAGAAACTTGTAGAATACAAGCAGAAGAAGAATCTCTCGGTATGGGAGTCTCTTGAACTTGTAGAAAGACAGATCAAAGATCTTATCGGAGACTTTGAGAATAAGTATCCTTTCTATAATAAGAGATAATTGAATATAATAAATCCACATACTCTCGTATTCTTGCAGAGTATGTGGATTTATTATATCTAATCATGAAATTCATCAGATCCAGGGTTCATACTTATCAACAAATGCAGTTGCCATCTCATTGATGTCATCATACATCTTATTATAAGCCTCTACATAGTCACTCTTAGCCAGAGCTTTGTACTCATCATACTTTTTCTTCCACTTATTCTCTGAAATCTTTCTAACTCCAGACAATACTGCCGTAGTTGGTAATGTGAGAACCAGAGGCACAATCAAAAAGCTTGTGACGATTCCAATGATAGCGGAAATCTCCGGGGCTTTATCCACAGTTTTGTTAATAGGATAAATGCTTCCGAATTTAAAATAGAGATCAGAAGCGTCTGACAATGCCTTGTGAGCATTATCAACATAGATCTTGATTTCTTTATAATGATCAGATTTCTTATTCGTTGCATCATCGGAGTATTTCTTAATTAAGGATCTAGCAATCTTCTCATTTTTCTGGAATTCTTTTACTTTCTCTTTTAGATCAGCTTGAAGCTTCTTAGATCCCTCTTCTTTACTCTTAAACTTTGATGCTTCCTTATCAGAGAGCATTTCCATTACAATATCGAAAGAATTCATATATCCATTTCTCCTTTATAAGAGATCGATCCTTCTATTTATTAAAAGGAAAGGACTGTATTATGAATCCATAGAAGAAAAATCTCTGGACCATAAATGGTCCAGTTCTTCCAATATTCTTGTAATCTATAAAATCATTACAGGAATATTGGTAGTTGTCCCTCTGAGGTATCGAAACATTCTGGTAATCTGTGCACTTCATTATCTAAGATGCAGTGTACTTTTAAAACTATACACGAAAGAGTGAATGATATGGAAAACTTCGATATTGTCATGGAGAAAGCCTACTCCGAAGATATGGAAAAGACGATGACCAAGCAGTATGAAGACCTCAAGGCCATCAAGTCATCCGAATCTATGAAAGCTGCCAAAAAGTACCTTTCTCAGGCGAGAGAAAACTCTAAGAAAGGTTACAAGAAGGAAGCTGTCGATTACTACAAGAAATGTATCAAGGAGATCGACAATACTGCCAAAGCTTTCAATAAGCTGGCTAATAATCTTCTTTCTTCTGGAAGCGTCTCCGATCGGGTGAAGAAAATTCTGATTGCTTGCGGCCTCGCAATGCTTAGCAATCTTTTGTCGTTTTCCGGAGCGGTGGGTTTCGCTAAGAAGACTGGAAACACAACTGGTGCCTTTGTGGGTCAGATTGCCGGAAGCAGTGCTTCTCTTGTTGGCCAGAATCTGTACTATGCGAAGATTGACAAGGAGAACGAAGAGAACCTCAAGGCCTTCGCCAAGAGTGTCAAGGAAGATCCGAAGAATACTATGCGGAAGCTTCTGGCTGATCTGATGTCTATGCGTGAAGCTGTTGTCAACGAGATGAAAGAAGTTCAGAAGTCCTGATCTAAGGATATAATAGCCAATTAGGAAATTCCTAATTGGCTATTTATTTGATTCCTATACGCAATTATTTATAATCCTTACGAATCTAAATAGAAAACATAGCTTTAAATATGGGATTCTAAACGGTTTCCCGTGATTTCTTTCACTAGAAGTCAATCAAGTCCTGTATTATAAAGACCAATATCCAAATATTGGAGGTTTGAAACATGAATGTAGCAAGCTACAATCAGGTTGCTCAGGAAGGTCTCTTCACCAAGAAGAAGACTGTTGAGGATCTCCTGGCTACCGCTCAGAAGAAAGTTTCTCGTCTGAAGACCGTCGAAGACGTTGATGCTAAACTGCAGGCTGTCAATGAGTCTGGTAAAGCTGTGAATACAACCCTGAAGACCATGGCCGATGCCGCTAAGAAGCGTGCTGCTGGTTCTATGGACGACAAGGAATTCAAAGCCGCCATCAAAGATGCCAGCAAGTCAATCGCGTCTCCGATCAAGACTCTGTATGCCAAGCTCGGCAATGTGGTTGAGAGCAAGGCCGGTGTCACTTCTGATGAGATTCAGGCCTTCCAGAAGTATCTGTCTGGTCTGAAGAAGCTGCTGAACGATCGCAAGAAGGAGCTGGCTAAGGCTTCTGCTGCGAAGGAGAGCTATGAGGATATCGAAGATCCTGAGCTGAGAGCTATTCTGGAGTCTCTGGATGCCGAACTGTCCGATGCCGAGGAAGTCTGTGCTCCTAAGAAGAAGAAGTGCAAGGTTACCGAGTCTGAGGATGAAGAGTGCGATCCTGATGACGAGGAGTGCAAGAAGGACAAGGACGAGGAAGACGACGATTCCGATGAGTCTGATGAAGACGAAGAGGATGAGGACGAAGACGAGTCTGACGATGAAGATGACGACGATGAGGAAGATTCTGAGGAAGAGTCCTGCAAGGAGTCTGTCACTTTCTCTGAGGATGAGCTGAACGAGTATGCGGATTCCTGCGAGAGCATGATGAACGACGACTTCGATTTCGAGGTTGCTGAGGAGTCTGTCTCTGAGAGTTCCGATCTTCTGAATGCCGATGGCACTCTGAAGTTCTAAGAATTTTCATTACCTAAAATATACAGTAAGGAGTCTGACAAACATGAAATACGCTGAAGCGATGGAGTACGCTCGTCTCCTGGATTTCGAGCCTGACGTTGCCTATGCGGATTCTTTCAAGCGTGCGATTGCTGCTGAGGAGTCCTTCCGCAATCAGATGGCTTTCGAGTCCACTCTGGGCGCTTTCGTCGATGATGTCGATGAGCTGCGCAGTGAGAATATCGAAATCGCCACTGAGGCTGCCAATGCTGTCACCGAGACTCTGAAGAAGATCGCTACTTGGTTCAAGAACCTGCTGATCAAGTTCAAGGCCATGATCCGTAAGATCGTCTTCAAGGCTCGTGTGAAGGCTGCTGACAAGGCTGTTGCCAAGATGTCCAAGAATGCCAAGGCTGCTGGATCTGCTGCTCCTGCCAAGGGCGTTGTTGATCTGACCGATGAAGAGGTCGAGAGCTACAACGAAGTCTTCAAGGCTCTGGATGAGAAGGGCATCAAGGCTGGTTTCATTGGTGCCAACATGAACGCTATGACTCTGGCCAACCTGTGCAAGATGATTGCCAGCCGTGGCGACGAGTGCGAGAAGAAGCTGGCTGACGCCATGAAGAACCCTTCTGCCGATGTCTCGGTGAAGGATCTGAATGAGAACTGCAAGCTGGTTGCTCGCGCCATGAAGATCGCCACCTCTCTGCTGAACAAGGCTGTCAAGGCCGGCGTTGTTCAGAACAGCGATGCCAAGGCTGCCGATAAGGCTGAGTCTGTTGAAGTCGAAGTCATTGACAAGAACGGCAACCCTGTCAAGTAAGATTTAGCAAATCAACAATTTGCTTAAAATAGGTACTACTAGGTACGATGCGATTCTGTACCTAGTAGTACATTTTATGCTTATTTAATAAGGAGATATGTATCATGAAATACACTGAAGCAAAAGAACTCTATGCTCTTGCTTCTATGAATGCAGAGTCTTTCTTTTCAGACAAATCTGTACAGGAAGCAATGATGGTTATGCCTTTCGATGGACTTCTTGATCATAATGATGAAGCTGTTACGGAAGCGTATGGAACTGCTATGGAAGCTTTAAAATCTCTGGCGACCTGGTTCAAGAACCTCTTCTCAAGATTTCAGGCTGTCATTCGTTCCATTACTTTCAAAGCCTCATCTAAGAAGCTGAAGAAACTGGAGAGCGACGTTGGTAAAACTGCTATCACAATCAGTAAAGAAGAACTTGATAACATGAAGGATGCTCTCTCTGAACTCAAAACTCCTATGGAATCGCTTCCAGAAAAGCTGACTGCTACGGATCTGGCTAAGATCTGCAAGACTGCTCTGCAGAAAGGGAATGAGATCAATAATGAACTGAAAGCCGAATTTACTGGTGACCAGATCATTAGAGATCCTCAGCAGATCAACATCTGGCTCAAGGAAGAGAAGAAGAAAGCAAATAGCTATGCGAAGCTTGTTCGTATTTGCCTCAAATTCATCAACTCTGCGATCAAAGATGAGGTTGTTGAATCGAAGAGTAAAGACAAAGAGGTTGACACTACCATCAAAGCTCTTCCGGCTCATGCCTAATTCATAAAAGAAAGGTGGATATTTCTCATGACCCTCGTAGAAGCAAATGAACTCTTTTCGTGTATGAATTTCTCTCTGGAGGAATCTGAAGAAAGAGCTCTCGAATCTGCTCAGCAGAAGGTATCATTTCTTGTTTCTATGGAATCTCTGATCGATCATGACTCTGAGTATTCTTCTGCTATGGAAGGCGCCCTGGATACTATCAAGAGTGTCATGAAGAAAGTTAAGGAAGCATTCCATAAGTTGGTCATCAAATTTGGGCTTATTGTCCGTACCTTCCAGCATCGTGCTCAGGCTAAGAAACTCGCATCCGATATTCTTCTGCTTGGAAATCGCGGACTGGAAGTTCCTGCTGCTCTTCTCGGCAAAATCTATGAATTGAGAGATGCTTTTAACACTGTCGAATTGAAAGACAGTTGGAAAACTGAGAAGCAAGGGAATGCATTTGACTATAATGCCAGTCATGTCCTTACGCTTCCTGAAATTAAGCGCAACATTCGTGATATCACAACAAAAGCATCCGAGATTGATGGAAATCTCGAAGATTGGCTGGATAATCCGGATCCCGAGGTTGATACAAAGAAGCTTCGTGATGATGCCAATAAGTGTACAAAAGCGATCAACCTCACCATCAACTTCCTGAATATTTATGTGCTTACGATTCAGAAACAGACTGTTGATGCCCAGAAAGCTGCGAAGAAGAACGCGAAATCAAAAGGTAAATCAGAAGAAAAGAAAGATCAATAAGATTCGCTTCATACTCTACGATGGAATCGTTATAGTTCCATCGTAGAGTTTATTATCATATGCATAGGAATATATCCGGACATTGAAGTAAGCAAGTATACTAGAGAGGAGGGTATGAATTAGATCATGCTCTATTCAGAAGCTCAAGATCTCTATACTGCTCTGGAATTCACTCTTTCCAGAAATGAAGAGTTGGAATGCCAGAATGCAGAAGAGACATATTACAGGCTTACAGAAGTAGGGTATCTTATCGAAGGATATGATACCTCCATTGCGATTGAATCTGCTATGGATACGATCAAGAAGACCTTTAAGAAGATTCAGCAGGCCTTCCATACAGCATTGGTCAAATTCGAAGTATTCATCCGCAGTTTTATTCGGAAGCACCGTCAGAAGAAATCAAGAAGGCTCATCAATGATCTCTATGGAGTTACCATTCTCATCTCCACAGAAGAAGTCGATAGACTTGAGAAAGTCTTTGACAATCTGGATCTTAAGGGATTCGATGATAACTATTACACGGAGAAATCCGATGAGAGATTTGCGGAAGATGATATGTGCAAAGTTCCTGTACAGTCGATCGCACATTATCTTCAGAATCTCTTTAAGAATGCTCAGTATCTTGATGAAGCTTTGGTGAATATCATCTCTGGAAAGTCCAACCCGGCTAGAGAATTCATGGAGAAATACAAACTCGATGAAAAGGATTATCCCAGATGGTTACGATTCAGAGCGAAGAAGACTACCGAGGCTATTAAAGAAGTCATCTCCATTCTCAATACTGCGCAATCCAATAAGATGGCCCTCGATAAAGAGAATAAAAAGAATGGTGACGCTACCAAGGTAACCAAAGTATCTTCTGGGAAATGAAATATACGCATATGAATATCTTCAAAATAGAAGGTTTCATATGCGTATATTTTGCGTTAGATCAAATGAATGATGGAATTATCGTTATTTACCATAGAGATAATGGTATTCAGGTTTTTCATATTCGGCTGATACTTGAAAATCCGAATCATTAACTGGAATTTGCGACGATTGTTAAATCTCTCAGCACGATCAGGGTTTGACTTAACATCATCGGATATAAACTCATATTCCGGGTCTTTTTTGGTTCCAATTCTGGAAATCTCTTTATTAAGCGAATTGACCTCTATGGTAAATTTATTATATTAAGATTGATTAGTTTGCTCCTTAGCCTTAATGAATTTCTTCAGGTTTTGCATATTAGGTTCACCCTCGAAAATTTCTTTGGTATACACTTGGATGCCCTGTGCTTTTGCAAAACCAGCATACTCTTTATATTTATCGACATCAAGAGGCTTTTTCTGGTAATTAGCCAGGCCTTTCTTAAGTTTAGCAACTTGATTCTTATTAGAATTGATATACTTTTGAAGCTGGGATGGAATTCTGGATTGCATATAGGACAGCATAAGTTGCGCACTCTTATAATTTGGATTCTCGCTATCCATAACTCTCAATATACGTCTAACGAGTTCTCTCACGGATGCATTAATCCATCCAAAAGACTTCTTTCCTCCAGCTTCAATTTCCCCGCATCTGGAAATAAACTGCCAAGTCGCTCCACGATCTTTGTAATCAGCATCTCCTAATTTAAACGGATCTTTAGAGGCAATTTCGCTAACGACTTTATTCATACCAGCAAAATCGCTCGCTGTCGGCTTGGTAGGATCCTTTGAATCTTTAGAATCGTTAAGAGCTTTCAAGTAATTATTATGCCTTTCTTCAAGAGACTGATCGGTTTCTGTATCTTTTGTATTCCCAGATTCAGAATTAGCAGGAAGAATTAGATATTTGACTTCCATAGTCTTTTTAGCTTCCTTCATTTCAGAAGCTGCATCATCCGCCTGTTTATTCAGATCTTTTGCTTCTTCAGGAGTAACTTCACCTGTAGAAGCTTTCTTCAGACTAGTTTCCACAGCATCCGCTTGTTTGATAATATTCTGAAGCTTAGATACATCTTCTTTTGCATCTTCCTGTGTTACTTTCACAGAAGAAGGAGGTTCTGAAGATTTAGAATCTGAAGAATCAGTATCAGAAGCAGGCTCATCTTTTTTCTTACCTTTCCTAAAGAAAGCCTTGATACGAGCAATAATGCTCTTAACCCACTTCTTAAACGCTGCTACCAATCTCTTGAATTTATCGTAGATAGCCGTAACGGTCTTCTTGACTGCATCTACAACTCCTTCCTCAGCAGGAAGGCACAGAGATTCGCATACAATGGAATTCTCCATATCGGATCTATAAATCTCAGATGTAGTCTCATAAGACTCCAATACAATATCTAATTCATTCATAACGAGAATTCTCCTTTATAAGAAAAATACATGAATTCTTTTGATACATATATAAATCAAATAGATATATAGAGGAGAAAATGCTTTCTCTCTGATTCATAAATGAATCAGTTTCAAATTCCTACTTTTTTGTTACTGGGTGAGAAGGGACCCAGATCATTTATGGTTCAGAGATCTATTTGCCTAATAATTAGGAATAGATCTATTTCAAATGAGATATATAGAATATGGACAATTTTGATACTGTGCTTGAGTTTCTGGATCCTGTTGAAGAAGGATACAACATGGATACAGCCAAGCTGATCAAAGACCCTCGGGTTTATGAGATGCGCAAAATGACAAAGTATGCAGTCAAAGCATACAAACTTGGAGTATTCAGTGAGGCTTACAAATATTTCTCCAAGGCATCTAAGATGTGCGATGAAATGAAGAAGGTTGCCGATTAGTTCAAGAGACTGCTGATGCGTTTCCAGGCCATGGTCCGTGGCATCATCTTCAAGAACACCCAGAAATCCATCGACAAGACCTACTTCCAGAAGAACAAGAAGGGTGAGCTGAGCGACAGGGCGAAAGCCATCCGTGACAACACTATCACCATCGACAATGCTGATGAACTGAACACTCTGGCCCGTCAGGCTGGCCTCGAACTCAATGGCATTTCTGCCGATGGTAAGGTCGACGCTGAGCAGCTGGCTTGCATCACCAAGGCCGTTCTGTCTATCGGCATCAAGACCAACACCAAGCTGCAGAATGCTCTGCGCAAGCCTGAGAGCGCCGACGTGAAGACCCTGAACGACGAAGCCAAGGCCACTGGAAAGCTGATCAACAAGTGCACCTCCATGCTGAACAAGGCCGCCCAGAAGGGTGTCATCGCCATGAAGAAGCGTGAGCAGGCTCAGAAGCTGAACAAGAAGGCCGACGATGTTCTGTCCTGATTACTTGGGACTGACACAATTTAAATCCTAAATAACCCCGTAATGACGTTTTTATTTCGTCATTACGGGGTTTTATTTCTTCTTATGGTTAGACTGATTCAAAAAGAATAGCCCCTCCGCATCCTCCATTAATTTCGGTCATATTAGAATCATCAACCATGTATAGGAAGAAAAACCGTAATGATGTAGTATTTGTCACTATCATCATTACGGTTTAATTTTTATTTCTCTTCCTTCTTGGAAGTGATAAAGGGTTTATCTACCAATTTCCAGATCATACGATATTTACTGAGATCAATATCTACATTGTGATCAATCACATAGTAGTAGATCTTATTCGCAAGCTCTTTCTTCTTGGTAGTAGGAGCCATAGCAAAGTCAGTAATCATCTTTCTTACTTTAGCAAGCTCCTTATTCTCCACCTTATCTACATAGGTGGTCTTATTTACCTTCATATCTGCAGTCTCTTTATTGACTTCTACAGATACATTCAGAGGAATAGGAGTCTCATTATCTTCTGCTTCTACTTCTCTCAATACAGATGGAATTGCAGGAGTCTCTCTACCCACAGCTTCCTCTACAGGAGTGTCTGGAATCGGTTCTACTTCTCCCTCTTCTTCCATATTGGAGAAAGCGTTCAGAAGATCTTCCAGAGCAGCTACATCCTCTTTGAATTCATCGCTCATATGAGACTCTGATTCTTCTTCATTCTCTTCGGTAGATTCCTGAGCATATTCCTCATCTTCATCTTCTGTAGAAGGAGTCGGAGTCTCAATAGGATCTACTTCCTCATTCTTAGGAGATTTTTCCATATCCACAGTAGGATTCAGAATCTCATCTCCGATGGGTTTCTCCTCAGCAGGATCTTCGGTATCCTTAGGAAGATCTTCCACAATGTCTTCTTCGGGAATTCCATCTAAGGGATCCTTAAAAGCTTTATGGAAATATCTCCCTGCTCTTGGATTGGTTTTTACACTTTCCATCATTGCTTCGGTAGCTTTACGATCTGGAATTCCATTTCCAGATACTACCATAGCAAGATCAAAGAATAATGAAAATTTCATAGTATGAATGTCTCCTTTGGGAGAATCTGGTTTATACCAAGACCAATGTATTGGTATCAGATTCTATGTGAGATTCTTTTAAGAACTTATTCCAGGCTGATTTGACTTTTGCTTTTGTCTTACTTTCTCTATACTCAGAGAAATCATCACCCTCATTGACCTTATAGGCCATAGGAAGTTCAGCAAGATCTTGAGGACTATAAGAAGAGTAGGATCTCTTCTTACCCAATACTTCTCCTGTCTGTAGCACATCGGCTACAAATCCAGAGCAGAAGTAAGACCACTGTTTCTCATGAGGAAGATGAGCAGCATAGGCAAATAACCCAGCCATATCATAGGTAAATTTCACTTGATTCTCGATAAAGAATTTCACTTTCTTGATCATAGCAGCTCTCTGCTTCTTCGTTACGAAGATGACAAACGTTGCATACTTGATATTCTTCTTCCACTTGGTATAGAAGTCATTGTTAATATCATCCACAGCAAAGCCATTGGAAGCCCCTGTGATGGGAATATCATCATTAAGCTTCTTTCTACCAAAGGAATACATCTGTGTCATAGAAGCATCAAAGGAGATCAGAGAATGCGAATACTGATCCTTCGTCCATAATTGGATCAATGAAGAAAGAAGTGTACCTGTATGACATACGAAGATGTATACTGGATACCATTTCTGGGTCTTCACTTTATCCGATGCTTCCATAGCTTCTTCTACTTCGTCCTCTATATAGAAGGGACATAGAGAAGAGACTCCGGATTCAGACACTCTATGACAACATGAGGATCCAATGCTTGTAAGATATCAAAGTCATTCATGCTTTCTTCACTCCAATATTGAAATAGGATTCGATGACATCATAGAGATTCTTCTGATCTCTCCGATAAGACTCTGTAGCAGAAGCATTGATGATCTGATTCTTCTGCTCACTATCCTTCGGAATATCCTCTTCTCGAATCTGAGATCTCAGAGAAGTATAGAGGGAGATAAACTCACGATAGTCTTTGTCTGGAATTACGACATAATTGATATCTTTAAGACCCTTCATCATTTCCGTCTTAGCAGCTTCCTTCTTGAAGTCTACTGCTACAAACTTCGGGTGAGTGGTCTTATGGGTCTTGATCTCTACTTCCAGATTCAGATTGGGAATAAAGAAATCAGGAATATAGAAATGATCCTTACCATCAAACTTGTAGGTGTAAGTATGAGGAGAAGGAGATTCGATATCCTTAGCCTGCAATCCAATCTTATCTCTACAGAATTCCAGGAAGTCTTTCTCATAAGATCCCACATAGGATCTCTTTCCATCCTTGAATTCTACATAGCCAGAGATCTTCCGATTCTGAAGCATCTTTCTCTGCTGCTCGGGATCGTTCAGAAGATGAACTCGACCATATTTGTCAATCATTCTCTTCTTAAACTGCTCTCGATACATCTCTTTGCATTTGGGATTGTTACAAAACCGATTGTATTTCCCAGTCTCTTCATTCCAATCGGTCGGTTTCTTACAGACAACACAGGCTCCAGTCACTCTACCTGTCTGAGCATAGTAGAATAATCTAGAGTCTGAGAAATTTGGAATCACCCAATCAGGATGATGGGTCCGAACATGAGTGCCCCATGGTGTCAATGATTTGTATTTCATCGTACAGCAAGGGCACCTGTAGTATTTTACGGTTCTCATATTTGATTAACCCTCGATTCCCTATTGGTTAAATTTAACCAGGTGTTTTCGGGTACCTGCATAGTAGACTATAAATCAGTATATTATTTTGATGGAAATCAGAAAGATAAAAGTTTCCCTATATAAGAAAGGAGTATCATAACTATGACGAGATATGTAAGTAATGTATCGGCCTTCCAGCATCAGTATGAGCAGTATATCAGAATTACGGATAACTGTGGAAAGGATGAATTCTTTTTATTACAGACAGAATCAAAAAGACTTCCTGGATTTAGACCCAGAGTGGATCTGACTGTAAAAAGATTAAAAGAGAATCTGGATCGATTCGATCAACTTGATCCGAAATCTATCCAAAGATATTGGCCTACTAAATTGATTCCCTATATCGATTTTCCGGATGAGATGTATTATCATGGAGGATTTGCTCCCTCTATGGAAAATGAGGAAAATGAGGAAAATCCGGAAATGTATATGTGTCATACGTTTGATATTGAGGATGATGATGCTTCCAAGATGTCTGAAATTGGAATCGATTTTAAGATTCAAATTGATTCCTTCAAGGAATCTGATAATAAAGAATCTTTCATTGATAAGGCATATGAAATCTCTAGCCAATCTTGCCAGTATCAAGTCAGTATAATCATGAAGGATTATACCCCTGATACCAATATCCAAGTATATCCGATCTTCATCAAGTGTGATACTAACATGGTATACTTCTTAGATCCTTATGGACTTCCTTCCGAAATCATCTATATCGATCTGGATCAATATGCTGGTATTCCTGATAACAATCTCAAAGAGTTTGATTGGATCCATGTAAAAGCATCTAGATTCTTTACCAGTCATTCTTATCTCCATTTAAGACGATCTAAATTCAATCTGGATTACCTTGGATATGATCTCAGTGAGATTTCTAGTTTTAATGAAGTCTATGGAATCTCCAAATATATCCAGTGTAATGTAGAAACGGATCCTTCTAGATTCTATGGAGTTGCCGTAATATCTGGAGACTCAATGATGCAATTGATCTTCAAATAAGGAGATATCTTACTATGGAAATGCTTACAGACAGAAAAGGAAACATTCATCTCTTTGATGAGAATAACAAAGAATGTCTGATACACCCTGAGCATATTGATGAAGTCTTTGATTTCCTTAAGAAAGAGAAGATCAAGAAATCTCTTATTGAGGGCGGATACTTAGGTAGAGGAAAGTATTATCTCTACTATGTAGACACAGTCACCGAAGAGATCCTTAAACATATGCAAGATGGCAAGACATTCTTAGAAGAAGCTGTATTATCGAGAGTGAATCCCTTTACAGAAGAGAGTGAGAAGAGATGGTTTGGAGTATTCATGCATGATCTTCTTCGTTTCATCCGAAAGCATGACCGAAAGATACGGTATACTGATATCATGCTTCTCTCTATGGATGAAACCATTACTTATCTCTATTTCGTAGAGCAGAATATAGATTTCCTAGAATCCCGAATCCATGATATCCTCAGTCAGTATAAAGAAGAATTGGAAGAAGATCCCTTCTTCTTTGATTACAAAGACCAGGCATTCTTAAAGCAACTCGATCTTCTCAAAGAAGCATTGAAAGATCGGATGACAAAATAAAAAAGAAAGGTATGATGACTATCGCTCTATCTATCAGAGTAAAGTATCATACCTTTCTTTTTGTATAATAAAATTACTTCACACCAAATAACCAAATACCTTGTGCCCATCTGGATGGATTCTTCGGGATATATTTTTCAATTGCAGTGCCCAAACTAGAACCGTAGTGAGAGATTTTACTGCGTCATATAGTGGGAATATCGGCACTGTCGTATATAGGAAAATATCTAACCAAGATTCAAATGAAAATTCAGATGAGAATACCTTTCTTCTATATTGAGTAATTCGAAGAGTAATTTGAAATTTCTCAATTTTGAAAATCCTATATCTCGTTTTACATTTTGTCTGGTATGCTTTACAGAATGTCGCATATATTTGACATTTTAGAAATTGTAAAATGAGTAATTCGATAGAGAAATAGGGAGTAAATATACAAAAAAGAATGGATACCCGAGAGAATTAATCCAGTCTCAGAGGTATCCATTCTTTTTCTCCGATCAGTGATGAAGAATCTGATCAGAGAGACCCTCGATCATGTATACAGACTCACTCCAATATTTGGAGTAGGACTTGCTCCACTTGATGTAAGCGATGAGGATCGGGAGGGAGATGAGGAAGCAGATGATAGAGATGACAAAGATGATAGCAGTGATATTCATGATATATGCTCCTTTACAGACCAAGGTTCAGTTCAGACACATGAACCATAGTGATAACCAAAGATGCTGGGAATGCAATTCCAGCAATCCATTTGAAGATGGTCATGATCAGAAGCACGATCACTTCAGGGTTACTGACATTCCGCTTTTTCTGGAGATGAGTCTTATAGATCATCTGCAGGGTGGCTGCAACAGAGAAGATAGCATAGATGGTGACAACGATTATGCCACCATTGGAAAAGAACAAATTGATCCAAGTGTTGAAAGTCATTTTGAATTACTCCTTTTAAAGATATTTAAGGTATCGATTCCCTATTCTTATCTATATAATATATAGACTTTATAGGTCGACTTTTCGATTACAAAAAAGAAGGTATCCATGACAGAATTTTGTATGATCTTTTCAATAGACATACTCTGTCATAGATACCTTCTTTCTTACTTAAAGATCTTTTTCAACGGGATGATGGACATCACCGTCTTTTCCAATTTCCTCCTATACTTGATGATGGTATCGGCCGTCACAAAGTTCAGACCGAACCTCAGCTTCTTCAACCAGGGTGTGATGTCATTGGTTTCCACCACGACATTTCCTTTCCGGTTATAGGAGTGCGGGATCTCATACCCACACTTCCGAGTAATCTCATTAGCCAGTTCGAAATCTTCCTGGCTAATCACGATGGCGATTTTCATATAGAGCTTCCTTTCTGTGGTTTTAGAGACTTCTTCCTTGTCTTATTATACCTAAATAATATATAGAGATTTTACCGGTCATTTTCGACCTATTTTATAGTCTCCTTCCTTGTATGACAATATGAATCTTCTCAGAAGCTCTTGTGATCGCTGTATACCGTAATTTTTGTGTCGTGTCATAATCCTGGAATTTCCCATCCAGGAAGAGTACCGATGGCCATTCACTGCCTTGAGAAAGATGCGCTGTGATGGCATAGGAATACTCAAACTTGTTATAGGGAGAGATGCCATAGTCATTTGTCTCATAGCATTTGAGCTTGAGATACTTGGTATCCATCCCCAGCTTCCGAATCTTTCTCTTGGTGATATCCGGAGTAAAGTCTATGGGAACTATACCCTTCTTCATCTTATCAAAGTAGACATGATCACAGATCCCTTGGGTACCATTCGTGAGATAGAGACCATCTCCCAACTCCTGATTCCAGTTATTCTGTCTACAGATGAGTTTCTCTCCTTCCATCGGGAGAAAGTCTTTGGCACCTAAGATTCTGAATCGGATATGGTCATTAAACATCTGCCTGACCTTATTTCTTCCCATAATGATGGTATCATAATCGGTCAGAAGATTGGTACCAAGATCTACCTCAGCAGTGATCTTGGAATCTCCATAAGTACCCAATTCCAATGGCATTCCTCGGATCACCAACTGAGACAGATAGATGATGGGATTGTCTCGATTCTGTCTCATAATCTGATTGAGGATGTAATCTGGATTCATCATGACAGCAGAATTCCCAAAGATGGGAGGAAGCTGATGATGATCCCCAATGAAGATGATAGGAATTCCAAAGGAGAGTAAGTCTGCCTCCATATTGGTATCTACCATAGAGGCCTCATCAATGGCAATGATCTTGTAATCTCCTTCGAGTCTGTCTCGCAAGACAAACGCAAACTTCTCTTTGGGATTTCCATCTTCGTCTAAGACGATATTCCCTTGCTCATCTTTCTCATAGGAGATGACCCTCTTATAGATGAGGGAATGGATCGTCTTGGCAGGAAGACCCTTCGAAGCCAATACAGTCACTGCCTTTCCTACATAGGCAGCACAGATAAAATCATCCATCGAGAACCCCATCATCTGGAAGAAGTATAAGATCAGAGAAGTCTTACCAGTACCAGCAGCGCCCGATAAGGTAAAGTAAGGTTTGAAGGTCTTCTCTTCCTCATACCAATGTTTCATTGCCTGTAAAGCACCCTGCTGAGATTCATTTGGAGTAAAGTTGATCATATTCGGAGGGATGGGCATCCGCATCACACGCTTAGCGTTCTTCTCTTTCATAGAGAGAATTCATCATCCTTTCTGTCAGGAGATACTATCTGGATTCCCTAGAATCCTAAGTAATTTAACTTCAGATTAAGATTTGCTATGGAGATGAGAGATTTACAATGGCTGATTTAACAGGGATTTCCCAATGGAAGTTGAATACGGAAGAAGTTGGGTATATGGTAGATGAAGATTCCTTGTCTCAGGATGCGGATTCTTACAAAGTCTATGTACCGAATGTTCTTCCTCTTGTGGAGCAGGGGGATGCCTTGGAGACTCCCTCTCCATTGGATACTTCCTGCTTCATCAATGATGGAGAGTGTACCATCACATCAGCTGGTACCGTTACCACCGCCAATTATCTCAAGATCAAGACAAAAGACAATATGGAATTCAAACGACCCATCCTCAAGAAGGGTGCTGAATTGACCATTGGAAATACCGGAGACTCTGTCAATACACTCTACATCACCAATATGACAGATCAGTCTGAGTATTCCAAGTCCAAGTCTGTCAATAAGAATTACAAATCTTACCTCTATCAGTCTATGGGGATTGATGAAGGTGAGGTTGGTGAATGAGGTGAATTATGACCATCGATCAATTCATCCAGACCGAGCAGAATAAATCTGTCAAGTATCCGAACTACTACTACCAGAAAGTTATCTCGGAAGATAATCTCCATGTTATTATGAATTATCAATCCATCATGGATCGATATGTCCAATACATCCGAGATTACATCACAGAGATTGAATTGTCTCAGGAAGAGATGCGAAAGTATCGCTACAATCCCAAGAGACTTTCCTTCAATCTCTATGGTACGACTTCCTACTGGTGGTCCATCATCTTTGCAAATCAGATTCATTCTCTGACTGAGTTCGATTTCTCTCGAGACAATGTCATCAAGGTGTTTACCCGTGAGGGAATCTCTGCCTTCTCAACGGTATTGTCTGTGGATAAGACCTTCATCTCGGAGAATCAGTCTGAGGTCTCCAAAGACAGAAAGTCTGTCACATCCATGTTGCAGAAACAGAATGCCGAGGAGATCAATGCATCTTCTACCTAACAAACCAAAAGATTCCGTATAAAGACGATTCCTCTTGGATCATTCTCTATACGGAATTTATTTTGACTCGACTTACAGCTCCATATCTCCGATTTCTTCCAAACCAGCTTTCTGCATGGCCAACTTTGCTTTCTTTCTCGGATCTTTGATGTCATGAATGGAGGGTCTACTGTGATCATTCTCAAAGGGATCATCGGTAGAGACTGCTTCCAGAGTAGAAGCCAAAGAACGTTTGGATACCGAGAAGGGTTTGTCATAATCCATCTCAAGACGGATACACTTCTCATTCGTAAAGGGATGATTGAAGTAATCCAATGCCTTGGGATCCGATTTCCCACGAATCTTGACTCTCTTGACGGTGAGATAGAGTTGGTTGGTCCCCTTCTGTCTCTCACGATTCAGAATCGCCATCCAGTCAGACTCTTCTGCAATGGCCCAGGAGGAACCAATATTCGCAGATCCGACAAACTGCAAGACATCCTGCTTATTCTCTCTCATGGCGGCATCGACAATGGCATTACCTTCACGGTTTACCTGCTGTGCCGTAATGACCGGAATCTGGAAATACTCTGCAAGAGATTTTAATTCCTGAGCGACATTCGCAAGACGAATCCGCTCATCTCCATACCAGTCATTCACCGAGTCAATTCTCTTGATATAATCAAGAATGACACAGATGACTTCTTTCCCCTGGTCTTCCAGAGACTGGATCATGGTATAGAGATCACCCGTAGTAATGCTCAGATTCGCTTTGTAGACAAAGTGGATGCTGATATGCTTCTTGGCATTTTCCTTAGAGATATCATTTCCATCCTTGTCAATGAAAGAAGCCCCGAAGGTATATCCAGCTTCTTTATGGAGAACCTCTACCACCTTCTCATAGGGATCTGTCGCTATGTCAGCATTTTCATCGCTATACATATCATACAGTCTTCCCACAGTCTCGTTGATCGAGTTCTCCATCGTGATGAAGAGGATGGTCTTTTGTTTGTCTTCATTTTGGTCTAAGATTCTTGGATTACATTGACGAATCTCATCCGCCAAATTCAGCAACATACCGGATTTAAAACCACCAGTCAATCCCAAGAAGGTATACAGTCTTCCCGATTGGAATCCGGGAGACAGAATGGCATTGAGTGCCTTGATTCCGGTAGATAGGACAGCACCCGGACGATGGGCTCTTTCGACAATCGTCCGAAGGGTATCAATGCCATCCACACTACTGAAATCAATTTCATCCACCATACCACTCGATATGGCAGTCTTTTGCATGGAGGTCAATCCACGAGTGAGTACCTCTCGAAGAGTTTTGGTATACTCACTCATACTATAGAAGCCGCAGTTCCGAAGTTTGTCATAGAGAGAAACAATCTCATCTTCCATACTCATGATAATAGAATACTGAAGTTTCTCCGAGATACTCCTCGAAATCTGTCTGGCATCTACCGGGGACATCTGATTCTTGTCCCAATTGACGGTTTGTAATGCCTCGGACAATTCCGGGCATTTGTCTATGACATAGGAGCAGATCGCACCGGTATCTTCCAGAGATCCTGTACTCTTTGCTTCACTGATATATTTGACAAGACGAATGTTATTGTATTTCGCTTGTGAAAACTTAAAATCCTCTAAGTCGATTCTCTCCAATAACTTTCTCAGGTTATTGAGTTCGGATGTGGTGACACACTCAGCCACCACATACTTCAAGAGAGACTCGATCATATGACTATCCAGATTCATATGGAAAGTCTGTCTCGAAGAGGAAGTAGTATTCGAAGATTTCGATCTTCTCTTGATTCTGGCCATTGGGATTATCACACACTCCCATCTTTTTCGATTTTACAAAATATAGATAGGTTTTTGCTTAATTCGGAATGTAAGAATCCCAATCCGGATGTGTTTCTCGAATTTCTTTCTTCACGGTCTCGGTCCACCATTCCTTCGGCATCTTAAACATCAATCCTGGATTTGCATTGATGGCTATGACAATACAATCATCATCCGGATGATTCAAAGACAGAATGAGCTCGGGCATCTCCTTGATCTTATCCTCAATATAGAATCCATCTAACTCATCTTCATACTCTTTGATGAGGGAAGGATCCAGATCGACAGCTTGCTGAATCATTCTCATATCCAATTTCTCTCTCGGGATGAGAAGAATCGCTCTCGGGAAAGAGCGAATGGATGTGACACAGATTTCATAGGTGAGATTCCGATAGGGGACATACTGAATATTTCTTCCATCCAATAAGACTGCCTTGAGACAGTCATTGTATTCCGGGTCTTTATAGAAAGCAAAGATGGAAGGATCTGCTTCCAATGCGGTATCCCAAGCATGATCATCTGCATACTTATTCTTCAATGCAAAGATCAGCTTCGGATGCTCTGGCAATAGACCCAAGATTTCTGTCTGGAGATGATAGGCATCTTCTCCAATCATCAGATCTTTTGGCATAGTTCCTTACCTCATATACTTGGTTACAAATCGGTCGATATCCTCTAATGATATATCGACATCCTTGGTTTCATGAATAAACTTCTGGATGATCTGAGAAGTGGTGTTATTCTTATCCCGGACAAAATCAAATCGATCCCGAATTCTCTCGGTTCTCTCTTGATCTCGCTTTCGGATCTCTTCCTTCATCTCATTCCTGAGGTGAATCTTAACTCTCCTCGTCTGATCAATGAAGGTTCTTCTCAGCATATCAATGGCATTCTGATTCTCAATCTTGGTATCGGTGATTCGGATTGAGATTCGGATATGCACTTTGGGATCCTGTAAGTCTTCATGGATCTTTTGTATCAGTCCTTGATAAGAATCCACATTTGGCATACTTCTCGTATCGACACTATAGGTCATATAGAGATCTGCATAGGGATTCTCCACTCTCTGAAGACAGTACGATTTATCATCCGTATCATAATTCAAATAGACGAATCCTTTTGGGTTCATCTCTCCATAACTCCACCGACTATAAGATCTCGTATAATACATATGCTCTCCTTCAGAAGCAGATCCATCATGCCAATGGCCTCCTACCATGACATGAGAAATCTCTCTGAAGTGAGAATACTTAAAGGCAATTCCTTTGGCACCGACAAACTCAGATTCCTGATTGACGATCTCTGGTAAGACAATGTCAAAGGATCCATGGAAGAATACCGCATCATAGATCTTCCCATAGAGAAGATCGATATAGGCATCTTCCCATTCTTTCTGACTCATAACCTCATCCGGACAATAGAGACATTGCATTCCGGGTAAGGTCTCTTCACTGGTGCACTGTCTAAAAATATGAAAGAAATCGGTTCCATTATCATATCCATTAAAGGCATCCAGCTGGTTATTATCATGTGAATTTGTCCCTTTGATAATCCGAATCTTGGTATTTCTCTTCTTACAGATCTCTACCAATTCAGACATCCACTGAAGGGCTTTCAAAGAAGTCTTGCTATTCAATAGAATCTTGGTATCAAAGACATCTCCTGCAATGACTACCAGATCCAGATGCTCGACTCTCTCCACAAAAGCATTGAAGAATTGCAATTCATGATATTGCTTCTTAGGGTCAAGAGCATCCCAATGAATATCCGCAATCACTGCGATATCATAATTCATAATTCGGAGTCGTTCCTTTCCATTTTGATTATCTTCTCGTTTCCATGTCAATGATATACAAGATTAAAATAAAAAAGAGTATACCCCGCTATGGAGTATACTCTCAGTATTTTAATGATTACTCTGGTCCATATCTCTGATGTTGATGACATCAGAAGTCTTGTCATAAGTTACAGAAGAAATCCCTCCTGTATGACAAACAGTGGTACCAAGATCAGGCAGCTTGTCTCCTGTAGAGGTAGGACCAAGATCCGCTCTAAAAGGAGTGGTCTCTTGTCTCTTATCCCACTCAGGGATCTCAATCTTCTCATGAGGATTGAGGTCTGTCTTCTTGGAGGCTTCGATCACCGGACTTACTTTCTCATAGATTCCAGGATCAATTTCCTGAAAGAATCCAGGATCGATATCATTCTTCGGGAAATCTCTCTGGATCACCAGAGGTTCCACATCCGGAAAGATCTTAGCATCCTTCATAGCCTCTGCAATTGCTTTACCAATCCGGTAATACTTCTCCGTCTCTTCCGATTCCTTCACCTTGGTAAAGACATCTCGGTCAAAGCTTCTTGTCATAGAGATCATCTGATTCGAAGTAAGAGAATATCCCAGAATGGATACCACAGATTTCAGAATCTCGATATCGGTCATAACCGAGTTGATGACAGTGAGATGATTCGGATCTTCGAATTCCTCTCGTACCAGATCAAAGCCGTACTTATTCTGAATGGCTCTCTGGAAGACAGGACAGAGATACTTGTCAATCTCCTCATCGGACCAATTCGGCATCATATTCCGAATGATCTCCATATCGGTATCCATGAAGGATTTCATCAGAAGATCATAGATAGCATCAAATTGAGAATCGGTAAATTCCTTCTTACAGGCAGCAATGGCACTGATGATAGAAAGATTCATACCAGCGACATAGCCATTCTCATAGGCAGATCTGGATGCCAAGACAGCGTCATCGACACTATCCTTCAGGCATTTTCTTTCCAGCTCAGAAGCACCACCGACATTGATAATACCCATCTTACCACAGATACGAGTATACCGCATCGAGGCATTCATGAAGGTGCGATCCAGATCGGTCATTCTCTTAGCCGATTCTGCCAATTCTTCCTCATAGTTCTTCTTGGCATCCTCGAATACTTCTTTGAAATCCTTGGAGTTTCTGTCATACTTTTCGACCAGAATGAAATCCTTACCAATGGTGCAATGATCCATCGGCTTCAGATAATCCATGATCAATTCTCTGCAGGAGTGATACCCAGCCAGATTGCTAAAGTTATCCTTGAAGGCTTCCTGAGATTCATCCGTGAACTTATCCGGATCCTTCAGTCTGTTAAACATCTCCACCGCAGATTCTTCCAGGAAGAGATTGCCAATCACAGCCCGGAAGTCATTATAGAAATGCTTCTGGACAGTATTCATCATCGGAACCTGAATCATCATAATGGGAGGATTCAGACCATTAGCGACGAATTTGTTATTTGCATTATTGATGGCTCCACTCAGAGTATCATCAAAGTAAGGAGCAATGAGAATGATGGTCATTCCTCTCAGAGCAGGAGCATCCTGCACCATAGTCAGAATCTCTTCGATCAATCTCCGATGGGTGACATAATTGACATTGTGGTTGAAGAAGATGGCACTTGCATTTCCCACATCCGTCTTGAATTCCTTGGTATCTGTATTGGTGTAATTCTTGAGCATAATAGGATTACAATCAAACCGATACCCATTCTGAATCTCCATCGTAGTCTCAAGATCATTTCCGATATTGACATAGATGGTAGGATTGTGAGTCTCTAGATAGATCTGCTTGATCATAGAAGCAATCTTCGCATTTCCATTTGTGGAGGTATAGGCAATCCGATAGATATCTTCCATATCTCCATCTTGCTGAATGGTGTGAATGTATCCGCCATTCTTGAGCATCTGGATGATGGTTTCCTTTGCAGTCTCCAGATCCTCCAGAAGATCCTTCTGTCTCACATTCTTAAACTGATCCGTCTTGGCCATATTGCGAATAAACTTATCCGCAGCCACGATGGCAGTTGTCGTACCATCTCCAACCTTAGAGACCAGATTGAAAGAGATTGTCTTGATGAAGGAGAAGAGACTATTGGCCAAAGCATCATTGAAAAGAATCCGATTGGCAATCGACCAACCATCCTTGGTAGAATACCGATAGGATCCATCATCAATGATGGTAGTATGTGCATAAGGCCCTAAGGTTCTAGAAAGAATCTCAGCAGCCACATGAGAGACATTCTGAAATGCCTCCTTGTATTCCGCATCTCCAATTACATTGGTGGATGCTCTCATACGATCCAATTGAGATATCGACTTGTGTTCCATAAGACTTTCGATCTCTCCTTTTCTTTATAATGGCATAAGGGTGTAATACCCGACATTGAATAACCCCTTCGATTCCAAATCCTTATAATCCTCATAGTGATTGAGGACCCAATAGGAAGGAGAAGAGATTCTTACACTCTCCTCTGTGAAATTCGAAGTCTTCAATTTCGGTAAGATAAAATATTTCTCTCGTAAGACTTTCGGATTCTTCTCAGATAATTCCATGAGAATTCTATGAAGATCGTCATTCTCTTCCAAGACAAATGTTGTCGTTTCTTCAAAACAGAAGGAATCATAGAAGGCATATGTCGACTCTGCTTGAATCAATTGGACATCCGGATGATCCTCTAAGACAAGATTGAAAGTAAGAGCGATAAGTGCCTGAATCGCTTTGTCATACTTGGCAATCTCATCATAGATATAGAGCTTCTTGATGACTCCAATGGTCAAGAGATGCAGAATGGCTCCTAAGAAATTCGTTCTTTCACAGTCTTGGATTGGATCCCAATCCATACGGATCTCCGCATAGACAGATGCATCCTTCTCTAAGAATTCATCATGAGTATGATTCCGATAGTCTTCCCCATACCGAAGGTAGTTAAAGAATTCCCAGGTAGAATAGATAGACAACTGAATGAATTGTCTTTCTCCTGTATTGGGATCAATCTCCTTCAGATAGGGATATTCTTCCTCTTTGTATTTTTCAGGATGCCTCATCATAAATCGATAGATTCCCATATTGAGTACAAAGAGAGAATTGAGAGGGACAGAGAAGATTTCATCTCGAGTGTTGTTACGAATGGGATGTGCATAATCCAAATTCATAATACTCACCTCCAAACGAAAATAAAAAGAGAGGATACACTTTCATTCTTCGTGTATCCTCTCTAATCTCACTCGACAGTGTCGGTGCTCATAGTGGGAACTTTGGTATCCCGGACGCAACACTCACAGTCGCAGTTAGCAGCTTCCGCATCTTCCTTCTTGTCGGTAGCGACCAGAGCAGCGCCAGTCAGACCCAGGAAAACACCAGTACCCAGGAGAATAGCACCCAGATGAGTCTTGTTGATGTTCATGTTCATTGTTAATAGCCTCCTTCTTAGATTTCTTTGTCTCTATGAAACACCTGACTCGCTTTTGTTTTTGATTGGTAAAGCCAGGATTTCATTAAAGGAATTATACCAAGGATTATATTTTTTAATCCCTTATGAGGTCTTAAATCTCTCTCATCAATCTTTTGATATAGGACCTGATCTCCCCAGGTATAGACTGTCACATGATATTTCCTCTTCATTCTTTATACAACCCCGTCAAATAGTTGATTTCTTTTCCTTCATAGTTCATCTTCTTGGTGAAGAAAGCAAATTCGTTATCGACTTTTCCTGTCATATCGATGAGATTTTCAAAGAGGAATTTACCAAGGAAATTCCAGGCCGATGTCATATAGATAGTATGTCCTTCTCCATACTTGTCATATACTGTGAGGACAAAGGATCCATTATAGAGAGAATCATAAGAAATATTCTGAATTACTCCAATAATGGGATTAATCTCATACTTATCTTTCGGGAAAATGACATAACCTCCAAGTTGGAGGGCTTTCAGATCTTTCTTATAGTAAGAGATAATCCGATTCCCTTGATCTGTAAATAAAACCGATGCATATTTGCTTGGCTGAATTCCGTCCAAAACAAACTTATCGTTCTTTTTATGATAGAGAAAGATAAAGGTAGGATAATTCAACTCTTCATTATTCTTCTCGATGAATTCAAGTTCTCGAATCAGATGAAAGACATCCCTCGGAATGGTATGAATGGATGGCTGAACCCAGAACTGCATTCGTTCGTCCGCTTCCTTGATAGTAACCAAAGCTCTCTCATAGATGGATGGCTTCTCATAGGTCACGACACTTTCCAGAGTTCCAGTAACCGAATAGTAGATCGGAGTATCTTCCTCTTCATTTTCATCTACATCACAAATCGCCATAGCGATATTGTCATCTTCATCGGCATTCCGCATACATGTGATGGTGATATCCTCATATCTACGATTAAGCATTCGATTGACGACCTCTGGCACAACTGCATCTGGTACATGGATGCCCATGATGAGAACATCATCCTTCGTCTTAAAGTTGATGCTTGCTCCGCTCCCGATAAAGGTAAACTTGGTAATCTTACCAGTATAGGAGACCCCTTTGGAATTTTCCACCTTAATCGTCGGCTGTGTAAGATTCATCTTCATAATCGTTAGATTCTCCTTCCAATGATTTGCCTATCCTTGATAAGCATCATATAGAAATCATATATGCAATTAATAAAAATTGCATTGGGAATCGAATTCTCATAGGTGCGATTGTAACTCTTTCTCACCATAATGGGAGTCGATTTACAGTTATGATCTCGGAGATCTATAAAAATATGGGGGTCATTCTCCACAATATATTCACAGTTGTATTCCCGTAAGAAGGGAGACTTATCACTGTCATTGGTGCAGATTAAATGATCAAAGTATACACCATTTCTCTCCAACCAATCCTTTGTCCCTGTATAGGGTAATTCTCCAGATTTCTCAGAGATATGAATGGGTCTCTTTGTTAGTAATATAATAGTATATCCCAGATTGTGGATTCCAATCAGAGCATTCACTGTATAGGCATCAATTTCTGGGTATTTGTGGATATTCTCAGTGTATTGCCAGAAAGATGTCTCATTCATAAAAGGAGGAAAGTCTACCAGACTCACCTTCTTGGGATTATAATTGACAGAATCAAAAGACGAATACCCTACATGGGTATTCCATTTCTGAATGCATTGCTTCATGATCTGGACATCATTTGTCAATGTCCCATCAATATCAAACGCAATGACTGATGTATGCGTATTCATAATTGCATCACCTTCATTATATTCTATAAAGAAACCGTATCTATCCATAGAAAAAGAATGGATAGATACGGGAGTTTGTCTCATACCTTATTGATCTTAAAGAATTTCTTATTGCGAATGAGTTGATCCAAATCTACTTCCTGAGAAGATTTCTGTAAGACAGCAGTCTTCTCCTTGGTAGACTCTCCATTCTTGGAAAATTCTTGAAGATCGTTATAGGCCTTCTCCAAATCTCCTTGACTCATCCGACTCTTGGGAGAGGAGAAGAGATAATCCTTCGTCTCAAAGGTGGAATACATCTTCACACCCTTGGTTCTGGAATATCCTGTGAATTGATAGAATCGAATTCCGACATTCTTTCGATTCTGTACCAGAAAGGAACACAGAGTGGTTCCTCTCTTCAGATTTCCCCTCACCATCATGGCAGGAATCTGTTCCATCACATACATAGAGAGATCCACCTCCTCAATAGGATGTTGAAGAAGGCTCCACTCTCCAGCTGAAGATGATATCTCTCAATGTAATGGAGTAGGGTTCCTTCCTAGGCTTTCTGTTATTTCCTTGCATCACCTTATAGGTGGAGATGTCTTGATAGTGTTTGGTTTTCATATAGGATATCAGAAGATTCTCATCCTGTTGAAGATCCTTCTTGGGATCATTGATGATCGACCTTGTAATTTCCATACTAGTCTTACATCTGGATACCAGAGATACAATCTCATCGAGATAGAGATGCTCATGATTCAAGACTCCTGCAATATACTTCCTCTGTCTCTGAGCATCATCCGATCCAAGTCTTCTCTGGATCTTCCGAAACTCATTCGGGGAACTATACTGGATGGGAGTTACCCATTGATCTTCTTTCGAAGGGAAGGTCTTTGTCACAAAGGCTCGATTCTCTTTGATGAGTTTTTTGATAAGAGAATACTCTCCTCCCTCCTGAGTCAATTCTCTCTTGAGATGATCCAGGGTAGTATCAAAGAAGAGAAGTTGATCCCTATACTCATTCAGAAAATAGAATCGGTAGAGAGTGTTTGGATAGGATTTCTTGGATTGAATTCCTACCATATGTCCATTTCGTAAATACCAGATGGCGGATGACAGTACCATAGTTCTTATACCTCCCTAGGATCTTAATCGGTTGTCATGAAATTCTTCAAATGCTACCATAGAATGGCTCCTAGAGAATAAAAAAGAATGGGTCTCTATAGACATGTATTTTTGCCTATAGAGACCCATTCTATCGATGTCCGACTCCTCCTCTAGATAAGAGAGAATGTCAGAAAGGAAGCTCCGGAGAGTCGATGTTGTCGAGGGTGGTCACATTCGCTTCCGGAATCGGTGAGTTCATCACCGAGGAGTTGGCAAACCCACCACCATTGTTGGAGTTGCCATTGCCACCATAGCGATATCCGCCATTGGAATTTCCTTCGGAGGAAACTCTCTGGACAGGAATCCCCATCTTGGCAGCGATATCCTGGAGCAGATTCATGATCCGACGATTGTAGGAGTTCTCCACAATCCGGTAGTTATGAACTGCCGCCATCGAAGAATTGTAGATAAAGTCTTCCATGCAACGGGCAACGAGATAGAGCTGACCCTGAATGTCAGGACCCTGCTCATACTCACCCGTTCTGGAATCAAACCGAGACAGTGTCTGATTTTTCGGGAACTGATACCGAGCGGCATCTTTCGGAATTCGACGATCGTCCATACCGGTATAGATGTCGAAATATGCATTCCCATCCGCATCACAGCCAACCCGAACGATGGTAGACATCTTGGAGTTGGTGATGATGGAACCCTCATAGGGACGACGAGCTTCCAGAGCCGGAATGACCCCATCGGTAATCAGAGTCACAACAGCCTGGACACGATCCGGAGTCAAGAGAGCCCGAATGGCATTGTCCTTCGGATAGGTGTTTCTTCCTTCCGAAGTCTGCACCGCACGAATCAGACCGACCTGCAGATTCTTGTTATACAGATCGAGTCTCATGCACATATTCCCAGAGAAGACGGACAGAGAATTGGTGTTCACATCGAACTGGCTGTAATTCCGTCCATTGCTATTCCCATTTCCATTGTTATACGGCATACGAATATTCCTCCTGAATATACATAAAATTACTTTGGCTTTCTCTGGAATGAATTTATAGAGAATGTGAAATCGGTAATATGAGATTACAATGATTCCATCGCCACCATGGCGGCAGCTCTCAATGCTCCATATTTCATCCGGATACTGAGGATGGTATCCTCATCGAGATACTTGTCACTTCCCAAGAAGAGAATGTCCTGGCCCTTTCTCGCTCTCTCGAGTGCTTCTTCCATCAAAGAATCCCAATTCTCATTGATGGAATCAACAAAGGCGAAGGGCTTCCCAGCACGGATATGCCTTCTCAGATATTCTTCTTTACACTCCTTTCTTGGATAGACTGTGACAAACTTCAAATGATGATCCATCAGAAGCTTTTGTACGGCGGAATGGGCATCCACCAGGATCACATCGGTATTCTGACCATCCTTGAGAATCTTGAGGAGATCCTCATAGAAATTCCCAGGGAAGCCAGGAACCTTCTGGATTTTTCCCGACTCTTCATTCTTCTTCCAGAGATAGGGAGTGGTATCCAGTTCTACCACCTTGAAGCCCCATTTGGTACAATGCTCTTTGGCATAGGTCTTTCCCACACCGGGAAATCCGGCAATAATCACAGGCCAATAGGGGGGTTCATAATGCGGAGTCTCCTCCATCATTTTCTTTTCTTTTACCATGCGCTTTTCCTCCTTGCGCTTTTGAATGATGTCCGGATTCAATTTTTTCCATTCTTTATAGGTCATTGAATATCGGCCTCTCTAATAAAATAATATATCGAATTCTCCTCAATCTCGATCTGTGTTTTTGGGATACAATCTTTGATTTCTCAACTCATCTTGGATCAAATGCTGGATGGTATCCAGAAAGAATTTGAGATATTCATCATCCACCTGAAAGATGGCGGAGACAATATTCTCTGGATGATCTCCTGTGATATTCGTTCCGGATAAAGCCAATAATACACAGTGGTCACTTGAGTGAACGACTTCATTCTCCAGATTGGGATCTCTCATCAGTTTCACTTCCACTGCATGAAGCCATCTCCCCAGAATGAATCCAGGGACAACGATGAGATGAGTGTTTCTCTCATTCATAGGACGTTTCACCTCACAGACTGACCATGTTGGTTAAGCAGGTCTTATTGGTAGATACTTTGGCAATATTGAGACCGATCGATTCCAAGACCGGATAATAGAGCTTCAGTGCATCATCCACAATCGTGGCGGAATCCACGAAGTCATAGTACCAGGCCGGAACCGGAATGTTGGGATTCTTTGGTTTTGCCATCCATTGAATTCCCATCTTGCGAATGTTGGGATTCTCATTGTGGAAGATCCTATCATTGAGAACCTGATAGGTCTCGGGATACTTCTCTTGCAATTCACGAAGTACAGGAGTGTCATTGTCTTGATAGACATCCACCTCGGTCGTACCTCCATCCTTTGCCTTCTTGAGTTTCTTCCCGATATAGACGTAGTGATCCTGAATGACCTTGGGACCTTCCTTGGTCTTTCTTCCTTCTTCCCACCGCATTGGCACAATGTCGACATCGGAGGGAAGTTGGATCTGATAATCTGGATTGAGAGTATTCCAGAGAGTGACGGCTTTGATTCCTTGAGTGGAATAGGCTCTTTCGGCGTATTCCTCAATCCGTTTGATGTTGGCTTGCTTGTAATACTTGGTCTCACCATTCTCAAGATCTTCCTCAATCTGTCTCTTAAAGAGAAGAATGGCTCGGAAGACATCCCTAGGAGAGATGACATCCGGAGAGAGAATCTTCTCCATCGACAGTTTGATGTAATACTCTTTCAGGAATGGCTTGGTGGTGGACTTCATAAAGTCAAATCCTTTGAAGTCTGCCTGCTTCTTGGGAGGAACGACATTTCCTTCCTTGAGCTTCATCTTACCCAGATACCGTTTCTTGACATCGACGAAGACAATACGGGAATACAGAACCTCCGATTTCATATTGAGCCTCTTACCAATCTCCGGGTCGACATTGAAGTTTCCTGTCATGATTCCAAACATGGTATGGACAACATCACTGATCCAGACATTGAATGTATTGGCAATCGCATAGGTTCTCTGGTCTTTCTCCTCGGTGGTCTGCGGCATATCTTCCAGATGGAAGACATTCTCATTCAGATAGACAAACCAGGGATCCAGACAGAGGAAATTGGAGTCTGTATCAATATATGAGACTGCCTTCTTATATTGATACTTGGTCTTTCTCACTCGGTCATAGATCGGCTCCTTATACAAGACAAAGAGCTTGATGAATCTCCAGAGAAGATCATTCACCTCAGCTGATTCTGGTACCAAGGCTCCTTTATTCGGCTCCATCAGAGTGGGAATGATGATGATATTGCCATCCTTATCCTTGGACTCGGAATGAAGATTGACGAGATAGCTCCGAAGAATCTCCTTCAATTCCGGATTCCGACTAAAGAGACCTCTGAGATTATTCTTATAATAGATGAGCTTGAGTGCATATTCATCACAATTCTCCAGCATTCTTCTGAGAGAATTCTCAAACTGAGGATTGGTCGGAAAGACGATCTGCTGCATCACACGACCAAAGACTTCCTCCACTGTTACATTCCCAATTCGTTCATCCCGAAGAATTACCTGATCATCGGTACGAACCGATTCCTTGACACAGTCTCGAATCAGTCCATAGACCGTCGTCGAATCGAGGAAATTGTAATTGTCTGCGATAAAGGCTTCAAAGGTTTGCGCTGCGGTAGAAATGATCATCTGGCCATAGGCAGTAACAGCCTGTGCCAGATACAAATTATAGAGAATAAACCGGATATAACCGGTAGCACCATAGAGAGAATTAATCTTGATCTTGGTATTGAGCTGGAGTCTGTAATAGACATTATATAGAGCATCATTACCAGCCACCATCGCCTGGAACATTTTCTTCTTTAAGACTTTCCGACGATCCATCAATCCGATAATCCAGGCTGTCTCCGGATTGAATCCTCTGCTATGCTGCTGAAAGAGACAGCCATTGCCAGAGATAACGGGTTTCTTCTCTGCAATGTAATCATAAAGCTGAATCAGACCTGTCTCAGCTACCCGATTGGAATAGTTATTCACCATCCTCATTCTGGGATTATAGGCCCTCGACTGAAAGACCTGATGCAACTGTGCCTTGACAAAATCTACATCTAAGGGAGCTCCATACTCCATGATATACATATTGGTCATTTCTTGTACCCATCGATTCTCAAAATGAGAGGAAATGGGTACGGCTGCTTTTGGCATAATCATAATGTCTGAAATCACCTCACAGTTTATCAAAGAGATAATATATGAGATTAAATAAGATACTTGATACAGTCCCTAGAAAGCCTCTTCTAATATGGGAATATGTATCAAGTATCTCATCATTTATTTTTATTCAGTTTCTTATTCCTATATTTTCTTCTTGTGCTCTCTCCGCCACGATATGCTCGGATTTCGGCATTATGTCGGAGAACTCGACCGACTTTATCGGCGAGATCAGGATCTAAATTTGGAAGTCGCTTCCTAAGATCATGGCTGATCGTAGTGGCTGATACATGGAATTCAGCAGCAGCCTTACGAATGGTCGCTTGATTCTGAATCATAAAGTTGGCCACTTGAATCGCCCGATCTTCTCTATCGGTATTCAATGGGAATCTCTCCTCCAATCTTTAGATTCTTTTATTAGAAAATTTGTTTATTTCCGCTCTAAGAAGTAAAAAAGAATGGGTATGGAAATCAGAGAAATAGAAAGATTGGAGAGAAGTCTTTCTAGCTCTGACTCCCATACCCATTCATATTGGATTGGAAGAGACGAGATGAAGTGTGATGAGATTATTCGGTTTGGTCGGAGGTATCGGTCTCTTCCACGGGAATGGCGGTTTCTTGGTTGACGGTATCGGTCACATCCTGACGATGAAGTTCATCGAAGTTGATGGGCTCGGAGACGATCTCGGTATCTTCCGGAAGAGGATTTCCATCTTCATCCACAGGACAGCCGATGGTGATCTTAATGGAGGGACCCTCCGATACATCGATGAGCTCAGGAACTTCCTCCTCCACAGGAGGTTCTTCCTGTACCTTCTTGGGACGGCCTCTCTTTTTCTTGGGTTTCTCCTCCGAAGAAGAATCCTCACTCTTCTTTTTCCGAGTCGTACGCTTCTTCGGCTTATTCTCTTTCTCCTCAGGCTTCTCTTCCGGAGTTTCTTCCGAGAGATCTTCCATCTCTTCCGGAGGAATCTGTACCGATTTGAGCTCCAATTCGGTCGAATCGTCTTCTTTCTCCTCTTCCTCATCATCGAAATCGGTTTCAAAATGATGGGAGCAGGTGGTATACGCATAGTCCACATTGGGCTTGGCAGACTGAATCCGATCCGAGAGATTCTTCTCGTCCTCATCATCATCTTCCCGCATCATCGCATAATCCTCTGCGAAAGACTGGATTTTGAAGAGATGCTTCAGGGTGGAATCAAAGAGCTTCCCATAATAGGTATCCAGATCCCGAACGATCACATCGGCTTTCTTCCGGAAATCAGTCTTGACATTGTCCGAAAACTCCTCATCGATCACACAATAGAGGAGAGGATTGGATGCTTTTTTCTCATCAAAGTCGAGGTTCTTCCCATTCTTCTCGACAGCATAGCAATAGGCGTCAATCAGATACGAATAGCTGTCGAGGAATGCCATGTATTCTTTCCGATCGGAACCATTGTCATCCGATCGTTTGATGAATTTGCCGACATCCAGTTTGTAGAGTCGCTCACCATTACGAATACCCATATCCGGATTGAGAAGACCATCTTCCAGGAGAGGTTTGAAGAAGTGGAGCGATTGGTTCTTGATAATCTCATAGAGACTCTCCATGGAAGGAGAAAGACTCGGCTTTGTATCCAGCTCATTCTCGTAGGTATTCAGCATACTCTCGAGCGTCCGAATGTTCATCGTATAGAGACTCGCATCCTTGTCAGAGACATAGAAGGCTTCCTCATCTTCCACAAAGAGGATGGAATTCACAAAGGTGAAGTTGGTATAGTTGATGAGGGAGTAGAGACGAGCCACAAACTCATTCGCAGCAACTGTCAGGGTGAGCTCAGTAATAGCATGATTGTGTGCATTAATACCTATCATATCCAGAGCACAGCATTCGAAGTTGATCCGATTCATTCTCTGAATCGGATCGTAGATGTTTTCCTGAATGGTGATCTTTGCCGTATTCCGATAGACATTCGGTTGTCTCTTCATGGTCCAATGGAAAAGATCGCTTCCAGACATATCGGTCAAATCACGAAATTTCATAATCATTTTCCTTTCTATTTTAGATGAATAAATTGAGTAGAGGAATCAAAATCCTCTTGTAGTTGAATTCGATGTTGAGATCCTGAAGATCTTCCTCCTCGATATCTTCTGTAAGATAATCCATCTCCCCCATCTGGATTCTATACTTGGATTCCCCATCGAATTGACGGTAATAGGGAAAGGGAAGATCTCTAGATAGATAAGCATCACAGAGATCCGCAAACCATCTCGAGATCTTGGTTCGATCCATCCCTGTCTTGACGCATTCATCATAGAGAGCTAGAATCAGATTGAGAATCCCTTCTTTATGGAGAGGAAGAAGTTGATCTTGCATTCCTTTGACATCCACCTTCTGATGCTGGAAGTCAATATAGAATTCATATCCCTTGATCCTCATATAGCCATCATAGACATTCTTGGGGATAAAGTGACAATACTCTCTAATGACGGTATGATAGACTTCTTTACCGACCACAAAGACAGCATCTCGTTTGATGGAGACAATATCCTCGGATGATTCAGATGTATCCAGATTATTCTCCTTACAGAACTCCACGACGATGGTATTGAAACCTTTCTCGAGAGTTTCTGAGAATTTCGGAATGTCCCGCATCATATTCCCAACCCGAATGACGCGAGCACTCTTATCCAGATTGGCGATCTGATCAATCTGCTCCAGATTCAGAGGAGGATCGAACTGATCTTTGAAGGTTCTCATGATACTCACATTGCCAGACTTGATATCATACTCTGTGATGGGAGTGTCAATGATATAAGGTAGATTTCCATTTACCCAAAACATGATGATCACCTCAAAAAGAAAATATACACAAGAGTCTAGGGTTTCCTCTATCTCTTGTGTATATTTCTTATCTCAGTCTTTCTAAGGTCTCCAGTCGATGTTCTTTCTTCTTCCTAGAATCCAGAATATACTTCCGATATTCCTCATAGGTGGAGAATTTTTTGAAATTGAGAGACCGTGCATCTAAGCAACGTTCCCCTTCACAGAATTCCCAGCTATTGGAAGAGACCAGAATGTAGACAGGAACTTCCTGAATCCGACTTCCTTCTCTCAATAGGATACGATATACCAGTCATCATTGCCTTTGTATCTTTTCTCGATATCATAGAGAAGGGTAGATTTTCCAGATCCATTGCATCCCGTAATGACGGTCAATCCTTTCGGAATATTTACCGATCCTTTTAAGAAGAGAATATCTCCTTTTTCATACGGACACCTTTCAAGTCCATTCATCCTGAGTGGAATCTCTTCTCTCATTTGTCGGCATACTCCTTATTGATGGCGATGGCCATTTCCTTGATGATGTCGAGATCTGCCTGAGGAACCTGTTGAGTCAAGACAGCCTTCTTGGTAGATCCTTCATCCAGATCATCCCACAGATAACAGATCTTTCCTACATGGTCCCCCATGATCTTCTCCATCCGGTTGAGCATCTTCTCGGCGAAGTTCTTATAAACGCCATTCTTGACGATGATATAGACATTCGCCATGCCCTTGGCCCGAACCAGAATATCCAGACAGAGACCAAAGGCCATCATGAAGTTCTTGGACTTGAGGAATCTCTTCTGAGCCTTCTTCTGAGACTCGGTAAACTTCTCGGAGTTGGATCCACTCTTGAGAATTGCCGAGATATCTCCAGAGAAATCATCCGGCATGTCATAGTCACTGTCGAGGACATCCCTCTCCACCGGCTTATAGACTTTCTTGTCCGGGCAGAATCCATCGGTGGTCTCACAGTGGTTATACTTGTGAGACAAAACATCCGTCCCACCCGTTGCATCGAGGAGCTGATAGTCTGCCCACTTGGCCAACTTCTCCTGCTCCTTCTTAAACTGCTTTTTGCTGATAAATACAATTGCTGCCATAGTTACGTACCTCCTTGATTTCATTCGAATGAATCGAGATTAAATTACCTTGCAATCGCAATTTAATCTCTTTCCATTCTAATAATATATACGAATTACTTGATAAAGTTTCGATTGTAATAGAGATTAGATATCGGCATCGACGGCCAGATCCGATGTATCGATATCTTCATCCAGATAGAGATTGGACTGAATCTCTGCCAGGAAGCTATTCTCAAAATTGCTCTTATTGGCATTCAGCCTCCAGAGAATATCCCGATAGTCATACTCTGCCTGACATTTCGGACAGACATACTTGGTGAAGAGACTATTGTATCGCAGAGGCGTCCCATCCTTGATACATGTGAAGGCTTCTTCATTTCCAATCCTCGGATGCATATAGGCAAAATCGAGAAAGACCAGACTTTCTCTTCCCTGGGAATCATGACGGGTACCGATATTACAATAATTCTTGGAATCGTACCCCATATCCCCAAAGATGAATTCTTTGCTCAACTCATTCAAGACGGTCAGAATTGCTGCCTTTACATCCGGATTTGCAAAGGTCTCTCGATCCAGGACATCGACATACTCATCCACTGCGGCAACTCCACAGCATTCAAAACAATGAGCCAGAAACTGAGGAGCATCCACAGATCTTCTGGCTTCATTCAGCATATCGGCAATCCCTCGACGATCCAAGGCAAACTTATAACAATACCGACCCTTCTTGAAGCTCATTCGATTGGTTCCAGTACCGATCGGGACAAACCCTTTCTTCACCATATACTCCTTGAGCATATCGGCTTTCTGGTTATTGTCTCGATAGTCGATACTCAATGCCAATACATAGAGCATCTTGATTTCATCCTTGGTAAATTCCTTCATCAACTTGGAATTCACCCTGGACTTGGCATCCATCAGATCCGACCGAAGAAACTCTTCCTGGTTCGCAGCACCTTGAATGGTCGCTGTCTGAGTCACCATCTTATCATCAAAGAATGAATCGAGAGTCCTCGGTTGCCGAATTCCCAAGAGCTCATCTGTGAAATCCGAGATATAATCCCGATCCTGATTTGCATCCTCCAAATCCTTCTGGAATTGGATCCGATCCTGTGTGTCATCCATACTACTATGACACCTCCTTATTACAATTTGAAGAGATCTTCGTCATCGATTCCGATACTGATGGGATCATCCATATTTCCATATCCATCCGAGAATCCATTGGCAGTCAAGAGAGATGCCATCGAACCGAGTTTCCTCTGATGCTGCTTGAGCATCTTCTTCTCCCGCTTTCTCTTCTTCTTTTCCCATTTCTTGGGATTGTCGAATTGGTCCATATCAAGACCAGCCTGGGCACCCATGAGGAAGACCTGCTTCTTACTCATCATTCCACTCTCATGCAGAAGGTTCGGATTATATCCAGCTGCCATAAAGGCTGCCAGAATCTGTCGATCCACACTCAGCTTGGTATCAACAAACCTTCCTCCGATGAATTTGGATCCCTTGAGAGAATTCATGAATTCATCCGACTCTCTCATCCACTCGGGTTTCCTTTCTTTCTCCTCTTCATCCTTGAGAAGTTTGTCGATATCGATCATTCCATCGGCATCCACAGCCGGTCCACTATCATAGACACCTGCATTGAATGCCCTATAATAATCACCCACAAACTCGATTCTTCTGTCATGAGCAATACCAGAATTCTTGAATTCGGCCATTCGTTTCTGGGACGCAATCTCGAATGTACCTTGACCCAGAAGATTTTCTTCCTCCTCAGTCGGTTCACGAATGACTCCACCATAGGAGGTATCGATCTCATTGTTGGCATTCATCTCCACAAACCCGTGAATGACCTCTCCATTGTCAATCGTCTGCTGTGGGATGATACCATGTTTGAGGAATTTTTTGGTTTCCTTCGTCTTCTTAGATAGTCTCGGCTCATCCGGAATATACTCCCGAATGAGACCTACCCGGAACATATCTGGCACCAGATACGGGTCGACTCCATATTTGTAAGCCACGTCAGCTACATAGTCTTCCCACATCCGATGCAATTCCAGATACCGATTCACATCTTTGATCTTGGGTAGGGTTTGCAAGACTTCGACACGAGGATCACTCATATCGAAGTCAGTCCAATATTCCGGGAAATCTTCAAACTGATGAAAGGTAACCTGGAATATCCAATTGGGATATTTCGAATCTGGAAGTGCTTTTGCTTTCTCCAATAGCTCTTCCAGAGTGGGTACTTTATCCGTCATCATACCCGAAATCACACTCCTTTCTAATACAATAATATACATCGAAAATTACAGTTTTATGATGACCTCTATACCGACCCATCACACTGGTATAATATACAGACAAAAGAATCCTATCTCTTCATACCTGATGTATCTCAGTGATATGAAGAGATAGGATATTTCAGCTCTCTGCTAAAAGTGCATTTTCTCGTTTTTCTTCTCCAGGATCATAGACAAATTTGACAAAGAAGTCCTGTAATTTGAGTATCTCATTTCTGGAGTAACGGACCAAATACTTTGTCAGTCGATTGATCATATTGAGAATATCATCCTCATCGGAGATACTCTTCTCATTGATGGCAAATACAAGATACTTCTTCGAGAAAGCATTCAATTCGATCTTGTCATCGGTGATCATGAATACGATTCCCTTATAGGGAGCCAGATACTCAGACTTTACAATGACGCAGATCACCATCTTACCAGCTTTGATAAGACCTCTTTCTCGACTAATGGGAGGATAGACAGAGTTGAGATTACGAAAAATGTCTGCAATGGAAAGACCGGTGAAATCCAAATCAATGGATGCAGTTTTGATCTCTCGAACGGAATCGGGAAGAACTTTCCGAATTTCATCAGACATTGCCATGTATACATTCACCATCTTACATTCTAGATTTGGCATTATTTTTACTATGTAATGTTTCTATGCAAAATGAAAACATATGACGGCAAATACCCTATTCAAAAACACCCTCTTAAAAGGTTACTTCAAATATTCTGGCACAAGGAGGATTTGGGATTATGCCTATCATTACCACGAGAACAAATCGAATTCTCCTTCATCAGCCCATTGATGATTACGAAAACCTCACAGGAGGTTGGACCCTGAATAATGGAGACACTGTCGACTTTGTCTTTGCTACTTCTTTCTTACGGGAAGAAGATTTTCTTCCGGAGAATGAGGATATCTTAAACAAAGGAGCTCTTGGATCCATCTGTGTCTATATCAAACACAGACTATCGGATTTCGATATTTATTCGGTATCCTTCAAAACCAATAAACCAATCAAGTTCCATCATCGGCACAAATTGAAATTCATCTTCACTCGAAGAAATCTGGAATTTGTGCCTAAGCTTCTGAGACGATATGTCTATATCACCTTGGAAGATCAAAGTGGTGATACCATCTATCGTACCTGGGATTGCTCCGGCAAGACTTGCTGGTATGAGAGGGGTATCATCGATGTCACTGGATTGGATGAGGCCTATATCAATATTCATGTCGGTATGTCTCTTATGGGACTGGATGCATTCCTCTTGACCAATATCGAGGAGAATGTTACCACCGAACGGGATGAGTATGTGGTCGTTCGCATTAATGAAGCTGACGGAGATACCGTAGCTCTTGCCACACGCTATGGAGAAGAGGTCTATACCAAGAATGATGAGCTCGTCATCACCTATCTGTCTTTCGGATGGGGAGATGGAGAGAGCAATCTGGATGGCTTTGCCTATATGGACATCTCGGATATGTGGTTAGAATAATGGCAAGGAGATGATACAACATGCCAGATGCACTCTTAGCGAACCTGAAAATCAAAAAGACGGACGAGATTGTATATCCCAATACAGTCGCGGGTAACGTCGCTATGGGTGATGGGACTACCCTCACCGATTTTCATTCTGACATGAAATCTTTCAAGACTACTCAGGAGCAGACCAACTCTACTCTGAATACCTGGAAAGATGACACAGAGGAATGGAAATCTACTCATACACATACGATGTCTCAGATTACTGATCTCAATCCTGGGAATATGACCGTTGGTACTGCGAATAAGGTCGCCAATGATCTTGTTATCAGCATCAATGGTGGTACAACTGAGAATGATGATCAGTTTACCTACAATGGATCTCGAAGAGTTGCCATTGAACTGGATCCGGATCGACTTGGTGCAGCTACCTACGATCATGTCCATGAAGCGAACCAAATCGAAGGATTGGATGAAGCAATTGCTGATAAGATCAGTATAATTGCACCTTCTGGTCATAAACATGATATGTCCGATATCAATGGACTTACCGAGTATATTACCAATGCAATCGATGAGACTGACTATGATACAACCGTTCCTACCACAGTTTCTATTGGTGGTCTTGCTGCTGGTTACACTCCTCCTACGGGTGGTATTAAGGTTGCAGATCTTCTCTATACGATTCTGCATCCTTATGTCGCTCCTTCGGTGAGTGTCCGTATGAGTCCTACCAATGGATCTACTGTGGAATGGAATACAACCCAGCATGTTTCCTCTGCAATTGTGACAGTGAAACAGGGATCCAATCCTCTTACAAAAATTGAGGTCTATAATGGATCCGATCTGCTCACTACATCTGAGACGGTGAGTCCTGGTACTAATACCATCTCTCTTGATCTGGATATCGCCAAGGATTCTGCTGCAAAGAATATCACTGTGAGACTCTATGATGATACGAATAAATATGTGTCTGCTACCTCTGGTAGTTTCACCTTTGTCTATCCGTACTATTATGGAGTCTCTGCCGATATTCCTACTGCGGATTCTGTGGCTGCTATGACCAAGAAGATTGTTGGTAAAGGCAATCAGATCATTTCTTATACTATGACACAGCAGAGAGCTGTCTTTGCCTGTTATAAGGGAAATGGAGCCATTTCTCAGATTCTGGATACCAATGGATTCGATGCCACTGGTACCTTTACTCGTATTGAAGGTCAGATCGATGGTCTCGATTATTATATCTACTATAATAGTCCTTCGACCAACACTGCCTTCAACTTCACTTTCAAATATTAAGAGGAGGGAGGATTTAAATCATGAATCTGGATCAACGGCAAGGAATTGCTCTTGCATCTGGCTTTATCTTGAATGCAAAATCTCTTCTTGATATGCGAGAGTGCAACGATACAATTCAAGAACTTCAAACGATTCTTGATGGTGGTGCCAATCCGGAAGGTTTGACATCTTTCATCAAAGAAGACGAGGGATTTTATCTCTACACTGGATCCAAGTTGGTGAATCTTCGTGCTCTTGTCAAAGGAGCAACCGATTCCGAGAATGGCGCAGCTGGTCTTGTACCCGCTCCCATGACAACCGATTCTGGAAAATTCCTCAATGCAGATGGTACCTGGAAGACAATCCCTGCATACTCCAATGTCTCGGAAGATGCTGCTGGTTTGATGACCCCTGAGGATAAAATCAAACTGGATGGGATTGCCACTGGTGCCAATAACTATGTCCATCCTTCTTATACCACAGCTGCCTCTGGACTTTACAAAATCGCTGTAGATGCTACCGGTCATGTATCTTCTGCAACCTTGGTTACTAAGAAGGATCTTATTGATCTCGGTGTTGCTGATGGTGATAATGTATACACAGATTTCATCGGAGCTTCTGCTGACTCTGATGGTACCAACGGCCTTGTTCCCAAACCTGTTGCTGGTCAGGAAGAATACTTCTTGGCTGGTGATGGTACATGGAAGCAGTCTCTTGGCGATATTACCATTGACAAAGGATGGGGGTCTGAGACGACTGATATCCCCTGAGGAAGTTTTGGGTATCCTTACATCAAAAACAGTCGCTTAAGTAAGTCTCTTTAATGTCGTTTTTTAGAAAGACCAGAGAGGAGAAAGTATCCATGCCTAATGCATTTATTCGGAAGCTCAATGACAAGGACGGAAATGTAATTTTGCCTGCGTCTAGAGCTGTTGGAATTTACTTTGATGATAACTCAGTCCTTCAGGATTATGTCGCCAGCAAAGGTGTAATGAATAAGGCGCTCGGAGATAAGAATGGCAAAGATCTGACATCCTATATTACTGGTCTGAGTGTGAACGGAAGAACTGTCACCTATACAAAAGGAGACGGTACTTCTGGTACCATTCAGACACAGGATACGGATACAAAATATCCCGCCTTTAAGGGTGCCACTTCTTCTGCTGCTGGTGGAACCGGTCTGGTTCCGGCTCCTGCGAAGGGTGATCAGGCTAAGTTC